GGACAGGTCCAGCATGAAAGACGTGATGACCAGCTCGAAGTTCTTCGGTGACAACAGGACTGCATACGAGGAGTCCGAGAGGATAGCCAAGCGCCTGAAGGAGATGGGCTACAGTGTGGTCAGGAACAAGATAGAAACAGTGCCGTGGCATCCGGCAGTACCACAGGATAAAGACAAAGACCATCCACTATGGCACGGAGACCCAATCCCGAACGGATGTTACTTCGAGTCACACATCGGAGTCATCGTCACGAAGGAGACCAAGCAGGATCTCGAAGATCTTGTCGATTTCCTAAACGAAAGTATATGTGAGTTCAGTGGAACTGCGAAGTTGTCAAAGAACTTTTTCAAAAAGACAGATGATGGCAAGTTCATCAATATGCTTACGTACAGGAGTAATATGGTGAATGCGAAGGAGTTCGAAGGAGAAGTTAGGTCAATTGAGAAAATTATTTCCGGAAAGAACGACTGGAGTATGCTTAGTCATTTCCGTTCTTTCGAATACGAGAAGGTCGAGATAGAGTACGCGATTTACGACACAAACGTAACACACGATACAAAATGGATACTTGGAAATTAAAAGACACAATAATGTCGGGTAGCATATCCTACGTGATTGGTGACCGGGTGATTGTATTCCGAAGGAAGGGTAATGGTTATCCCAGACAACTTATAGACGGAACTACTTACGTCGTTATAAGACTATGGGGTGATAGCGTAGAGGTATTGGAAGAAGGTAAAGATTTAGGTGGTAGGCCGAATGGTTACAAAGTACACAAAAGTTTTCTGATACAAAAGGACATTTTCAGAGAAATGAAGATTGACGAACTTTTGAAAGGTCTTTATTAATTTTTATATTTGTAGAAATCACAACAAAAATATGTATTTCATTAAATTCAATGACATAGCGGTCTACGCACAGGAATCACGTAAGTTAGCCAGAACGGGTATACGCTATGAGATACTTGACTTAGACGAAGAAACGACATTCGAATCTCTTAGTAAAAAGTATCCATATGCTAATTGTAAGAAGTTAGATTATTTCACATCAGACAAACACCACATCATACCCGGTTATGTTATGAATTTCATAAAAGGAATAGACGCCATTCAGAGAAGACTTACAGAACACGATAGAGATAAAAAGATTGACGACCTACTCAATTGATTTATACATCTCTACCGAAAATTCTATTCTCAATATAGTCATCTAAATCACTTTTAGTACCATGTGGCATCTCTTTTCTAACTTTTTCTGCCAACTTTTTCAAATCAGTCAATAACTTACTGAACTCACCGAAAGATGGACAATCTTCTATATTGAAAGTCTTCTTCTTTTTCGAATTGAATTTCTCAAATAACTTTATTTTCATATCAATTATAATTACTTTGATAATATAGACCAGAAGTTTTTGAACTTCTTTTTCCTGTCTTCTAATCCATTCGTTCCACCATTTACCCTTTTAGAAACCTTCGTAACAACCGTTTCATCAGAACCTTGATCACAAATGTCCCAAAGTTTAGTCTTCTGAAAAAAGTAAGCAGCAGATAACATTGGGTATTTAGTTGCAACTAACTCTGGGTTAGTAACACAATCCTCACCACAGAACTTAGAAAACTTTTCATAATTGGCTCTTCCTGTTAGTTGTATATAACCTCTTCCCTTAAACCTAACACCATCACCCGGTTGTATATTACCTAAATCTTTTCTACCCTCATATGCCTTACCAGTTGCCAATTCTGTTGTCCAAACAAAGTTTCCAGATTCGTGAGCACATTGTGCCATAAAGTGTGCAAGTCTAAGTGGTGTAATTATGTTATAAGCAGCACACGTTGTAGGAAGTTGTGAAAAAACTGCATCAGGTATGTGCCCTTTCAATTTGCTAATAAATGCTAATGGTGCATTAGCATCGACCTCTACATTAGTACCGAACAATTTACCCCACGTAGAATCTCCTACAATACCATCCGAAACAAGTCCGTTCTTTGATTGCCAATCCTTTACAGCTTTCTCAGTAACAACACCGAAAGTGCCGTCCATTCCAAGTCCCAACTTCTCCTGAAGTCTTTTGACGTCATCACCTTTTGATCCTAATTTCAAAATCATAACTCAAAATTATTTTATTTATATATCAGAAACTCAGAAGTACAAATTATTCATACCTATAAATTAATATATAGAAAAAAAAGCTTATCGTTTTATCGATAAAAAAAAACAAAATGAAAATATGCCACCTATCGACAGAAGTAAATGGTACAATCTTTGGGGTAAACCTATATCAGGGATTAAACCACACAAAAACCCAACAACCGATTGGCCAATTCCAACATCATATGGTCAATACGATAGTGGTGTAATGAGTCTATCAATAGATTCAGGAACAGGAGGATCCGGATTCAATCCTATAGTCGTTGCCGCTAACCAAGAAAATTATGGTGTGATAAAAGGATATTACAGTACCTCATTATTTTACAATGGTAAAAACTTACCAGCAATTCAAAAAACTCCTGGTTTCGTAGTAGGTGGATACAACCCAGACCAATGGTCAATTATAGCATTTCGACCAATAACACCATGGTTTGCAATACGTAAAATAAAAGTATACACAAACATAATTTATAAAGGAAACTTATCCAATACACAAGTAAGAATTCAAGGTATGGGCGGATACAACTACTATAATATAAACTATGATTTGGATCAGGACCCAACAACATCAAATGTTGGTGAATTCATTACAAATGGTCCAGGAAATGTTTTAAATCCTCTGACGCAATTTCAACTAAATAATATAGTTGCAGGAACAGCAGCCACCGCAGGTTCAATATACACATCGGCAAATATAGGAGATCCAGGAACAATATGGGGAGAAAAGGTAACATTCTCGGAAGAAGTTAGTTTGGATTCTACTACTTATAAATTAGAAGGTACACTCATTGGTAATAAGTCTCTTGGAACCGTTCCATATCCATATAGTGGAAGTTGGAGAATACCACAAAATACACCAGTTGAAAAGTATTATACATCTTACATATCATTTCAAATGTGGCCACTTTCTTACGCAAATTATGGTAATATACCTGACCTCAAATTCAGATTCGTGATTGAATACGATACTACATCAAGTGCTTATGAATAATAAAATATCGTTCATTCGATAAATAAAAAAAAAAAAAAATAATATGCCTATCGACAGAAGTAAATGGTACAATATGTGGGGAAATCTCATTGCAGGTATCAAACCATACAAAAATCCAAACAATTGGCCTAGAACATCTATTGTAGATGACTGGGACGGAACTATACAATCTCTAAATTGTGGATCTTTTACCAACTACGGTACATTAGTAGCACTTAAACCGGTAAGTGCATCATCATCGGTTTCATATGCTGGTGGTAATGGAGGTTCATACCCAACACAAACGGTAAATTCAACTGGTGTTACTGGTCTTAATGCAAAACTACAATCAGGTTTCTTTTTACTAAGTAGTGGTACATTAACATATACAATATCAGGAACTCCATCAACATCAGGAACTGCAAGTTTTGCAATACAAGTAGGTGGTAAATCATGTACACTACGTAGAGTTGTTGAACAACAATTGGTTGCACCACCAAATGCATTTATCCTGAAAGCACAACTTTTAACTGGCGATATAATAGATGGTAGAATCGGATCATCAGAAGGATATTATCGTATATTATATTGGGACGGAACTTCAGAAATACTACCATCATGGACAACCTTCCAAAAGACAAATACGTCGGTTCCTGATGGAACTATGAATTCATATGGACCAAAATTGATAAAAATATGGAGCTGTGACGTTAATGGAAACGTTAATACTGGAATGATGCCAGGATATATATCTAGTATAGAACTAACCAACAACAAATACTTAGAATTCTCACTAGATAAGGTAACTCAATTGAAATACCTTACAATAAAAAACAATACAGTAATTACAACTTCTGATTTAAATTTCTCATTATTAACTAACATTGAGCATATAACACTTGAGAACCTACAATCGTTCACAGGAGTAATGTCATTGACTAATATACCTAATTGGCAACAACCATCTTTCATAAAATTAGATGGAACTATAACAAGCAACAGGTCAGAATGGAACTCTCCACATTATGTAACTAAATTACTGAATATCACAAACTTACCTATTACATCTTTAGACTTAGGTGGCCACGATGGTGTAACAATGTTACAATTAAGCAATTGTACAAATTTGACTAATATAAATAGTACTGGTTGTGAAAACTTAGACAATATCGATTTGAGAAATAATGCAGCATTAGTTAGTACCGATTTACAACTTCCTTATTTGGATACAATTATTATATTGGATTCACCCAATTATTCTTCAAGTATTATGCAATTACCAAACAACCTAAAACGATTGTTTCTTGAAAATGTTGGTGTATCTGCGATTAATCTTTTAAATCTAACATCACTAACAGATTTAAGTCTGAAGGATATGTCACAACTTGATATAACCCCATCAATATTCGATACAACAATATCAACATTCCATAGCAATACTAACCTATGGAACTCACTCGAAAGACTTTACTTAGTGAATATAAATTGGCCATACATTGACTTAGCTTCATTTGGAGAGCTTTTTACTATAGAATTGAAACAATTAGATATAACTTCGTTTAATCTACCTTATAGTGCTAAAGACGTAGATATTTATAGACTAACTTCAGTAACTCCTACAGAAGTCGATTCATTATTGACAGGATTAGACGCAAGTGGTGTTGTAAACGGCTCACTTACTAGAACTAAATACAGTACAAATGACCTTTTGAGAACTCATGCAAGTGACACTGCATTAACGAACCTTATAAGCAAGGGATGGTCTCTATACGGATTCAATGTAACTCAACTCTAAAAGAAAAATTAGACTTTAAAATAAAATCAAAGACACCTTTTTGGTGTCTTTTTTTATTAAAAAAACTAAGGTTAGAAAGAAGTTTATTATTTTTGTATTATGAAAGTAATAGCCATAAACGACGGACCCGAAACACTACATAAAGTCTGGTATAACGGGACACATCATGCCTACCATAAAGGAGAAGTTTTCGAACTCGCATATACCAAAGAATACCACGACGATGAAATGGTAATTTTTTATCCAACCACTGACACCGACACTGGTAAACTTAGTGTATTTAGTAAGAACTTTATGGATATCGACGAATGGCGAAATAGTAGAATAGAAAATTTATTAGAAGATGGAGATAATTAAGAAGATAGTTTACATATTATTAGGTATTTTGGCGAACGCAATAATACCAATAACCATTTTACACAAATCTAATTTCGAAGGAATACTCGGAAATATAGCTCTAGTACTTATAATCTTAGTGACAATTGTTGTTCAGACCGCAATTTTCTTTCTGTTTGAAAAGATGGTCGAAGAAGGAAAATACACCGGAAAGATATTTCCTATGTTCTGGTGGATGTTTACACGACAGAGAAAGAAGACTTACCACTCGAAACTCGGCTGGTTCGACCTTTACATATTTCGCTCTGCTAATAAAATATTCGTCTACAAACAAGGATTTTTTCATTGCCTCGAAATCGGTGAGATTTCATTAGACAACTACGACGTACCCAATACCATAAAGGAAATGTTAGATCGTGAGTACAAAAGCGTACTCAACGAAAAACACGAACGCGAGAAACAGGACGAACTGATTGCAAAGATGAAGAAGTGGGACGGCTTCCTCGACACAGAGACCAGACGAGATAAAAAGATAAACGAACTTGGTATCTAAAAAAAATATAAAAATTAAAAAAAAATCAATATGGATCCAATTGAATATAACAACAGAGAAAGACTGAAAGCATTTAGTAATGCACCAGCAAACGAAATGAGTATCAGAGACAAAATTGCAATAGAAGCAATGTCCAGTCTTATAAAGACTATGAACATACAGAGCGAGCACAACCTCGACAAAGTAGCGGACATCGCAGCTAAGATGGCGGACGAGATGATAAAAAAATTAAACTAAATGAATATTGAAAATATTTTTGGTGTAGATAAAAAAACGACATTGTTGATAATTATATCATCGACGATATTAGTAATCGCAATGATTATAAAAATTTCAAAACCAAGTGACAAACAAAACTGGCAAATAATACACAATGGTGAGTACCACCTCACAACAGATCCTGTCATAACCGGAGAATGTGTTGACTTCACAGACGAAAATGGACAATCCAGGACAATATGTGGAAGTTACAAAATTAAAAGAATATGACACAAGAACAAAAAGACGAGTTCGTTACCGGTGGTAAATGTGTGGCAAAAAGAGATGCGTATCAACTTAAATATTCAGAAAACGGAAAATGGGTTCCAGATGAAAAAGATGAAAATCGATTACTAACAAAAGGAAAACAATACATTATAATATTCAAATCCAATCGTAGTATAAGAATAAAAGATGATAGTGGAGGCGATGCAACCTGGACTTTCGAATTTGATGACACCAACTACACATTTCCGTTCTACACAAAAGAAGAATTAAGAGAATCTATACTCGGTGAAATATTAAAATAACAAATGTGATGGACTCAAAGAAACTTATTACAAACTTAGAAACTCTTATATCTGTTATATGTGATATGCAAATACCATTTGACGAAATATGTGAGAACCTTTGTAGTATAAAGTGGGATCCGAACGCAAATACTTTCTACGATATGGATATGGATGAACTGGATGTAATAGGCGCTATTATTGAAGTAGAGACGAAATATAAATTAACAATCTCTGATTTCGTAGTAGATAAGGTACTCAGTATACAACCAAATTCACTTATATCAGCAATGAAGAGAGAAAAAAAACTAAGAGATTTAGGAATTTAATCTCTATCCTTTAGTGCATTTATTCTATCTCTAAGAACTGCAGCCTTCTCATAATCTTCAGTATCGATTGCATCTGCAAGTTCACTCTGTAATTTTTCCAAAAACTCTCTGTTCTTTTGAACCAGAACGACGTTCTCTAACTTTTGTATACCTAAGTCTATTCCTAACTCTTTCAACTTACCATACGCATCTATTGCAACATCAGAAACCTTCAATTTCGGTACATTAACAGGAGTGTGACTCATCTGATATATCGCTTTTTTAGGTATCAAACAATCAACCATAACAAAGTTATCTCTACCATATTCGTAGTAACTATATGCAACCAAAACACCGGTTATTTTTTCAAACCAAACACGTGTCATATCTAAGTGACTATTACCGTATATAAAAGAAATTGTCGTAACTGGATCCACATCATTTACAACACAAACCGCGAAAACCTGATCCAATGTAGATTTAGAATTTATACAAACTATGTTACCAGGATTATAGTCCTTACGGTTCAACATATCCTCTTTGTATTTCCTTTCCTCTTCCAACAATCGCTGAAAATCTTTCCTCTTCTCTTCTATGTCACCTTTAAACTTCCTAGTTGGTTCACCTGCCTGAACAGGCTTACTTTTACGAATTGAATCTAATTGTAATGAATCTAAAGGCATCATAGGGTCAAACTCTTTTTCACCCAGTATAACCCTTTCTACTGCCAAAAGTCTTCCACCATTCAGGTCAAACCAATATTTCCTAACAGTCTTATCTCTTCTTATCTCATTCATAGATAAGTAATCCAATCCCAAATTTTCGGCAAGAAGGAACGTCTCAAACTCAGAAAGAGACCCTATTTTTACACATATAACTCGCATACAAAATAATTATAATATAAAATTAGCGAAAATATAATTCTCGCACTAACTTATATATGGCAAATAATAAAATCGTTTTATTATTTTTGTACAATAATCAAATAGAAAAATAAATTACGATGGAAAAAATAAACATAGAGCAAGAAGAGATAAGAATAATTGCAAAGAAACTCAATCAGATGGTCGAGTCAATGGTCAATGAAAAACTGAACGACAACGAGGAACTCCGTTATAAGAAACACTACGAAGCAGTGATGCACGAACTAAATCGAGAACTCGAGTCTGCGAACCAAACGATTGACGACTACAAAGAGAACGGTTTCACACTGAACGCACTCGAAATGGAGGGATATCGAAGAGGTCTCACTACGATGATTAACGAGTTCAAGGATTGGGAAAAGTACCTAAGAGAGGAAAGATTAATCAATCTCGGTATTGAGTGATGGAAAAGACAAAACGCATTAGACGGAATAGGAATCTGATTGTCGCAATGACATTCGGTGGGCAGAATCCAATACTCCCACATCCACAAATATGGAGGGTGCACGACATGCGACAGATAACGGACATGTTACGAAAATTCTCGGGAGAGTTTTATATGATACTCTGCCAAAACCACTTCATACCCAGCGCCGCAAAAATATGGATGACCACATATCGGAACGACTACGAGAGGGAGTTCACAATCAACTGTGTGAACATAAGGGAATTCAAAAGGTATATGGATATGCGTAAAGAGATTGGTCTCGACGCGACACTATCATACATAAAGGCCGAGCTTAGAGATGAGGCACTCGAAAAAGTACTTAAATGATACAGAAAATAAAATGTAAGTTCGGTTTCCATATATGGGAACATTACAAAGCAAATATAACACTGAGATCCACTTTTCCAAAATACATTACGAGGTGGAGAACAAATCACATAGATCAACCCTTTGAACGGGAAATAAGAAGGTGCATTTGTTGTAAAAGAAAAGAGGTGATCATAGCAGGGGATTGGATGTACACCAACAAAACAGAGGACTGGGAAAGAAGAGAAGACAAACTTAACGAAATACTTAAATGATGTATAAAATAAGGCCAGAGAAGCAACATACTGCAGATCTGAAATACTGGAATCGAAGCATGACACTGAACACTGAGGCAGAGCAGGTCAGAATAATGGTCAAAAAAAATATGTACGTAAACCAAAAAAATGGTAAAATAATATCAATGCGATGTGGTGTGATATACGATGCCATAGTGGTCTTCATAGTCCAACGAGAAGGTAACTATAAATGGAAGTACATCTTCACCGACGAACGTGGTATAATATGTTCGAGTTCAAACCTAAGTTCATTTATAGAGAATCGTATAGAATTAAGAAATAGTAGAATAGATCAACTATTGGGTATTTAGTATCCACTTCTCAATCTTCTCTACCTCTTTATCATCTTTACCTTTGAGTGCCGAGATTAATTCTTTTTTTATCTCTGATTTCAAGTTCCAGTAGTAACTAGGCGTGTCAGTCATAACCTCTTTAAGTCCATCGTTGTTAATGTTGAGAACCTGACAATGCTTGAATGAAAGCTGCCCCTTCTCGGTCTCGTAAGCGACGATTGACCAGTCGACTAGGTAGTACTTTCCGTTCTCTACCTTTACCACGTCGTCGTCGAGGAACGGCTTCTCGTCCCAGATATCATTGTCTATTAGGTACCTCAGCCAGTTCGCACAGAGCATATCCCGCCAGATTACGAGTTTTTTCGATCTATCGACATAGTCAATCTCGTGTCCAAACGAGTCTGCCTCCATATCGTCGATGTGACCTACTATTTCTATCGCGTCGGAGTAGAGTATCGCTTGTTCCATGCACTCACTCCATAGTGTATCGTCGATATGAAAATATCCTTCGTTCGGTATGTGTACGATGTCCGGGTGGTCCTTAGGGTAATCGCCTGTTGTTCTGTCGTAGTCCGTGCTGACGTATACGGAATTTTCCCTGCTTACCCAATCCTGTATTGGCTCGCTCCACACCGCCTCTTCTTCGTCTATCTCCTGGTCTTCGTAGGTTGACCAGACAATCTCTCTCTCGTGGTATCCACCGTCTGTGGATGTGAGTATGTAGAAGCCGTCGGCCTTGTCTTCTGAGTTGTATAGTGTACCGTCCTCGATGTCGAGCTTCGCGAATGTGTCCATATACGGATATTCGTCGAACTCCCACTCTTCGAGTTTTACCTTCGGTGATTTTTTGAATCTCTCTCCACGCCAGACGATATTGGTCAGACCCCTTCCGGGTTTGTAGGCCATATCGTTATCCTCTGCGTAGCTTATGAACTTTTCTTTGACCCTCTCGTCTCTGAAGTAAATCCTGTCCATCAGCTGCGACGGATCATTGCTGTCCGACAGGTTCCAGATGAGTGCTCTTCCTATCAACGTTCCTTTCGCACCGAGACAAATTAGTATGCTGACCACGTCCGGATTCTTGATGTATATGTCGAAGTAGGTCTGACATCGGTCGTGTCTCATACAACTTCCACCGAGGTCTCCCTTTGTTGTCTCGTAGTTGTCTTCAAGATACCACTTCTTTACCTCCTCACCCTTCACGACCTCAAACTTCATTGTGTCGTCGGTAAGTGCACCATATTTGTCTATCAGGTCTCTTAGTGTCTTTTGTCCTTCTGTGTCTTCGTACTCCTTAGGGAAGAGGGTGTTTACAAGCCTCGATATTTTGGTCGCGGTCATTGCTTTATTGTCTCTAAGGAAGTTAAAAGACTTTATCTGCCAGTCGTCGTCGAGTGGCTTGTCTGCCTCTACGTCATCTGCCACATCGTTTATGAAAACGTCGTCCTCCTTCTTACGTAGCGTCTCTGCTGCTTTTTTATAAGTTATTATATTGACTTTACCTTTCTTGCCCTGCATCGCGAAAGCGATATCCGTGTCTTGCTGTTTCTTGTGTAGGTCGAGAAGCCTCTTTGCTATCGTGTTGTCTATCTCACTCAGCGTGTCTACCAGGTAATCGTCGAAGTAAATGTGTGCTTCGTTTAAGAATTGTTGACGCGTCATTAATCTTTTCATACAACTATATATAAAAAGTTAAACGATTTATGATGGAAAAATATAGAATAGGAGTTTTTGGTGAGATTGAGGAGGTACACATAAACTTCTTCGAGGGTATGGATGTAATGATAGAACAGCTTATTGGTGACACTTGGTTCTTCACGATAAGGAACGGAAAGGACAATCTCACATTCTCGATACACGATAATTATTGGAAGAAGGTACAAATAGATTTGCGTGATAAAAAAATTAATTCATTATTAGACTAAATACCCAACTCACCAAGTTTTTTATCTCTCTCCTCAGTCAAAACCCATAGTAATGACTCATGACCAGCTTCGGCATCTTCCCAAGTAGAATATCTAAACTGAATACCATCATGTGGACCACCAAAGACCATTGACTCAAAAAGTAGAGGCCTTCCCAACTCGTCAGTTCCATGTTCCATAACCAAAAAAACAGTCGAAACCTCGACACCGTTGTGTGAGTTCCTAGCGACAGACATACCCATAAAATTCCCCACCTTAGAAAAGTCGTCACACTTCACAGGTCTTTTTTGTTCGTCTAATATGTAGTATCCGAAATCCATAACGTGAATATAGCAATTTTATATATATGGTATGAAAAGAATAAAGTCGTACGCGATGTTTGAGAACAATAAAAATCTTCTCGAACAGATGGAGAGTGATCTTAGAGAACTGACCAACCAAGTCTTTATGCTTAGCATCGAACACATTGACGAAGATGGATACCTTGGATACTCAATGACAATACCTTCACCACACGAAGGACTCTATCACGAGAAAACGCCAAATACATCAATCGCGAGTGGTATGATTAACCACGAAAACCGTGACATCGTATTTGAGTATGATAGTGTCAATTGGGTCGAGCAAGCTCTTTCAGAAGGAATGAAACCTGCTGTATGGTTTTATCTACTAACCGAGAACACCAACACAAGGTTTGGAAAAGAAATAAACTTTGACCAAGAAAAGACCGAGGAACTACAAGAAAGAGCACTAGACGAGTTGAAAGAGGAATGGAAAGGAATAACGATATGGATAGGATGAAAAAGATAAAGAGCTGGAAGGCGTTCGAGTCCACACAGGGAAAGGAAGCTATCGACGTACTAAGTGACATACGGGGTGCGATACAAAACGTCTACGACTTAGCACTCGATAGTATCGACAATGGAGGTTCGCTCATGGTTATGGCAACCGTGGACAATCCGGTGAGTCAACACGGAGGTAGCGAGTACATATTCAGCACATCGTTCGATAGTTCGACCAGACCAGAGGACTACACGTTCGACATCAACAACTATGATGAGATACAGGAGGCGATAGATGCCGCAGGCGAACCGGAGGTCAGCGTTTGTCTCACAATGATAGACGAGGACGATATGGAGGTGATGGACATAGAGGCAACCTATCTACTCGAAGAAAGCATAGACGAACTCAACAGACTTTGGCCCGATATATATGTTAAGACGATGGATCCTTACGACTATAAATCAAACTTCGACTACTTTTAAGATATGGCAACAAACATAGGACCTAGCATAGTAACTGACGGATTGATATACTACCTCGATCCTGCCAACACCAAATCATACCCTAGTACTGGTGTTGATTACAAAGATTTAACTGGAAGGAATTCTGGACTTTTAGTCGGAACTATCGGTTATAATCCGGTGGGGTTAGGTTGTTTCGACACCAAAGGAGCAACTGTGGGAACACCTACATGGATATCCACAACCAATAACATCGTTTTTGTAGACCAGTCAGAGTACACTATGGAATTCACCGTCAAAATGAGAGAAAACACGACTTCACTAAATTCACTTTGTGGTCCAGGTGCAACATGGCCATGGGTTATGATATCATGTGTCAGTACACCAAGCCAATGGAAATTTAGTTTCAGACAGACCGGTGGCAACTATTTCTACGGTGCAACGGTTAGTAACTATGATTTGTCGAAAAATTGGGGTTTATTATCAATGGTAGTAAAAACAGATAGAACCATTCAATTTTATCTAAACGGAAAATATATATCGAACGTAACTGGAACAACAACGGTTAATCCAACAACAACACAACTCACCGTATCCAGAGTGGCAGGTGGTTATACAGCAGCAACAGATAACAACTACCCATGGCAAGGATTATTCTCTCAAACGAGATTTTATAATAAAGCACTGACTGCAGAAGAGATACTACAAAACTACAATGCACAAAATACCAGATTTGAAAATGATATAGTTGGAGAAGGTCTTAACTTTTATATAGATGCAAATGATACTAGGTCATTTATAAATACTACAACCGGATGGACCGATATGGCAAAAAACTACGGAACTCTTCCAATTAGTGGTGCGTCTTATACTCCAGATATATCACGTACTTTGAAGTTTGACGGTGCTGCAGGAAGTTCTGCATCAACCTCAACAATTTTCACACAAAACTACGAAATGACATGGGACGTTTGGTTCAATAGAACATCTAGTATAAACCAGTTTAATATGATTTTCTCAAATAACTTACTTCCATATCTATCATTCAGAGATAGTACCAACCTAAATAAAATATTATTCTCGTGGTACACAACCTCTGCTACCGTAGCAGCAGGAGTGCCACAACAGAGAACCATAATTTCACCAATTTCATATTCGGACAATACCTGGTACAACGTGGTGTGTACATTGGTACAAGACGATATAGCAACAACATCTACTGCAAAAATGTACATAAATGGTACACTTGTTACAAATTTGACTACCGCTGCAGGAACCGTAGATTCTGTTTTCCAAGGTGGTGGATTAAAAATGGCTAACTATGGACCAACTGGCATATACCCATTCAACGGAAAGATATCCAATCTAAAGATTTACAAAAGGATACTCACCGATTCAGAGATACTACAGAACTACAACGCACAAAAAGCAAGGTTCGGATACTAAACTAAATATAAAGAAATGTCGATTCAACTAGGACCTAAACTAACAACTGATAATCTATCACTATATCTGGATGTAGCAAACAGTCGTTCATTTGTTAATACAACAAATGGATGGGCAGACCTTACACGTAAACGACAAACACTATCTTTATCTGGTGCCACTTACAATCCAAATAATGCAGGTGTTTTGACTTTCGATGGTAACTTAGGAAGTTCTGCATCGAATAATGAGAACATATTCTCGACAAATTCGAGAACATTTGATGTTTGGTTCAATAGACAGGAGAGTGTGAGTGCATACAATATAGTCTGGGGATTTTATGTACCATACTTAGGATTCCGTCCAAACGGTGAGTTTCATTTCTCATACTACACAAACAACGGATCAAATTCACAGAAGAGTCTTTATTCAGGTGTTACTTTCAGTAACAATACATGGTATAACGTTACGTGTACGGTTGAGTACAACCTAGTCGCAACTACAGCAAATGCAAAAATTTACGTCAACGGCTTTCTAATAAACACTCAGACATGGCCAGCAGGAACAATGACTCAACCGTTGACATCATCCGTTAATAACTATCTTATAATGGGTAATTGGTATTTTAACAACCCCTATCCATTCAAAGGTGACATATCCAACTTTAGAATATACGAAAGGATATTAACAGATGAAGAAATTTACAAAAATTACCTGACTATGAAAGCCAGGTTCGAAACATAACATCAATCATTAAAAATTCCTTATATTCGTAGAATATGAGGTACAATCTTGACGACATAACAGCGAACATAGTAGATCATCTAATGATGTATAAGCGAATGGGTGTCACACCTACCGTAATCTGTCACGACAAAGCCGAGACCGGTCACTACACTATAAAGATAATGAATATAGGGTCCTACACAACTTGGGACCTCGACAGGTCTATACACCGCAACAAAATTATGCGAAGACTCAGTAAGGACTTTACTGAGTTGTTACCACTTTGTAGAAACCAAAGACTAAACGAACTAGGAATATGAAATGTCAGTCTAAAATAGATTTAAGTATACCAAAACATCGTGGTGGTTACGAATACATACTTATATATGGTAATATTTATGAATACGAACTAACACCAACCACATACGATCCAAATACATACAAACCAGGAAAACCATCTTATGTAGTGAAGTGTGAAGACGGAAAGTTTAGGAAGTACGACGCTGAACACTTCAGAGACATACAAGAGGTAAGAGAACAAAAACTTAAAGAACTAGGAATATGATACACACAGACGAGGAAGACAATTTCATAATAAGAACACACATCTACGAGACTAACAAACACCTTCCGATTCACGAGAAGATGGCGATGAACGTGTTTATTACTGGTATAGAGGTTGACGGTGATGATATTAGGTTTCACCACATAGTGACCGAGCCAATACTCGACGAGGAGTGCGGTGTGACAAGGGATGTCATCGGTGATGAGGTATACGATAAGGAAAATCTCGGACAACGAGACGTAATAAAAATAAAGAACTTCGAGGAACCAATCAAGAGTTCACTAAGAGCGGCAGTAAGGGAGATACAGATAAGAAAAATAGGGATATAATATGGACGAAACAATCGGCTTCGATGGGAAGTACATAATAATGAAAAACTTAGAGATCGAAAAATGGATATTCTTCAAAGACGAAGATGGTAAAATTTCGATGCACGGAATGTACGAACTAAAAAGACTGATTGACTATCTGGATCATTCAAAAAACATTTACTTTAATGGTATATTGTATAGTGAACGTAAATATTCTGCGTTCCTTAGGGAAAGTCTAAGAGAAAGGAAACTAAAACAAATAGGTATATGAAACTGATGTGCATATCCAATAGATTTCTCGATGAAACTACCAATCCACTTTCGAGATTACTAAAACTTACAGTGGGTAAAGTCTACGAAGCAACAATAGACCAACACAACAACTACTCACTGAGGAACGATCTAGGTGCATTCAACACATACCCTAAAAATTTATTTATACCACTCGACGAATGTAGGCAGAAAAAACTGAAAGAGATAGGAATATGAAACAAAGGATAATACATTTACACAGACTTCCAGGTGACGAGAAGACAGTACCGAACCTGGCCATCCGCGACAGGAAACTAAACAATATTGGAATATTATGAAGACATATATGGACTTATGTTCTGAGTTCTCGACCTTACAACTAGCGGGCAAAATCGTTTTCCTTTCAGATCTCAGCACTTACGAGCTGAGGACGATGCTCACTGGTGCACAACAAGCACCACCAGACGCCTACATAAAGAGGTGGATCAGGTTCATTGACGAACTCATAACAAAGAGGATCGCAGAGGACAGAGGAAAAGTGCTAGATGATTTAGGAATAAACTAAAAGAGATTGGAATATGAGATGGATCAACGAAGGAAATGAGATGAAGTTCTTCAGCAAGCAAAGAGAGGTTCACTATATTCCAAGACACAGAATCTTTACGCTATACAACGTACGCACTGGAACGGTATTCTGTAAGATGAAGGTGTACGAGGATCGACACGAGATTGAGGTGTTGGACTTCTTCGAACCAATCAAAGATAAGTTCTACGACTTAATAATGAGAGACTTCGTGGAAGAAGAGGCGTACTCCTACGAGAAATGGTTACTGCCATTATTCAGAGAAATTAAACTAAAAGAGATTGGAATATGAGTTTTTTAGCACCTATAGTAAAAGACAAATTGTACGAAGAAGTCTATTGTCTAAAAGATATGTCTATGATACATATTGATTTAGGAAACATCGAAGTAAAAGAAGGTGAATGTTATTATAGTTATATTGGTGAGTACCTCGACGAATGGTCACCACAGAACAGATTTTTGGTAAAGGTTGGTGCATTTCTATGGCCATTCAACAAAAAACATTTTGGAACATTAAGAGAGTTGAGAGAAAGAAAACTAAACGATTTAGGAATATGAAAAACAAAGTAGTGTGTATATGGAACGGTCCATCACTACTCAGTGACAAAACACAGAGCCTTACCATCGGAAAGGTATACGAATCCGAGGACGACCTTTACGAGAAACACGAAGGAGTACAGACCGACGTTGCAGTCATCAACGACAACGGTGAAGAGATTGTCTACACATCAGACAGATTCGTCACAATGAAAGAAGCAAGAGAAATGAGACTAAAAAACATAGGTATATGAAAGATAGATATTTTCTCGATATACGAATTGGATGTGCAGCTGTTAGAGATAGACAACATACAGACTATGACGTAAGTTATCCAGGTCTACACGGGGATACTCCAGATGTTGTTCTTTATAAACATGGTTTGAAGGCGTCTGGTGCTGGTTGGATAGTAAGTGATGAAGATATTAAAGAACTCCACGACTTATGTGATAAGTTGAATGTTTGGCCAAACAGAGATAAGAAACTAAACGAACTGGGTATATGAATGGCGGACACTACATAGACGCGATGCCCGAAGACATACGAGAAAAATGGATCGGTAACCATACTTCTAATTTGATTTGGAGGGAGCACGAGTTCGACACGTTCCGTATTTTCATAAGTAGCACACTGAATTGGACAATGACAAACGAAGGTCACGTATACTGGGAAAGAATATTTATGGACATCGAACTCAATACTAAAATAGAACGTGAGGCGAAGCTAGCCGAACTGGGAGTCTAACGAACCCAAACGGTGTACCTCCTAGCCTCGGCGGCATCATCACCTCTCATATAAACAAAGGTAAGTGTATCAATACCCTGATGAAGTGCTGTGAAATGGTGAGTTTCGACACCACCGACACCACAATAACCTTCCGGTGCAGGATCCTGTACGTATAAGACAGAGTCTATATCACAAACACCCTTCGTATCTACGACCCAATGATATCCAGTACTCGGATTTGACCTATGTTCTATACTAAACTTTTCCCCTACCGAAACAGTATAGTTAGTAGAGTGATGTCTAGCACATCCCGTCAATAGTAAAACCAAAATCAAAAAATTTCTCATATACTATATATAAAACCACAAAGGGAATGGCTATATTTGTAGTAAAGAAAAGATGAACCTACGTGCGAAACATACAATAAAGTCCTCTGATGATAGGATTATACTGACAAAAGACAGGTTTTACAATGTTTTAACATATCGTAATAACACGGTTTCATTTAGAGGAGCGAACATACAAAACATTTTATATGAAGTAAAGGTGAAATGCGACGACGGTTATTTCAGATATTTCGACATGAGCAAATTCACCTCAGACCAAGAATGGAGAGAACAACAACTTAACAAAATAGGTATATGAACGACTTCGAACCAAACAGAAGACTAAAACAAAGGATCAGAGAAATCTACGACGAAAATCCGAAATATCACGACATCGACATAGACGCCATAATTGAGGAGATAGAAAGTGTCGACAGCATCTACGAACTCGATGATCTGAACGAGTTAATATGGGACACTACAATCTTACAAGAAGAGTTTATCTATCATTACGACGCGATGAAGTACCTAACAGAAAACGATCCTAGTCTCACAGAGTCGTTCGAAATCGCAAGCGAGTATTGTTTCGAACCAAAGAATCTGAACTCGTGTATACTGGCAGGACTTCTTGCAAGCAGACAGAACGAAGAGGACTGGCACAACCTGGCAAGGGAACTCGACGAGGAAGACTTCGACGACGAGGGTGAGAGAAGGGAACAAATATTAGACCAAATTTTGGACTAAGAAATATATTACTTACATTAGTAAAAAAAAAAAAGATTATGAAATCATTTATAAAAAACCAAATCATCAAACCTATTGCACAGGTATACGCAAACTATTTAGTTTTTATGTTAGGAATAAATATAAAAACTGAAATGGGCGGACTGGATATGTATGAACAAATCATGTCTATGGCAGTAATACTTGACTATGTCTGTAGTGAAGAACTCGGAATAGACTTAGACTGATGATTGATCCATACATATTTGAACTGGTAGACTTCGACTTCCAATTTACGGGTGTCACGCTCGATACACGTTGGTCTTACTCGTGTAAAGAGTCTGGCTGTGATGACGAGGGTATATGCCGCTGCGGTACGGTGGATTATAAAAGAGTTAGCAATGTTAATATGACACGTGTGATTGAGCGTATCATCGAGATGACCTTCGGTACTATGGACAAGCAGAAGAAAAGGGAATCGAGGATCAACGAGTTGTTGGGTCTTCCTGATATGGAGATACTACATTACGCAACGGAAAGGATCTGTCGTTCACATAAGATATGGTCACCAGAGAAGTGGAACATAGATGTATCCGCCGGATACTACGGTGAAGAGGTCGAGGGTGTCTGTATCGTTGAAGAAACTGCGAGGATTATCATAGACGATATTGTTCGAATATGTCAGTTACAAAATGTCGAGGACATCGTCGAGGCACTTATGTTATTAGAATATGGCTCAGTTCACCAGGACCTACTGGATTGCACCTACGAGGATACCGTTGTCGAACTGGACAAAATAAAGTTCGGTGCCATACAACATCTTAAGAACGTTCGAAAGAAGAATACGGAACACTACTCAGACGAAAGATATAAAGGAATAAGGGGTGTCGTAGTTCCGTGTGGTGATGGTTACAGAGCTATAGATGGTTACCACCGTATGAACTCAACCAAAATGAAGACGGTTAGGGTACTTGTGGCAAAAAAAATATTCTGATATCTAAAATCACGAATAGTATGTAGTATATATCATGATGTTGCATTAAAATAATATTTTTATGTTAGTAATACAGAAAATAAACAGATACCGAGACGGCGGTACAACCGGCATAACCTGCCGGATGGCCGTAGTTTGGAAAAACATTGATTGGCTTGAGGCCAGGAATAACAAAGACATAGAAATATGTGTAGACCGAAGATTCGGACAAGAACCAGCGTTTTGGTTCGGCTACCCAGGTAAGGAGGAATCCGAGAGGATCGAGGACGAGACTGTGATTGACTACATCATAAAGAAGGTTACCGAATACAAAGAACGTCAAATAAATCATCTCGACGAGTTCATCGAGATAAGAGAAAATATTAGAAACTGGAGAATAGACAAAACACTTAAGCTATGATGTTCAAACAAGACAGAAGAAGGTTCTGGAAAAACCTCGTAATAAACATAATCAAGTTAAACCCAGCGAGAGCTATACTGCTACCCGTAGTACTAACCTTCTTCATTATGTCACTCACGATTGACAATATTATAGTATTCCGTGAGATATACAAACACTTCCAATCGAAGGACGGCACTCACTACTACGTACTTAATAACGACACGATAGAGTCGGAAGAAAAGCTCGAGGTGTTTGAAGATGATGACGGATACTACATAAAGAGGACCGAGGTCGGCGAGGGTAAGATCTTAATTATTGGACTGACCTCAGCGCTATTAGTGTTCGTTATCGTAAGTTTTTTCGTGGAGGATTTGGAGATACCGAAGGCAGTTGAGGCAACCATACTTCAAGACGTAAAGCTCACCAATAAAGAACAACACAACTGGTCGACCAACTTCGTCTATACTGCTTACACCAAAAAGGTGTTGGTGTCTTACTCACCTAAGACAAAGAAAGAGATGTACGGACTGAGTATGAGTATAAGTGAGTTTATGGAACTCGAAGACTGTATCGAGAAAGACGAGATAAGAGATAGAAAATTAGATGAAATAGGAATCAACTGATGGAAGGACAATGGCAACAAGAACTGAGAGATATGAAGATAGACATCGTCTCCGGTGAAAGAAAAATAGAAATCTGTGATAAGGCGATTGCGAAGTTCACATCAGAGCTAAGGTTCATTGCGAAAGAACTTCCGGATGATATCATCACCGGATCGCTAGCACTCAACTTATATGGTCTCATAGAAAGGGATATAAATGACATCGACATCCTTATAGACTCGAGGTTCAGGTATAGTGGTTATTCTTCAGGACAACTCTACGGATCACCCAACGACGGTGACCTTACTATGGAAAACCGATTAGGTTACATATACTTCGAAGAGGAGGTAAAATCAGGTGCAATCAAACGATTTTTCGGTCTCAAATCTACCATAAAAAGGAAGGTAGACTTCTTCGAAAACACAGGAAACACTCATAACAACTACTTCGAGTTCGAGGGGCACAAATACCGTATACAGGATCCGGTGTCTATCGTAGAAGCTAAATGTCACATAGAGAAGAACTGTGTAGGAAGAATCAGATACTATGATTTGATGGACGACGGAAAAACACAAAAAGAAAAACATAACAGCGATCTCGAACGTATATTCAAACCTTTATGATTAAAAACATTTATATTATTTTTCACTAAAATAATAAAAAAAATTAATGAAAAGATTAGACGAAATCGCAAGAGAAAATGGTACAGATAAAAGTTCTGAAATCCACAACTATTGTGATAAATATGAGAAATACCTTAGATTTGAAAGAAATCAACAAATAAAAATATTAGAGATAGGAGTATTGGCAGGTTCATCAGTCAAAACTTGGTCAGAATTTTATCCTAACTCCACTGTAGTCGGAATTGATATAAATCCACATTGCAAAACCTACGAACAAGATAGGATAAAGATAGAGATTGGATCACAAGACGATTATGATTTTCTTAGCAGTGTAGTTGAGAAATACGGTCAGTTCGACCTTATAATTGACGACGGTTCACATTTACAACAACATGTACTAAAATCTTTCAATTTTCTTTTTCCATATTTGGTAAATGGTGGAACATACGTAGTAGAGGATTCATGTTGTGCATACTGGCAAAATTTTGGAGGAGGTCTTCGTGTAGAAGGTAGTTCTATAGAACACTTTAAGATTTTAGTAGATGATGTTAACTTCAACGGAAGTCTATGTGATAATTTTGAACCTATACATGCAAGAAGAGAAGATATGTTAGAACAAACAGCATATGTTAAGTCATCTGGTATAAGAACTGATATAGAATCTATAAACTTTTTAAACTCTATTGTTATAATAACAAAAAGATAAAAATATATGCACGATACATCAGTAAAAAATGCACACCGTTTCATAATAAGTTATGTTAAGAACGAAGAAGGTAAAACAATTGTAGATATTGGATCACAAGCAGTAGGAGGACAATTCTCAATGAGAAATATAGTACCATCAAATGTTAAATATATTGGATTAGATTTTCAAAAAGGAAACAACGTTGATCTTGTTTTGGAAGATGCATATGTTTATCCATTAGAAGATAACTCTGTAGACTACATAATTAGTTCTTCATGTTTCGAACACTCCGAATTCTTTTGGCTTTCTTTTCTTGAGATTATGCGAGTACTTAAACCAGGTGGTCTTTTTTATTTAAACGCACCATCAAATGGTGCTTTTCACCGTTGGCCGGTCGATTGTTGGAGATTTTATCCAGATAGTGCACAAGCACTATCAAAATGGGCGAAAAGAAATGGACACGATTGTGTAGTCTTAGAACAATTCACTTCACTAAAAGAGCAAGATATATGGTTTGATTATGTAGCCGTTTTTGTAAAAGGTGAGGAACACGTAAAAGAACACCCAAGAAGAATTATGGACATTTTCAATCATTACGCGAACGGTTCAAGATATCCAGAAATAGATAATTTTCAGAACGAATTTGGGATGATAAACATATCTGACAATCCATTTTAATAAAAAGCGAGCAATGCTCGCTTTTTTTTTATTTGAAATAAAAATCTAAATAACTATATTCGTAAAAAAGAACGACTATGAACAGATTAAGCTTCAACGAGGACAAATTCAAAAACGCAGATCAGAAAGACCTTATGAGATTCTTCTCAATGCTCGCAGAAGACAATAGGTTCAAAAACAACGGTACAATCTTCGCAAACGACATCGTAGAGACAGACGACGAGAAAACACCGTCTATGAAGACCGTGGAGATACGTTTCCAGTTCATCAAGCCAAAGGAGAAGGGAACAGGTAGTAAGTTCGTCTGGACGAGTTACAGAGCAAAATCTCACGCTTGTAGCAACACACACATAAAGGAAATAATCTAATGCTAATACGAATACAGAACAATGACCGGATCATAACTTCGAAGGAAATAGATCCATTAGACCTCATACGTGAAAAAGACAGTACTACACTGATAATGGATCTGTACAGAAAGTACTACGGCATTGAGGTCGGAAAGTACCACATAAGTGATGTAAGCATAGACAACAAGCAGGTAACTCTAAAAATAACAGACGATGACCTGATAGAACTAAGAAACAAAAAAATAGACGAGCTAGGAATATGAAAGAGATATACGTCTTCTACAAACCTACGAAAGATTGGCAACCTAAAATGGAAAGAATGTCCAGAGACGGAACTCTAATTTTAGGAAAGGAATACGAGAACGTATCTAACCTATCAGGTGTATATGTGACACTGATAGATGAAAACAAAATGTATAGACAGATACACAAAGACTATATGATGCCGAAGTCCGAATGGGACGCACTACAACGAGAAAAGAAATTAGGTGATTTAGGAATATAACAGAAACTATGGAATCAAAAAAACCGACATACGACGATTTACTGATGAATCTGACCGGTGGCACACTCCGAAAAGTCATAGAGGATCTGATTTACCAGATAGACGGTATCGAGAAATACAAAAAATTATCCAAATATGAACAGAAAGATTTGGAAGATCTTATAGAACTTACAAAACCTGCCGTTATGACATATCTTGAGTATCACGGTTCTGGTATGGACTACGAACATCACCAGTTCAAAGACTTCGTAGAAAAACATATGACCGAACTTGTAAGAGAAAAGAAACTTAAAGACCTCGGGATAAAATAGAATAATAATTTAAAGAAATGATAAAATTCTTCCTACTATTTATACCAAGAATTGTGATTGAGAACTGGAAAAGATTTCTACTACTCGTCGCCTCGATAACACTATTCATATCAGCTTATATGATTGAACGTGAGACAGTGTTCTCATCCGTACAGTCAATCTTCCAAGACGGAGGCAAATACTACTACGAGCTATACAATGGTAGCACAGAGACATTCGACAAGGAGCAGACGCTATTCCCCGACAAGATGAACCAGTCAAACCTCTGTCTGAAAAGACAGGTCGTCGGACCAGGTACCATAGCGTGCATCGTCGTCGGTGTAATCGGCTTGATTTCCTTCATCGTAATCACATTTATGGAGGACTGGGACGCAACTGAAACCACCAAAGACATACTCTACGAAAGCCACGAGATCGAGGTGATAGACGGCATCTACCATCACCACGCGTTCGGAAGACTGATTGCTAAAGGCCAGGATCAACAACTTCACCTGAGGTGGTTCGGACCTACGGACTTCTTTCGCCTGCCGAGGTTCAAGACGAAGATGCAGGAGAGGGAAGACAAACTAAAAAAGATAGGAGTATGAAAGAGATAAAGACATATGGCGACCAATACGGAAAATGTTATGAGATCAACGTCGACGGCTACACCAAAAACTTTGTGGACGACCAGTCCGCACTGGACTACCTGAGCTACTACCACAACATAGATTACGGGGAAACTCCGGAAGAAAGGATGGCCAGGGTAAAGTCTGAGAGAAGAAATAACCGCATCGACGAACTACTAAATGATGTGAAATGAGAAGTGACCACATATTAGTAGAAAAACAACCACCTAGGTCCATCATATGGACGGCACTTATGATACTAACACTCGGTGTCGGAATGGCAATCTTCTACGAGGCGACCGGTGAACGAAAGTACTGGGTCAACAGGTGGAGACTCTGGCGTTCACTGAGAGCAGGAAGAGTAAAGATTGAGGAAATAAACGAACAATATCCAGGCAGGTTTAAGATGTTTATTGACGACAGAGTGTACTCACTTGCAATCTATAATAAAGAATGTAGACATAATATTTTATCAATCGAGGACAACTTCACGGTCTCCTCGTGGGCACCAGGCTTTGGTGGAATGATGTTCGGGGAAACAATGATTGGACTATTCACAGGTTCGTTGCTGACGAATTTTCTAAAAAGATCCAGTTATAGGATGCTTTGCGACCTAACTGACCCAGCCAAGGTAAGAGAAAAGAAATTAGAAAAGATAGGTATATAATATAATTTTTATTATATTTACAATAACCTAAAAATAAAAATATGTTTATCATAAAAGACGGACGTTTATATAAATGTGATCAAAACGGGAACACCGGATCACAACTACAGAGTAATGTCGTATTCGCGGATTATGACACAGTAACCGAAAGATACTTAGTTACAAAAACAGATGGTAAGGTCTGGTTATGTGACAAAAACGGCAACACTTTTGGATCATACTGGAAAGATTGTAGTGAAGCAAGGTTTAATGGAACAGACGTAAGAATAGTTTACAAAACCGGGAAAACCGTCATAACAGACAAAAACGGCAACATAAAACGAATACTATCTTAGTTATGAAAACATATGATGAAATAAAAGAAGATGTTAAAAAAGATCTTGATGGTAAAAGTGAAAAGTACATAAAAAGATATCTAAAACTTCTAAAAGTATTGAGATCAATCTTCAGTGAGAAGGTATTATGGATAATCTCGTTCATACCTTGGTTGATTGTACCTTGTATCATACATTTTTTAGGATTCCTAATAATAACATTTAATGTAGCATTATTTTTCCTTATAGCACATATGTTATACTGGAGGTTTAAAGGTAGTAAAGACACACGCGAACTGATAGACGGAAACCGACCGGAGATAGAAATGATGATACAAGCAGTTGAAGAAATAATCGAATCAAAATAATAAATGGAAGGCTACCTCTACATATCATTCAAAAACGATACAATCATAGAGTACAAGTTCTATGACAACATCGAACAGATAATGCTCGAACGTGGATTCAACATCGACGATGAGTATATGAGGCAGGTCAGGGTGGCCATCTTCACCAGGCATAGAAACCACCACGAGTTCACAGGTGCGTACGTAATCCTGCTCACCGGTGATATCAACCCCGACGAAGTAGACACAAGCCACGCGAACCACGCTTATCCCCTACTGAAGCAGGTATACCGAGAGATGCAACTAAGTAAAATTGGAATAGATGAATAAGAAAATATATTTAGTGAAAAGAAGGTTCGGTACCGACCGTTGGTTCGAAAAACAAAAGGATCTCCTAAAGTTTCTAATAGAGAACGGTAACGAGGAAATTACGGTCATAACGGTAGAGGCCACACAAGAGTCGGAACAGTCACGTACGCAAACTATAGAACAACTACAAGATCAGATACAAAGAGACTCCGCCATAAACACAGTACTCGGTGACGAGTTCTCGGAGAAAGCACAGAGGGTGTTAACACTCTTCGAAAAAAATGCGACAAGATGTACTTGGGACCAAAGTCAGCTCACTCCACGTGGAAAGGTTGTGTTCGATAAACTGACTACTTGTCCGAGAACTAAAACAGATTTCTCAAAGGTAGTGAAGTCAAACTCAGAATACCTACTCTACAACGTTTCAGATTCTGTTGAGTGGTACCAAGTACTACTCGAAATATATGGATTCAGAAAACTCTACGAGACTTGTAGAATAGAAAAATTGTCCATTAGGGGATACTATACATTCGAAGGATGCCGGACACCGGAACGTATGTTGACTGCGTTCGAAAAAGCAAAAGAAATATTAAAAACAAACAAAAAATAATAGCTATGATAACCACAAAATTCTACATTTTTATTGATGCCGATTCAGACTTCGACACAATAGTAAATAACATAACTAATCGGTTTCAAAGTGATTACCCTGAAGCTGAAGCAGAAGTCGATACAGACTATGATGAAGACGAGGAAATGTTATCAATCTCTTTGAACTTAGACACTGACGACATCGAGGACATCGACACATTACTATGTGAGGAAATCTGTCAAGAGAATGAGGTTTATTGTGAGATTAGGTCTGAAAACTCAGAAGAAACAAAGAACTACTACTTTGACGAAGAAGACAAATGGATTTACAAAAATTGATAAACTATGGAAGAAACTAAAGAAAAATTAGAGGTATCGAATGAATTCATAGAGACCTATAAATACCTAAACGCGGGTGATATGACCGATGTTATAGGAAAACTAAGCGATTTAGAGAAATACATACTTGTTGCTCTATCACTCGATAATCATGATATAAAAAATCACTTTGTTAAACATAACCTATTACCTCTAAAAGAAATCGGACAGGATATATACGATGCAATGGAAGATCAATCCTCATCAAATAAGATTATTGAGCAATTGATAAAATTGACAGGTGATAAATACATTGACTTATCAGTTCTCGTCGATTCATCTGGAAATGAAATGCCCGAACCCGCAAATCAATCAGAAATAAGAGAATACAAATTGAGATTTATAGATTGATGAAATTAAGAGCGATACCGGAAAGTAACAATACTCTATTGGGTCTAATGTCTGGAAAAGATAGAAAGGAACTAACTCTTGAAGAGTATGAGAAGCAAATGTGTAATCTCGAAAAGTCAATAGAAGAAAAGGTCATAAAGATGCTTGATATGATAAACACACATGCGTCAGTGAAGACCGACCGATACTCGTTACCTTATAAACAACAGATTAAACACACGCGTAACGCGAGTTCTTATTTGAATGACGCATTCGATACACGACAGTTCATCAGAGAGATTGCAAGTGAGGTTCTTAAATACGAAATTACAAAACTTAGGTTCTATGTGTTCGCCGAGATGGAAGGTGGTATGTTCGGCAAAATGAATTATTACTTTAACTATTACACACACTGATTTATTTTTGCTATATTCGTAAGACATAAAAAAAAATAAAATTATGACATTATTAATAATCATCGTGATAATTATTCTATTGAGAAGATAATCACGTGAACGTACAACCATGTAACACTAAACGGTATAGGGATATGAAAACAGGAGAGAGATGGATTGCCAAAGTAGAACCAGAGTTCGTCGTGGAGGTAATTTCAACAAGCTGCAATACCGCGGATCCAGATGGAACATTCCAAGGAAGGGTAATAAGCTATCCGAAAAAACCTAAGCACTGGACAAACTCACAAAGAGTAGGAAGGGTAGCGAGCTACTGGACGAAAGACTTCATTCCAGACGAAGCGCGGAACAAGTCGATGCACAGGGAGAAAAGAATAAACGAAATACTGGAAAAAATGACGATAAAGACGATAGAACAATTAGTTACGTTGCTGTTTCCGAAGACCTTCAACGACATGATACGCGAACACCTAGACTACGATTTCGAATGGAACTACAGCGCCAAGACGTTCAACGAGATGAACGTTGACGACTTAGATATGGTAGAGGTCATAATGAACATCGAGAAGGAATACGACTGCCTGATACCCGACGACCTCGGCGAGTATATGTTCAGTATGGATCCACAGCCACTTATGAGATCCTACACAAGGAACAAACGTATAGAAGAGCTCGGTTTATAGTAAAAGTATGACAATGAATTACACATTTCGATTTTTGGGACGTGAATGGCTTGAAACACTACCAAAAGACGTACAAGATGAATGGCTAAAAGAGGTCGACCTTCACAAAGACGTGGTTGTAAGAACTGAGAAAATACTTTCTGACGACTACACATATCTGAACTGGTTCATCTGGTCATCTTTCACGATGCGTGATACCAAAATGGGACTCGAATACTGGGAGAAGGTAGTCTTTAAACACCAAACAAGTTCGTTGGAGACGTTATTACGTAATCACAAGCTTAGTTCTATTGGAATCTAAAAAAACTATCCTTATATTCGTAATATGGAAAAACGTATAACCGTCGAACGTATGCAAGAGATACTTGAGAAAGTCTTCGGAAAGGAAAGTATCCAACGTATAAGTTTCATGAAATACGGAGAGGATAAGATTGAATTCCGAATAATAAAGGACATCGATTACTTTGTGAAGATTACTCCATATATGTTAGGTACTTCGTTTATCGAAGGAATGTGGGAGTTTGTCGGGTGGGGTAAATACATAACCATTTCACCAAACGACATCACTGAGGCAATGGAGGAGGATTTCATACTCATACTAAAAGAAATCTGTGACGAGATGTCTAAAATGGAACATATGAAAAATCGTTTAGACGAAAGTATAATAAGACTAAATGAAAACCCGACCGAAGAGATAAGGGATCACAGACTAAAAGACATACTATGATAAACGCAAAAATAAAAATATTCTCCAGCGAGTACACTGGCTATTTAGAGAGTGATTTAAACAAATTCCTGGAAACCATTGACATCAGACAGGTGATCAAAACGGAACACTCCGCATCGGCAGGTACTCTCGGTTACAGGTATACCGCCATTATCTACTACGTCGAAAAAGAGGATATAAGGGATATGAAGATTGATAAAATAATAGAAATATAAAAGGACACAAAATGGGACTATTTGAAATTCAAGTATCGGGAAGGATCCCGAAATACTTTTTCGGAACACTAATGAAAGAGTTCAGAGATGAACTAACACTAGCAGTAGAGTTATGTAAAGGAGAAAACGTGGAAGACGAGAATGACTTCCTAAATCTAATCTTCAACCTCCCGATGGATGGACCAGGTAACCACGTAGAGGAGTTGTTCAACGAAATCTCCAGAGAAGACCTGGCGAAGCTGCCAAACTTTAACCGAGTTGTTAACGAATACATTGAGGAAGAGTTCGGTCACTACATCATGATGGAGGCACTATTCGATTATCCAGAATACAGTTGGCTCGGATATGGAACGTTCACAGGTATATCACTATTCGAAGACGACGCAACAATCGCCGTATACGACTATGACGGAAACGAAGTAATGTCAGAGACAAACTTATCCGACTTTATGGAAGGAGACGCAGGTGGCAATACTGACGAGATTGAAGAAGGCGACGATGGATACGAAGATTTATTAAAGATCCGTAAGATAAAGGATGTCAATCCGGACTTCGGTTTCAGTACCGGTGATAGTGAGTACACACATTGGAATATAAACGAACACGGATGTAAGTTTGTGAACGATCAACTTGAATATCCTGGTTTAGTAAAGTTCGACGAAGAGCAGGGTAGAGAGCACGGTGTTACCATCTATTTCGACGACATCACAACATGGTCTTTCATGGTTGAGACCGGAGACGAAGAGTTCGACTTTTCAAAGATTACTTTCTTAAGTTATTTAGGTTCAAACGATTTCAGGGGCAACGACGTAGTATTCAGTCATGTCTTCTACGGAGAAGAGTTACTTGATATGGAAGAGAACTGGCACAGAGATAAAGGTATCGAACTCAAATACGGTGAATCCAGAGGCTACGAAAGACTTGATTTTTTCTTATATGGATAAACAAAGGTGTTTTACACCTTTGTTTTTTTATTAGGCAAGTTTAAAAATAATATAAAAAAACTTATATGATTGGTACAAAAGAAAATCCTATTCAAGTTGATAGTATCAGAAACTCTTTAAACTATCTCAACAATCTTGTCACAGAAGATGGATACAATATAATTTACCATCGACTCGGTTCTATAAGAGAAAGTAAAATATTAGATCATTACCAAGCCGTTGATACGAATGGTAGATATCACGAACTTTATATAGATCCTTATGCCGAAGAAATGATGAGAATTCCACCCACTGGTTTTTTATTCCAAAACAGTTTCTTTGATTACCATGATATATTTAATGATACTGAAGTAGATGAGAAATATGTTTATGAAGATAATATTGATACAGAAGAATATGTAGATTACATAAAAACTAAACCATTTGCATTTAGAATGATTTCAGATTCATGGGGAACTAATTTTAAAGTAAACTTCCCAGAAGATGTAATCCATATGATGGTAAAAGATCAATTTATCAATATTCATACAGATGAACAATTGACTAAATTGATACAAGAATTGAAAAAATAATGACCCGTCTAATGGCAATTAACCGAAACGATAATAAATATATACTCTAAACCGTATATATAAACGTATGAGAAGGATAAAGATGTTCGAGGAGTTCGGATTTGACGAGGTGACACAAATCATCATCTCTATGTTCGAGGATATAGAAGTAAGCCCCGACAGGATCGAAATACCGGGAACCGAGCTGAGGATATGGCAATATTCAAACGAGGACAACAAAGAAGGAATAGACCTCAAACGATGTGAGTATTTGCTGAGTGAGATTGGCTGGGAAATAAGACTAGAATGGGAGGCAACCGGAAGAGATATAACCAGGTACTGCGTCGCGTACGAAACCAAATGGTGGAACTCTATACTCGTAGATGACCTCAACGAAGCGGTCTACGAAGTACAATCTGTACTGGGCCAAGAAGACGGTGGCTATGCAAGCCAATACTTCTCAGGAATCTACGACGACGAGACCGGAAAATACGTGGACGGAGAAGATATGTGGGAAAATTGTAAAGACGATCAAGAAAGAAGCATTATTCTGATGGACTACCTCGTAGCGGAGACACATCACCTTTATAGTGAATAACAAAAGAAAAACGAGGTATATGCCTCGTTTTTTGTTGGTATTTATAATATTTTTCACTACATTCGTTAGTAATATAAAGAAAAAACTATGAAGATAGACGGACAAAGAGTTATATGGAGTGAAACAGCTCATCCATTGACTATGCAGACAAGAGTAATGAACTTCTCTATAGACGAAGAAGAAGAAAATGCAGACGTATTCGGAGTAAGACTATCTGACATACCTAAGAGACCAAGTCCTTACCAGGATGGACCCGAAATGATATCGTGCAAACTGACGCTCATTCTGGATATGAAGGCAGAAACCATCCAGTTGGAAAAGTTGGAGTTCGGAGTAGACGTATACGGAGAGAATCCGGTTGCACAGGTCGATCCTGATAAGATAGGACACAAGCTCACAATGAAGAAGATAGGCTTTAGGAAATATGAGGTAGACGAAAGTGCACTATCTGTAGAATACCCTAGAAACGCCATTGTAGATACTTTAAAACAAGCTGCATACAAAGGTGCGAGATGAGGAAACTTAGTATAGAAGAACTCGTCGATGGTTTATACGTTCAGTGTAGAGAGGTTGGAACAGGTGAAATATCAACAACACTATACCGATTAGTCATAGAGAACTCAAAACTATTCTACACCGTTGACGATGGTGACTGGAAGATAAATATCGATTTCGATAGTGGTATATGGTACGAGACCGAAGATACACTGGCAATGAACCGACAAAGAAAGATTGAGGAACTAGGCATATGAAGAAGGAAACGATAGAACTGTTGATCAAAGAGGCTAAACCGTTTATAAGTTCACTGGGAGATATAAACTTAAGTCAATGGCCGGTGGCACCATTTGAGCCTACCGACTATTACATCAATTTCTCTATGGGTTCAAACCTATACGCATGTGAGAAAATATGTGAACTGACACCTGAAGGATTCTTCGTATTCCTGGAAACACTTGTTTTCCATTATATGGATAGTGAATACATAGAATGGAAGTACAAAATGCTAAGAGACTTGAAATTAGAAGAATTAGGAATATAAAGACCGTAATTGATAAAAATTTAGTATATTCGTAGAAACGAAAACTACTATGAGAAACATTATCACAATCACATTACTATTCTTATCTACACTGGTAAGTGCACAAAGTGAAATATATTTAGACGAGCTAGACGACTACCAGACCGCAATAGTTAGTTCTGAGACAGGTAAGACACTTTTTGTGGAGACAATAGATGATGATAAGCAAATATTAGGTTATGGTGCAGACTTCTTCGTTGTGTATAGAAAAAGTACAAACAAAATATATGTGAAATCAACAGATGGTAAAATCATATCAGGAATGGCAATTCCAAAGAATTGTTATCTTGAAGTAATAAACTTTGAAGGTATGACAGAGTACGAGATGTACGATGCCAAAGAATCTAAAGAAGCATTTTTTGTGGTGAATGTGGAAACTGGTGAGAAATCAAAATATAATAAACATTGTGTATTTATAGGAAAAATAGTAACATTTGAATAAAAAAATACCTTCCAATTGGAAGGTATTTTTATTATAGTGCACTAAGTATATTATCCACAGTTTCATCGAGTATGTTTGATGGAACACCAATAGTTTCAAGATAGTCCTTCAACTCATCCCTATTCATATTCCTAACATCCGGATATTCAACAGTATCTGATTTACTTCCGTGGAAGTCTCTATTCGTTTGGTCTCTAAGCTGTTCGTAATCCAACTCCTCAAACTTCTTCAATTTTATCATCGTAGATTTATTTTTTTTTATAAACTATATATTATAAACTATACACCAAAACCAGTTACTAAAAGTTAGGTTTGTTCTCTTCCAATTTCGATAAAATATACTCCATCGCTTCTTCTGCAGTATCAACAACTTTGAAAAGGTTTAAATCTTCTTTAGAAACTTTACCATCCTCTAACATAGTTTTCTTAATCCATTTAATCATCCCTTTCCAATAGTCTTTACCAACTAAAACAATTGGCAACATCCTTAGATGTCCAGTCTGCATAAGTGTCAATGTTTCGAACAATTCATCTAATGTTCCAAAACCACCCGGAAAACCAACAAATGCTTGTGAATACTTCAAAAAGAATACTTTTCGTGTAAAGAAATACCTACACGAAACCAATTTATCAATATACTTATTAGCACTTGTCTCAAATGGTAATTCAATTTCCAAACCCACAGATTTACCATCATTACCATACGCACCCATATTTGCAGCCTCCATTATTCCTGGTCCACCACCAGTTATTACACCATATCCACTTTTTACAATCATCTCAGACAATCTAGTTGCTTCTTTATAATATTTGTCGTCTTTATCAGTCCTAGCAGATCCGAAGACCGATATACATGGAGTTAACTCAGATAATTCATCGAATCCCTTTATAAACTCACTTTGTATTCTCAAAACTTGCCACGCGTCTTCTGCCTTCTGATTGTATTTCCATTTTTGATTTTTCATTTTATTATTTTATTTTTATTAATGCTCGTGTCTAGCAATCATTACATTGTATATGATTACGAGCAATGTGTGTACCGTTTCTGCTATTGCCTTTCCTTTAAACAAAAGCATAAATGATATTGGTGCAATTGCCATCAATACCGCTAAAGTTATATGTGTAGTCCATTGTAAATATTGCATATTCTTTCTATTGAAATGTGCAAAAAGAAAAATGGTAAGTGGATATACGAAGAAATAAAGACCTGCTGCAACCGAGTGAATATAAGGATGTGAAAACGCATCAAATAAACCAACCACAGCCAATGCCATCGGAAGAAACGCGAAAAGAATATAAAACTTCCTACGATGCTTAAGTCGTTTATGTCCCCTCATATACAACCATGAATTTACCGCAATTGATAATGAGAAAATTAATACCGCACTATTCCATATAATAGAAACAAATCCAGATTGACCCCATTTCGATAACTCTATCTTTGTTATATCGAGATTCGTAGTCTTCCAACAGAATATGAAAACAAAAGTGAATAGTAATACAGATATGTAGGTTTGTGACCTCCTAATCATACTAATCATCTTTTCTCTGGATAACATATGTTTTATTAGTTTAGGATATATATAAACACACAAACCCGACAGTCTTTCCATATTTCTTTTTACAATTCAAAATAAATAGTTATATTTGAATACTAAATAAAAAAATATGATAACAATTCGAAAAGTAGAACGATACACCGTTCTAAGACAATCAGAACATATTACTCTGGATCCAGAGAAGTTCAGGGAAATATCAATTCCTTACGAAGGCACAACCGAAAAAGATTTCGTACAATACATAGATACTTTACTTTATGAACTAAATGACGACGAAGATCTTTGGAACGAATTAGATCCAGAGACTCAAGATAGTATAGCACCATTAATAGAACCCGAATATGAAGAGTTCTACAACAGCGCGTGGAAAAGTGAAGATTTATTCCTACAATCAGGTGAATCAATAGAAGACGGATCACAATTCATAATCAACGAGACCACAGATATAGAAAGTAGATGGTAACAAACTTCTACATATCATTCTCTGCAGAAGAAGACTTTGGAAAGGTGAACACAGCTGGCTGGTATCAGACCGTACAAGTCTGGCAGACACGTAAGGTTAGGGGTATTGCCGAGATGCGAGGAGCTGAGGCGATTTTAGAACCGGAATGCATAAGTTGGACCGCGTGGTGGAAGCCCGTAGAGAAGATACTGAACATAGGTAAGAGAATAGAAGACATATCTGACGAGGAGTTCATAAAAACAATGGAAGTATTCGGAAACTGCGAAGTCGACTACTCCTATCCACAGAAGTTGAATTTTGATAGCTTGAACCCCTATGACCTAAGCTTTTGTAAGAAGGAAGGAGACCGAATACTCATTAATTACAAGAACTGTCCGATAAATAGTTTCTACTGCATACAGGATAAGAACGAGATAAAGATAATCATATCTACGTTCAACAAAAGCTACTACACGATGGAGGAATGCGAATGGATTGCATTCCTCGACTACATAGAGTCAGACAAATCCGATATGAGAGACGCGAAGATAAACTCGCTACTCGACGACAAATCAGAAGGTATAGATTGTATAAGACAAGCCAAGTTCCTGGTGAAGAGCCGTGAGATAAACCACAAATCATCACAATTCGTATCTAGTGTATTGGAATACTACGACCGTAACGGAAGGATATCCCCGAAGCAAGAGGCAGCACTAATAAAGGCAATATGTAATTGATATTTTCTACCGAATACCACTTTATAAAATATTTTCATTATATTTGTTGTGTAGATAATTACTCACCTAAAAAATTCAAATATGAAAACGTTTATCATCACTTTCATCTTTTTATCTATCTCTGTTTTTTCCTTATCACAAGAAAATGAGGTAAATCTAAATGGAAATCCCGTAGGTGATATAACAAATTTATAAGTTTTTTCTGTCCTTAGTGCCCGATAACTGACGAGTTGGACTCGCAATCAAATCCAAACCATCAAATTCCCAATTTTTATTCGTCAAATTATTGAAACTTACATTACTAACAGAAGTTCTACCATTATTAGACCAAAAAACACCATTTGCTGGAAAGTAACCCTTACTAGTAGAAGTATCACCAATAGCACCATTTTGATCCAATTGTTGTAATATCTGATTGTTAACACTAGGTGTTATAGACGAATTACGCCATAATCTCAAATCAACTAAATTAGTTAGACCACTTACATCCATTGTAGATAAACGATTACCAGTAAGATTTATATATTTCAAACTAGTCAATCCAGAAACATTTATATCTGTCAATAAATTATCAGATAAATTAAGTAAAATCAATTTTGTTAGGCCAGATAAATTTACAGATGTTATTTGATTCATCTGTAAACTAAGTTCAGTTAAGTTTACTAAACTAGTAGCATCAAATGATGTAAGTCTATTATAACGTAAATTCAATTTAACCAATGTATTTGGTAAATTAGTTATTCCAGATGTTGTTACCTGATTGTAGAACAAATCAAGTTGTAATAACGAGCTCAAACCTGAACCATCAAATGTAGTTAATAAGTTACCATTTAAGTTTAACCAAGTTAAACTACTCAAAGTATTTAAACCACTTATACCTCCCCAAGTTAATTGATTACCATCCAACACTAACTTAGTTAGATTTACTAAACCAGTTACGTTTATATTTGTTAGTAAATTACTCCTTAAGTATAACCAATTCAATGAAGTCATACCAGTCGCATCAAAAGATGTTAGCTGACCTCTAATATTCGATGCACCCTCTATACTCAATTTAGTCAAAGCGGTCAAACCAGTTCCGTCAAACGCAATTATATCAGAACTAGAATATAAATTCAACAAAGTTATATCACCACCAATGTTTCCATTAACATCACACGCGACAATTGTAAATTCACCATTTGTTGCAATTACATCCAATCTTTTACCCCAATAATTGAAGGTACCAGAATCACTATATATCTGTGGGGTGTTTGAATTTCCATTATAACTTCCATTATGGAAACTCATCCAATAACCCGTTGTTGTATTAACAGATACATATATACTTCCAGAAGTTTTTGATGTGGTAAATGTTGCCATTATAAATATTTTTTTTATATCTTATATATTAAAAATAAAATAACTATAATTTGTCAGTTACATATTATTTACTTATATTCGGAAAATAAAACAGCAGGAACACCAATGGATATAAAGTCGCACGTAAAAGTAATAGGGATATGAACTACCAGGTAGGAGACCTCGTGTACTGGGAAACACAGCCAGAAAAGACGTTCACGATAGAGGAACTCGACGACAAGAACTTCACGTACGATAGAATATGGATTTGGTCCAGCGAGCTCGACATACCGTGGACGTCGAGTCACAACAAAAACTTCCACAGCCCAAATTCACACACAAGAGGCCGACTAATCAACCTCAGCGAGGCACAGAGACAAAGAGACAGAAAACTCGATGAACTAGGAATAGAATGATCGAATACGACAACGAACTGATAAAGGACTTTATAACCGAAAAAGAGCCTACGATAGAAAGAGATAAAATAGTCATCGATAAAATCTACGAAATACAATTAGACTTTACCGAAGACTTACTAATGGTGAACTATTACTTTACTATCATAAAGAACGTACAAGGTATGAAGAAACATTTCACCTATAAAAAAGACATCACCATAAATCTCGACGAATACAAAATACGACTAAGAGACCAAAAGATAAAAGAACTCGGAATATGAAACGACAGAGGATAAAAGTTCAGTGTGTATCAAACAGATCCGGCTATCACACCGACATAAAGATTGGCGAATGGTACGATGCGGTGGATAGAGTAAACTACTACGCAATATACTGGGGAAACGGCGAAACCGACTATGCAATATACGATAGAGAACTATTCATATCAACTGTGGAAAAAAGACAACTCGTACTGGAAAAACTAGGAATATGAACGATATAATGATATCCAAACACGATTGGAAGGATGGTAACGGAGTATGGTTAATGAAAGCTAGAAAGGCTTACGAGACATCAGACTGCCCTTCAACGTACACACCAACTGGTGAGCTAGGACCAAAACTTGTCATCGTCACCTGTGAAGACGGTCAATACAGGGTCCGCCGCAGGTCAGACTTTATGGATATGGCAGAATACAGAGAACAGAGGATCGATTCACTCGGAATCTAAAACATAAGAAGAAATGGAAAACAAAACCAAAAACGCACTGCTTAACCCAAAGAGAGGTTCTATGTTCAGTGAGATGCTTAGCTACTGGCTATGTGTCATTCACATCGCAGAAAACGGACAGATAACCACCATACAGGGAGTTATAACGAACTGGGCAGTGATGAAGTATGCAAGTTCGAATGAACTCGAAGAACGATTCAGATATAGCACAAATAACTCACACTGGATCGAGTATCACAACGATGACGAAGAAAACGCAAGGAAATTCGAAGAAAGGTTCGTTAAGCATAAAGTGACCGAACAAGAAAAACGAGACGCCAGGATCGAACTTATACTATGAAAAACTTCCTTATATTTACAATATGAGAACTTACAAAATATCAATCAGCGGATATGGTAGTGAAGTCACCATCGGATCCGTTAACGAAGACATAAAGAAAATACTGAACAACCCCTACAAAGAACTCGTTGAGGCAGTAGATGAAGACTTAGACGAGATTGGTGGCTGGCACGAGATAGATAACCAGTTCCACAAATGGGGCGCGTCCGGTGGATACACCATAGAAATCACCGACGAAGAAGGCGAAACTGTTTTTACAATAGACTCCGAGAGCCTACACGACCACGACACAGAAGACTTCGAACTTGTAGAGTATGAGTACGTCCCAGTCGACGAGACGAAGGATCTTCTTATGTGTATCTCTTTCGAGAAAGGTAGTTTCTTCCAAGGAGACATAACAACAGAGGACGAGTTCGACATCACCAAAATGAAAATCAAGATCTATGACGAGATAGGTATAGACCAATACTTCTACGGAGATATAGTAGGCGAGGTGTTCTACGATGGTGAAGAAGTTGACAACTACGGTGGTGACACAACCGGAAAATCTTTCGAGACATACAAGAACTTCTAAAAAATCCTTATATTCACAGTATGGCAAAACTAAAACAATACAACCTAACGACTCTGATAAGAGGTGTAGAGGTACTAATCATCTGCGCAACGAACAGCAAGAAAAACTTCGCACAGTTGATCGACAAGCCTTACGGATATGTTAGAGACTACACAGGAGAAGGAAACGAGATTGAGACCTGTGTGGCGAACCCACACAAACTCTACGTTAAGAGAGGATTGGGTGGTGAGACACTCGAAATCTTCGAGAAGGAAAGGATCTACGAATACGAAGAGGCACTTGGTATGATAGACGAACACAGGAAGACATACACCAACAAACGGGAGTGGCACGAATCAAAAAAGTAAGATGATGAAAGGAAAACCACTCGTCTGCATAGACTGCGAGACCGACATACTCAAATTCGGACAAAATGGAGGTCAAGAGCTTACCTATGGGAAGACATACTACGTAATCGAAACATATCACATAAGATTCTACACGCTCATCAACGATATGGGTATAAGCAATGACTACCTAAGAACTAGGTTCGTGACACAGGAAGAGTTCAGGGAACTTAAACTAAAAGAAATTGGAATTGAATAAAGGATAAACAATGAGAGTGTTCATAGAAGGAGAAACATACGTGTGTGAGACCAAAGGTGGAATCGCCATATTCCGTCCTTTAAGGACACAAATAGAGGACGATCAATGGTCTCTTGGTGCATATGTACTAACCGATATGAACAATCACTGGAGCGAAACCTCATTGTTGTTTAAACGACGGTGAGAATACGTGGCCTTGGTGGTTTACCAACGCTATAAGCATAAAGAGTAGGGAAACCAGATCAGCGACCGAAATCGAAATACTAATGCACCAACAAGCAACAGAAATAAAATTCGCTCTGACCGAACAGGAAATAAGAGACATAAAAATAGGCAGCCTACTATGAAAATTTTAACTTTATTCTTATTGATAGCATTGAATTTGTACTCACAATCAGATAGTACAGATATAGACGCTTCAGATACATGGCAACCTACAAAAGTATTTGCCAATCATAACAAATATAAAAACCGCCTTTTGGACATTCTTTATTCAAAAAAAATCGACATAATAGTCGATATGGTCAAAACAAAAGGATTCACCGGGCTTTATTATCTTAATGATTATGATGGTGTTGATCTAAAAAGTAATGTCTCATCAGATTCTATTACTAATGTTTTAAATAAATTTGCCAAAGATTTACCAAAAGATAGAACAAAAGTCAAAGTAGATATAAATGAATCCAACTTCTTAAGCGAGGTTACTTCATTTGAAGAATATACCTACATAAAAAAGAATACAACCTACTTTATTCGATTTGTATATATCAATGCACAAATGAAAGGTATCTATCTAAACATACACTGTAAATACTAATATATCCTTACATTTGAAGGATATGAAACTCATTATACTACTTCTGTTACCACTTATATCACTGGCACAACCAGACACTTCCAAAGTATACCTAACCGGAAACAAACCAATAAAAGCCATAAGGTTCTACAGCGACGGAACCTTTGTTACACACTCTTATCAAAAACCATACAAACCAAAGGATGTCAGAATACCGATCGAGAAGATCGACTCCGGCACATACATAATAAAACGTTTCGGAATAGTTATGAAAGGTAAGGTTCCCAAGTTCATGCGATACGACGACAAGAAAAACGATCTCTACGAAGGAATATTCAATCCAAAACGAATAAAGAAATACGAAGCCAATTTGTTTCCAACCATAAAGGAATGGGAAAGACTAGAATGGATAAGAAAGAACAACGAGCTCTACATCAAGCAAAGTCAAGAGTATATAAAGAACAAAGCCATCGCCAGTATCAAAAAGTGGTGTCCAGAGTATATGATAGTAGTAGATAGTGCGTACTGCGGTCCCGGATGTTACAACTCTGTGGTAAATGGAAAGACTATACCATACGGTGGTGACACCAGTGTAAGTTTTCCACATAAACTCAACACGCTACTACACGAGACGACACATCACTACAACAAGATAGACTGGGGATGGGACAAAGATCTTCGACACCGCTATATGATAACACCCGGCCACGACCTATGGGCGAGACACACTAAACCTTACAATTCATGCGAGTTCATAGCCATAGTTCCAAAGGACGCACCATCAAAGATATTCAGGTACGGCACCTACGTAAGTGCCAACTCGAAAGTAAGTGCCAACTCGTGGGGCATATACGGAATGATGGACGAGTTCTCTGCATACTATAACGGAACCCGGTCTAACTGGATAGGATACCAGACAGCAAAGGTGAAAGGTGACAAGGTGTCGTTGAAAATATTCGAGGAAGGCTGCCTATCGACCTACTTCGCTTGGTACGAGTTCAGGACATTCACGGGATGGTACCTACTCTACGCCAAACAGAATTACCCAGAAATATACAAAGAAACGATGGGGAACCCGGAGATTGTCAAAGTCTTCACAGAGTTGGACCGAGAGTTCGGCGACCTGGTCACAAAGATAGAGAAAGAGTTTAAAGAAAGTTGGATAATAGAACAGTACGAAAAGGAACACGTGTCGTACCTGAGGCCGATAATGAAAGGACTCGAGCCTACACTGACAGAGTTCAAATCTTTACCGCCAATACCAACTAAAAAGAAGACAAAGAAGAAACAATAAAATAAAAATACAATGGGGGATATGATGAGGTGTTAAACCATTTAACTATATTTGTTAAACAAACCCACTGCGATGACACACGAAGAAATAAAACAAAACATTCTGACACTTGGTGAAGACTATAAAGCAGGTAAGATGAACTACACTGACTATAAATCTCAGTACGACAAACTAGCGAAGAAGTGGGCCAAGCTGTGTAAGCCAAAGTCTTTCGGTGAGATCCTGAAAGAAGACGGTATCAAAGTGACCAAAAATGGGATTGGGTGGTACACATACCACGGCAAGAACTTCACGGTGGATATATTCAACGAAGAGTGTGAGACAAAGTGGTGGGAAGTATCTATTTACGCAGACGGCGTAGACGGGTGTGTTTTCGATTACTTCAACGAATGGAACAACTTCGACACAAAGAAAGAGGTTCTGGATGCTCTATACTGCTTCGACAAAGAGATTACAAAAACGAAATGAAATGAAAGTTGTTTGTATAAGCGAGATCAGCTACGGCACAACTACGAACCTCACCTATGGTAAGGCATATGACGTTATCGACCAAACTTATTTTGACTATAAAATAGTTGATGATAAAGGTTATTTTACCTGGCATAATATAAGAACGGTAATACCAATGAATAAGTGGAGAGAGAAACAGCTGGAAGAACTGGGGATATGAAAGTAGGTACACTAGAGTTAGGACAAAAAGCAAAAGGGTTCAGGTTCACAAATAAGAAAAACTCTTCGAATATGTACTGGGATCAACGTATGGAGAAATACATCGGTCGCGAGGGATCAATAGTAGAAATAGTATACGAATCCAGAACACCGAATGAAAACTACATAACCATACAATTCGAAATCCTTCCTGATGAGGAAATTGAAAGATTAGTATTATCAAGTTCGAATGAAGGAGATTATCGTTTAGAGGAAGTGCCGCCAAGGAAATGGTGCTATCCTATAAAAGAGTATCTCCGTGAGATACGAGAACAGAGACTAATAGAACTAGGAATATGAAAGTAGGAGATATAATCTATGTTAATAAACCCTATACCGCACTATATGGTAAAACCGGAGGGTCTTATGAATACCATTTCATACCAGGTGATATGTATGAAATTACTTTCGTAGACGGGCCAGGTAGCATCATAAAAAATACAAACGGAGATGGTATTCCACATTGGGTCGGCGGTGATATTGAAGAAAGATTTTACACACAAAAAGAGTGGAGAGAAAGACAATTGAACAAATTAGAAATACAATGAAAAATATGTACATAATAACATACACAAGCGGAAGTTGGGACGACTTCCACAGAGGTAACCTGTTCGTAACCAATGACAAAGAACTCGCACTTGCCTACGTAGAAAAGGCAAACAAACTCTTAGTGAAAGTGAAAGAATACTACCGCGAGATTGACGAGAAACTAAACGATGATGATGATCCGATGCGTGGCATCTACATAGAGCAGTGGGCAAAATACCACACACTGGCAGAGGTGAACGTTGTATCATTAGAGGAAATAGAGATGAGGTAAATTATTTTCCGTATATTGTACCTATGAAAGAAGAAATGGACAACCTATCAGGATTCGAAAGAAAGATAAAAGAGATAATCGGAGACAATGGTAAAGTACAACAGGTGCTAGACCTTTTTCCCCATTGGATAAGTATGCCATTATTCTACAAAGGAGATAAGGTAAAGATGGATGGGAAGATTATAACCATAGACAAATGTGGTATGAAAGGTGGAAATTATATCTACTATTTCACCGACGAAAATGGCGAACAGTTTTATGCAAGAGAAGAAGAACTTTTAGACTAATGAAAGAAGTAAGAGACATAAAGATTGATTTACTGATGGGGAACCAAAACACTGTCATAGACCTGTTCTGCGAAATTACGTCAGGAATTGAGATTATCAATTGTAATGTATATAATGAAGATGGATTAGAATTCATATATCATAAAGATGGTCAATGGATATTCTACCAGGATTGTAAAAATGAAAAATTCTGGACACACTATTATAAATACTGGGAGTTTTTCGAATCCAATTTCCATTTGAAATACGAGGAAATACAAGCAATAACGAAGGTGCTGGTAGAAGACGCACTCAAACGAGAGGTGGGTACACCTGATCCAACGAAATTCCAATACTATTATAAGGTAGAAGACGCACTCAAACGAGAGGTGAGTCCACCAACCACCTCCACTGCCACCTGGTATTCCAAGGTGGAAGAAGCGATTAAAAAAGAGATGTGCACCGATAAAAATCCATAATATGGAAGACCTAATAAGAGAAATAAAAAGCATAGGGTTTAAAGAGGTCGTAAAGAACTCTGGTAGATTCAATTACGATCGATGGCGAATATATATTAGATTCATTGACTACGAACTAACATACAGCGACTACAATCCAGATCCATTAGAAACGGTCGAGATAACTCACAAGAACATTCAATTTCACGACAGAGAAATACTCAAAAATTACTTCGCGGTAGAGATGAGAGAAAACAAACTCAATCAACTAGGAATCTAAAACTACCTGTTATTAGGAGGAAGAAGATAGACATGACCGTTTATACCATACACATCCTTAATCCAAATATTTACTATATCTCTTAGAATATGTGCAAATAAATCCGACAGACCGAAACAAGCTCGTAGGAAGTCACGCACATCAGTGTTGAAATATACTTTCGTACCACCCGAAGATTCCATATCGAACGGATCCATCGATTGATTTAAAACATCACGCACAACGAATGATAGTATCTTCCTACCAGTACCATCAATGTAGTTGTAGGAAATACCCGCCTTCTCACCATAAGCTCCCCATTCAGTCGAAGGAAGATGCTCCTCTTCTCGTCTCAGGTCACCATACACATCCTCCAACCACTTAAGAGCTGCATCACTAGGCTCACCCTTCACGAAACTAACCATACACTTATCGAGATACCTGTACTCTTTCGAAATAATATGCCAATCATCACCCAAATACTCTTCATACCTAGAACGATCTATGTTAGGTAAACCGTCCACCAAGTAGACCCTTACATCCTCAGTAGAAGGGAAATCTTCGTAGACCTCGAAGGACATATCCTCACAGATTGACATCATCACCTGGTCGAACTCGTTCTTGGAGAACTCTTCATATAGTTTTATGTACCTCATCTCACTACACTCTTTATTGCATCTATATGTAAATCGAACTTCTGCTTGGTCATCCCACCATCAAATTTACGAATAATTAGCTCTTCATTAGTTAACTCACTATACTTCTTTCTCTCACCATAATCACCTACCTCTAATTTATCTGAGATGATTAGTTCCAGTAGCTTACCCACTACATCCATCGACACAAGAACGTTTTTGGTCCTGTTGTTGTAACCAAAACGGATCTTCTTCGTCTTCCTCACAGGACTCTCAACTACACTGATATAAATCGTTCCAGAATCTCCATCACCACGGTTACCCACAAACGCAAGGCCTATTTCAGATCCGCTACCGAAACACCTGACATATTTTATATAGAACTCATGCTTGACACCATCCAACATAAACTCAATCGAGTTTCCACTCGTAGGAGGTGCAACAACAACCTCGAAGTTGGCATTCCCTGTAATCGAATTAAAGAATGTCTTAGTCCTCATTATATTGTACTCGGTATCTATCTTACCCAACATATCGTCGAACCACCTGGAAACCTGTGTAACCACGAACTTACCCTTATACTGTCCGTTGATAGTATATTCATTCACATCAACATCGAAACCGTTGTCGGTGAAATCTGTCACGAAGTCTTGTGACCAATTCTCAAACATTCTAATTTTCATACGAGTATATATTATTATTATTTACCCTAAAACAAATGAGGACAATTGTCCGTTGTGGACACCAAACCACCACCTTATCTTTACTAAAAAAACGACATGAGAGACAACATGAAAATAAAATGTATAGACAAGTTCGACAACGAACTCGCGGATGGAGACCTGGTAGATGTACAACAAGCGGGTCAACACAGGATCTACAAAAGAGACGGTCTTCTTTACTTCAGACCATATGGAGAGGAAGAAAAAGTTAGCGATTATTTTTCGAACGACATAATAAAGGTTACAGAATGATTCTTATATTTGTTATATTTGTAAAAAAAGTGATAGAGAAAGGCAGTAAAGTAAAAGGATTCAGATTCCACGAACTAAACTCGGCAAACCTAGATTGGACCGAATCTAAGGAACGATTCATCGGTGTCGAAGGAATTGTTAAAAAGATATCTGAAGGACCACACGGCGTCGGACCGAGATTCGAAGTTCGATTTCCTAGAGAATGGGATAGAGACTACAGCAACGAAGCCAATACATCGTGGTCTAACAGTTGGGGCGTAATTTATCCTCTCGCGGAATACTTACAACATATAAGAGAAGAAAGACTTAAAGAACTGGGTGTATGAAAAGAACATTCATAAAAGACGAGACATACCTCATCACCGACGAACACGATGGTAGCTGGTGCCTTATACGACCTTACACCACACAGAACGATGATTTTGCCAACGCGTTAGTATTTGGATTGACCTTCAGTAATATGAACCATATGTGGCGGAAGTCCAGTAATGAGTTCCTCAGAAAAGACGGTCAAAACACCTATCCTTATTTGAGTGGAAAAAGAGTCTCTGTGTACGACCGTGAAGTACGCTTGGCCACTGATTTAGAAAAGATTATATTAGACCGAGTGGCACAAATAGGAGCTCTAACAGACGAAGAGATTAGAGAGTTGAAGATTGACCTGGTTCTCGAATAAAAAATCTTAAAACATAAAAAGTATGAGCACGACATTTGGAGTAAAAATACCTAGCACCGGAGAAATAATACCAATTGCTAGAAGAGTAGGAATTGGTAACGGTAAAGTAAGATTGACCTGGGTTAAAAAATTAGGCGAATTATTACCTAATGATTTAGAAGTAGTAGCTATAGATAATAGCAACCAAGGAATCAATTGTATTGGAGATATCAAAGAACATATCAAAGAACAAGATGAAATTTGACGCTACTAAAGAGAACGTATTTTCTACGTGAAATATATACTCTATAAATAAAAACACACCTATGAAAATACTGAAAACATACGAAGGATTTCTAAACAAAGGCATAACGATAAGACCAATGACTGAAGCCGATGTGAGAACCTGTATGGATATTAAGTTCCAATACTTTGGTAAATTCTGGGGCGACTTAGCAGATCCAAAGACCAAAGAAAAACACGACCAATACTCTATCAATAAACTTGATTATTCAGTTTCAATTGTAGCAGAAATAAACGGTGAAATTGTAGGTGGGTATATACTCAAAAAAACAAAGCTCCCAGTCATAATCGGTAACTTCTACGACTTTGAAGGTGACGACTCTACAGGTATAGAAGGTGTTTCTTTATTTGTGCATCCAGACCATAAAGAAAAAGGTATTGGACACATGCTTAAATACTACTACAAAGAAAACCCAAGACCGGATGTAAAGTTCATATGGGGCCAAGCATTCCACGGACTAAAGAACATAGATCACTGGTTGAAAAGTAGGAAACTCTTTAACGACTTAGATGGTGTTTACTTCACCATAGAAGTATACGACGGTACAATCGATAAGTATCCAACAACTGAACACCTCGCATTCTACGAGACCAATAAAAAGTCAGCAGCGGACTACATAGAAGAACTCGCTAAAGAAGGGAAAAGTTTGGAAGAAATACAAGGTGATGAACTACTAAGTGCCTTTGACCCTGAAGAGATAAAAGAAATAACTCAATACTTAAACTTATTCTAAATGAAACACCTTAACCAAAATTGTGGATCATCTTGTGGACCAACGTCTCTCAGAATGATTATGAGTGCTGTTGGTTACCGAGAAGAACTGGGTATACAAGATATATTCGATATGTCTCCTACCAGAATCGGTGGCACACCTTGGCCAAGAATGCATGACATAATAAATAAACTCGGTATAAAGCACCGGGTTATGGCGGAAACTCCTCTCAATTATTTCTTACAAAACCCCGACAAAGTTTGGATGCTTGCAGTTTACTACGGTAACATAAAACATTGGGTGGTACTAAAAACGGTAGGTGGAAAGTTTATTGTATATGACCCTGCAGATACCGTTAAGGAGTATGGATACAAAGAGTTGTACAATATCTATGAATGTAGGAACTCATTAGCAATAGAGTTTGATCTTAGTGACTTTTTGGGACAGTCAAATAAACAGACAACACGTGATGATGATGGTGACTATGTGATGGATCACGTAAACGAGAATCAAATGGTTCTTATAGAGGACTCTAATTTCATATTTGGTAAGAGGGGTAGAAGGGTTATGACCACTGAAGAGATTTACGAGGCAGACTTTGAGGAGGATTACATTTACGGTATATTCTCGAATAGTGAGATATTATACAAAGATTTTATATTTGCACGCTCTGGAGAAAAAACAATCTTACTTAGATTTTATTAGGGATAATTCTTATCTTTGAATAGTCAGGTGGCGGAATTGGTAGACGCAACGTGGTATGGCAATACAGAGGGTGATGGTGAAAGTCCCATCAGCGGTAAGTGACCTCTCTTATAACAAGTTCGAATCTTGTCCTGACTCTAAAAATTTTAAAATAAAAACTCTAAACATGACCGCAGAAAACATCTTACAAAAACTAACCGAAGCCTTAACCCGATTCGGTACATATTCCTTTGACGACAAAGGACCCTACGAAGTAATGAACATCACACCCATCACCGACTTCGTAAAGACACTATCCAAAGAAGACGCCGCAGCAATCATAAAAGAAGTGATTGATGCCGAAGGGTATTCAGATAGAAACAAAGTACTAGCAGATGCAATCGCTGGAAACTGCGACGACATGCCAGAAGACTGGTTCGATTATGTATTGGAAAATTCCGGAGCGGAATACTGAGTTCGCGAAGTTCACTACTAAAATCTGTACAATATGAGTTATACCAATTTACTTAATAGTTTATCACCACAAGAAAGAATTACGTGGGATTTATGTGTTGATATAGTCAGAGAGAAGTCTAAAACCATAGATTTTACTGATTATAATCAAGTGGTGTATACTAAATTAGTTTCGTCAAGATTTATGTTATTTGGTATAACTAGAAAGATGAATGATTTAGAGAAAAAATTTAATAACGGTGAAGAATCTAAAGGATATAGTTTAGAACAGATTGAAAAAGCATTTATATTCTATGGTCTACGAAAATTAAAATAAAATGCATTAACAATATTTGTGATATGGAATACTCATTCAACCAGCTCCTCCAGGAGATAGCCAACGGCAAGCGTCAGGTGACTATAAAGTTCCCTGACGTTGATACACCTATCAAAGCCATCATCACCGATATAAACCTGGTCAATCCAGATTGGAAGCCACTCAAAGTAAATATTATCACTAAGGGGCTACAGATAAAAGACTATAGATGGGTCGAACACGATTTCATAGGAGAAGTCAAAGAAGAATATCAAAGACACTATACAGAAGATTGGATCAAAGTAGAGTTCATAACCGATATCGATTTCGAAGAAGGTCAACAAATAACAATGCCTCTATGAAACTAATATGTAAACATACTCACAATGGTTTCAGAAAAGGTGAAGTATATGAAGGTGTTTATGTACAAAACGCCATTATGATTATACGAGAGAAAGACCAAAAGAAATGGTTCTATGGACTCAAAATAGCCAAAGGCGTTGATTTCATAGGAACCTGGTTCTGGACGCCAGAAGAATGGCGAGAGCTGCAACTAAAAGAGATTGGGATATGAGACTGAGATGTACTAACGAAAAAATGATCAATCATTCTTTTACGGGTGGAACAATCTTCGAAGAAGGGAAAGAATATGATGTTATTGGTATAATACAAAGAAAAGTCGAATTCATAACAGACTACGACAGGTACTGGGAAAAGACCAAGCTCATAGCCGGAGCTAGAGAATGGATCAGAAAAGGATATACCAAAGAGAACCTTCACGAGGTCATACCTGGATATCTGACGATAGAAGAAGTAAAACGACTTTATGTGAAAGAAGTGATGGTACCACACGCAATTATAAAAGGTGATGATGTACATACCGTAGCATTTTGTTTAACTTCATATGAAGAGTTCTATAAGATGGGTGCTGCGATAAGCGAAGCGAGAAACAACCACCTCAGAGGTAAGCCGGCGTTCGAACACACCGTAAGGGTAATCGATGAATACTTCGACTATGTCCAAATAAGAAGAGATAAAAAATTGTTGGAGATTGGTATTTAATAAATAAAAACACTATATTTGTATTGTAAAACATTGTACTGAATACACAATACATATGGATGACCATGAAATGAAACCGAACAAACTAAAAGTTCCCTCAGTGGTACATGGATCAGGAACTTTATCCATATGTATTTTTGTTATTTTTTAATTATAAGACAGAATGAGACACTTAAAAAGATTAATATTCACACTAATTGGAATAGCATTCGTAACAGCTCCTGCCATAGGCCTTATATACGCTATGGCACAAGAAACCAAATTCGAAGTCACTATTGGTGCAGTTATAGGAATGTCTATTATAGGAATCCTAATAACCGTTATGATGCTCTTTTTAGGTGGAGTCACAAACAAACTCTTTGAGGATAGTGGAAGAATAATCTTCACCGCTTTCTTTATGATTTCATTTCAAAAGAGAAAGAGACTGTACCACTCTACTATGGGAGAGTTTGAACTAATCATCGACGAAGACGAGTTAGAAGGACTATTGGTGAAACAAGGTATCTTCTCCTGTAAAGAAATAGGCAAATTCGACCTAGACAAATACAGCTTAATGGAGACCATAAAGAAATACCTTGATACCAGATACAAAGACGAGATAGCAGAAAAAGAAGAACGTAAGAGAAAACGAGAATTCGTAGAAAGGCTAATGAAAAAAGAAGGGTACCTGGACGTAGAGGGAAAGAGAGACGATAAAATATCAAGTCTTGGGATATGAGTGAGAGCCTTTTAAACGCCATCAAAAGCGAAAAGAGAGAACGCCTTGGAAAAAGATTCATTCGCTGGGTCGACTATCAGTGGGACTATGAAAAAGGATCATTCAATAAATGGCGAGTATCTGAAGAAAGAGCCATAAGAGAGATTACAGAATCGATTCTTTTAGATCCTAACAAATGCTATTTCGTATATAAAGACAATAAGCTCCAAAGCATGCCCGATGATATTTGCTTTGACAATACATTGGAAGTCGATATATTGGTATTCAAAGAGCTTCTAAGAGATTGTAGACTATCGGAGATTGGGATTTGATCACTCTGCCTCTTCGTAGTGATCCTTCAACAAAGTTCTTGCCTGTGACGAGCTGAGATCGAAGTACCATATCAGATCTCTCCTGATCCTGAACCAGTTCGTATCAACACCACCAAATCCATTGTAATCTATCGACCTCTTCGTTGGCCATAACTTCATCAACATCTCTTTTACCGCAGGGAAAACACCCTCGTCTCCCCTAACAAACGTCACGCAGCTATTATTGACAAGTGTGTTCACAAGTATGGTCCACTCGCTACCGAGGTAGTCCTTCCACCTGGACAGGTCGGTGTCGTCAACCCGCCCATCGACCGTGTAGACCCTGGACAGATTACCCTCGTAGTAGAGACTAAACGACATGTCGTCGCAGATGGACATCATCACCTGGTCCAAATCCGATGCGGAGAAATCCTCGTAAAGCTTTATGTATCTCATACGTTTATATATATTAATCAAAAATTGGAATATAATTCTTATCTTTATTTTCTAAACACATCTGATATGAAAGGACCAATGACATTGAAACATCGTAAGAACATCGTAAGAGAGGCCAAACGATTGATAAAGGATGAGGTAAAAGATTATGATTCTTTACTTTGTGGTCAAAGAGAATCTATATTAGATGAATACATCGATAAAATCTGTATAGAAAAAGGCTGGACTTTATCACACTTCTATTACGAAGATGGTAAGGTCCTTGAAAAAATTCTAAACACATAAACTGACGAAATACTAGAATAAATGGAACACAGTAAGAGAATAGAGGACTTAGTCCGAAGCAGGGTATCCGGATTCCACAAGCTTCTCAGTTTAGAGAGGCACGAGGGCACACACATCGCACACTACATAAAGATATCAATGTATAACCACGAACCTTCATTCCTGGTTGACTACATACACATCGACCACCTCGACATCAAAGCCGAGATTAGGAACTCACTCATAGAAGACCTGCTGGACAACAAAGGGGAAGACCTGGAAGAGACCTTCGACATCGAGAGTATCATATACTCGGACGAGCAGCAAAAACGCCTGGAAGAGCTACGTTCAGGTAAGACAACGACCTGGCGAAACATTATGGTTCCACCTGGGATTAACTTCAAAGAAGAGATCCGTCAGGTAAAAATGGAGTGGGCCAACTCATTCACCGTAGGTGAGCCAGTCTACTATAATGGACACCACGCCACAATCACCTTCAAGCACCAAAACGAGGATAAAGGCTACCAGCTATGGTCGGTCAGGGTAGGCGACGACGAGCACAGATACGTTTGCGGGACCAAGCTCTCCAAAAGAAAGGTAGAGAAAGCCAAGCCATTGGCACAGAAGGATAAGAGACCCGAGGACAAAAGACTAGAGAAGTTATCGACTGAGAGGTTATTGAAGATGTATAAGGCAGGAATGAAAAGGAACAGAGGTATTGGGAACGCTGCTATAAAGAGGATACTGAACGAGAGAGAACATGTAAAGAAGGGTGAGGGCAAGACAATCATTGTACCACATTGATATGATAAAAGTAGGAGACAAAGTAAAGGGGTTCAAGTTCGGAGAGAAAATAGGTGACGGATCTGAGACCACCTTTTCAATAGACAAAACGACCGGGCTGAACTACCACCCCAGCATGGATCTCTACGTTGGTGAAGAGGGTGAAGTTGCTGAGGTAAAGGAGGAGACATTTGTAGTAAAGTTCATGAACCTCAGGAATTTGTCTGATCTGCTTCATTTTCAAAATTATGATTATTGGACCTACCCAATCGCTGACTACATAGAGATTACAAGACATGAAAGAATAAACGAACTCGGCATATAAATTCCCGTAAGTTTTTACTATATTTGTAGTATAACGCAGAGCGTATCACGCGATGCTAGAAACGAACGACGATGACGGATACGAGAAAAAAAGACTTTATAACACGACTGGCTACCAAGAACCTGAAAAGGAAATTAGACCTCATCAAAGAAAAATCGACCAGAGAGCGTATTATCGAACTATACAAAATAGTCCAGGTACTAAATAACGATCAGATAAACGCTATAAAAACGGATCTAAAAAAATTCACACCTGAACTTACTGCTCTGCAGACTGCCAACCGTGTAGTCAGAAACCCGGATCATATACGAGAACTAAATATGGATGACGAGATGATTCAGTTTGCCTTAGTTACAATAGGAATAGAAATTATTCCATATACACAGAAACACTTATAGGATGATGGAAGTAACAGACATACTCAAACAAGTAAAGTATGGTACTTTGGAAATTATGGCCAAAGACCTTGCTGATCAGATAGACGACCACGACGGGTTCTTCATAGGAGCTCGCCTACCGGACCCAGAAGACATCGTAAGGCATGCGAAGTTAGTAATAGCGTTCGGGCACGTAATAAAAATCTATTGCGGAGAGGGTGGAATACCTATCTACGGGCTTCACCACGGTCAGTTCGAACGCCTAGTGGACAAATACCATCCAGAGATAAAAGAAGGTCTTAGAAAGAAATGGTAATATGTTAGAAATAGGAGAACGAGTAATATGCACGAAAGGTGAGGAAAACTATAACACCCTCGTCCTGGGAAAGACATACGAGATAACTGACCGAGCGCTCGACTCATTTGGACAATGGATCTACAAGCTCAAATCCGACGATGGTCTAACCTGTAACTGGATAGAGCAGTGGGTCGACGAGAACCTTGTGGTCACGCCTGGGATCGAACCCTGGTTCGATCCCTACTTCATGCCGGTGTCATGGTATAGAGAAGAAAGAATAAAAGAATTAGGGATATGATGGAAATAGAGAAAATACTTAAAATAAAGTTTTTAAAGCCCGGTGAGTATATATCAACTACTGGCGAAGAAATTATAGAGCGAGATATTGATTTTGAAGATTTATTAAAAATAATCAGGGATATAGAAACTCAAAAAGTGGGTTTTGGAAAAAGCATACACAAAGAAGCTTTTACAGGAGTAGACTATCTTGGTAATGTAGTTAAGTTTTCTTCTTATCTTATTTGGCAAGATAATAAGAAAATCTATAAGTATAGCTTTGATGAAAATTGGATACCTTTTGATAATGAGATATTAAGAAGAGATAGAGAAGAAAAACTAAAAGAAATAGGAATATGATTGTGGCATTGCTCTGAGCGAGATAAGTCGAGATCAAATAAAATTTTAATACATAAACTGCCATGAAAATAAAGCTCAAATACAAAGACACTGCCATAGAAGTATTAGAAGGTGATATTGTCAAAGTATCATACAATTACAATGATAATACCTATAAGATATGCTGCGTTCAAAATTCAGATTATTCGTTTGACTTCGGCACAGCATTTATTCTAAACAATAAAACATTCGATGATGGTTATAAAACAATACCGGTCTCTGATCTTATATTCATAGATAGAGACTTTTATGATCCAGACCATTTTTGATAGAAAGATGATTAAGCGTGGAGACAAGGCAAAAGGATTCCGGTTCGAAAACTCGAGTGGGGTTCACTGGAACGACCTAATGGAACAGTTCGTGGGCGTGGAAGGTATCGCGAGGCAGGTCAGGCCGAAAATGAACGAGCTGGTCATAGGCTTTATCGGTACACCCATACACGTAGATACATTTCGCGTAATGCCAGCAGAACCAAACATGCAGCACTGGATCTATCCTCTGGACGAATACCTGGTATTGCAGAGAGAAGAAAAACTTAAAGAACTTGGGATATGAAGATAGGAGACATAGCGAAAGGATTCAAATTCCCCGCATTCAATAACTCGGCAATCCTTAACTACAATAGAGGTATGAACCGTTTCGTGGGTGTAGAAGGCGTCGTAAGCGACGTGGGGACCGACACATTCAGCATATTCTACGACGGAGTCGGCTACTGGTCCTACCCAATCAAGGAGTACCTGGCGATACAAAGGGAACGGAGACTAAAAGAACTAGGGATATGAAATACGTAAAGGTCATATCGGACGACGCGACGCTGAAGGACTACAGTTACGAGCCGCTCATCTGTGGTGGTCTCTACAAGTCGGAATTCTCGAACAAATACTATACCTTAGTCTTCTTCACCGTCGACGGGACCGAGTACGAGCTGGTCGTTCACAACAGACACCTACAATTCCTGGAGCCCGACGAGTACAGAGAAGAGAAACTGAAACAACTTGGAATATGAAGATAGGAGACAGAGTGAAAGGGTTCGAATTCGCAGAACAGAGGCGAGCCTTATTTGTTGCGATGACAACACCTATGTACAACCTCATAGGCGTCGATGGAACCATTGTAGAAATAGACCACGATAATGGCACCTTCAAAATAGAATTCGGAAATAAAAACGTAGACAATGGCACTTCTGCTTGGTGGTACCCAATCGACGAGTACCTTGTAATACTAAGAGAAGACAAACTAAAAGAACTGGGAATAAGATGAAAGAAGAATTAGTATATGAAGGATGGATGGGGCGAGAAGCTCAGAAGTTCTTCGAAGGGAACTGCATAAGAGAAGAAAGAGATGGTTGTGATACCGTAGGATCATTCATACGATTAGCCAACGGTAAAATGCACCTACCGTCGAAAGGAGATAAGTTCACCAAGCATGAAGATGGAAGTATAACGGTTGAATCACTTCATAGATGATAAAAGTAGGAGACAGGCGAAGGGTTTCAGGTTTGAGACCTCATCAAGTACCACCTTCTCCCGGTATTTTGGCGTACACTGGAACTCTCAAATGGAGAAGTTCATTGGCGTTGAGGGTATCGTGAAAGGCGTAATACCGGAAATCAACGTAGAATTCGAATTCAATTGCAAAGAAGAATCACCATTCATACAACCTCATATGGTTCTAAAATATTAAGTGTTTTTCACTCAAATTTTATTTTAAGTGAATTTCACCCTTATTAAGTGAATTTCACCAGACCACCCAGTATCTCCTTCACTATGGCCGACTTCGACCTGCGGACGCCCTTCTTAGTGTAGACCTCAACCACGTTGTCCGTTATGGACCTGTTTATCCTGTCGTGCCTCTTCGTGAAAAGGTCCTGGTACTTCCTCCAGCCTGACTCGACGTCCCAGAAGTACTTTGGCTTCTGCGACTTGTAGAAGGACGAGCCAGTGAACTCCGACTTCATGTTAGGCGGTAGATCCTCGACCTTTATCTTACCAGCGCCGCCTTCCAGCACCTTCTTTATCAACTCAATCATCTTCTCGGCCTTGCCCTCGTCCATTCCCTTCCAACCCTTCTCGTAGGCGGACATGACCTTCTTGAGCTCGCGGTCAGTACCTACCTGCAACCTCCTCTCGTGGCCCTTCTCCAGAAGTTCCCTGCTGAACTCAATGTCCTCCGAAGGGACAAGGACGAAGATGTTCCTGTAACCCTTCAGCAGCTTGTGAGCGTCCTTCTTGTAGACGTGCCCTCCACCGAAGTCGAGTATCGAAGGCTTGTCGAAGCCCTCGTAGTCCTCCGACAGGACGTGGGCCACGCACTCGCGCTCGGAATCCTCTCCGTACCCGAACTCAGCCTGTAGCCTGTCCAGAGAGACGACCTCGAGGCCCAGGCTCTTGGCGAGTGCATTGGATATGGTCGACTTTCCGACCGTAGGTGGACCTATCAGTATGATCCTGTCTTTGCCCATGTAATCCTTCACGTCCTTCTTCTTCGACTCGAAGATCCCGTATGTTCTAATGTACTTCATAGAGTATATATTAACGCAAACATTCCCGGATTCTGGCACAACAGACAATAAGAAAACGGATAATGCTTTTAATATATAAAGCATGAGAAGAAGACTGATGATGTTCGAGGAGTTCGGACAGGATAACAAAATGGACCAGGTCAACCAGATAGCCACTGCGATGCTGGAAGACAAAGATGCCGAGAGGATAAATCTCGCCAAAGACAACGTGTTTCGTATATGGTCCTACGCAGACAAACCATCTTATGGTCCTTATGGTCAAAATCCGTTCATTGACAAAGACACTAAGACCAGGTTCAAACCTATGCTCGAAGACGAGGGTTGGAACTACGCCGTAGGACAGGGTGGCGGTACCAGCGACAGGATATATGTGATTTTCTACGACGAGGATGAACTTCTCGAGATGCTCGATCAGGATGAACTATGGGACTGCTTGGATATTCTGAAAGACGAACTTGGCACCTCTAATCCTGACGCAGAGGAGGAGGACTTCGCGGACACCTTCTTCGACGAGTTCACTAACGAAGATGACGAGTTAGAGTCCGGGGAGGACGTCTGGGAGTACAAGCACAGGAGGAAAGATTTGATATTAGAGTACATAGTATTCGTCCTATCAATGAGATAAAAAAAGGCACCTTAGGTGCTTTTTTCTTTAATACTTTATCGTATATTTACGGCATGTGTGAAAAAATCGTCTGTATAGAACCTTACGACAACAACGAATCAACAAAAAGAGGATACAAATCCAGAGGCCATATCCCTGGGGGCTTGACCTACGGAAAGGAGTACGAGGTAGTAAACTATGCAGAAAACCTGTTCGACGAGTTCGTCGAGATCATCAACAACTTCGGTCACAACACCGAGTATCTAAGGTCGAGATTCGTCTCAAAGGAAGAGTGGCGCGAGATGAAGCTAAAGGAACTTGGTCTATAAAACTTATACGAAGTCCACGTAGTCGAACTTCTCGAACCTGGAGGAGAACCACTCATGCACCACGTTCATACGTTTCACGGATCCCGCCGATATGTTCGCGGTAATCTTCTCACCCCGCTCGTAGTGGTTCCCAGATATGTAATCGATGAACCCTTCGAGATCCACTTTGGGCATTATTAGCTTGCTCTTCAATCCAATCTCGTTGAGTATGTTCTCGTTCTGGTAGGATATCTTCAGCTCACTGTCGTCTTTGAAGTGCCAGAAGTACCACGAACCACCCTTTGTGTACACGATTGTGTCTTCACCCCACCTGTTCTTGTTGGTCTCAACCTCCATGTCACCGAGCCTTGAGTCTAGGTAGGAGAATATCACATCAATCAGGTTACCCTCGTAGACGAATATCCTCATCGGCTTAAGCCGGTCGATTGCCATCGCGATCCTTTTACCCTCACCCAGCATAGGTATGTGGTCTTCTAGTATCGTAGCAATCTCTAGTTCGGACAACTCAGAATAGTCGGTTGTGTATATTGTCGCACTCTCAATCTCTTCACTGGATGTTATGTCAACTCCCAGTTCCTCGCAGAGGTGTGTTATCAACTGTGTTGTCTCGTCCAGGTGGAATCCCTCGAATGTCTTCAGTAGTCTCATAAGGGTATATATTATTTACCGGAACCCAGTATGATGAGTTGCCAAAAAACTCGTATTTTTTGGCACCTTTCTTTTTAATCGCTATATTTGTTCCTATGAGAATAACAATAGTATGAAGGTCATTTGTGTAAGTAATCAATCAATATTAGAACGCCTGTCAGTCACGTCGGCAAGTGGTACGATGCAAACGACTATGGAATGTCTCCGGATTTGATTTTAGTCAAAAATGATAGTGATAGATGGTCTTATCTGGATCGGAAAAACTTCAGAACCGTAGAAGAGCTCAGAGAAGATAAACTTAAGGAATTGGGAATGTAAGTTTCATAAAGTCCATGTTATTTTAAGCCACCCGGCAAATCCCCGGCCCTACCGGTAGAAACATCCCTGGTGTTCACAATCCTCGAACCCGCGTCGATCCAGTCCCTGGTCGTAAGATAGAACCCGTTATCAAGACCCTTAACACCCAGTAGCGAAAGAACCTCATCTGGATCATTATGACCTGCCGCAGACAGCATCGTCCTAACAGAATCCGCCGTGTACATCTTGTTGTCGAGATCCGCCTCAGCAGACGCCTGCCACCATTGGCAGTACTGGTATATAGCGGTACCCTCCGAGTTCACGTCTATATGAACACTCTTATCCTTATCTGAGTTCCTGTCGGTTATGTTCTTAAGCAACCAGTCAAATGGTGTGAACAGGATCCACTCATCAACATCGAAGTACTTCTTTATACCAACAGATATGTCGTCGAACAATATGGTCTTACACTCCTTAGGTAGAAGTGCAGCACACCAGGCCATCCCTGTGATCCTTCCGTCTTGGTGGAAGTGTGGAGCGTTGTCCTTCGCCTTATCGATAGGGAACCTCTTATGTAGGTCGTCGAAGATTGACTGCTCCTCGGTTGATGCCGTCTTGCGCCACTTTGTGAAGTCTTTTTTGTATTGGTCGAATACGTGCGGCCAGTCCTTCATCATAGCGGCCAGTAAAGGCATTCCCGCAGCCTTACAAAGACTTTTCATAACCCCGAAGGCCTTTCTATTCATAAAGTCGTCGGTGCCAATCAGTACCGCCTGGGACATCTTATCGTACCAGTGAGTGGCACCTAGGTTCTTTGCCAGTGTTGACTTACCAGAGGCGCTGGGGCCTGACAGTAGTATGAACCTCCTTCTGGGAAGCTTGGCCTCCTTCAGCACTTCGTAAGTCTTTATGTACTTCATAAATATCTTCTTTTTTGTATATATTATTTTTTAGCACCATATCAAATCTTTTATTTATTTTTGTATAAAAACAAAAATATTTTTTATTATGAACTTACCATTAATTATCTCAAGAATCATCAAAGCACTCGGAACCACACTCGCTACAGGTACACTTTACTACCTGTTACTAAACTGGTGGGTCGGTGGAACCTGGTCAGGTGGATACTATCTATTACTAACAATAGCAACGGTGTGTTCCGGCATAATGGCACTTACAGTAGCAGACGAAGATGAGGTTCCACCGACCTGGAAAAGTTTAGGTAAAGGAATACTGATAGGTATATTAATTTACATCATATTAGGCATAATCTGTGTCATATTCAAACTTCCTGAATGGGCCTCAGTAATGGCCACCGGCTTATCGATGGTAGTTACATCTATGTCAGCAACTGACAAAGAAATACTGGGTAAGTAAATATCATATTATGAGGATATTAGTTTCATTGGTTTTTTTGTTATTTTCTGTTTGGTGTTTCTCATGTGAGATGTGCAGTTCAATTTTCACACAGGGACGTAGGTCTTCTTGGCAATCGACACCCAACATAACTCAGACTAACGGTACGTTCACGACTAAGACTGGACGGATATCTGTCAGGTTTATGAAGTATGGTGATGGTCAGGCGACTGGAGTTAAGATTTCAGGTATAACTATGTTTGGTGATTACTATAGTCAAGTTTTCGAACATGGTGTATTTAAGATTCCACCAGGTACCTACACGGTTTACGTACAAGGACACGTCTACGGTGTTGGTACTTTGGAGGGTCATATTTGTTACGATTGATGTGCTGGTTATTGGTTCTATTACCACTTAGGAAGGTAAATGGTGTTCTTAGTCCTACACAGGGTTATTGGGTAGAGGAGTATTCAGATCCGGTGCAGGCGATGTACGACTGGTTCACGCATGACTGGGAAACAGGTTTCGATAGGGACTTGGGTTATCGTCTTTCTGGTGATGGTAGTGTTGTGTTCGAACTTACTTACTTTCAGTTACAAGATCGTCTTTTGGATCTGGGTAGATATGGCATACCCGACTCTTCGTTTGTACATTACGAGTTCTACGTGGCACTGATAGATGTCAATGCTTGGCATGTTGGACGTTTTCGTAGGGCTAGTAAGCGATTAGACATAGGTGTTTCACCATTGTTAGAGGAGGTATGTGTTCTTGCACTTTCAGGTCACATGGGAAAGGATTGGTCGGTACCTGGGTCTTGGGATATAGGTGACGCAGAGTTGGCTTATTTAGACTACGATGAGTGGGCCAACGTTATGAGGTCAGAGCGTTTGGTTGAGGATAGGAAGAATGATTGGAGGTTCTGGCCGAGGGTTTGGTGGAGATTTTGGTACCTTTTGGGAGATTTTAGGAATGGAATATATAACTGGTGCTGGTTTCGGTGCCGTATAAAAAAAATAATAAAAAGATGGAGAAAAGTAAAGTGATTGCCTTTATAGTGTCGTTTTTGTTTACAGGATTTGTATTCTCACAGAATATGACTCAACAACAGCAACAACAGGGTATTAAGGGTTTGGTATATGGCCCTAACGGTCTTTGTGACCAGTACAGAGCACAACAACAGGGTGAGGCGGTGAACCCTGGTATGAAAACAGAGGGTCAGTGGCACCAACTTCACGGTGCGGACACTCCGTTGGGCCTAAAGGTCTACGGCGCCACTATGAACGTCATCTGTCCACAACCTCAGCAACAACAGAACCAAAACAGACCATAGTTTTTCACATTATAAAAAACCCGTTCAAAACAGAACGGTTTTTTTTTACACCATATCAAATCTTTTATTTATTTTCGTATAAAAAATAATATGAAAAAACTAATAGCTACAATCTCATTTATGCTAGCATTCCTAGCAAACTCACAAGTAAAGGTCACAAACGCTACTGGACCAAACTTCAATGATGGTGCCGTATCAGTCGACACCACAGGAACAAACATTAAAAAGTGGTCAATCTATAGAGTCGTAGACGCTGCAATACAGGGATCCGAACTGGCCACAAACTTTAAAACAAAAGGCGAACTCGTACCAGGCACCTACTGGGTACTCGGTAAGAAGAAAGATGACGGCTTAGCCAAATTCTCGTTGGACACACTAATAAACATCTCTATCGCTGTCACTAAAGACTGTGACTCACTGAAGGTCACTTCCTTCAATGTTATACAGATGCCAGATCCACAGAACCCTCAAAACCAACAAACCTGTATTTACTTTTCAGTCGATAAAGCTAACTATGCTATGATTGATAAAGTATACACAAAGAACTGGGACAACACATTCACCCAATACTACGGTCCAAACCAAGGTGGTTGCTTTATGAACCTATACAATCCTAAACTATACGTCGTATTCACCGACGCTAACGGTTGTTCCGTTGTTGGAACCAATAACAAAGAATACAAACCAACCGGTGTTCCTATAATGATTGTACCAGGTACAGAACCAGGACCAATCACCAACTACGTAGCACTCGGCTTTACAGACTGCTCAGGCTACTATATCAGCTACGACAACACTCAGTATAAGATCTGTAACTACGCAGCAGCACAGGTCGCAGGAATCGTTCACCTCGATAGTATTATAGTATCTGGTAAGTTCCTATCTGATTGTAACGATAATACTCCCGTATGTCAGATGTACCACCCGTACGCAGGATATTTCTGGCTGGACTCTGTAAGAGCAATACCGACCAGGCCTGCAGATACAACCTGTTGGGACAACCACCAGTTCAACATCAAAACACTCGTATGGGAGAACAAAGGCACAAAACCGGTACAGCCTACAGACACTATCTACGTCTACCAGTTCGACTCGGTGAAGTGTTTGTGGGACAATACAGGACTAAAAGACTCATCTAGCTTATCTTTACGTGAACAACAACTTAAAGAGTTGTTCTGGCCGAACCCTTTCAACGATAGGATAGAGATTAGCTTGACACCTGGATCATACGGTACATTTACAACCATCGAAGGGAAAACAATCCAGGTATTCGACGGAGGCACAATCTCAATCGATACACAGATGCTGCAACCAGGGACTTATTTTCTGAACATAACAAAGGACAGACAAACAATATCACTGAAAGCCATAAAAAACTAATCTGATACAGATTATAGAAAGGTGCCAAAAAACGTGTATTTTTGGCACCTTTCTTTGTTTAATCCAGGAAAGATCCTTATATTTATGAAAAGAAACGATGGGACCATAGCTAAGACATATCGACTCACTGGGAAAGCCGGGAAAGGGGCGTTGCACAACATCAGTGCAGGAAGAGTAGACTCCAACCTGCTTTATAAAAAAATAAAGTCGTCCTTTGTTCATTAGAATATATTCCTTATATTTGTCAAAAAACATATCTATGACACGAAAAATAGAAGCGAACTCAATCGATGAGGTCTATGAGGAGATTCTCAGGCTACAGCGCCTGCACGGCAGAGAAAGAGTCATCGTGGACCAGAAGGATCTGTATGGCTTCCTGCGCAGAGAGACTTTCCTGAACGAAAACGGTGTCGTGCAGCACAGAGTCAAATGGTGCGTAAACATATCTATATCGTGAAAGATAATCGTCTAAATAAACGATAAAACGTATTATCGTCTATTTAGACGATGCTTGACCAATTGCCATTACTAATGTACTTTTGACATTCAGATTCCGAGAAGACCAGCTCCGACTGCTGCCTTCTCTTGTTCTTCTTGCTGGAATAGATCCTGGACAGATGGAACTGCCCTCTGCCCGTTGATCTGATGACCCACTTGTTCCCGGTGTTGTTGTCGATGATTCTCAACCCGTCCATTTCTATACTATTGTTAATGAGTCAACCGCCTTCACCTCCACTCCGTGCTTCAACGTGCCTGGCACCACGCCGTAGTGGACACCGCCCGGTGCCAAGACCATCTTCCCGCCCTTCAGCTCGATGTTGAAGAACCTCGTGAAAGGTGCGAAATCCTTGTTGTAACGAGCTTTCTTTCCACGTGCGAAGGTTTGCTTGTCCGTAGACTTATCGTACACCTCGAACTTCGTATCACGTCCGTGCTCGTTTCCTTCGACGTCGTATACTATTGTCTCGACCTCACACAGTATGTACCTGCACCTGGAGTCGTTCAACTTCCTCTTTTTCTTCTCGTCGAACGTGGATCCCTCAGGTGCCGAGAAGTTATCGTTCGGGAAGAAGTGAAGGTCGATCTCGTTTCCGTTGCTTGTGTAGAAGGAGAAAAGGTATTTGGTGTTAGTCTCGCGAACGGTCTTGGTGCCGTCCAATGAGAGCGTTTTGTAGTTGTATGTCTTTCCGGTCTGGAAATCTGAGAAGTATTTCATTTTAGTAGATTTATGACAATGACTCGCCGTTCAACACTTTTTGGCAAAGGCCAAGCTGCAGCTCCATTCCTTCTTCACTCGATGGGTCGAAACGTACACTGCGTAGGTGTACGCTCACTTCCTGCATCACTCTCAACTCGGTCTCGAATAAGCTCTTTAGGTTGGCTCCTTCGGCTTTGGTGATGTCCTCGTTCTGGATGATGTTGTATAGGTCGATCAAGCGTCCGTTTGCGTCTTTCTCTAAGGTCTTATTCAAATCAGTTGTCATAGTCCGTCGTTTTTCTTCGTTTCTACAAATATAATAAAAATACCGGTACTGGTGCAGAAACCGTGAAAATAAAAAGCGTCGGCACAGTAGACGCATCACAGGAACGCGTCGATTTACATCAATCTTTTCGACATATGTCTATGTCTCCATCGAAGAACAATCAATCTTTGTTGTACATAGACATATGTCGCGTCTGAGTGTCTATGTTATGTATCGTCTAAATAAACGATGAGGTGTTTAGCACCTTCTCACTATTTTCCGTATATTTACAGATATGAAAAAATACAAAATTAATAATGATTTGAAACCCGACCACGAAATAATCAAAGACGCTATCTGCCTGGCAGATCCGACCGTCAACAGAAAAAACATCATCTTCGAAAACGTATACGTCTACGATGACATCATAATGGCACCGTACAGAGAACTCGTATGGAGCAACAAGTTCCGAATCTCCATCGAGGAGTACGAGAAAAGACTGAAACAGAAGCTGAGAGAATCAAACCTAAACCAGATCGGTATATGAATAGAGAAAACTTAGGATACTTAATTGCAGGATTTGCATTTTTTGTAATGATGTCAATGACAATAACCGATGCGTCAAAAGACAAACGATTTAGAGTAGATAATGGAGTTATACTTTCAGTTCCTGCTAAACCCATAGCAACAGTTTATGTAAGAGGCACAGACGAGATGTATAAGTACATTAAGAAAGGATATCAAGTTCAAGATGTTGTAGGCGGAGACTACAATCAATGGGATCACTCATTTTTAATGGTTAAGTATTAATGAGATGAAGACAAAGAACATCAAGCTGGAAATGATTGAAAGGATTCTAAACTATCTGGATATAAATGGGAAACTCAGAATCCCTGCTAACGAACGCGATTGGCCTCCAAACCTTTATCTATTCGACGAGCCCCTGATACCATTCATTGTAAGGAGTATATACTTCACTGAAGACGTTTTAAACATCGATATAAGATCCAATGATGATTTCTACAATAAGATGAACGGGACCCTATCAGATACGATAAGAATATCATATAAAGACGAATGTTATGGCTTAGAGTCGGATCTAAAATACATGCTGAGTATCAAAGGCCTTAGAAGCTTAGAATCAATAATGTATACGAACCATAAAAACCATTCGAATAAATGGAAAATAAACAAAAACGGTGTACTAAGGAATACCGTATGAAAACAAAATTAAACGGATATGGAAATAAATAAAACATATTTAGGGGATTGTTTAGAAGTAATGAAATCTATCCCTGATAAGTATATTGATATGATATTATGTGATTTACCTTATGGTGTTACCAAAAACAAATGGGATTCAGTCATAAATTTAGAATTACTTTGGGAACAATATAATAGGATAACTAAAGAAAATTCACCTATAATTTTATTTGGACAGGATAAATTCACTGCTAAGTTGATGTTATCTAATGAAAAAATACATAGATATAATCTTATTTGGGATAAAGGTAATAGGGGAAGTGGATTTTTAAATGCTAAAAGAATGCCTTTAAGAAACCATGAGGATATCATAGTGTTTTATAAAAAATTACCAATATATAATCCACAATTTACTGAGGGTGAACCTTTACATGGTATGGGTACTAAATATAAAGATGGTAATTTAGGTAATAATAATTATGGTAAATTTGATAGTCATAAAAATCCTTCGGCAAATAGAAAGGGTGATACTAAAAAATATCCTAAAAGTATTTTAAGTTTTGATAGACCACATCCACCGATACATCCAACACAAAAAAGTCAAGAATTGTGTGAGTATCTAATAAAAACATATAGTAATGAAGATAATATTATTTTAGATAATTGTGCTGGTTGTGGGACTACAGGATTAGCCGCGAAAAACACAAAAAGGAATTTTATACTAATTGAAAACAATCCTATGTATTATGATATGTGTGTTGATAGACTGAACCAAATTGGAGTAAAAGAAAACTTAGAAAAATAAATATGCCAAAAAACACGTACTTTTTAGCACTTATCGTGCTGCTATCCACCAAACTTATCGCACAATCATATACACCAGTACAGAAAGTAACCTGGGATCCAGTAAACAGCTACATAACCGCAGGTGTTGTAACCGCTCTCGGTACCATAGTAAGTACTAAGTACCCAGTCGAAATAACACCACAGATTGGACCAAGCATAAACTGGTTCAGATACGACCAGAACGGATACGAAGAATTCTACGGAAACATACCAGACTTTCAAATACAATTCGGCAACATCTGGGGATACTCCGCAGGTGCAATGATAAGTACAGTCAATCCAGGGATAAACGTGAAGTCTGGACTCTTCATAGAAAGCAAGGGAAGATCCTACTACTCCGAATTCTGGACACAAACCGAAAACTATGGATACCAATCAAAAACATGGGTCGTATCAGAAGGATACTCCAGGCTAAACTATATCACAATCCCACTTATGATAGGAATACAGACAGATGGCACCAAAACGGCACTCTCGCTCGACCTGGGAGGTTTTCTCTCTCTTCCTATATCAGAGTATCATACAAACACAACCAACGGTATACGATCCGATATAGAGCCAATGCAGACCATTGGAGTCGATGCGGGACTACTCGCAGACATAGGTATCAAAATACCAATCTCAGAACGTATCAGTTTCAGAACAGATCTAAGGCATGCTATAGGACAAATCGATAACCAGAAACTCGCATACGGCGTATACACACAAAGTACACAACTACTATTCGGTATCTCTATCAGACCCAAATCAAAATAATATGCCAAAAAATACGTCTTTTTTAGCCATTCATCCAGGAAAGTTCCGTATCTTTAACAAAAGAAACGATGGGACCATAACTTCACATACTAACTCACTGGGAAAGCCGGGAAAAGGGTTCGTGCACTACCAGCACGCAGAGGGTAGACTCCAACCTATCTTATAAAATAATAATATACTAAAAAATACGTCTTTTTTAGCACCTGTTAGTACCTGGTACCCAAAGAATGAGTATATTTGAGAAACACTAAAAACATAAAGCCATGCCTATTATTATCGTAATCGTTATCGTTATTGTGACATTAGTCTTATTTTCTTTATAAGAACTACGTACGTATATTTGTCTAAAACTAAAACCTAAACAATGAAAACTATCCTAACACAAGAACAAGCCGACACAATCAAAGCTAAACCAGTAAACGAACAAGTAGAATTCCTTTTAGAACTATTCGACGAAGGAACCGAAACTATGGAAGCCAACCGCGAGATCCTGAAAAATAACTTCGCCAAAGTATTCCACCTGACCGTAATGGAAGTGACAACCGCTGCCTTACAAACAACCATAGATGCTATGTCAAACCCAGAAATTGAAAAATTCACAGACGAACAAGGCAAAGAATACATCAAAAACAAAATCATAAATAACGTCGTTGCCAATTTCAATAACATCTAAACAATACAAAAGGTGCCAAAAATCACATCCCCTTTGGCACCTCTATAAAATAATATACTAAAATTCACGTGTTTTTTAGTATAATCTATTATAATATATAATAGAAACCATATAAATAAAAATGCTCAATAAAGTATCATCCTTCTCTGGACCTCTAACCAAACTACCGAAAAGTAAAACAAACGACAGTTTCAACTACGATAACTTTATATCTACGCAAGGTCTAAACCTCGTATCTACTTATGGAATATCCAACAACTGGATATACATAACAAATAACACCAACGCAAACGTAGGTAACATATACAGATCAAACAAAATAAAATACAACCGAAACTTCTCTCTACAATGGAACTTCGAATGTAGCGACGGAACAGGTGCCGACGGATTCTCAATCCAATGGACACAAACAAATAACTCTAACGGAGTATCCGGCGGTGGCGTAGGCAGAATTACATCCGCCATAAACGCAATAACATTCCTTACATTCACCAATAACAATGTTACCTGGTACAAAAATAATACCAGCCAAGGCACAGAAACACAAGCCATCTCATTTAGACAAAATGCATACTATTGGCTCGATTACAACCACTCAAACGGCACCGCTAAGGTATATTACTCAACCAGTAACACAAAACCCGTTACAGAGCAACATTCATATACAAACTTTACTTTCGATAATAACAATTACTACTTAGGTATAGGCGCTGCAACAGGAGGATCTAATGATAACCATATACTCAAATCTCTAAAACTAACATTCTAAATACAAAAAATCACGTGAATTTTAGTATATTACACAAAATCAAAATAACAATATTGGTATTACTACTACCAATAATAATCTTTTCACAGAAATATAACCTCAATAATACACTCGGATTCAATTATATCGATAACTCTAAGAAAACTTACAACGGGAGTATAAACTCCACAACAAATATCGAATTAGGCAAAATATCAATAAATAACAACCTAAATCACGATATCTCATACTCCAGTAAACTAATTAGTAATGAATTTTCTAATAAACTAATTATACCATACTCTAATAAAAATAATAGCGCATTTACTACAATACAAACAACTTACTCACTAACACGTGATCTGAATTTAGATAACCTAATCGGTATCGGATATGGTAGAAGAGATACAATTATAGGTTTCAAAATCAATTACTCATACGCCCTATTGTGGCAAAGAATAAATAACAAAGACATATCATATATAAGACACTCTTTCCGTCTAAAAATAGTAAGAGAACTACAAAAACTTACATTTACTAGCGAATATTATTATCAACCCGTTATAAATGGTGGCGAAAATGTTATTATTTACGGAACAACTAAAATAAGCTATAGAATAGCAACCAATTTAGCAATAACTGCGGCAGATGTCTATAACTACTACGGAATACAAAAAGTGAAAACAATACACACATTCACATTCGGCCTAACATATTTCAAAAACAAATAAATGCTAAAAATCACGTGTTTTTTTGTATATAAATTTGAAATATACAAAAAAACACGTGATTTTTAGTATCTTATAAAAAAATGATCACTCACTGATTGATGAGGTGTCAATGCCATTCTCCTTTAGTATGTCTAAAACCTTATCTAAGTAAAACTCACTCGGATTCCCACCCATTTTGATAAAGGAAATCGCAGTCCACTTATCACTCTGATGAACAACAGAAAAATCTGCCTCATCTGGTAGCTGCTCCAATAAAGGCAAAAACTTCATCTTTTGTTCAATCAATATCCTCTTCTTTTGTGGTCCATACCCGTGGAATCCCTCATATGTCTTCAATATCTGCATAACTCAGTTTATTTTAGAGTATATATTCAAAAAAATAAAGCACTAAAAAACACGTGATTTTTAGTATATCCAAAATTGAGGTGCCAAAAATCCCACGTTTTTTTTGTATGGGACCTAGTAACTATTTACCAACGCCTACAAGCTCAAAACCTGTGGAAAAAAAGTGAAAACCAGTGAAAAAAATGAGACCCTCTGAAAGCCAGTAAGGGCAAGGCTCCTAGAGACCGATGCATGTACCTGCATTTACGGTATAGCCGCTTTTGAAATAACAATTTATAGGTGCTTGCACGGTTCAGAAAAAAACATACTAAAAAACGTGGTATTTTTAGTATAACGCAAGTGTTGTTAGGATGATTGTTAGTAGTTTTCGCATTTTTTTTTGTTATCTAGTTTAGAAAAATTCTTTGATTCTTTTTTGTCTGTAATCATTTTTATGTTCTTTATACAATTTGGTTTTTTTGAGGGGTTTATCAGTGAAATCACTATCTAACATATCATAATTACTGGTTGATATGATATTTATATTTTTGAGTATTTGTGTAGTTTTTTTCACTTCTTCTATATTTGTTGTGTCTATTTTAGAATGTAAACGGTATAAATATTGTGCGATAGTGAATTTGATTCTACTTATGTTTTGATTAGTTTTGAAGAGTTCGTCATTTTTGTTTAGACCGAATGTTATTTTGAGAAATTTGTATTTTTCTTGATCATTTATTTTTTGTAAAATTCCATTTAGTTCTTCATTTTTAGAAAGTAAACTAAATAAGTAATTAAGTTGTATTTTTTGTTCATTTAGTTCATTTTTTAGTGTTGTAGAATCTTTAATTACATAATTAGCATTTACACATAAGGTGAATGTTGTCAGTATAATTGTAAGTATTGTTTTCATAGGTTTCGTTTTAGTTTTAAGAAAAGTTTGTTTTTACGAATATACTACATTTTTTTGATTTCATAGTTTTGTGAAGTGTTTATTAAAATCAAAGTCGTGAAAATTAAGACCTACTACAAGTTCTTTCTTTTTTAGTGTTCCTAATCCATTGTCAGTAACGATCCAGATTAGGTCTTTTAGACCGTTGAAGTATTCTTTTATTGCATTTGGTATTTCAGATTCTGGGGCATCTCCGATAAGAGCTGCGGTGTATCTGGTTTTGATGTTATCGATACTTACGTAGTAGTTGTTTCCTGCGGTGTATTGATGGATGTTTTGTGTACAGGTGTAGAGTGTAAATGTTCCGTTATCGATGCCTTTGTTTATGTAGGTATCTTCTTCTACTTCCATTTGATGTTTCAGATCTTTGAGTTGATCTTTATATTCTTGGATATCTTCTTTATATTCATTTATGTCGATATTGGAATCTAGCAAGGTAAAGATGGCATCTTGTTTAGCTTCGGGTGTTTGGGCGTTTTCAAAGTCTTCTTTGAATTTTTGGTATGTGTAGTCGTTCATGTTTTTTTTATTTTTTTACGAATATATGGATTTTTTAGTATTATAATATAAATTTTGGAGGGAAACTATTAGGTTTATTTTGAATATAAATATAAATTTATTGTAATATGAGGAATGAGATTCACAACGCGGACATAATCAAATTTTTGCCGACGTTACCAGACAGGAGCTGTGATTTGTTTTTATTAGATCCGCCGTATATGAATGTGGTGAATGAGGATTGGGATAAGCAGTGGCGTAGTATAGATGAGTATTTAGATTGGTGTGAGAAATGGATTAGTGAGGTTTCGAGGATATCGAAATATTCTGGATCTGTATGGGTTTTTGGTTTTCCTTATCAGTTATCTATGTTGATACCTATTTTTGAGAGGTATGGTTTTAAGTTTAAGCAGCAGGTTGTTATTTGGAAGGGTATGAAGAGTGCGGCGGGTCGTGTTAGTTCTAAGTTGAAGATGTATCCAACTACTACGGAGAGTGCATTTTTATTTTACTATGATTCTACGGATGTTATTAGGAAGCTTTTGAATGTTGAGAAGGATAGGAAGGGTCTTACGCCAAAGGAGATAAATGAGTATTTGGGTAAGGCATCATGGGGAGGTGGAACGTGGAGTTCTATAGCCGGTTTGAGACAGAAGACATTGATGCAGCCAACGAGGGAGGATTGGACTAAGTTGGATATTTTATTTGACGGTAGGTTACCGGCGTATGATGATATGGTTTACAAATTCAATATGCAGTTTGGACTTACGGATGTTTGGGACGATATTGTTTTTTATTTTAAGAAGGGTACTAAGTTTCATCCTACACAGAAGCCGGATATGTTGGTTGATCGTATAATAAAGACTAGTTCGGTAGAGGGTGATTTGGTGATAGATTTTTTTATGGGTTCTGGTAGTTCATTAATGGGTGCTAAGAGGTTAGGGCGTGACTATTTAGGAGTTGATATAGATCAGAGGTATTTTTGGTTGGTTGAACAGAGGTTAAAGGATAGTAATTTTGAATTGCCGGAGGGTTACTTTGATGGTAGTGTTAGGGAGAAGGGTAAGAAGCGTAAGAAGGAGTTGATTAAGATGGATTCTGGTTTGGAATCGGAATTGGATTCGGAATTGGATTTAGAATAAAGAAAAAGAGGCCGTTTGGCCTCTTATTTGTTTTATTTGTTTTATTTGTTTTTAGAGTTTTCTCCTTGTTGTTCCTCTTTCTTTGCCTAATGATTTTGGTTTGATTGGAACTATTTGTGAAAGTTTTTTACCGTTTAGGTTTTCGAGTATAATTTTGATTAGGTAATCTCTTTCTTTAGTGAAACCTGTTTCTAGTACATCTTGTTTGCTCCAAGATTTATTTTTATTCTGAGTGTATGGGTATATTTTGGTTTCATCAAGTCCTAATACATCGAGAGTTCTTTTGCAGTGTGTTATTTCTAATATTTTTGTATCGAATTCTTCGGGTTGTTGGTTATCTAGGTCGAAGAATGTTGGTGTTACTTTAGTTTCGATACCGATTTCTATTTTGAATTCTGCAACAAGTACAGGTGATGATCTGTAGAAGTCTACGGAGTATGGTTGGAAGTTGCAGTTATTTTTGGATCCGTTATCGTTTTGGTTTTTTAGGTATTCGTAGAAGTTTTTATCTTTAGCGTCTATTCTAAAGCATTTGTATACGAATTCTCTACAAGAGTAGTGGTATTTTACTGGTTCAAGTATTTGCATCCAGTAGTATTCTAATGTTTCGTGGTATTTTATGCCAGCATCTGAATCGATTCCCCAACGTGAGTCGCTCATATAATCTAAGTTGCTGCCACATTTTTCACATTTATCGGTTGGCATAAAGAAAAGGAATTTTGTTTCGCAATTTTTGTTTGTGCATTTTTTTGCTTGTACAAGACATGCGAATTTGGATTCATCTGCGGTTGTGCCGTGTAATAGGTCGAATCCGCTGCCGCCGGATGCGGTGCCTTTTTTTCCGGAAATTAGTGATGCCAGGTATTCACCCATATTGCCGATTCCGTTTAAATAAAGTGTGATGTTTCTTTTTAGAGACTTTTGGATATCGTTTTCCCAGTTTTTAGCCCAGTCGGATAGTTCCTGTGTGAATTCTTCTTTTGTGGTTCTGTTCATCATCATTTCTTTTTTTTTTACAAATATACGGTTTATATTTTAGAGTCCTATGTCTCCTAGTCTTTTTTCTCGGACCCAGGCAAGTGCTTGGGTTGTTTCTATTGTTTTTATGTTTAGTTTGGGTGATGATTCTGGTGTTGTGTACATTATTAGTATAGAGTCGTATGCGGTTTCTCTGACGTCGTGTACGGTGGCAGTGGGGTTTTCTTCGATAAAGGTTTGTTTTATGAGTTTGTAGAGTGTAATGTCTTCCATTTTATTTTTTTTTGGTGTTTCATTCACGTAGACTTCGAGAAAGAGGAGGTTATCCTTTGAATGATAGTAACGTAGCTGAAACGAGATAAAAAAAAGGTACTAAAAATAGTCCCTTTTTTGTTTTTAGTTATAGGATCTGAACCATTTAATGGTTTCTTCTATTTTTTGGTTCATTTCTTTAGAGCTTATACCAGAGTGTGCAATTGCATAAGATAACATATCAACTACATCTTTCTCGGTGAATTCTTTCTCGTCAGATCTAGCTACAACAACATCACCATTGTTTCTTGTTCTTACTTTATTATTGGTGTCTTTTAAATCTTCGAATAAGAATACACTATTTATTTTACCGTTTGCTTTTACATATGTCCATAGGAAGTCAATACCGATGTTTGGGAATCCATCTTCTTTTAATGAAGTCGCGAGTACATTTCCTTTATCATCTACGAATGATACAAATTTCTTTTCTTCGTTTTTTTGTTGGTTTTGACCAAGCCAGTCCAATTTTTGATTAACGAAGACTATATTTGATTGTTTTTCAGTAGGTAGTAGTACCACTTGGCATTCTATTTTGTCCATAATGAATAAGTTTATACTAACTACAAATATAATAAAATCTTTGGAAGTTTTCAGAGGTTATGTAAATAATATATAAGATATGAATATGAAATGGATAAAAGGAAGAAAGCAGTTCCTAACTGAAGCTAAGATTGGTGATGTCATAAATCCTAAACAAAAGGAAATAGTTACCAAAAGGTGGGGTAAAAAATACCTCGAATACGAAGAGATAGAACCAAATGACGAGATAAAAGCGATTCAGGGTAATTGGAAATTAGAACCTGAGCAGAAATACCGTGTATTAGACTTATTCTTTAAAACTAATATCCGAAAAGCTGAGTTAGTTTTTGATAACTTACCTACCGAATTCATAAGGGTGGTTTCGGATGCACTTAATTGGGCATTAGAATTAGATGATTATTCCAGTGAGACTGATAAAATTGCAGAACTTATGGAAGATGGTATAGATTTCACTAACATCGGCCTGGAAGAAATCGCCGCACTGACAAACAACGTGCTACCTAGAATTGACGTGAAGACAACCTGTTCCGATAAACAGATGGTTAGAGACGAGCTCGGTGTTCCAATAAAAGGTGAGGATGGCCAGTTTCAGTTCGAGGAAAAAGTTGCTGGTGAGTTTGCTTACTACAACGGTTTATATAACCTTAATAGTTTTGCGAAGGACTACGACGATTGTATGAAGAAACTAGGTAGAGAAGACCAGATTGTTAACAGGAACTTCTCGTCTTCTGAGATTGGGTCCATAAAGAATATGCTTGCCACAGAAGTGAAAGGACATAAGGCAGACCTCAAAGTTTTTCATAAGGATGTTTATGTAAGTATTCTACACAATCCACAGGATATACTCAACATATCAGTGAGTAAATTTTATGCATCGTGTCAAGAATTATATGGTGGATCACATGTAAGAAGTTTACTAGCTAATGTATTTGATCCTAATAGTGTTCCAGCGTTCATCTATTTGGACTCACCTGTTTATAATAGTGATGGTGAACTAATAGCAGAAAAACTTCCATTGGCAAGGTTCTTCATAAGATCGATAGTGATGCCATCAGAAAGCAAAGGACTTTTCTTCGACCGTGTCTACCCACAACGTATGAGTGACGGTGAGAATGACGGCATATATAATATGGTCGAGCAGGTGGCAGGTATAAAAAGGTATCTCGACTCCACAGACGAGGATGCGAGGAGTGCTGTATATGTATTCGCACCGGATATATCATCAGATGATAATATAGATAGTCCTTATCATGACACTTTACATAATATACAACACAAAAGGACAATAGGTATAAATTGTAGGTTCTTAAACATAAATCCGAGCACTGACTGGAGTGATGTGGTTGTTAGAGAGAATAACAGGATCGAGACAATGATTATATCTACACCGAAGGTTCCCTCAAACTTGTTCGACCTCAAATACAATTTAGAAAAGTTATCAATAGTGAATATTGACATTTCTGATATGCCAGAACTGTCTAAATTTGGAACCGGAGACATAGAACTAAGAGAGTGCCGCACTAATATGGTGGATCTTAGAAAAGGACTTGAAGGTACTAAATTGGATAAGTTATCATTAATCAATTGTGACATAGCAGGCATATCCTTTGAGGGTATGCAATTACAAGACTTAGTGTTGAAAAGTGACACAGAGGGTAGGAAATTATCGGATGTAATTGCGGATGCTAGAATAAAGAATCTGGTTGTTTCTGACCACTTTCTTATGGACCCGGAGAACGTGGAGTTCCTGAAGTCGGCAGTTGCTAGTAAGCAGATTGGTCAGTGGAGAAAGGAAGGCTTACTTTCTAAAAAGAAAAAGAGTAAGAAGAAATGAAACACTTAAGAAGATTCAATGAGTCCGACAATTCACAGTATATCGAACTTAGGGACAGTATGCAGGAGTTCACTGATGCGTTTGGTGATCCGGAAGTAATCAACAACAGGTACAAATGGACAATTGGTGATGCTAGCTCACGTTGGTTGGACAAGGACGGATTAGAGAAGATGATTGATACCTACAATAACATAAAAGACAACGCACTCACGTTAGCGGACAGGCTGGCGGACAGGTACAAAGTACTATTCAATATGACTGCCGCGGAGTTTATGATAGAGCTGAAAGAAAACAACGGTTACGATTTCATAAAAGGTGTTGAGGAGGACGTCTACGACTTTAATATACTCATATCGAGAAGTGAGGTCGAGAGATGGGCTAGTGACAATGGTATTCAGTTCGCAGGCTTTGAGGAAAACCCACAGGAGGAGTACAGCACGACAGACTTAATACTGAAGTTCTCAGGGCAGGACGTAGAGGAGAAACTATGGGACTTCGAAAGCATGCTTGATGCTGAGAAGGTAGGTTTCGACCAGCCGGGTAAAGAACTGGGTGATATGTTCAGCATACAAGCAGGAAACGATGAAGTTTATTTAGGAGTCAACGACGACGAATACGAAGACACACACATAAAACTGGTTTAATAGATATGAAACACATAAGAAGGTTCGATAGGGTATTTGAGGCATTGGTAAAAGATGACCGCGAGGTTATGGACAGCATACAGGAGATTACCGACACGCTCGGCCAACCGACGTATGGCTACAGAGTGGACTTCGAGTATTTCAACTGGAACCTAAACATTCATGAGATGGACGTAAATCCAACTTTGGACACCGAAATCACCAGAGACCAGTTCGAAAAATTCACCTCTATCATCGCCGACATAAGGGACAACGCGATCCAGGTCGCCGACAGACTCAGCGAGAGATTCGAAGTTAAGTTCAAAATATCGACCAGTAATCTGATTATAACTCTTTACCCGAAAATGTATCAAGATATATTGAATAATTGGAAGAAGTTCAACGAAGCCAAAGAAGAGAAGGTTGATAAGACGGACGAGCTTAGTAAGTTCGCAGACACAAGAGAGGCAGGTGCAGAGAAGATTGCCAATAACGCACACGACAAAGGTGGCCTAGCACTTCTTACGTGGCATCACTTCAAAGTGAAACTACCATACTACAAGAAGGCTGCTTCTGGAAAGTTCGACGTGGAAGAGGCTAAGAAGGAGTTTGATGAGACCTACAGGAGTATATCTACTGATATGGATCAGATAGAGTTCCAGAGAGAGGTCGGAAGACTCGAGGTATTAGGTGAGCTCATAATAAAAAACAAAAAGACGAAATGAAGCACGTAAAGGCATTCAACATATTCGAGGCAACCAAGTCCAAAATACTTGGTAAGACTCTCAGAAACGTAACATCACATGCTAGACGAGAAATACTGGACACGATAAAAGCCATCTGTGTCGAGGCAACGAATATTTCATCCACGGTAATTGGTAAGATGCCTGTGAGTGAGGTGAGTGACAAATACTTCAAATACGAGAGAAAGTCTCAGAGGACAATCAGACTCGGTGGTAACGAGCACACATTATGTCCTGTGTGTAACGGTGATGGATATATCCAGACCGCATCGACCACGAAGAAAGCGGTATCATTTACGAGTAAAATATGTACGAAATGTGAAGGTGATGGCGTTGAATACGCAAGTGATAAGAAACTCTACAAATTTTGGTTGAGTGAAGATGGTGAACTTAAGAGAACCACTTTCACCGACGGTAAATACTACGGAGAGATATCAAGTCCGAAATTCTGGGAGACAGAGAGGATAAAACTTCCTTCCAATGGCGACGCGTTTGACTTTGTAACCGGACAGGAGAAGTTCATAGAAGAAAACGAAATAGTACCTGGTAAGACCAGACTTATACTCAAGCATGGGAGGTCTTGGCACCCAGATGTTAAGATTGGTGTATTCTGGAAAGATAACAACGGTGAGTACCACTTCATAAATAGTGGTATCGGTTCGACGAAGACCAGAGGTCAGGGTGTGAGTATAGCAGGAACGAAATGGAAGGATCTGGGAATACATCACATATCACTTAATAAAATTAACAACGACGAGAGTTCTTACAAAATAGAGCTCTACAAAATAACCTCTAACGAACCAATCGAGGAGCCGTACGGCTACAACCTAAGAGTCAGTACTGGATACAGAGGCGGCATCTCAAAACAAACCCATGGAATCGATGAAGACGAAATAAAGGATTCGGACTACGTGATCCTTTTCGACGCAGACAAATACTTTGCAGACGTTGAGGCAGGTGAGTTCAAATCCACGGATGATACCAAGAAGGAAAGGGAAGAAGCCAGGACAGGAGCAGTCGCACTAAATGACAACGACAGTGTAAGGAAAGCCAACCTTGAGAGGTACAGACAGAAGATAGCTGACCTGAACCTAAGAGAGGGTCTCGGTAAGCTGATCAACAAAACACCACACCTTTTAGGCGGAACCAACTTCCTTCTCTTCTCGTTGAAGGATACATTCAGGTGGGAATTTGAGAGACTCATTAACGAACTCTATGATTACCTCGAATCAGTCGAGACTGGAAAGGACACCGACTATCACGAGAGACAGGTCGTAGACAAAGTTAAGAGTATGATATCGAACAATCAGAGGAAGAACGCCGAGTACATCGAATACATCACAGAGATAAAGAAACAATTGGAAGATAAAGATCAGAGACTTGTAGTAGAGTTTATGAAACTTCACAAGGAGTTCGAAAGGATAAGCCGTGACTACAAGAACTCTTACTTCTCCAAAAAGTTCGAAACAATCGAACAGCTGTCAACAATCTCCGCAACTATAAAGATGTTGGATCACCTTGAGGACAATAAGAGGATAGTACCGACCTACATATGGAAGATTTCAGACTATTTCAACCTTAAGTCTTCGATGTCATATCACAACGTCACCGTAGCGATAATGGAAGAGTGGGAAAAGAACGGAGACTTGTCGGAATCTATGGAGAAGATGAAACGTCTCGAGAGTGCTTTGAAATTTATGTAAATAATGAGACTCCAAAAATACTCTTACTTTATGAATCGAGGAATATTTGTACCAATAGGTGGTGCGGAAAGCACAAATACACTAAAACAGGTTATTGATCTGGTGGGTAGTAGAATAAATTTGTTGTTGATTACATCGGCTACTTCGTATAAAGATGAGGCAGAAGAAAAATACACAAAAATTTTCGGTGGTATGGATTGTGAAGTTTTCACAATACATGCAGTTACACGTGATGAGCTTGATACCGATATGAATTTGTCTAAATTAGATGATGCAGATTTTGTTTTCTTTTGTGGTGGTGATCAATCGCGTATAAGTAATTGTCTTTTAGGAACTAAATTTCTAACACGTATGAAGAGGATGGTTAAGAATGGCCTTGTTATTTCGGGTACATCTGCAGGAGCTTCAGTTATGTCAAGTTATATGATAACGGGTGGTAAGGAAACTCCAAGTATTGGTGCAGGCATTTCATTGGTTCCAGATATTATAATTGATAGTCACTTTGAAGAAAGGAACAGAATGACTAGGTTACAGAAAGCAGTTGATAGTATGGGTGGTAACAGGATAGGACTCGGACTCTCTGAGGATGCCGCAGCGATTATACGTAAAAACTCAATTGATATTATTGGATCTGGTAATGTTACATTGATAACATCAGATGGACACAAAGTACTTAGACCGGGTGACACGTTCAGGATATAATCTAAATACCTAATTCTTCCAACTTATCACTTCTCTTCGATGTCTTAGTCTTCCAGATTGGCATACAAAGTATCTTCGTGAATGAGTTAATGTATAGTTTTCTACCGATGTAGTCATAGTCGTTCATACTTTGTTCGAACTCACCTATGTACCTGTTACCGACAAAGTAATGGTAATGACCTTCCTCAATCTCACATCTTACGAAACGAGATATTGCACGGGCGAAGACGACGTCGAGTTCCCAGTTTAGGTCATCATCACTCTTAGCGAAAAGACCGACCAACTGCATAATAACACCAATCACAAACGGTATCCACAATATTAAGTTCGTGTCATCCCATTCTTTTTCCACAATATATCTTCCTTTAAGTTTGATTGGTTTTACAGAAGTTCGTACATCATAATCAAGATTGCTGTTTTTTTTCTCAACGGTAACGTAGACATTAAGGTCACCACTTTTGTATTGGTGATCAACAAAGTCCCTATCTATCTTATCAGGATAACAATTCAGAAACGGGTAAATGATGATTAGTATCACTAGGCAAATCGATTTGGCGATGTTTTTCTTTATAAGACATAGAAACCACCACATAGAGAAACCTAGCCACTCCTTTTTAGTAAAAACAGACATATTCTTTTTTTTCTACGAATATAACAAAAATCAGGTAGAAGTATATAAAGAACAAAACTAATATGGCAATAAATAGTGCAAACATTTTCATACCACCAGGACCTACTACAATAGGACAATACCAACCTGACACGATAAGGGCAGATGGTAAGTGTGTGCTCGGAAACCTTGTGCTTCATGACAGGAAGACCGGAAAAGAGTGGGAGATTTATATTGAGGACGGAAAGATATACGCTGAACCGTGGGATAAGGACGAGCGACGTGATCACAGGATTGAAAAGGTACTTGGTGAATAGGAGGAGTTTGTTTATATTTGTAGAAAATCTACTCTTATGAACGACATCGAAGAAATCTACCAATGCCTTCTTGATAAATCATATCAAGATGCAATCCAGTTGGACATCTTAGTATCTAAACTAATTGACCAAGAACTTACACTCGGTTTCTTAATCGATTTAGCGATTAGACATGACGAGTATGAATCCGACGAGGAAACAATCAAATTGGCGATTGCTAACATAGCAGATCCAGATAATCTTGATACAAAACATGTTACAGATTGTCACACAAAGTATATCACACTTTTAAAGGCAAAAAACGAGGAAAGTATGGAGATAAATAGATTCTCTATGGAAACATTGTTTTTGTTACTAGCAGATGCTACTGAGATTTATGACAAAAAAATAGCCGATTGTGGAAATACAAAGGCACTCGAAAAGTTGAAAGAACAATTACTCGATGCAGAGTTATACGAGAACATCGCGGTGATTGACAAACGAATAAAAGAAATCGAAGATGGACGAGAATAAGTTCAGAAAGGCACTGGACGAGATTGCAGCGGGCCTTCTCACCGTGAAATACACTGGTGATGCGTCGGATATCGGTAACGAGTTCGGCGTTTTGATTGGTAAGTTCCTCGATGATGAGATGGGTTGGGACAAAGACGCGGTCATCTCAGGTGTCAAGCACGGTATTTCACTAACTGATGGAACTCATGGATAACTTTCAGAAGGAGGCACTGATGCGTAGTGCTCAACAGATAATCAACGAGAACGGTGAAAGTAAAGGCACTAAAGTGTTGAGTATAAAAATCCACGAGAATTCTGAAAACCTGAACGTCGGAAGTAAAAACATAATATGGGTATATGTTTTTACAAATGATTCTGAAATACATGACTACGCGATAACCGGGTGGAGATACCTAAAGAACCTGAACGATGTAATCGTAGAGCACCGCGAGGAAAGAATGAAAGAACTGGGAATATGAACGAGACGATGATATCGAAGCACGACCTGATAGACGTTGACGGCAACTGGCTGCTGAAGACCGGAAGGACATACGAGACAACGGACTGCCCCGACCTTGAGATAGGACCAAAACTCGTCATCGTCACCTGCGAGGACGAAAAAGACAGGATACGACAAAAATCGGACTTCAAGCACATTTACGAGCACAGAGAAGAAAGGCTTAAGGAGATTGGAATATGATTAAAAAGAGGGAACAAGGTTCGTATTATCATAGTCTGATGACAAAAGATATGCAAGAGGAATGGCTACAGGAATTCAATAGGTCATATCATGTGAAACAGGGAACAAGTTTAGAAACATTTTTTACTTGGTGGCGTCATGACTTCCAAGATTTCATTTCGCGCTCGTTTAACTGGAATGAGACGAAGAGAGGAATCGAATGGTGGGAAGACTATGCCAATACCGACGAATCTACAATATTGGCATGGAAGAGAGATGAAACGTTAAAAAATCTCGGAATATGAGAAAAGAACAAACAATCGATGTACTAGGAATATGAAACACATAATGAACCTCATACGAAACAGTGCTATCTACATCGCAATCGTGAACGTGGTGGAAATATACCGAGCAGCGACGCACAGACACGACTGGGTGTACTCTTCACAGGTAGAAGAACTCGGTATTCACATCGGCACGAAACAACCCATAAAGCAAATCTTCAAAACAAGATACTGTACGAAGTGTGGTACGAAGGAAAAAAAACACACAAACGGGACTTGGTATCAGTGCAAACTCAGCAAGGAAGAGCAAAGAGACAAAAAACTTAGGGACCTGGGAATATTATAAAAATATAAGTTGCATTCATAATATATACTTTATGAAGTATATAAATATCTATCAACAATTTATTTTAGAAGAATGGTCTAAAAATGAACCTATCAAAGAAATAATTAATAAGGAAAAAGGTTTAGCAGTTTTTCTTATTGGAGCACCTGGTATTGGTAAATCTTATTTTATTAAGAATCATATACATACTAAGAATCAAAGTATAAAAGATTTCTCAACTGATGACGTATCACTTCTTTATACTGGAGATCCAAATGTTTATTACAAAGGTAAAGAAACTCCGGAAGGTGGTAGAACTAAAAATGCATCTGAATTAAATATTAGTAAATTAGAATCTTTTATTAAAACTGGTCAAAACTTTATCTATGATACAACTGGTGCAGGTAAAGAATTTACAGATAAAGGGTTTAGACACGTTAAAGAAATATTTGATAAAGCAAAAGAGTTTAACTATGAAATTGTTTTTATACATCTTTTATCAACACTTCAGACTTCATTGGATCAAGATAAACTAAGAGATAGACATGTCGATCCTAACTATATTAAGTGGGCTTATGCTAAACAACAAGGTGGTGAAGTTGATGGTATTAAAATAGACGGAAATATTAAGAGATATAAAGGATTAAACCCAGATTCTTATTATATTGTAACCTCAATTGATAAGAAATATAAGTTTTACAAATTTATGGATGGAAAATTGGCAGTTAGAAAAAATGACACTTATGTTATAAAAGAAAGTTTAACCACTCAAAGATTAGTATTTTTTGATTTTGACGATACTTTATTTCATACACCAATTAAAAGTGAATGGATGTTGAAATTTGGTGAGCCTTTTAAAAGGGGTGTTGATTGGTGGAAATCACCACTATCATTAGATTTATCTTTGTTTGATATTAAAACAAATGATTGGACCATTGACAAATACAATCATAGTAAGGAAAATGGTGATTATCTTATAATGATGACTGGTCGTGTCGTAACTTTAGAAAATGAAGTTCGAAAAGTATTAGAAAGTCAAAACTTAGAGTTTGATGAATATATCTTTAAACCAATCGACTCAGTAACCTTAGAATATAAAATCAAAACATTAGAAGATAAGATAAAAGAATTCAACCCAACTGAGGTTGTTTTCTATGATGATCGAAGAGATCACCTTCCTGAGTTTGTAAAATGGTCTAAATCACAAAAGACTGATATTACAATAGTTGACGTTATTACCAAAAAGGAATATAATAACGGTTATGCTACCAAGATTTTAAACTGATCTGTTGTATTGAACGTTACCAACTATCGTAGGTCGTCCTATTCACGTCCAGATCCCAGCCGAGCATCTCGTTAAGCCAACGACCAACCAGCCTCTGCGCGTCACGACTCCTATTACCCATACACATCACCGCGTCCAGGAAAGTCCAGACATAGCTCGCCACCTTGACCTTGTTCAGCACAGGCTCACGGAACGCGAGGCCCTGGTCGAAGCGCATCGAAGGCGTCCTGTAAGTGTATATGTTCGGCGTACTCATTTCATCGGCCCAGCTATAAGGGAACATCTCGTTCAGCTTCTTTATGCAGTACTCGTCGAATGAGCCCAGTCCGAGCACAATCCTTCGGTTCCTCATGTTCTCACGGAAGAGAACGCCCGGGCACTGCTCCGCCATCATCGCCTCGAAGTCGTCCCAATCCTTCGTGTACCGGTCATAGTCCAGAAGCTCTAGCACTATAAGTTCCTCAGGCACGTCAATCTTTTCGTCGCCCCACTCGCTCCGTGGCACCTTGTACAGCCGTTCGACCTCACCGAGCATCGTTATAACAACTTGTATAGCTGTCTCGAGTTCGTTACCAAAAGCTTCATATGTTTTAATCCATTTCATAATAAAAAATCTATTCTAAGTCCAGGGAATAAAGATGCAGTCATCTACATCCAATGTAGAATACCAAGACCACCAAGCACTGTTCGTTTTGTACATAGTCGCGAAATGTCTGGTCTTCGTCTTAGGCAGCCACCCGAATTTGCCGTCCTTCCATTCCACAGAACCGTGGTTCAGCGTCAACTGTTCCGCCTTCTCACTGATGAAATACGTCTCGTTTCCAAGAACGACGTGCTCGTAATTCTTAATCATATCCGCGTATATCTCCTGGGACTTCTCAGGATGGGATCCGACCAGACAATCCAAATAACCACCAGAAAGTTTTCTTCTGCTCAAAGCCCGCTCGTAGAACTCGTCCATATAATCGACCAGCAAGCAGTCCTTCCTGTAAACAATGACACAGTGAAAGGCGTGTATCCAATTCACCTTCTGTGCGAAGTAACCGATGTCGTCGAGCCTAGCAATCGCCTCGTGTACGGATTCAATCTGCGGTCCTTTATCGAGACGAAAAATAAACACCGAATCGGTCTCCTTCCCGTCCTTCACACTGGTCGTCTCGAGTGAGAAGTCAATCTCGTCGTTCTCACACATGGACGTAATAACCTGCATCACATAGCCCCTATTTCCTTCTGCGAAACCTTCGAAAGTTTTTAAATACATCATATACTATATATAAAAAAAATACATTATATTAGCAAAAAAGAATACTATGTACAAAGGTAAGATGTTATACACAACCCACCCGAAGGACTATAAAACTAATTCGAACGACATACAATTAGGTGTATACGGGATATTCAACACCGCGAAGGTGCTTTGGACATACCACGTCATATCATATTATAACAAAGCCAACGGTACTATATGCCTCACAGAAGACATTTGCGGAAGGTATGTAGACGCCACATACGACAGCATAGAATCGTACGGCAAGAAATTCGACACCGTCGAGGACGGCCGAAAATTCATCGAGGAGTACAAAGTGAAGTGGGAGACCGGATCAAACAACACTGCACAGGAAATCAGAGACAAAAAGATTGACGAACTATTAGATGATGAATAAATGAGCACATTCGGAAAAAGAGCTCTAAATAAGTGGGACTACCAGTTCGAAAAAAATGAATTGAGGTCTCAGTTACAGAGGTTTAACAATTCACCAATGGATATACAACTCGCAATATTAGAGAAGTGGTACCCAATTGGTATGATGTGTCTAAGAAAGGATCACACTGGTTTCTGGCAGGAAGGATACACAATTACAGGATACTCTGAACACATGACATACTACTCGGTTGAGACACGAAGAAACTGGAACATCGCAAATATTAAGTCGGTACAGGATGGAACCTTTCCTCCGTTAGTACTAAGACCGGACGACAATTGGCTAAAAATGGTTAATAGAGATAATGCAATTGAAAAAATATTAGGAAATGACAGAGAATAGATTATACAATATGTTAAGGTTCGCTTTCCACTTCAATCGCCTTATGGGTAGTAAGGTTGAGGATATGGATGCTACTTACATATTGGAGAAGTGGCACTCTTATTTTGGAAACTCTAAACCACCTGCAATAACAACCGATTTCATCGATTCTTATATTAAGACTAAATGGTGTGATAGATGGTCAAACTTCGACCTGGTTGCTGGACATATACAACTTATTCAGAGTATTCAGAAAAAAATGACGCCATTACTTATAATAGAGAAGTTCAAAGGTACTGAATGGGATGATACTCACGATTTTTCTTACAACGGACTTCATCCCAAAATAAGGCAGGTTATGGATGAATGGGAACACTCACACGATGATGAGATGAAATATTTGTTGAGAGAAATTAGAATAAATGGATTATTAGATAGAAGTTAATTATATTTGTACTATGAAACCACTACAAAAAGTAATAAGTACGTTCGATCTTGATGCACAGATTTACGAGGCAAGACAACGCTGTCATTGGTTCATAGATGGATATTTCAAGCATGGTTTGACACCAGAACTTTTTTCTAAGATGTCAACTGAGAGTATATGTGAAATTTATAACATAGAAATAGAACACTTTAGATTATCAAGATGAAAGAGCTTGGATTATGAATCGGAATTTAGTTTTTTATATATAACCTTATGAGAAAACTAAAGACGTACGAACTATTCATGTTGAACGAGATGTACCTTATTTTCGAGGAAGACTTTTTCGACACCCTACAAATAATAAGTAACAAACACCAAGATAAGGTCGCAGCAGCACTTATAAAGTTAGGTGGTGGAGATTTCGAGAAACTCAGACAGACCTACATCGGTTTGTCAAGAGAGGTCGGTAAAGCCAGTTTCACTAACCACCCAGAGAGTGATAAAAAACAACTCGCTAACATCGGTAAAGTAGTTAACTCAATTATAAATGCTGTAAGACAATGGGTCAAAGAATATAACCTCGATGATCCATTCGTTGAGGTTAACGAGGAGGACGTCTACAAATTTGTCACCAGATACAAAGGAGAGCAGCAACTTGCTAATGATATGGAGAAGTATTTGGAGGTCGTCGATGGTGAAGACATCAGGAAGTTCTACAATGTAAATAATTATTATAATCAAGAGGGTGACTTAGGTAAGTCGTGTATGAGACACGCACACAAATCTGATTACTTTGACTTATACGCCAACAATCCGGACGTCTGCAAGCTGCTCATACTTAAGTCTCCAGAAGACCAGAATCTAATCGTCGGTAGAGCCATACTCTGGACTGACATCGCAATATACTCGAATAAAGGGTACCAGATGAAGTACGAGAAACAAGGTAAGTTGATGGATAGGATCTACACAAACGAGGAGTCACTTGTTAATGTTTTCAAAAACTGGGCCAACGACAATGGTTACCATTACAAAGAGTCTCAAAACAATGACGAGCATTTCACCGCAATTTACAAAGGTAAAGAAGATGAGAGTGCAAAATATTTCACTGTTGAGATGGGTAGTGACCACTACTCACAATGGCCATATATGGACACTCTTAAGTATTTCTTCAAGAACGATATGATAATAAGTAACAACGACGGATACTTCGGTACCGAATACGATATGGAACTCGAAGAAATGGACGGAAGTTGTGATTGTGTACACTGTGAAGGAGGTCACAAGCTCTGTCCGGATTGTAACAAAGGTATGCAGGAGTGCGGAGACTGTGAAGGAACAGGAAGCTGGCAATGTGGAACCTGTGACGGTGACGGATCGATTGAGATAGAGGATAGCGAAGGTGAGACCGAGGAAGTTGATTGTGAGGAGTGCGGTGGTCGTGGAACAATGGAATGTGAATATTGTAACGGTGACGGTCAAGTCGAGTGTTCCACCTGCAACACAAACTACGACTCTGAAAGTTGTGAATACTGCGAAGGAACAGGAAAATAAGATACGTTATGAAGATAAGAAACTGGAAAGAGTTTATAAAAGAGGACTTACAAGAGATTGAGGAAGACGGAAGACTTCAGGCAATCAAATACTGTTTCGCGGACATAACGGATGAAGACGAATGGTCAGATTTCAATATAAACCACGAGTACTTTCCATACGGAAACGGTGATGATGATCAGGATCCGTACGAGAATATTGAGATAACTATGAACAAGAGACTTCGTGTATCACACGACTTCAGCGAAAGAAATCTAACGATGGGTGAAAATACCCAACAGATTTCCTTTATAGGAAACATAGAGAACGGAGATCTGACACCTACGAAGGTTTTCTACATAACCAACGTCAGCCACAGGAGGGAAGCGAACGTAAACGATCAGGAGATATTTGACAACGAACGTGAGATTATCGAAAAGATAGAGGACGCGTGTGGTAAGGTATGTTCAGAACTCGATATGGATTGCACGTACCTTCTAACCATACACCGTTCGATGTACTCGATTATGGCGCATTTCATAAAATACGAAGATTGATTCAAAAATTATTCTTATATTCGTAAGATAAATTTTATTAATGAACGACAAGATAATATTTCTAGACAATGATGGTGTCGTATGCCTTGCTATGCAATGGGGTACTCGTGCCAAAAAAATAAAACGTTGGAATCTTGAAAATCCTGATGTTCCTGCACCAGCGTCGGTCAAAATGGACAACTTTGATATCAAAGCGGTGAAAATTCTAAACACTATAATTGAAGAAACTGGTGCAGATATAGTAGTTTCTTCTGATTGGAAACTTTATTGTAGTTTAGAAGAATTAAAACAGATGTTCACAGACTATGGTGTTTACAAACAACCAATTGATTGCACACCAAACCATCACTCATCATTTAAGTCACCAGAGCTACGTGTCGGTGAAATAAATGAATGGTTAGAAAAAAACCCACACGTTGTTAAGTGGGTCGCAATTGATGATATGGATCTTTCTGCTTTGAAAAACTTTGTACACACAAAGAAAATGAATGAAGGTATAAAACAGAGCGGAATAAAAGAAAAGATAATAAAAATGCTTAAGTAGATGGACATAAAGAAAAGATTAGATGACTACCTTGGATTCGATTCTAACGAACTTCTAAGACCAAAAAAAATAATAGTGGAAGGAATACCCAGGACTGTTGCGAAGTTCCGTCAGATCGTCGGAGAACCGTTCATACGCATCTTCGGTGGTGCTATAAGAGATTCAATTGCCGAGCAAGATATACATGATGTTGATATAGTACTCGGTTCGAAGATGTTACACACTGCAGAGGCAGTTCTACATTCTAAAGGATTCGTTTATATGGAGAATCTCACTGGGAAGGACCTAGGTGCGATGTACAAAAACCTTAAGATAATCGACGAACCCAGGACCTGGCTCAATCCGAAGAATATGGCGATTGTTCAACTCATAAGACCTACAGGATTTACAGCAGATAACCCAATCGCAGCAGTCGTTCAGAACGTGGACATCTCGTGTTGTGGTGTTAGTTGGGATGGTGAAAAACTTTATGAGAACCACCCTGAAGCAGTGCTTCACTGTCAGACGATGCACTACCAAACGAACTACTCCGGTAAGATGCGAACAGATAGGACAAACGCCAGGACGTGGAAGCTAGACTCTCGTGGATGGAAGCCACTGAAAGGATACGATAGTATAAGAGACCTAAGGATACACGCAGTACTGGAACTGGAAGAGATAGAGTTCGTGACAGAGCATGGTAAGGAACCAATAACCTACAACAACGACGATTACCTTCCCTTTTAGTAATTATTTTATGAGTTTAAATACAAAAATATAATATGGAAAAAGAATCTAAAGTAGAAGTCTGGACAGACGGATCATCCAGAGGAAATCCCGGTCCTGGTGGATGGGGCGTGGTTCTTTGTTGGAAAGGGAAACGTAAAGAACTAAGTGGTGGTTTCAGGATGACAACAAATAATAGGATGGAACTTACTGCCACTATCGAAGGTCTAAGGGCGATAACTCGTCAAGATTTAGATGTAGTTGTCTATACCGACTCTAAATACGTTTGTGACTCTGTGATGAAGGGTTGGGTATTCGGTTGGGAAAAGAAAGGATTTAGTGGTAAGAAAAACCCTGATTTATGGAAGGAATACCTTTCGGTTTCGAGGAGATTAAAGTCAGTAAAGATAAATTGGGTAAAAGGTCACGTAGGTACTGAACTCAATGAAAGGTGTGATCAACTCGCTACTTCGGCACCGTGTACAGCAGCGGATTTTGTTTACGAGTCGCTATAAATTGTTTTATTGTTTTATTGTTTTGTTATTTAGTTTTGTTATATTTGTAGTGTAACAAATAAGGAACGTATGGAATTTGAGATAAACAAAAGATTTGGGTTTTTAGGAGATTTGGCTAAGATGGTTATAATGGGTGTTTCACCATCGCTGATTGTGACGGGGGAAGGGGGCTTGGGAAAATCGTATTCTATAAAGAATGCGTTAGTTGAATGTGGTATGGAGGAACAAGAGTATGTTTTCTTCAAAGGTTATTCAACTGCCAGAGGTCTTTACAACTCTCTTTATGATAACAACGGTAAGGTTATTATTTTCGACGATTGTGATTCTGTGTTAGAGGACAAAGTTGCAATCAACATACTTAAGTCTGCACTTGATTCATATGATGAAAGAGAGATTACATGGATGTCTAAAATGAACAAATCTGACGAGTATCCGAATAAGTTCAAATTCAACGGTCGTATAATTTTTATATCAAATAAAAAGAAGTCTTCACTTGACCAAGCAGTTCTTTCGAGAAGTCTTGTGGTAGATTTATCTATGTCACCAGAAGATAAAGTTGAACGAATGAGTGCAATAATAGACAACGTTCTTCCAGAATACTGCAGAGAAATAAAAATAGAAGCTTTAAACTTCTTAGATTCTGTAAAAGATAAAGTATCTATAAATATGAGGATGTTTATAATGGTAACTAAGATGGCTGTAAATTTTCCAGATAGATGGGAAGCGATGGCAACTTATATGGTTACCAACGTAGCATAACAACGTAGCATAAACAAAAAAATGATGGTAAATGATTTAGTTGGATTAACGATGTTCGCGGTCAGGTGTATTGACGAAAGTATTGTTATGTATTGCGAAGATGGTAGGATATACACATTTATGCATAGTCAGGATTGTTGTGAGTCTGTTACGATAGATGATATTTGTGGTGACTTATCGGATCTCGAAGGTTCACCACTTATTGTCTGTGAAGAAAGTTCAAATGTTGATGTTACTGGTAAATATGAAAGTGCAACCTGGACCTTTTATCGTTTTGCAACTATAAAAGGTTGGGTTACTATTAGATGGTTTGGAGAATCGAATGGTTATTATAGTGAATCAGTGGATATGGTGGTGGATCAAAAGAATACACAAGATTGGCGTGACGTCAGACTTGAAAAATTAGGAATAGAATAATATGGCAAACTATGGTATAGAGTTGAACTCGAACGAGTTTAGAGACACAGTAAAACGTTTAGTTAAGGAATATAATATAAATGAAGTTGTAGAGACTGGTACGTTTTTGGGCACCGGTTCTACAAAGGTTTTCGCAGGTGAAGGTCTAAATGTTTTTACAATTGAATGTAATCCTAATCATATAACACATGCTGTACAAAACTTGGAAGGTTTAGATAATGTTTGCTTCGTTCATGGTCTTTCACTAAAAAGGGAAAACTTAATAAAGGGTATTATGTCTATGACTTTCCCAGATGGTGGTATCTATGATTCTACGAGACCTAAAGTATCTTATATTCAAGAAGTTTTATATCCGGTTTTAGTTGAGGATGCACTTAGTCTGTTCGCCAAAAATGAGACTAAACAATTAGTATTTTTAGATAGTGCAGGTGGTGTTGGTTATTTAGAATTTATTGAGTTTATGTCGTGGCCATTGAATATAAGACGCAATAAAGTGTTATTACTGGATGATGTAACACATGTGAAACACGAAAGATCCGTTCAATCTTTGAAGACGTGGGGATTTGATGTAAATGTATCTCAGGATGGTAGGTTTGCTTGGTGCCAGTTCATAGATGGTAATGAGATTCAGGTCAGTATTAGGTAAACCATCTATGGAGTTTTATATATACCCTAAACTTATTTTTTTATATGAGGAATATTGAGGGTTTCAAAAGTTTCGAGGCGGTTGGTGTACCTAAGGGCTTAGTTGAAATTTCGGGTAAACTTTATGATTTGCTTATCAAAAAGTTGAATGATGGATATTATAGTATCGACGAAGAACGTGCGGATCCGGATGAATATAAATATCCAACCAGACACATCTATCTTACAACATATATTCGTGCAAAAGATCTTGGTGACGTAAAGTCTATAAATGATTATGAGATTAAAGAGTTTAACGTTCTGATTAAATTTGACGTTGTTGATTTCCCAGAAGACCGACAAGAGAAAAGTCCTGGTGATAGGATGGCTGGTGCAGGATACGGACCAAAGGCACAAATAGACCGAAAGAACTTTAAAACAATCTATGAGGACGATGGATTGATTGATTTACAAATAAAACTTATATTCTCTGAACCTAAGGAGAGTGTGAATGAGAACGAGTATTGGGAAAGAATGGTTATCGAGACGTTCGAGTACAACAAAGCACGTATGGTATCATCAATTGGACACGAAATTATGCACGCATATGATCTTGGACACGTGAAAGGTGGTGAAGAACACAAATCTTCTGCAAAGTATGCTGCGTACAATAATATCAGGTTCGGTATAAAACCAATTGATGATTTCTTATTCTATCTCTACTACACAACAAGATGTGAATCTATGGTTAGAAATGCAGAAGTTGCCAGTGCAATGGATGCACAAGGTGCAGAACAAGAGAAGTTTGAAGAGTATCTGACTAGTAACGAAACATATAAAATGCTCAAACAAATAAATGAGTGGACATTCGATGGTTTTGTTGAAGAATTAAAGGCGGATATGGATGAAATAAAGAAAGTTATTAAACCATCACCGAAAATTACAGAAGATCCAGATGAATCACAAGAAGAACTGGAAGATCCAGATGAATCACAAGAAGAACTGGAAGATCCAGATGAATCACAAGAAAAAACGGAAGAACCAGATGAATACTCAGATGACGAAATTATTGATAAACTTATTCAATTGGTAGTACATAACATAAATACATCGAGTATCGGTGATTTGATTGATAAACTTAGAACTCCTTCACTTTTTGGAATGTCTCTTATTGATCCAGAAGATGATGCGACAGATGAAGAAAAACAAGAGTATTTAGATTCATTCATCAAAGTTGCACGTAGAGACGTTCAAAATCCGGTGAATTATTTCAAAGACAAAGAGAAGTTCTTTCGTAATACCACAAATAAGTTGTTAAAGAAGTTGAGCAAACTTTACAGTTTAGCCAAACCATCTGCATCGAATCCACTTCATGCTAAAATAAGTGCGAAAGTGAAAAAGAACGAGTCGAAAATAATTAGGTGGAAAGACTTCGGTAAATAATATAAAATATGAATCTATTATACGGAATACTTTGGGGAATACTCGGACAGATTGGTGTCTTCCTACAATTACAAGGAACAATGAAGTTCGATTTACTCAAAAATAACACATGGCTTGTCTTACTGATGGGACTACCAATCTCTTGGTTCTTTTTGAATTCAGTTCGAAATTTAGTAATATGGGGCGATGGTCAGCTATGGCCGTCCAGAATAATCGGATTCAGTATTGGTATTGTGGTTTTCGGAGTTATGTCGAACATTGTTTTCGGAGAGGGTCTCAACACAAAAACTGCAATCTGTGTGTTACTTTCGATGCTCGTCGTACTGATACAGATTTTCTGGAAGTAATCTTAATATTTGAGAGTCGGTTTAAACAATCGGCTCTTTTTTTATATCAATATTTATGAAAAGATGGGATTTGATACGTAAGTTTAAAGATTGGCGAGGACGTTATAAAATAAGTTTTAAAACTTTCGAGACTGAGAAATCACTAAGGAAAGAAATTGCTAAGATTACTGCGTACCTTAGTAAGGATCAAAGAGCCGATGATGTTGAGTACAGCATACGTGTTTGGGAACTTATTGAGGACTTCTCAATGGATTCCTACATTACCGAACAGAAAAGAGCCAACCAGATTGATGCAGTATTCGGAGATGTCGACCCGAGTCTTTCAGAACTCACCATAAAGATGCAGTCTCTTTTTTCAAAGGATTATCAGAGGCTGATTGAGGAGTGGGGAATGATTAACAAATCATCTAAAAAGGAAATGAGTACATTCTTTACAACACACAGATTGGCTCTCCAACTTTATCCCACTTCTCTTGAAGGCGAGGACTACGTTGCTTGGTGGGAGTTGTTGCTTAGACATGCGAACTACGTCAAATTGACCGGAGAAGTCCTATACGTCGGCTACCGAGACCGTGTAAAAGCAACACCTGAGATGGCCGAACAGTTCAATGAGATACTAAAAAGAAAGAGAAAGAAGAAATGAAGGTAACAGAACACATAGCTAAAGCGAAAAAACCATTTGCAAGTTTCGAAATACTACCACCATTGAAAGGTAGTAACATCGTAGATTTATACGATATACTTGATCCACTTATGGAGTTCAAGCCACCTTTCATAAATGTGACCTATCACAGAGCGGAGTTCATCTATAAAAAGAGAGACAATGGTTTGTTAGAGAAAGTACATATTCGAAAACGTCCTGGGACGGTCGGAATATGTTCTTCAATCACACATAAATATGGTGTCGATACGGTACCACACATTATCTGTGGTGGTTTTACCAAAGAGGAGACCGAGGATGCACTTTTGGATCTTCATTATTTAGGTATTGAAAATATGTTAGTATTGAGAGGAGACCCTACTAAGAATGAAAAGGTATTTTCAGCGGAGCCGGGTGGTCATTCTCATGCGATTGATTTAGTTAGACAAGTATCTGATTTGAACAAAGGTGTTTATCTTGAAGAAGATTTGAATGGGGTTTCTACTAACTTCTGTATGGGTGTTGCTGGTTATCCTGAAAAACACGCAGAGGCGGTGAATCCAACAAGTGACATTGATTGGTTGAAAGCAAAGGTGGATGCAGGTGCTGACTATGTAGTGACACAACTATTCTATGACAATGATAAATACTTCGACTTTGTTGCTAAGTGTCGTGTAGCAGGTATTACGGTTCCAATTATACCGGGTTTGAAACCATTAGCAAGTAAGGCACAGATTTCGATGATTCCACGTGTTTTCTCGATTGACATACCTGAGGCTTTACACAAAGAAGCTTTATTGTGTAAAGACGATACCGCAATACGAACGCTTGGCGAACGTTGGTGTGTAGAACAATCGAAGGATCTAATAAAGAGAGGAGCACCTTGTTTACACTACTACACAATGGGTCGTGTTGATGGTTTCGTCAGGATTGCTAGAGAGGTTCTTTGATTAAGTTGCTTTATAATGTCCACTTTGGCTAGCATTTGCATCAGGGTTAAACTTTATCAAAAATATAAGTTTATAACCTCTCAGAAATGGTACGGCGAATGGTTGGTTTACATTACCAGCACCTTGCCACCTAGTCAGACCACCAGTGTAACCATCGAGTGATGTTGTAACCGATCCGGTTATTTTAGTATAACCTGTGTACCTAGTACAGTCACCCGTATGACTTCCAAAGTTTCTGGAACTAGAATTATCCGCACATCCATCTCTTGAATTTAAAGTGTGTGTATGTCCTGCACCACCATTCGTTGTCTCTGTAAATGTGGACCAAGCAGCTACTATAGCACCACCGTTCTCACCTGCATAATTTTTTACAGCAGTGTCAATACTGTGGTAGTGTTGTGGTAAATGACTATTCGAAAGAGTAACGGTTTGTTGTGTAGTAGGTGTAAGACTTCCATATGGACCCGTTGAATTATCACTCGAAGCTGATATGTTTCTATCCCTAAGATCAGGTATAGCTTTATACGCACCATTTACAAAAATAAATCCAACACCATTACAAATCTTAAAATCCGGTGGTATCGAACCAGCATCAAATGCCCACATTATTATTGTTCCATAAGGCATACCTAACGAAGACCATAGTGCGTTACCCGTGGAATCAGATGTCAATACTTTTCCAGTACCTGGAGTTCCGAAAGTATATCCAAAAGTAGATGCAACTAAAAGACCACCTGTTATAGTTGTAGTACCACCTGATATGGTAGTACCCTTGTTTAGAAATATAGCAGTACCTTCAAACTTAGCAACTTCCAAACCAGCAACACTAATTTTAGTCGAAGTAGATGTTGAATAAATAGTTTTAGAACCACCCAATGAAATACCAACTTCTGTAGTACTTGCATAAAGACCTGTACTAGAAGCACCTAAGAATGAATAACCTGGTTTACTCGAAGAATTAGTAGTATCACTACTAGCCAAAAGCTGAGAGGTTGATGCATCTAATGCTATTGCTTTATTACCACTAACATTGTTTATGGATAAAGAAGAACCCGCAGAAGATCCAGAAGTAAATGTAAGATAACCCGGATTCAATGTTGTGTTATTTGCCACACCGACACTAAGTGCACTAGTACTCTCAAGTACCCACTGATTTTTACTACCTATAGATTTTAGAACATAAGTTCCTGCTACCGTAGGTTTTTCAATTTTATTAACCAAAACACTAGATTCTATGAGTCCCTTTCCATCATAACTTCCTATAAGTGTACTTCCCTGAATAGTCCCATTTACTTCCAATGCATAAGTGAACGCAGACTTACCTATACCAACTCTTATTGTGTTTGATGTAGAACTATCATATATCACACTATTAGTTAAACCACCTGCGAAATACTTTGGAATTCTATTTACTACACCAATATAAACACCACCTCCACCAGCACCAGATCCACCAGATCCACCACCATCTTGTACCCAATCGGTACCGCCCCAAACGTAAGTTATTTTGTCCGAAGTATCATATACCTTTAGACCCTCATATTTGTATTGTATTGAATTTCTTGCGATGGAACCAGAGGCAACCATCCTACTATCGATTGGAGTTGAAGAACTTAACTTGAACCCGTCTATTATTTGCGTCGGCATGAACTATAATAATTTTATCCACTATATATAAAAATCAAATTCTTTCCATAATTTTACAAAAATGAAGACATTAGAAGAAATATTGGATGTGGCAAAAATACATACAAAAAGAGCTAAGTATGTATGTTTATTCGGTTCTAGGGTATATGGAACTAACGACACAGAATCTGATTGGGATGTAGTTGTTGTTGCCAATTCATCAATAGAAGCCAGGGAAGTTAAAAATGCAGACCTCAATATACACATATACACACCAGAAAGGTGGAAAAAAGATTTAGAATGGCACACACCAAAGTGTTTGGAGTGTCACTTCTCTCCTGATTGGGCTAAACTGATGGACGAAAATGAAATAAGTTTGGAGATAAATAATGCAAGACTCAGACACGCGTTCGCACACGTCTCATCAAACTCTTGGGTTAAGTGTAAGAAAAAATTGACAGATGGTGAATACAGGACTGCTATAAAATCAATATTCCATTCTATAAGAATCCCAATGATGGGAAGTGACATAGCAACTAATGGTAAAATAACCGACTTTTCTTTAGCGAACCACATATGGGATGAACTTATATCAAAAGAATGGGACTGGAACTCTTTAGACAAAAGATTCCGTGAAGAACGTGCTAATGTTATGACACAATTCAGGAAGTTGGCACCAAAAGATTGATAATAGTTTTTATTATTACTTTTTATTTCTAATTTAGTAAAAAAAAATACAAATGATTTTAGACGGTCCAAAATTCAAAATTTTCAATTTTGTTGGTGCTCCCGTAAGGTTGAGCCTACTTTTTTTTCTTTTGTTACCTATATTGGGTTTCGACATCAAAATGTTTGTTTCAATTTTTGTGGCAATACTTGTACATGAGATGGCACACGCCTTAGTTGCGAGACGTAAAGGTTATAATGTATATGGTATTGACATAGACTTATTCGCAGGTGCCGCATCAGTCGACTCGAATATGCATCAACGAGATTCTCTTTGGGTGAGTCTAGCAGGACCTATATCGAACATTTTATTGGCACTAATTGCATTACCACTTGTTCCATATTTTTCATTTATGTTGACTTTTATTGCCGTCAATATTTTCCTATTCATCTTCAATATACTTCCAATCTATCCTATGGATGGTGGGATGGCATTCAGAGACTTACTTATGTTGAATATGCGTGATCGTAGGAAAGCTGCAGATATTGCAAATAAAACATCATTAACATTTTGTGTGTTCGGGTTTATTGCGGTATTACTTTTAAAAGAACCCATACTGGCTATATTCTTTGCAATATTTTTCTACCAAACCTGTAAAATTGCTGGTTATGTTAGATAATATATACACTATGTGTACCAATAAAAGGTTTAAAACTAAAGATTTGATCGAAGGAGTCGATTTCTACTGGGTAGAAGAAGAAGGTATTCGTTATCGTGTATTCACAGAAGAGTATTTGAAACAAGTTAGAATAATCTGTTGTAAATCAGGTTGCAGACATTGTCCCTGGAAATACGACAAAAAGTAGTTCCGTTTCGTATTTTTGTTTATATTTGTAGAAACAAAATCCCATTATGAAAACACTTCAGCTAACATCATCTCTTTTTCCAATTGTTCAGGTTGGCACCTACGAAGGTCAGACTTGTGACGTAAACCGTTTCATCGATTCTTATTGTATTGACGAGGACTTCTCAGAAGGACACGTAGACTTCGATTCAGAAGGTTTCTGGGACAGATACGACAACTCTAAGTTCGTTACCGAGATACGAAAAAGAGCAAGTGACTATATCACTGACGAGATCAAACCATTCTTGGTGGATCTGGGTTTCGGTATCACTGACGTAGTTGTACACGACATAGTATCACCTAAATATTACAACTTCAGCACTGACGAACTTTACTTCGATTTGATTGTTGATGAAAACTTCACAGAAAATTTAGCACGAAAGGTTGAGAATGAATTCTACGACAATGGTCTAGCGAAGTTTTTGAAAGACAACTACACATCATATGACGGGTTCATTTCATTCACTGCGAACACTCTTGATGGATTGATTGAAGGTATCAGAGAAGGTGATGTGCGTGAAATCTCTGCGTTCTTAACTTGGTACTTCATAAACAACTTCGAAGGTTTTGATTGGAAAGATTGTGTCTATGAGGACTTCCCATTTTACACCGAGTTCTTATCAGACGAGGTTGATGCTTAAAACAGAAAAAGACCCTTTCGGGTCTTTTCTTTTTGAGCTAAGATTATCTTAGTTCACGCTTTTGTTCAACTCGTTTCCGGCTTTGAACTTAGCAACTGTTTTTCCAGCGATAGTAATCTCTTCACCAGTCTTTGGGTTTCTACCTTTTCTCTCTGCACGTGTGCTTGTAGACCAAGTACCAAATCCTACTAATGAAACTTTCTCACCTTTCTTAAGAGTTTCAGTGATTGTGTTTACGATTGTTGCAATCACCTCGCCAGATTTAGCTTTTGTTAAGCCAGTTTCGTTAGCGATAGCCTCTACTAATTCAGTTTTATTCATCCTTAGATTATTATTTTTATTACGGTTTCGTTTTCGAACCGTATGTGTATTATACGCAGTGTTTATATACGAGTTTGCTAGGTTTATAGTTTTTTTGTAGTTTTTTTCGACTTTTTTTGTAAAATTCTCGAATGATTGGCTATATTTGTAGAAACAAAAACGAAATATGAAGATCCAACTAAAGAACGTAAAGATAAATGACTCATTCAGTGAAGAAACAATCTGTTTCAAAGCGGATGTATTTGTGAACGGTAAGAAAGTTGCTTATGCAGAGAACGACGGACGTGGTGGGTGTACTTTCATCGGTGCGTATCCTGAGAAGAGATCTGAGTTGGCTGAGGTTGAGAAGTACTGCAAGACATTACCTAAGAGAGTTTACGACTTCGGTGAGTTCGAAAACGACCTTGAGTCTGTGATTGAGGATCTTTTGAATGAGAAAATGCAGGAGAAAGAACAAAAGAAGATTGACAAACTTTGTCTTACAAATATCGTTTATGGTATTCCTGGTGGAATGTCTTACAGCTTCATCGGTTTCAAAGGAAAACCTAAGTTAGAGGATATCAAAAAGACTGCTTCTGGTCAGAAAGCGATTGAGAACTTATTAGAAAAGGTGAAGTCTAATTTGGAAGAGGGTCAGGTTATATTCAACACTAACATATAATAAAATGAAAAGAACTTTGAGACAGATTGTTGAGACAATCACACAGAAGGCTAATGAAATGAGAACCAGTGCAGCGTATGGTGGTGAACACGGTGATGGTGGAGCTTCGAAGTTGGAAACTAATTTTGAGTTTTTCGTATTAGGATTCAAAGCACACGCCGACGCGGTAAATTTTTTACCACTTGAAATAGATTTTGAAACGGAGGTCGAGGTTCCGACAATTTGGCAAAAGTATTTCTTCCGCCAGGATCCAGAGTACAACGAATATTTGAGGTTGAAAAACAAATTCGATAAATAATTTTCGACTTTTGGCGAAAATGAAAATCTTTTTATATAATGTAAACAAAAACAAAGCTAAATATGGATTACAGTAAGGATTTTAAAAAGTACGCATTAGACAAAGGCGTAAGCTCATTGAACATGCACTACTTCGAGAAGAATTTAGAGAACTCAGTTCCGGAAGCAAGTCTAACTCCGTACATTTTAGAGGAGAGAGAAATGAGGGTAACACAGATGGATATCTTCTCACGTTTGATGCGTGATAGAATTCTTTGGGTATCTGGTGTTGTCAACCAACAAATGTGTGACGTTTTACAAGCACAAATTATGTATCTTGACTCAATTGCGAAGCAAGATATCAAAATGCACATTAATTCACCAGGTGGATCAGTACTTCACGGTTTAGGTATTGTCGATCTTATGAGGTATGTTAACTCAGATATTGAGACAATCAATGTAGGATTGGCCGCATCTATGGGTTCTATTCTTTTATCTTCTGGAACAAAGGGTAAACGTTCATCTTTAAACTTCTCGAGGGTTATGATACACCAAGTTAGTTCTGGCGCACAAGGTCATGTTGCGGACAACAGAATCTCTCAAATGGAGTCTGAGAAGTACAACTACATCTTGTTCAAAATGCTTGCTGAGAATAGTGGAAGAGATTTTCAATATGTTCTTGATGCTGCACGTCGTGACAAATGGTTGAGTGCGTATGAAGCATTAGAATTCGGTTTCATTGATGAGGTGATTACGAATGAGAAGACCTACGATGTCAAATCATTGATGGATGGGTTTGAGGACTATTACACAAAAGAAGTTCTCAAAAAGTAATTCTCAAAAAGTAATGAGAAAGGCACCTAATCGGTGCCTTCTCTTTTTAATATCTGTTTGTACTCAAACATAAGTTGTTCTAAAATATAATCTATAAACTCTTCATCACCCTCTATAAGATCCTCCATAACCTCTATTATCTTAGTGTGGTTAAGCTCTAATACATTTTCGTAGGTTATGTTATACTCTGGGTAGTGTTTGGTGAAGCACTCTAAGTGTATTTCGACAAGCTCCAGAAAAATATCCATCTGCTCGTCGCTCAACGATATCATAACAATATGTATTTTTTGATATCTGGACCAACATTAACTTGGAAATCATACATTCTATCACCTGTGTGTATAACCGGTGTAATAGATCTGCGTTTTCCGGTATAAATTACCCTACTATATCCATGTGCCTTTTCTAATTGTTCCGGTATCAAATAAACCTGGGTTCCGACTATATTTCCAACATGTGCAAGTTGTACATTACAATCACTTTCAATCATATACCCCGGTAGTTTTGAAATCTCGGCAAGAACATCACTAGAAACAATTGCCCAATCATAGTCTGAAATAAACTCAACTAATCTTTCCGGATTTCTACGTCCCTTAAGCCAAGATATTATACCTCCTTTGAAATATTTCACATATGTAGGGTGCCACTGGAAATTCATCTTCACAAAGAAACGACACAATAAATCGAAATCCTGTCGGTCTTCACTAAGATTGTTCAGATAGTATGTCTTCAAAGAAGACTCTGTTATTACTTTACCGTCTATTTTTTTGACGGCGAATGTTTCCACGATTGCGGGGTTAGAATCGACGTAATAAACGTCGAGGAACATCTCATCGTTGAACACCGATTTGAATAAGTCAACCATATCGTATTTTTCTATTTGTCGGACAAAATGTTTGCCCTATCCGAGTAAATAGTCGATAACCTTAGAAGGTAATCACTACCAAGCTCAGTGTGCATTTGTTCAGCCACAATAGACCTCATTTTGGCAGTTTTGTGAGACTTTATTCTCTCTGCCGACCTGTTAGCCATCTCAATCAAAATCTCTTCATCCTGGCCATATTTTTCGAGTAACTCATCAATTCTTTTTTTATGATTTGCAAACTCTTTGGCTGACTTATTTGCGGTCAATTTATTTTCAACTTCCACTATCGTTTCATCGATTGCTTCCCAATCACCTACTTTAGATTTAAGACTTTCTAATAAAATCGTCTTCTCAAAAGTAGACTTATTAGACATCAATTCTGAAAGCGCTTCGGCAAGTGCCTCCTTACCTGTTATTTTTATAGTCCCTGCTCTTAGGTATCTATCAATTGGACCATACGTTTGTATGTGTAAGTATTTGTCCATCAAGCCCATCAATGCAAAATGAAAGGATTCCTCTTCATTCATTTTAACTTCTTTAGTATCTGGTTCCTTTCCGATTTTTTGATTTGTTATATTGCTGAACTTTTTCATATTATTTCTTTTTTTAGACCATTATATGATCTCTTTTTTATATGTTCTTTTTGTATTCTTGAATATCAGTTCTGACATCCTGTGCTGCACTCCTGATACGTTGCATTATTTTACGTATACGTGTTCCTGCTCTTTTGTTACCACCGATATAGAATTTTTCAAAGTCTTCACTTAGGAGGTATTTCTTTCCATCTATATCGTTTTCCTCCGTGAGTATCTTAATTAAACACTCCAACTTATCAATGTTTTCCATATCTCCTACAATTTATTTTATGTATATATTAAAAATAGAATTCGGATAAGATTTAAAAAAGAAACCCAGACAATAAGAGTGCGTCCATTCTTAGTCTGGGTCAGGCCAGAGATACTATCTCTGGTGTGGTTTTTTATTTATTTAGAAAGAAGTCTTATCAAATCTTCAGTGATTATAGAAATCATTTTTCTACCATCAACAGTTACTAAAGGTATATTCTTTATCATCGAATATTTATCATTACCATCAACAGATATCGATTCTATCATTTCACATACTTTAGACTCTTTAGAATATTTCTTTATGTAATAAGTTTTCAATTCGTTAACAAACTTACCCAAATCAACACCTTCTTTATAATTGTACTTAACCATCTGTAGTTCATTATCTTGTTTTTCAACCATAATGTACCAAATTGATTTCTTGCTGACCTTTACATTCTCAAGGAAGTTATATGCTTTCGATGCATTTACGTTCTTAGGAAACTTTGCAATTTTTCCAATTGTCTCAACTTTCGATTCATTTGTATCTTCGATTTTGTCATCAAACTCATTATCATCACCAGATGGTAAATTTACATCCTGTTCGAATGGTTGTACACCTTTCCTAGAAATAGGTTTTTCTATACTACTGGTATCGGCAGTCTCTGGTGTGTTAGGGTTCGCAGGAAGATCCGAATCGGTCTCCGGTCTCGAGTTCAACTCGACCTCATCAATCTTTGGATTCTTTATGTCCGAGAACCTTTTGAAGCTCGTAATCTTTCTGTCTGCCATACTAATTATCTTTTATTGTTCTTTTATATATTAAACTACTAATTTGGTTTTTAAATTTATAGTTATTTTGGATGTTTGTAGTAATATTTATCAACCATATAGTTCTGGAAGTTCTTAATGACATTCATCTGATCGAAAAGTTTAGCAACCAAAGGTTGTAACATTGTTAAAAATGAGTTCATTAGATCGTTTTTGTATATATAAGGTGATAATTTGTTACTGAGTATGTTCTTCTCATAATCAAGAAAATCTTTGTCGTTGTTGTGTCTGTGTTTCATAAAATGAATCTCAGGTATATCTTTCTCCTCGTAAAGCATATCTATGAAGGTCTTTTTTTAGCATCTATAACACCCTGTTTGAAGATATTAACTGCTTTTAGTCCGTTAGACTCTATATCATCACTATAAAATGCACCATTCCTATCATACCAACCTCCTCTCATAACAGGAATCTCATTTTCTTCGAAAAGTATATCACCAAGTACTGGGTCCAATCCAACCATCTGATTTGGATCATATGGTTGCCCACTCGGATTAGTACCAAAACTATTCATTTGTTTACCCATTTTCATAATTTGATCTTTGTGATAATCTTCATTCTTTTTACAAACAAATTGTATGTCAACTGAATGTATATCACTTATGAACGAAAGAGATCTTACAATATCTGCTTTTGGTATCCTAGATACCCTTGTTAAATCGAAGAAGTATCCAGATATAGAGTTTATTATCTGTGAATTAACACTATCGTCTGTGGCATCCGAATAAGTCATTATGAATATGTTTACCGAATAAAACGAAAGTGATGGTGATGATATTATGTACTTTTTAGTAAGCATTATAAGACCATTGGATCTTAGGTATATGTCTATCTTCTTCTTCTCATACGAATCTAAAACAAAAGCACCGAGATCCACCGTAAAGTAATTCTGACTTTTATTTTTAAATAGGTTTACATTTGGTGTAACCGTAATGTATATTGTGCCAGATTTCTCATAAGCACTAACATAAGAAAAAATACCCAATTTCTTTATCTCATAGGTGAAGTGTTGTGGTAGCGCCAAAACAGCATTATTAGTTACAAATGGTAAGAGAGAACGTGTGAAAGAAGGACTCTCACCTTCACTACCGAAGTTTATATCGTTGTAGATGTAAACATCAAATATACGATCAAAAGATATCGGAAAACCAGATCCATCAGTCACATCACCCATTATACTCCAATCGTTTGGAGTTCTTCTAAATATATTACCCAAAGATCCATCAGTCAAAATATATCTAACTGTTATATTAGATCCTAATGGTGGCATCATACCAAAAGATCCATTACCGAATATTATCTCTATACCATTATTATATCCAGTCCTGACAACAACTGCCTTCTCGTCTTGGTACATATCATATATACTACGTTTCACCTCCCAACTCTCATAGTCTACCAAAACTTGAACATGAAAGTTCTCTATGTCTTTGGCTACTTCACTAACACTAAAACTCTGTATTGGTTCACCCACACCAGTATAGCTTTTCGATTTCCATTCACCCTGTACTATCGGAAGAAAGAAAGAAGTACTCTTAGTAACTTTATAAGTTAAAGGTAAGGCACCTATATCTGCACAATAAACAAGTCCATTAGTTTTATTACGCATCAAAAGTCTCGGTGATATTGTAATTCGAGAATCTCTAATCTCTGTCTCTAAATCTGCAGCAGGTTTCACCTTAATTTGAAGTGTACCTGTAGCACTAATAGACCTACTCGGTATGTGACCCGCATTTATTGCGGCATTCCTTATAGTTCGTCTATTCAAAGAGTTTGGCAAACTCATATCGAATGAGTTTATTGCATTCTTTAGGTATAAAAACGAAAGTTGATGTAGATTCTCCAAAACAGACAATATTTGTCCATAAGGAGAAGCGTTGCTGAACAACAGACTCGCTTTACTGTACTCTTTCTTAAGAAAAGTCTCTATCTCTTCCTTTATGTAAGAAAATCTGAAGCTAGTAAAATCCATTACCTTAATCTTTTATTTCTGTCAGGTAGTCGGAGTCGAACCTTCTTTTTTCAAAAATGTCAATAACATCCGTAACGAAACCTTCAATTGTAGAAATCCTTTCAACCAAACCAATGGATTCATTTTTAGGATTCGAATAATATCTCCATCTGAATTGGTTACTCTCTATTTCAGATTTTTCTATAACTATCTTTGCTGTTAATCCAAGGTACATAGCCGATATTTCAACGTAGTTACCAAATTCAAAAGATGACTTTTCTTCGATATTTACCGTCTCGCCTATTCCTTCTAACATCAGAAGGTCCGAATGTATTTTGTTTATGTTGGACTTGAGATTCATGAAAAGGTTTATTTTTCGATTATATATAAAAATAACCTCTCCCGATTAGATTTATACTCAAATCATAAGAGCCCAGACGTCGTCTGCGTTGAAATCCTCATCAGTAACTCTTAAATCATAGTCTCCACTTTTATTGAATTCTTTGAAGTCCTCATCGTCGGCATCCATCCTACGTTTTATAGAATCGTTCATATCTCTTCTTCTTAGAACCCTATCTTCTCTTACACTACGATCAATATCTAAATAAACTACAAAACAACCTTTACGTGTCTCTGGATCAATCATCAGAAATTCTGCGGGTGTCATTATAAATGCCTGGGCTCTTTCAAACTCTTTCTTTGTGAGTCCATAATACCAAGTCTCTGGTGCTCTATCCACTGGTGTCACAAGGAAATCCTGGCGAACTATAAACTCATCGTTTTCAATCATCTCTTTGAAAGTCCAGTCCGCAACGAATTCATATGTTTCCCATTGAACCTCACCTTTCCTCGGTGGGCGACTGGTTGTTTTAATACCAGCAAGTAGACCCTTTTTAGACATCTGTCTTATCATAAAGTCTTTCCCCGATCCAGATTTCCCAAGAACAATAAGTTTTTCTTTTTTATCATGAATTGGCACCACTGGTATTTTAGTAGTTCTGTATTCGTCGAATTGTGACATCATTTGTCTTTTTAGTTATAAAAAAAATTACTTAGAAGTTGACCTTGACACCAAGTGTATTCACATTCTGTACACGTGTAAAGTTGAACATAATGTCGTGTCTACCCATCTTAATCATAGCGTTGTAATCCAAACTCAACATTTGTATTAGGAATGGACCTTTATCTATATTATCGAGACCTCTAACAAAGAAATAGTTTATAGTAAAAGGAATTCTACTATTTGATCCAGAAAGAAGATTTAGGTCTATTTTCCTACCGATACTTTGTTCGTATTCATCTTTTTTGTTTATTAGGTATTCTATCCTCTCAAAATGACCGAACTCTATCATTTGTCCATCTACTGGTGAATCATTTGTGAATATATCTGGGTTTTCAGATTCCAATGTATCCACAAATAGTTCTAAATCTCCACTTTTTTCCGTTGAATAAGTAGTATCTGTTGGTGCCTTCTTAACCGGCTCTGAGGACAACGACGGGTTCGATAATAAAGACCCAGCAGTGATTGCACCACCCAATAATACCTGTTTGATGTTAATTTCTTCTATAAGGAACTCGTCGTATCTTTTCAATTTTTTCATTATTGTTGTTGTCTTTTTACCTGTGTAAGGTCTGCCTTCTGGAAATCATCAAAGTCCATAACTCTTTGTTTTTTGACTTCATCCTGACCAGCAGTATAATCCTGTCTTTTTGCAAAAATATTTTTCAATGCTTTCATATCGAGTCTTTTGGTTCGAGACTTCTTTCCAGTCATTGCACCATGCCCTTTTCCCATAACATCATATTTGGCAAGTTTGCCACCCGCGTTATAAGGAACTGATATGTAGTCACCATCCGTACCACCTGTCGCAGTATAGGTAGGATTAGTAGTCACGCCTGGTAAAGAGGCTGGTTGTGAGTTAACATAACCACCACCAGATACAGCACCAGCTGGACCACCTGTTGCAGAGTCTTCAAACAACTGCCCGAATTCAAGTAAATATTCCATACACTTATATATTTATTTCAGTATATGCGAAGTTGTATATCCTTTCTCCTCTGCCCAAACCTGAATAGAAGAAACATCATCACCTATTATCTGACCTAGTCCCAAAATATATAATGTAACTCCCTCAGATTTATAGTCAATTATCTTCTTTTTTACAGGAGTATAGTAAAAATGTATCTCAAAGCTTCTCTTCTTTGAGAGAAACCATTTCCTGTAGGTGCCCTGAACCACAAGAATGCTCAAATATTTTCTTACATTTGTCCTCATTTTTACTGTCTACATCCATGTTTAGAAATACCTTTGTTTATATATAAAGTACAAATATAAGTTAAACATGAGCAAGTTGACACAACTGGAGGTCAAAAAACTAATAAAGGAGCTTGAATACCTCCGTATAGACCTAGATTATAAAACAGAGATTGTACAAGAAGCCGACGGTGGGTTTATGCGTGAAGTCTCTGATTTTTTAGAACAACAACCCGAACTAAAGAAGGAATATGATAAAACTATGGATGCTAGGATACAAAAGGCTGTACAACAAAGTACTGAACAAAATGTAGATCAGAATACCGAGAACATCGAGGACGAAACCAAAACAATTGATGAAAACCCAGCACTAAAGAAGATATACAGAGAAATAGTTAAAATAACACACCCAGACAAAACAACCGATACAAGATTGAATGATATTTACGTAAGAGCTGGTATATCTTACAATGGAAATGAAGCCATCGAATTATACTCTATATGTGATCAATTAGGTATAAAATATGATGTGGCGGAAAAAGAGATAGAAATGATGCGTATCAGAATATCCGAAATAAAAGACAGAATTGGAATGCTTGAGTCTACAAATACGTGGGTATGGTATCATTGTGAAGATCAAAGAATAAAGGATGAAATAATACTCAGATATGTTGCTAGACAAATAAGTTAGATGATAGTTATACTAACGTTTCGATCATTTACAACTGCCTGTAAATCTTCTTTACGTAAAACCTTTTTCCAAAAGTCATTCTCTTTGTTCGGATTCTTCAAAGTCCATTCATTACCATTAGATGTTGTGTATATATAGTTCTCATCACCATCAATAATCTCTATCGTTTTAGAGGAAAGTTTATCGTAAAACTTTTTAGCATCACCATTCACTTTATATAAAGCAGCAGGAGACCACTCATCCGCCGTTTCATTCCAGACCTGGAACATTAGGTAAATAGGATTCTCTAACTCGTTCGATTCTGCGCCGTATATAAACATAAATTTACACGGTTTGTTCAAAAATGTTTCATAATCTTCCGTGTTCTGAACCTCAGACTTTTTCATCTTTATACTACTAAGAGAGTTTACAAACCTTTCATCTGGATCTTTTTCTCCACCACCACATAAGTAATCAAGGTCCAATTTATCGTTTCTGTAATCATCTTTCGAAAGACTCAGAACGTCGAATATATCTACTTTCTGTGCCCCAATTGCATCTAACAAAGTATCATGCCATATGTTTAGAGACTCCATCAGATCGAGTGCAGTCGCAAGGTTTATAACCAACGATTCCATATAACCTTTATAATCTTTCAAGTAACGCATAAACGGGCTTAGAGTTTTAATATATATTAAAAATGTAATCTCTAATATGAGGTGGTTAAGAAACTACAAACTATTCAAAGAATCCAAATCTAACGAGTATAACGGAAAGAATCTCGTAAGTGAAATATGTACCGCAATGGTATTACTAAACAACGAGTTCCTGGATAATATACTGGACCGAGGTCTAAAAGCGAGGTATTCCGAAGACTCAGGAATATTCTTAACGGATCTTAAAAACCTACTTATTGCTAAAAATAGATTATGTTTGGGGAAGTTTGAAGGTGAAAGATGTGTAGATGATAACGAAATTGGAAAAACCAGTGGTATATTCGAGAATACTGATTTTAGTATCGAAAAAGACTGGGACAAATTATCAAATGCACGTGTATGTGCAAGAGCTATAATCGATAAGATATTACCTACAGAAAAAATGACACCGGAGATAATAAGAAAGGTATATTGGCTCGGTCCTAACAAAGACAAAGAACACAGCGAAGACTTAGTTATAGAGTTGAATGATGATAGACAAATGTCTATTGTTCTAAATAAAAGTTTGTCTACACAGAAAAGTGCTAGTTTCAACTCGTTCGCTGACGAGCTAATAGGAGAAAATACCGAGAAGCTTTTTTCAGAAGCATATATGAAACACTGGAACAAGTTAACACAGGAATGGGTTAAGACAATCTACGAAAATGCCAACAAAGATATACAAAGACATATCGAGAAGTTTATACAACCTGAAAGGATAGAAACAATTGGCTATTTCGAGTATTTTGATGTGAAACACGGTGATCCAAATTTTAAACATTTAGGTGAACTAATACCACAATTCGACAAAAATATATTGAAGCTATCAGACCTTATGAGTGAGATATGGAAAAATATTGATGAGTGTTTTATGGATCCTGAAAGGGTAAAAAAAGAATGGACAGAGACAAAAATAGTTCTACTCAATAGTAAAATACTCGAGAATATATTCACATCATCTATAAAGACTGAGTTCCCAGAAGATATACAATTGACAGAAGACAACAACCTAAAAATTGCAGGAGGAACTGTAAAGATGAAACTCTTCAAAGCGGCAGTAGAGAAACTCGGTTGTACCGAAAGATCTGTTTGGTATCTCAATAATAACGGAAGTATACTAAGTTTGGTTCCTGCTAGGTCATTCTTCAGAAATAACTACGATGATATGGAACTAAAATTTGACTACCACGTAAAATTTGAAGTCAGTGAGGATGAGGATATGAATGATTTTCCGATGAAGATAGTAATAGAAATCGAAGAGGAAAAATTGATGGATCTTCTAGTATCCATAAAGTTTACAGGTGGTGAAATGTCCGGCAAATTAGGTGCGAAATATAAATTCAATCTAGCAGACAACTTTAACCAGATTGTATCCAAAAGGTCAGAACAATAAACATCGAGGGTAAAGAACTACCTTTATATATAAGGGAAAGTTATTAAGGTATGTCATTTTGGCCATTATACAGAGAAAGTATTTTACAAGGACCCTCTCACGTATCACTTGCTCTTCCAGGTATAAAGAGTAAGATTTCCAAATCAATTGGTGTAGATGCAGAGACTCTTCTACTTGTCCCAAACACTGACTTCCTAACAAAATTCATAAAGGGTGATGTTGGAATCTCTGATAAGTTTGTTAAATCTTTCATACAAAGTCAAATAAATTCATTGGCAACACTTTTACCAACAGTGCCACCAATTCCACCAATACCAAAGGTTCCACCAATAGAGATACCAAAACCACCAAAAATACCAACTGACCAACTGAATGGTTTGACAAACCAAATCACTGATACCACTGGACAAATTACTGGACAAATAAGTAATGCTACTGGACAAATCACTAATGCTACCGGACAAATTACAGGTCAAATAAGTAATGCTACTGGACAAATCGGTGCAGCGGCCGGACAAATTACCGGACAAATTACTGGACAAATAAGTAATGCCACAAATCAACTTGGAAATGCCACCAGTCAATTAAGTAATAACTTATCAGATAAACAAAAAACAACTAATCAAATACTAAACGGTGAAGTACCAAAAAATGTACCAACTACAGGACTTGCAGGTAAATTAGTTGACAAAACTAAAAGCACCGCAAATGATTTATTAGGTAAGGCAAATACGTTAAAGGATACTGGTGTTGATAGTGCTGGAAATCTTTTAAACAAAACAAACGAACTGGCGGGAAGTGCAGGAAACCTTTTAGGTAAAACAACCGGAATGGCGAACAATCTGACAGGAAAGGCAAACGAACTGGCAGGAAGTGCAGGAAACCTTTTAGGTAAAACAACCACTAAGGCAGACGAACTGGCAGCAAAAGCAAATAAACTGAAGTCTGATATCAATCTAAATGCTGACCGACTAACGAAGATACCAACTCCTGATTTATCCAAATTTGAAAAATTTGATGAGAAGATAATAAAGAAGATGGGTGAAGCGTTCAATATGGAGTTGCCAGACATAGGAAAATATAGAGACGCATCTGGAAAGATTAGAATACCACTTCCAGAAGTTAAGATACCTTACGTATTTGAAGATTTGGGACTAAAGTCAGTAGAGAAGACTATATTACAATCTATATTCGAAACACAAAAACCATATGTTGAGATAGTGAAATCTATACTAAATTCGATAGTTTCAATAGAAGATGTAATAGCCAGGGTAATGCCAATACTCGCCACAAATCCACTAACCTCTAAATCAGAAAAACCAATGGTTAAAGACGGAAACTCAAATGGAACCAAAGCTATAGGATTTAAGGGAGGATTAGAATTCAAAAAAGCATTATCAGAATTACAGAAGATTTCAAAAGAAGGGTTAGGAATAGATGTAGATAAAGAAGGTAATGCCACAGTTTCACCAAAACGTAAAAAAGTACTTGATGTAACATCCAAATTGAGTGATTTAGTTGCCAATTGGAATATAAATAGTGTTAGGTATTCAACCGGTAATTTTGATCCTACCGTAGAGTATAAATACGAATACATCTACCTTCCCACAGAAGGTGAATCACCAACAGAGCCTTTACAAGAAGACGAGGAACCTGTTAGTCCGTATGATAAATATAAACCAAAGAAAATAATATTAGGTATATTCAAATCAGATGGATCACCACTTAACCCAAGGGAAAAACTGAAGACTATATCAACAAATGGTGTACTATCACAAAGTACAACCACACCATTCGAAGTTGCAGATTGGATATACAAATCCAGTAAATGGAGGTTCAGTGGTAATGATTATATATGGCCTACGCTTGGTGACCCAATATATGTATGGGAAGGTCCATTTGGTATAACAACACAGAGTAAGACAAAACCTGGTGATAACTATTCCATAAAGAGATACAAAAAGGGTGATAAAAACATAATAAACACAGATATAGATGCATTAGAGGGAGATCCAATAATCACAAGGTTTGAAGGAACAGACACCACCGAGTTCTTGAAATACTTTACCGAATACATAAAATCAAAAACAAAAAATAAAAAAGACCTAACCGATAAAGAAAAATCGGATTTACTATCCGATATAATGTCGAAGTTAGACGTTCAATCTCACTTACAAAATGTTTTTCTTTATGGTTCTTGTAAGAATAGTGTTTACAAAAAACCCGGAATTCCGGCGGCAATGAAAAGGTCTTTTATGCCATTCAAAGTTCATAACCCTGACGCAAAATCGGATCCCGATTTAGAAGGAGACGGAATGATTTGGGTTGATCCTGAGTCCGACTACGATTTGAAGATAATGCGAATAGACCCATCAACATTAGTAAACTATATTGATGCAAAGGGTACTCCAATATTGTCTTCTAACATAAAGTCATTTGTAAAGAACATCGTCGTAATAAATTTGAATAATAAAGAAAAATTTGACATAGAGGTTACTAAGAACGGATCAACTATAGCAAATGTAAAAGGTGTTACGGAATACAGTATAGAGAACTGGAACTTTGAGAATGGTTCCGTAAACTCCACAAATAAATACGAAATAAAAATAAGTTCGTTAGAAAAGAAATTTACAAAAGTATTAGGTGTTGACAATCTACCAGACTTCGGTGTATCTAAGACATTAACTGTGAATATGAACACAGAAACAATCAAATCTAGTGAAAAAACAATACCATTATACTCTCTGAAAGTCACAAGTAGTAACTCCGAGAATGGTGTAGTTATATACCCAGATTCGATTGATAATAGTGCACTTTCTACAGAAGATTTACTATCTAAAGGAAGATACGGAAACGGAACCCCTGACGATCCTATGGATTTAGAAATTTTGAAGAGGTTCTCAAAAACGGATTTGGATACAGAATCATATTACGTTATCGAAGGGTTTCTTATCGGTGAGAAGAAAGACGCCGATGCAAGTGGTGACAATGGAAGTAAATGGTACAGACTACCACATGCAATAGGTGCATTCATACCATTCTTGAAGTTTCTAATAGAATTAGGTACAAAACTATTCCCGAACATATCAAAGTTTTTGAAATTGGTTAAAGATCCGGTAAGTTTCATAATCGACATTGTAAAAGAAAAATTAGGAGAAGCGTTCTCAATACTTAGCGAAAAAGCATTCGAAAAATTCAAAAGTACAAAAGAGATAATTGACAAAAAAGTTGATACCCTAAAAAAAGATATGGGTAACTCAGAATATGTTTCGAAGGTGAAGAGAAATTTCAACACATCACCATTAGTAAACCACGTTTATGTAGATAGGTTCAACATCAAAAACCCAGGAGAATTTAAATTCTTATTTGATGGTGTAGCTATGGTTCCATTCGAGATATTCGGAAAGAGTATACCATTCGGTGTTGAATTTAAAATGTCAAATCTTATACCAAAAATACCCGAAGTGAAAGTTCCAGACCTACCAAAAGTAGATATACCTAAGGTAGATATTTCGAAGATTAATATACCAGATGTTAAGTTATCTGCGAATGTGAGTTTAGACAAAAATGGTGGTATAAACGCATCAGTTAACGGATTACCAAAATCACTACCAAAGATGCCAGATTTACCCAATATTGCAATACCAAATATAGGAATACCGAACATAACACTACCCAAAGTAAGTTCACCATTTAGACTAATAAAAGGTAAAATTGGTAAAGCAAAATTCAAAGGTTGCGGTAAGACAGATGTAGAAACCAAAGAAAAAGGACTTTCTAACGATGACTACTTAAAAGAACTTACAAATGGTTCAAAGGTCGAAACCCAACCTACAAAAAAGACAACAAATAGTAATACTTATCAAGTTTCTACTATATGGTATTCCACTGGTCAATTTGTAAAGGGTACGGATTACACATACACTTACATAACGGAAGATCAAGCAGTAGCTCTGAAAGAAGTTGATGAACTAATAAATCCAGGTTCAACATCTACACTAATAGCACCAGACTCTAAAATAATACCTGAAAAGAAAGATGTTTCAGATGAGGATGTAATGTTGGCCAAAGAAAAAGTAGAGAACGAGTTAAAAAAGGATCCTGATAATGAGGCACTTAGAAACAAACTAAAACAGATAATGGACATTATACAGAAAAGGTTGATGAATTCACAACCAGTTCTGAAGTTTGTATTAGGTATGGTTTCATCTCCACTAAAAATAATTACTTGTATAGTAGAGTGGATACTCGACTTCTTTAAGAGTCTAACCAATCCGATGACTTTACCATCAAAAATAATAGAGTTCCTATCATTCAAATGGATAATGAAGTTCTTCTCACCAGAAGGATTACTCGGTGCATTTGGTATAAAGTTCGATCCAAGTATAGCCAAAGAGTGGGCAACATTGTCAAGTATGCCAAACTTAAACTTACCATGTGTAGGTGGTATACCTACCGGTGGGTTGGATATTAAGATACCAAAACCAGAAATAAAACTACCCAATGTAACTATGCCTAAAGTAGGAGACCTAATAACAGTTACTGGTTCGGTTGCAGCCGATTTAGTAGGAGACAAAGTTAAAATAGATATTCCGAAAGTAGATTTGAAGACACCAGACATAAATTTGAAAAAGTCTGATATAAAGATTGATATTAAACCACCAGAAATAAAAATGAATGGTGGATTCCCAATCAATAAGAGTAATTTATTGAAAAATATAAAACCACATTGTGGAAAATTTGCACTTCCAGATAATTTTCCATTGGCCGATATAAATAAATTAATAAGTATAGCTTTCTTACCAAGTCTTCCGACATACTCATCCTACGACATAAGAATGAATCCACTATTACCATTCGACTTTCTAAAACCACCATTGTGTCTTATCGAGAAATTGATAAATGCATTTATAGATTTCGTCTGGGCACTACTCGGTATAGAGGTAATTATACCAGCACCACACATAAAATTATGTAAAGAAAAGTCTGCCGCCGAGAAAAATAGAGTATCCGATGGAAGTTTAGAATCCGATGAATCTGATGAAGGTGATGTAACTGAAGTAACCAGTACGAATCCACTTGCAATACAAGATGCAAAAAATTTATTTGTATATGAAGTTACATTAGAAAATGGTGAGAAGAAAGTTATAACAGATTATGCAGAGTTGAAAGATTTTATGTCCGATAATAAAGACCTATATTTCGACCTACAATTCTAATCCTTTTAATCGAGATTCTCTCCAATCCTCTATAGATACGAAACACCTTAAAAAATCTTTTATGTAGAATATAGATTCAGATTTAGAATCTATATTATTTATAAAGATAGCATATCTATATCCATCATCGTAATTATCTACATCGTACATCTCAATGACACGATTTATTAAAAATAATTCACCAACTTTAAGACCCTTTGGACCTAATCGCCCATTTGTGTCACTATTAACACACACATAAACGGATCCAATATCCGGTTTCATACTTAGACTATATTAAAGTGGTTACTTAATGTTTCAAAGGACTGATCCCTCAATTTGTTTATGTATCGAGTACTACCAGATACTTTGATTATACCCATAGAAGCCATAATCTTTAGGAACTCAGTAACATCTTTCGGTAAAACTATTATGTCGTTTAACTTACACATATCAATTATTCCTTTATTGGACGGAAGTTTCTGGTTAATCTTAGTTTCTTCTGTGTATATAACCTCTAACATCTGATTGTAAAGTTTCCACTTCTGGAATCCTGGATCTTTTTCTAACTGACTTCTTTTTTCTCTATACGATCTTACATCATAATAGTCGTTGAAATATACCCCAGCGAGTATACTTATCTCTATCAACGTAGAGAATAATATGAATGCTATAGAGTTCGAAGAATTGTCATTTTTCTTCTTTTTAGTTTCTTTCTCTGATTCTAAGTGATGTTTTTGAATTAAAGATTTAAGTGATTCCTTTTTTTCGTTTATTTTCTGTTCTAAGACAGATATTCTATCATCTGACTCTTTTTTTTCTAATTTTAAATCATCCCTAGTTACTCTTTCATCTTTTGAAAGTTTAGTTTTTGATTTCAATATATCCAACTTCTCATCTTTAGATTTGAATAATTCCTTTTCTTCTTTTATCTCAATTTCAAAAGGTTTTATTTCTTTAGCAGTGAAAGATTTAGTCAAACTATCCTCATAACTTTTATTATTATCAATTTTTGTTTGTTCAATTTTATCAGCTAGGTCCGAATACTCACTGGCACCTTTTATAGATGAGTAAAATGATATACCAATTATTGTAATACTAAGGAAAAAAAGTGGTAAAACGTCCTTAGTGAAGGAACGTAGTTTCAAATAAAGAACAGAAAATTTATGGAATATATCTCGTTTCAATAACTCAATAGCCGAAAGTATTATGACCGTAACGATATAAACAATAATCTCGTTATCCATAACACCCAAAAGTATCTTTTTAAGCATAAAAAATGCAAGAAATATAGACGCGATATGTCCAAAATAGGACAATCCAGTCATAACCTTATTTATGTTACCATAGCTTTCGTGGAAGTTCTGTCCATTCAGCTTCTTCTCGAGTTTATCAAAGTCACTTATCTTCATCTTCTTCTATTATTTTTCCTAAAATTCTTTCTTTAAATGTCAGCTTTCTTTTTCTAAGCCTCTCAATTTTATCGTCTTTTGTGACACACTTAATCTGCATCTCCATAATCATTCCGTTGAGAAGATCACACCTCTCCATAAGCTTACTCTTCTCAAAATCACCATCCTGAGAGATCCTATCCATTTTTGCATGCAAAATCCTGTAGAAATACCGGTATCTTAAAAGCATCTCCTTAAGTTCTTTCGGCGAAATATCGTCTTGGAACTCAGATGTCATAAGAAGGTCCAAAGCATCATTATCACTGAGTTTAGATATCATAGTATGTATATATTATTATTTTTAAAACCCCACTTTCTCTTTTTGCTCACCCTTTCTTTTCTTAACTACGTCAATCATTTTTGCAGAGGATTTATACTTTCGACCATCTACAATTTTAGAAAGGTCATTACACTCAGCCGTCGAAAGTTCTGTAAACTCAACAACATCCAACAAACTATTACAATCTAAAAGGTTGTGATCTATATCATCCTCACTATCAGTATTGAATATCGCAACAATACTAACATCAGTAGTACCTGCCAAGAAACCATCAACCATCTGAACAAGATTGGTCGTTGTAACGTTAGATTTGTTGTATATCTCGTTCAATGCCAACTCACAATCATCTATTACTATTATAGGTTGATCAAATCTCTTTAGAAATTTCCTAAAATCAGGATTATTTATAGTATGTTCTATCATATTGTTTGGAATGAATATGACAATACGATCAAGACCATCTGCTATGTAATTTATAGAGGTTGTTTTTCCAGTACCTCTAGGCCCATAAAGAATTGTCATTCCTCTTTTCGAACCTTTTATACGCTTCACTGCCTTTTCCATAGCTTTGAATGTTTTACCAGAATAGTATGTCTCTATATTCTCAGAATCATAATCAGTTATTCCAACAGTCTCAATCTCAAGACCAGAAGGTGACAAAACCATCGCGTTTATTTTATTACCAGTGTCTTCTTGAAAGTCTATAAGACACTCGTTCAACAAATCAACGTAGTCTTGTACTCCATCAAAACCTTCTTTGTACAAAAAGAGCATAGAATCTATGAAAGAACTCTCACTATTTCTATCAATTACAACATAAGATAAATAAAGTTCATCCTCAAGTCTAACAAAAACTCTATCATTTATTATCAGACTTTCACCATCAGGTATAACCTCAGTGAAAACATTCTTCTCCTTTATTATGTCAGAAATTGCATCACCAACAAGTTTTGAAGAATATGCATTCTCAATCAATATCCTGTTAGGCCTAGATCCAAACCTTTTCCAACAAATAAGGAAGTCATTTAGATTATTATCATCTGACGAAAATCTAAGACCATCTTCTTGTGTCGGTAAGTAACCAGTGAGGCCAGAAAGGTCTTCCGCAGAATCACCCAAAAGATATTTAAATACATCAGCATCGTAATTTGAAGTTATGTTGAATGCATCAATTGCAAACTCTCTTCTCTCTTCAAACTCAGTACTTCCACCATTATCAAGAACCTGCATAAGTAGGCTATATTGATCTTTATGACCAATAACCAAAACATCTTTATGGTTTTTTGCAGCTGCCCTTATAAGCGAAACACCACCGATATCTATCTTCTCAATAGCATCATCATCAGTCAATCCCTCATTCTCCATATTGGCGATTGTTTGTTCAAAAGGATATAAATCAACAATAACTAGGTCTATACCTTTCATATTGTTAGTAGAAAGATCCTTTTTATCAGATTTAGAAGACCTCTGATATAGTATACCACCAAATATCTTAGGATGTAAAGTCTTAACTCTACCACCCATAATTTCAGGTTGACCTGTTAATTCTTCCACCGATAAAACTGGTATGTCCAGATTTTTTATGTATTCGTATGTACCTCCAGTTGATATTATCTGAATTCCCAATTCATTCAATTTGCTCACAACCGTATCAAGACCCTCTTTATCCCAAACTGAAATAAGTGCAGATTTAATCTTTCTCTTCATATATAATGTTTATTTTTTTATGTTATACTTATGTCTAAGTTTATCATATTAAAAAAGAAAGGTCCGGCCAAAGGCACGGACCAAACTAATCAAATCGATTATCAGACCGTTGGTCCGTCGATAATTGGTCCATCAATAACCGGTCCGTCGACAATTGGTCCATCAATAACTGGTCCGTCAATTGCAGTGGTGTTTTCGAACATACCTCTTTCTTGTTCTTGCTTGATTAAGTTCATTATAAACTCTCTCTGCTTTTTCTGTGCTGCCATCTTTTCATTAGCAAGTCTATTTTTGCGTGCCTGAACTCGCTCTTTGTGGTTTTTTCTGTGTTTACTATTAGTAGCCATAAAATATTTGTTTTTTTTTATATAAATTCAAATCAAGTTGTTTACTAAAAACGACATTTTTCATATTCAATAAACGTATGTGAATATTCATTTTTCAAATCAGCATCAACCTTCTTATCAGAAATCTTAATCCAACCTTCTGACACATCAGGAAAATACGTATCACCATCAACTTCACAATCAACAACAGTCAACAATAGTTTGTCCGCAATTGGTAAAGTCTGTCTATATAATTCACCACCACCAATAACGAAACATACTTTGTCACATATCTCTAAAGCATTCTCGATAGAACTTACTACCTCAACACCATTATGTGTAAAACCTGTACGGGAAACAACTATATTTCTACGGTTAGGTAAAGGCCTACCTATAGATTCAAAGGTCTTACGACCCATCACCACAGTTCCACCCGTAGTAGTCTCTTTAAAATAAACCATATCACTAGGTAGATTCCATATAAGTTTGTTTTCTTTACCAATGACACCATTTTTAGACATTGCCGCTATAACCGTAATCATACTATTTGTTGAAAAATTGTGCGTTCATATTTATCTTGACGATGTCATCCGATGTGAAACAATGTGGATGTGTCTTCATCGCCTGTTGAATATCCATATAAGCAGATTTGGCTTCCTCCATTCTATTAGTGTAGTAACACGCCGCAGAGTGTGCCTCGGCAATTTTCCAAACATAAGTTGCCTCATCAACGAAAAGAAGACGTGATGGATATGGGTTCTTCATATGAAAGTTAGTTTTGGCAAATTTTGTATAAAGGTATGCCATATGCCATTCATTCATCTGAAGGTAGTAGTCTATTATAACTTTGATAGACTCTGCTCGAAGTGGATCCATCGCATATGCCTTCAAAAGTTCCTGGTGTGTCATATTCCACGGCTCATCGAGTATACGCATAATAGTTCCTATTCTGTATTGTGAGTAGTAAAGTTCTTCTGGATATCCGTCGTTACGACTAACCCTTTCACGATAATAGTGTATTGCTCGTCTAAGACGTTCATCGTTCTCATCTTTATTATCTTTCATAGATGCTGAGTCGTGAAAAGATTGTGCTGTGTAGAATATCCATCTAGGATCTTGTCTATTTTCAGCAATATATGCCTCAAGTTTGTGTGCATGTGAAAGATACTTCTTAGATATATCACCCTGCCAAGAAGAACCAGTCATCTTAACATCAACACTAATTCCTTCTGCCAGACCAGAAGTTATATTTTGTTCGTCACACACAATGAACTCATGCACAGGTCCATACCATCTAAAAGGCTTAGAAACTTTGAAGAACGTGTTCCTGGTATACTTCATCTGACCAATATATGTGTTGATCATATAAAGATCCTTTGTGAACTGGTCTTTATTGAATTTAGTATCAATAACTAACGTCTCATCACAATCAAACCAAAAACCATGGACTTTAGATGCGTCCCAACCCAAATCTTTGACCACATCTCTCAACATTTGCATAGCGTGGTTTCGACTCTTTTCGAAGTCATCAAATGGACGTTCAAATACGTAAGTCGGTATGTTGTACTTCTCACCGAAGTTTTTAATTATTTGTTGTGTGCCATCCGTAGATCCTGTATCATTAACGACTATAAGGTCTACAAGTCCTTTTGCACTCTCAAGCATCGTCTCGATTACATGAGACTCATCTTTACATATAAAGTTTAGTGCTAATTTTCCCATTTAATATATTTTTTTTATTTTATATGAATTCAATCACGACTTTGTTTTTCAAATTCGACCATCTGTCGTATAGTTTCTTCCAATCCAATTTCAATTTCCCAATCAGGATAATCTTTTTTGAACTTAGATAAGTCAGTTATATACCAAATGTGATCACCAATACGATTCTCACCACTCAGTGTCCATTTCGACCAGTTTGTTTCCGCAATATTGTTTATTGTTGATATTGCCTCTATTATAGATGTTGAGTTTTGTCTACCACCACCTACGTTATAAACCTCACCCTTCTTAGGTTTCAGATGAAATTGCCAGAACATATTTACAAGGTCAGATGAATGTATATTGTCTCTAACCTGTTTTCCTTTGTAACCATGTATAGTGTATGGTAAATCATTCACAATACACTTAACCAAATAGGAAAGAAAACCATGTAATTCAGCACCCGCATGGTTGGGACCTGTAAGACATCCTCCTCTGAAAATTCCTACATTCATATCGAAATACTTTCCATATTCCTGACACATCACATCCGCAGCAACCTTTGATGCACCAAATACAGAGTGTTTAGTATTATCAATAGACATAAACTCATTTATACTACCATCCAATCCTATTCCGTCGAAGAAATAGTCTCTTTCTACATAATTGTAACTATCCTGGTCTATGTCAAACCTACTATCAGTCTCAATAAGATTCAGATAGTTTGGTCTATCTCCATATACTTTGTTTGTCGATGTGAATATAAATGTCGCATCCTTACAGTAGAGTCTCGTCAACTCGAGTAAATTCATAGTACCAACCGCATTTATTCCGAAATCAGTCAGAGGTTCTTTGGCCGCCCAATCGTGAGATGGTTGTGCTGCAGTATGTATAACTATATCTATATCAGAAGAATACTCTTTAAATATTTTCTCCAACTCTACGTAATCTCTTATATCAACAGAATAATGTAAATAGTTTTCTAAGTCTCTACTTAAAACTTTAGTGGAATTTATAGTAGATGCAGATTTTCCAAAAAAATAGGATCTCATATCATTATCTAAACCTATGACTCTGTATCCCTTTTTATGTAAAAAATTAGAAGCCTGGGAACCAATAAGACCCGATGAACCAGTTATTATAGCAACTTTCATTTATTAATATTATTAATATTATTTATTATCCAATTTGTAACATCAGTTTTAGGACTAAATCCTAAAACTTCTTTAGCTTTAGATATGTTAGCAAGTGTATTATCTGCCTCACCAGGTCTATCCTCCAGATGAATACAATTATCCGATATAATTCTGGCAATATCATAAATACTAATATTCTCACCAGAACCTATATTGAAAGTAGATGCACCTATAACACCATCATAAAATATACCAGAAACATTTACATCTACTATATCACCGACGTAAATAAAATCTCTTTTTCTTAATCCATCACTGACAATTGTTAACGGTTTACTTTGTTTCATCTGATTAATAAATATACCAACAACAGGTGCATATTGTCCTTTAACTGGTGATCTCTCTCCAAATACGTTGAAATATCTGAATATTACACTATCGAGACCGTACATTTTGTAGTATTGTCGAAATAGTTCCTCTCCTTGGAATTTAGAGTGAGAGTAAGGATTTAGACAATCTATACTCTCAGTCTCTTTGGTAGGTAATTCACAACTAAGACCATAAACCGAAGAAGTAGAAGAATAAATAACTCTTTTAATATTATGTTTTTTCGAAGATTCCAATATATTTAGAGTACCTATTACATTTACTTTATAAGCTCTCGATGGGTTTTTTATCGCAGGTTGTATACGTGACTCCGCAGCAAGGTGGAAAACATAGTCAACACCCTCAAAAAATGGTTCTATATCTTCAAAGTTTGATATATCTAACTTATGATAAGTGGCAGAATCATTGAAGTAAAATTTCTCATTCTCAGAAGCAGACAAATCATCAATTACAATGACATCATAACACATCTCAACTAATTTATCGACTATATGACTACCGATAAAACCACAACCACCCGTAACAATTACTTTCATAAAAAATATTTTATTTATGTACTATTTTTTACACATTACATGAAAGCTAGAACCATATCTAACTTTGTTATTAAATGGAAGTTCCTTAATATCAGAGAAGTATTTTGGTAATATTTCAGACATCCATACTTCCTTAGAATGAACCGACTGATGTAAAATATGACCCTGTTGAACATCGGGTACCGGTGCAATACTTGCACAAAAAATGGAATTTTCATTCATATGTTCAGTCATATTAGAAAAGAAATTAGATAAATCATCATTATGTATGTGTTCTACTACCTCCCACGATGTTATCAAATCGAAAATAATTCTATTATCATTATCATCAACAATTTCGTAAGGTTTTGTCGCATCACATGTGAATAAGATATTATCGTAATAATTTGGCCAATTAGCTCTTCTGGTGATTACCGAATAATCACTACCCTCTATCCCAATTGCCAAATGTCCTCTATTATGAAAGTCAACTGTTAATTGTCCACCAGCACAGCCAACATCTAAAGTTTTTATTTTATTACCTCCAAAATAATTTTCTATTTCATCAATAAAACCTAAATCGGTTGTGTTATTTTCTGCTGTCCCAAATGGGAAAATGTGATCTGGTGAATCTATCGCAACAGGATAATTTGTTATTACTCTCATTTTATTTATTTTTATTTTTTTTTACACAATTGAATGTAAAATAGACTCATGTGTTATTTCAACGACACCATAATCACAACTATCCACCCAAAAACTCAACACCGCTTTGTCCGAATAAGAGTTAAGATTGTTTTCTTTCGAAAAACCCGACAATGTTATGAAGTCTATAGAATTAGCTACACAATAATCTGCCAAATTCGTTATATTTTTAGAATTTCCAGATGATGATATTAAAATAACGAGTGTTTCATCTACATAAAAATCCTCTACGAACTTTATATATGCCCATTCCATACCATAGTCATTTATGTAACATGTCAGTCGTGATGGATCTGAGAAAGAGAGTGATTTTATTCCAAGCTTCTTACTATAGTCCTGTGAAATGTGAGAAGCAACTGAGTTACTACCACCATTTCCGAGAATTAATATTGATTTATGTGATAATACGATTCTATTCAAATCTGAAATTTTTACTAAATCTATATTATTTATACAACTCTGTAATTCTAATAAGTCCATTCCTAAATTTTATTATATGATATTCCTCTATCTGATATACTTATTTTTTTGGAATTCGGATAAGTTTTTGATATTTCAATTTCTTTTTCTTTTTTTGTGAAAATAAGGAAGTATCCACCATTTCCCGCGCCCAATAATTTATGTGATAATATGTTTTTATCACTCTCTATTTTATTATCCAGTTCTATCAAATATTTATTTGAACAAATATCCGTTGATATGTTTTTCTTTTTCTCCCATGCAGTTCTGATTGTATCATGAAATAAACTAAAATTAGAAGTATTAATTGCACTCTCTAATTTCTCCACTTCCTCAATCAAATATTTACTATTATCTATGTTGACAGTCTTCAATATATCAGTTGAGTTTCGAGCGATACCAGTGTATATCAAATACATATCCATATCATCAAATATTTTAGTATCCAGATACTTTATACTCGGAGATTCATTTTTGTGAAAATTTATTCTTTTAAAACCTCCCATACTTCCATAAAAATCTTGTTGTCCAACAAGAGGATTAAAAGTTTTCTCTATACTCATAGCAATTTTACATATCTCACTTTCTGTTATATTCTGATCTCTCATAACATATATAGATTTTATCAATGCCATAAGATATGCAGAGGAGGTAGCTAAACCAGAACCACTTGAATAAACATCGGAAGTAAGGAAAAGATTTATGTGTGATACGTCCAATCTATCAAAACAATTCTTAATAAGTTCGTTTTTTATCTCTTCAATAGTATCAACCTCTTCTCTAACGGAGTAGTTAAGTATGAATCTTTTACCAATAGAATTTATTCCAAAAACGTCTTTATGTATAGTTATATAGGTCTTAAGATTACACGGAAAACTTATAACACTACCAACACCGTATTTGTCAAGGTAATGTGGATGATCGGTTGATCCACCTACTAAAGATATCCTAAGTGGACAAGTTGTTGTTATTATCATTTCTATTTTATAGAATATTATTAAGAAGACTAATTATCTTATTTTCTACTAACCTAAAATCATATAAACTATGATATTTTTCCTTTGTCTTCTGCGAAAGTTCATCATAAAAATTATAATCTGTTCTAAGTTTAATCATAGCATCAGTATATTGTTCCAACGAATATGTCATAATTCCACATCCGTCTATTTGTTCAGCATGACCCATATTATGTCCTGGATAGGAAATAATTGGTTTGTAATGTGACATAGCTTCTATAATAGCAGCGGAACAAACTTCACCATCGATTCTACAATGAGTATAAACATCTAATCCGTCTAAAAAACTATGAATTTCATTAACGTCTGATGTATAGTCACAAAAAATAACATTTTTGATTCCATTCTCTCTCACATAATTTTTATGAATTTCTGTTCCACCTAGAAGTGCAAAGTAAACACCATCTTCAACCAAACGAGAAAATGCATCCAAAACTAATGTCGATGATATAGTAAGATCGTTTCTTTGGTGTAGACCATAAACAAAAGCATCTTTAGGTATTCCGTAAATTTCTCGCATTGATTTAGAATGTTGTTCAGGAACATATACAACCGTAGGTATTATATTCAATTTAGAACCATCTCCACCATTATCCAACCATCTTTTAGCCTGCCAATTACACAAAAGAACATACTTAACAACATTTGATTGATTGAATAGATGGTCACCATGCACAGTATGTATAATTTTTATATTGTGCAACCTATTATATGGGAATTCAGATTCACCATTACCACCAATCATAAGAAGGTCATATTTAGATTCATCAAACTTATCAAAAAAATCAGTACCAATCCATTCGTTATGATGTCTCGAATCAACGTGAACTGGTATCAAATTTATACCATTTTCAATCATTAAGTTTTTTCTTCCAGTATCATTATCAGGATGAACCCAACCACTACTTGTTATTGGTGCTGCGTTTGTGTAGTAATAATCAACTTCATGTCCGTTTTTTTTGTATATCAATGCTATAGTCTGTAGATATTTCTCAACACCACCATTAGCCAAACCCGCGAACTTACAAAATGCAATTCTCATCTCTTTATAAAAATTTCATCAGAACAACACTTTGTAACGTATTCATATCCTTTACTTTCGAGAAAGTCTCTAACACTCGAATCACCTGTGTTGTTTTCTGCACTTATAACCGTTATATCAAATCTATCATAATCAATAGAAGTAATTATTTTATACTCAGATCCTTCTGTATCAATTGATAAATAATCAATTTTCGAAACCGAATTTTCATCAAGAATTGAATTTAAAGTCTTAGACATAATCTTCTTAACTTCAAATCCTCCGCCAAATTTAACAACATGTTCCTGATATCTTTTTTTATGTTCGTCGTCCATATTTGAAAGTATTCCACTTAATGCATCACCATCACCACTTATGACCACAAAGTCCATAAACTCGTCAACATCACTTATACAACAATTGTATAATTTACAAGATCTACTCTCCTCTAAAAGTGAAAACAATTCAGGATGAGGTTCAATACAGATACCATCCCACCCTAATAAAAACTCCATATATGCAGAATTGGAACAGGATAATCCATCATGTGCACCTATATCAACGTAGAATAATCCACTTGGTTTACCTAAAAGATTAAGAACATATTCGTATGGCTGAATTATACCATTTTCTGATAGAACGAAATACTCGTTATTAACTGCTTTCCAATTTTCGAAAGGGTTAGATATTTCTAAATTCATTTTTTTTAGATTTACTTTATAATCCATATTTTTTTTTATTTTTTTAGAAATTAGTATTCGTTCTATAAATAAAGAATGTTTTGTTTAATACCATTCAAAGAATCGAATTCCTAAATTTACGATTTGTCTTTTTATTTCATAGACAGAATATTGATTCTCATTCTTAACATGATTAGTGTGAAACTCAACATAGAGGTCATCAATTTTACATATAGTTTTATCTGACAATATTTTTCGGAGTATATCAAATTCCGCACCCTCTACGTCCATCTTAACAACTATAAAATCATCATTGTCATAATTTTTCAATAGTTCGGATATATCGATACAATCGACGTCTATTTTATTATCATGTGCCCTATATCCTTCACTACCAGGATCAGAACAATAACCCTCAGACATAAGACATTCTACAGAACCACCTTCTAAATTTTTTTCATATCTGGAAAAAGTCACCTTTCCAGTGTGTGTCCAAACTGCAACTTTATTGACTTTTACATTTTTTATATCAGATATACAATTTTCTAAATCACATAGAATTTCTGGTTCAAAAGTTTCTATTGTCCAAGATTCATCCATTTGGTACATCGCCATAAATTTACGAAGTCCCTGTCCTTTATTACCACCTATATCTAAATAAACTTTTCTTTTCATTACAATACACTTATTTTTTCATTCATCTTTGACATTATATTATCGAATAATTTTTTAGGGTCCTGATTATCATCGAAAATACGTTGGTTCTTAATATCATCATACTTCTGTTGATTGTTATCCAAATCAATAATATAATCCACAAGTTCTCTGACACCTCCGAAGTCGGAAAGGTTTATGAATGCATCGTAGTTCATATCCAGTGATAGACTTTTATCAGACCAATACACAGGAACACATCCTGCCAACTTGGCATGTATAGGTTTCTCCGTATAATACCCTTTAGTAACAGAATTCTCAAAGCAGATATTAAATTTATAATTTGATATCACATCAAGTTTCATATCCTCACCATCGAACCAGTTACCGAAAGGTTGTCCATAACAATCAACCTGTTTGTATTTAGACAATTCTTCAAGAATCTCATATCTATGTGGTGAATTCGAATTAAAAACCATACAACAGAATTTATCTTTTGGTTTATTTGAAAATCTATTATCGTATATCTCGTTATATGGAATCATAAACTTCGGATTTACAAAACTAACTTTTTCGAACCAATCTATCTGTAATAACCACAAAGGTAAACGAATGTTTCTACCGTCATAATCTTCATAGTCGAAGGATAGTGCAAGGTCACATCTACCTGTGAAAGTGTTATAATTCCTAATTGCATTATTGTCGAATACAGGTCTCAAATTCTCCCCAGTGTAAAAAATTCTATATTTATCTCTAAATTGTGGTAAATTGTTAGAATCCCCATAACATGAAAAGAATAATATATCACAATCATTAGGTGATGTAACTACAACGTTATCTTTAATCTTCGACATCATATGTACGAAGAAATTGTTGTTCACATCGAAATTGTGCCAGAAATCTAAAAATGATATTTTTGTCATATTATCTAAGTGTTGATTTATAAACTCCCTTTTCTGAACCCTGGAAGCAAGGTGATGGCTCAAGCCAATATACATTAAGATTGTGTAAATACATATGATACGCTACCTCCCAGTCCGAGACTAATTGAAAAGGTTTTATCGTAGAAATAATCTTCTGTGCAGCACTCTGACTTATTAGATAAGAGTCAAGACATCTAGTTGCAGGATGTGGCATTTTATAAAGTATTTTACCGGTTTCAATTTTAGCAGTCATCTCACATCCAGTTCCAACCATAATTACATCCCAATCATCGGGCAAAGATTCTATCATAAAATTGAAATATTCGACAAAGTTTTCTTTTATTATCAAATCATCCTCTATTATTAGCGCATCACCATTTTTCGCAACCATATCGATAGCCTCTATATGTTTTATCGTACATGATATTTCCGCTATGTTAAGTATTCTAGGTTGATGTTGATAAAGGTCCCATAGGTCAGAAACTTTTCTATTCCAATCATCAACAGAATATTTGTAGAATTTATCCAAAACCTCATCACTAAGATTTTCTTGGTCATAATCTGTTATATAAACCATATTATCTACAATACCATCAAATTGAGAAATTATTTTCCTACGTCTCTCCTCAAGTTTCGTATAATGTACGACATAGACATCTTTTATGTTAATCATATTCTATTTTTTATTTTTATACCATATGACCATTATTTCTCATTATTCTAAAACTATCAGATAAATAAGAAACACTTAAGCCATTATTGGCAACAACTTCCCCAATTACACCCTCCGCACAATTACCTTCCAAATTATAATTATCTAAAGAGTTTATTATATTACTATACAAATCCATAACATAAGAATCACCATAAGCAAACCAGTCATTCAATCCACCACAACCACCGGGTCTATTCTTAACATATAAAGTATTCATATTAACTTCTTCAATAACAACCGGATCTGTAAAAAGTAAATCAAATCTTGACCTTATAACCAAATCATACTTAAAATTGTGATCCTTCTCGTAATTATTCTTTATATTGTTACATCTTTGTATAGAATGAAACATACTGTTTGTATTAGGTATGCTCGAATCTAATGGATGTTCTATTTGAAATGATTTAGGTCTGAATGAATTTAGTATATCACTTATATCATAATCACCATATCTTCCCAAAAGATGTTCACTTGGGACATCACCATATTCGTCCATAACACCATTACCTCTGTTTGTTACATAATATGAATTGTCAGAATTATGCCAAAAGTGACAAAAGACATCAACATCGTTGATGTCTAAAAAGTTCTTAAACCAATTACTCTTTACCAAATTCCAACTTCTTATCTGACCAGATATACACAGACATTTTCTCATTTTACATATTTTTTATAATTTAGGTAAATATTGTATATCAGTCCTTCCAGTGAAGTGAGTGAAATAATTCAATTCTATAAAGTTTTTCACATATACTCTTTTCAAATCATCTGAAAGTGAATCAAAACCAGGGTACATTATATCTCTCCAGAAACTCCATATTCTATTAAATCTCTCATCTAACCAGTGTATCAAATTATTATCAATTCCGAAAACAGATATTATCGATTGATCATCTTGATGATATCTCATATAATTTTCAATATTATCATAATATAACTTTTTGAAAATATCGGCATGATATTTAGGTTGATATACAACCAAACCACCATTTATATGATCGTTATATTTTCTATCAAATCCAGATAACATATGCCAATCTCTTCCAGTCTTCTCCCACCCATTTTTAATCTGTACTCCTTCACGCCATTCATAGTTACCAAAATACTTTCTTTCATTAATCGCCGCAATCTTACCTTCAGGTATTTCATCAAATGGTATTGCTGGTGCATTAGGGCTTATGTAAATATCCGAATCCATCGATATAACATAATCATATTCGTTATAAACAGAAGGTAATAACATTCTTTGCCAGAAAAACTTTTTACCAGAATCCGCACATCCATCCAATGCCTTATCCAAAACTATAAGTTCATATTTGTTTACGTCACAATAATTCTGTAGACTCTTTCTGAAAAATGTATCAAATGTACTAATACGATTAGTTTCCATAATAATAATTGCTACCTTCATATCTTACTTAAAATAATTTTATAAACAGAATTCATATTAAAATTTTCAGACCAAACCGAACTAAGACTTCGTCTCATAGAATTGATAGTATCAACGTCAATAGATTTTAATATCTGATCAATTTTTTCAATTTGTGAAACGTGTACTCTAACACTGAAGCTGTCCCAATCTAAATCACCCTCAAAAGGAAACCACGGCTCATCATAAACAAAAACTGGTATAGCATCCAGCTGCATAACCTCATAAAGTCTGAAAGAACTTCTACCATATCCTCTAGGAACTAATGCAAATATACTCCTCTTAGTAATTGAGATAAAATTCTGTAATTCACCATCAGAAACCGATGATGTCCAATTCCTAGCAGAGAAATAATATCCTTCTTTGTTACCAAGTGATTGTAAAAGATACGAACGTATTGGATGTGTTATCGATCCAACAAAAGAACAGAATATGTCCCTATCAACATCTTCTATTTCTTCTGTAGAGATAGGCGAACATATAAGTGGAATAGGTACACCACCACCATTACCACCAGCATTGAAACATAAGGTATCCGGAGGTAAAATCTCACGTATTGCATCATCATGTTGTGCAACTGTAAAGTATTTTTTAGTTCGATCGAGTGAATCAATCAATTGTTGTAATCCATTTATTTTGTTCTCAACATAACAAGTAGTCCAAGATACCGGTATTAGATACCTAGAAACATCTAAATCTTCAGAAGAATAACGTTCTATAAAGTAATCCTCGAGATACAGACCTTTATGATAAGGTGGATACGTAGGGTACGATGGACTAGGTCTGAATCTTTCAAACTTTTCGTAAAGATTTTTCTGATAACTATCCATATGAATTAATTTTTTTCTTAACCATCTCCATCATCTTTATTTTATTATCAACCCCAGAAGTCCAATTTGCATGATGCATAAGTATATCAGATGGTATAGGAAGTTCACTTCCGTCCCATACCGTCCCCGTAAGATGTGCAATAGTGAAAAAACGTTTAGAAAGGAATTTAGAACGACATAGGTGTATATGCCTGTTTAATGTAGTTTGATCCTCACTCTGGTAGTTATCTCTCATAGCCTCAAACATAGCCAAAGTTCTTTCATTTGCACGACAAATGAAGAATCCTGAACAATAGTAATGTGCAGTATCATTTTGTACTGCCATATCATATTCACCAAGTTCTTCAATCAAAACATCCTTAATTGGTCCGAAAAATTGTATATCAACATCAGAGTAAACGAAAATGTCACCCATATTCTGACGACACGCATCAACGAAAAGTTCCACCTTTCTGAAACAGGTCAGAGACCAACCCTCTTCATAGAACTTACCAGTTGCACACTCCTGAGGTATCTCAACAGATACCAATTCAAAGTTATCAGATCCATTTAACGTAGGTAAGAAATATTCGTCATACATTTGACGATGTGATGGTGTAAATGTAGTATATAACTTCATAAATATTATAATATTTTTTTATAAATTGTTCTTTATCAAATAGATGTATATTTACAAAAATCTAATCGAAACACCTACTTCGCCAAGATTCAAATGTGTTGAGCATCAAACCAGCCACAGTCATAGGACCCACTCCACCAGGCACCGGAGTTATCCAACCAGCAATATCAGAAACCGTATCAAAATCTACGTCACCAACCAACTTACCTTCTTCGTTCCTGTTTATACCGACGTCTATAACAACAGCACCCGGTCTTATCATATCTGAAGTAAGAAGACCTGGTTTGCCAACAGCAACTATCACAATGTCTGCCATCTTAGTCTGAGATACTAAAAGATCATATGGAGTGTTGATATCACACGAAGTAACCGTAGATCTACCAATACCGAAGTCATTACCAAGCATAATAGATATCGGTTTACCTACGAGGTTAGATCTACCTATTACAACTACATGCTTACCCTTAGTCTCTATGTCATAGTACTGTATCAACTTAAGTATTCCATATGGAGTCGCAGGTCGCATTGATGGTTGACCTATAGCCATCCTTCCAAAATTTAGAGGGTGAAAACCATCCACGTCTTTATCTGGATCTATGTGTCCAATTATAGCATCTACATCTATATGTTCCGGCAACGGGAGTTGTACTATAAAACCATCAAAGTGCGAAGAGTTTAGTTTGGAAACTTCGTTGAATAGTTCAAAATTCCCAATAGATTCGTCAAATCTTATAAGTTTTGACGATATACCAGCATTCTCACAAGCCCTTATCTTAGCTTTAACATAAGTCTCTGATGCTGGATTGTTACCAACTATCACTATCGCGAGACTTGGTCTCGGAATAGCGTTGTTATGACACATAGTGTCTATCTTTACCTTTGTCTCAGAGAGTATTTTCTCAGAGACTGCCTTCCCATCTAATATTTTCATTCTCCGAAAGTTAATATATCCTTAGTCACCGTCTTTAAGTCACCCCAAACATTGTCATAGGTAACACCCCTCACCTTTCTGTTGTCTATCCAAACATACTCATCCACCGGATTCACACATCTCGGTTTACCCATTATCAAACCATGATATTTGAAACCATTTTTATCAAGCCAATCAATTGTAACCTGTCGGTCTTTCTCTTCTCTCGCTGTAAAAAACGTAATATGGTGACCCTCGTCATACCATTTGTTTATCTGTTCGAGTGAGCCATCAATAACTTCCGCAGTTGGATATAGGTGCGAATCCTCGTTCATTATATCCGTACAACACGTGCCATCGATGTCAATAAGCATTACCATCATAATTTCATTCTTTCTTTTTTAGTATTGTATCTATTCTTTCATCTCTCCACTCTGTCTCATCAATGAAGTATTTCATACGTTCATATTCACTAGGTGTGTATAAAATATAATCACGATCGAAGCAGAACCATCTTGTAATCCTGGGATGACTATGTAGAAAAACTCTCTGTCCTTCATCGAATCTTTCCAGACCGAATACACGGTAGGCAACACTAACCGTTACCTCCGTCATCAGTATGTCGTAATAAGAATTCTTATTCATTCTCGAGTAATTCGTTCAGTTGTCTTTCACGGTGTATTTCAGATCTACAATCTATGAACTGGTGAAAAGAATGTGAAGATATGTACTTACCTTCTCTAAGTGCGACCCAAGTGTCCATACCGGATTTTATGAATTCGTCACAGAATATAGGCTTTATTTCAACAGGTTTACCACCACCCCATTCAATTTTATAAATGTATGGTCCTACGAATCCCGACTCTAATTCAGATACCATTTTATCAATCTTTACCGTATATAAATTAATTACTTTTTCACCGTATATCAACATTAATTTTTCTAGTAAGGCTTTACTATACGGACTCTTCATAAATTATTGGTTTTAGATTTGCAGGTGAATAGGCCACAGACTTTAATACTTTGTTGTCTCCGTTCCTATTCACAACATAAACATCACCAATTTGTTGATATGTTCCTTCCGTACCATCCTTTTGTTTATAGTGTAAAAGAGTCTCTATTGCCTCTTGTTGAGTAGAACATGCTTTACTCATATTTGATCTTTGTACTTCATCGAAAAGTGGATCAAACCTATCTTTCAAACCAAACTCTAAAACTGCACCTGATAGAACATATTGCAAATCTGCGAGTGCATCTGCAATCTCTACGATATCACCTGCCTTTATAGCATCGGATAACTCGTTCAACTCTTCCTGTAGAAGGTTAACTCTCAATTTACATCTTTCCTCAGATGGTATTTGAGGTGTAGCGAGTATAGGCGCACCAAATGTTTTGTGAAACTCGGCGACTTTTTCTAAATATTCTGACATAGTTTTTTATTTCTTATAAACAGAAGCTAATATATAGTTTATGAAATGGATAAAACTGTTTGAGGAGTTCAACGACTCTGATATGATAACCACTGCATTCTTCGAGGAACTGAACCTGGAAGGTGAATACAAACACGTTGAGATGGACGGTGTCAAATTCTACATGACACTAATACCAGAAGAGACAAACGACCAAGAGCTACTAGACGCAATAGGAGTACTAGAACAGAGGCTTGGTGACTGCAATATGTCGGTCTTTACAAATTACCGTATTGATAGGAGACTAACTTTGGTAATCTACGACAAAAGAACATTAATACAAACAATCGACAAATGGATCCAGAAGGCACATAGCAGTTTAATCAATCGGGTAGATGAGTCAGAGGACGCGGAAAAAGATTTCACCAAAGAGCTAGTAAACGAGATAGAACTCGTGGATTCGGTAAAGGTTGATTCCGTACGTGCATCAACACATAACGAAAAACTGCTTAATACACAAACCATAAGGCCACTTTTCCACATCAGTCTCAACATAGACTACGGAAAAGGACCGGACGGGATATGGTACAGTGACCTCGAATATTACATCAGTGAGCTAAGATGGTCACTGGTCGATATGTTAAAGACAGAATTGGACTTACCAGAGAACAGCCCTACGATGTTAGGTCTTTTCAAGCTCGAGAAGATTAATATATAACGAATATAAAACAAATAAGTAAAATGGGTAAAATTGTAAAGAACTACGAGTCGTTCAGAGGTATCGAACCAGTAAAAGAAGAATTCATCTTCAAAGCATTGGCAAACCTGTTCAAGGGTATATACAAAAGACTTAGTGCCAAAATAGACAAACTCGGTGAAGACTTTGTGGCACAGAAGAAGTTCATCAAGACCGACATACTGAATCCTACGAGTGCAGACAGCTTACTCGCACCACTATTTAAAGAGTATAAAGCTAAGACACAGTTCAATGATCAGGATTGTTTCGACCTTATCAGTAAAATCGTGGATCCGGACGACGGAGTACTCTCACAGACTGCAATACAGGGATTCGTTGCAGAGAGGAAGACTGAGGGTGAAAAAAAGATGTGGTCATACATGCTCGAGAAGATGAGGAACAATATGATGGTGTTCCTAAACTACGGTGGTCAGGTTGCCAAAAATTTCAAAATAGGACAACCACTACCTAAACCAGCAATAAAACTCGATGCTAAATCAGGTGAAGCAATAGAGAGGACACAAGACGGAAAGAACTTCATCGACACAACGGATCACCTTCCACTTCTTAAAAAACTCATAGCACCACTGACTGACGACAAAAAGAAGGGTGAAGTAATTAAGTGGATAGAAACCACGGTTCTACCACAGATGTACAAGTTCTCAGACGCATTGAACGAACAAGAGGTCGACAAGTTCTCCGGTGAGGGTGAAGGAAAAGGTACGATAGTACTTAAATGGAAAAACGTAGAGATTGAACTTAAAGCACCAGTAGAGGGTACCACTAAATACGAAGTAACCAGATCAAGTAGTCAAAAGTTAGTAGTTGCAGAAGGTAAAAAAATATTCGCAGATATTTCAGGCGAAGCTAAAAAAGGTGCAACAATAAAACTCACAGGACTTACATCAGGAACAGCAGATGGTCAAGTATTTGAGATTGACGGTAAGTCAGAATACGAAACAGGTGTATTAGACCAGATTAAGGTCGATGGTAAAGAAGTAGAAAGTCACAAATTCGGTGAGGGAAATACAGGCAAAGAAGAGCCAGCATTGAGTTATGAAAAACTCAAACCTATCTTCGATAATGGACAAGAAGTAATATTTTTACTACCAGGTGTTGATGCAACCGCATACGATGCCAAGAAGAAGCCCGAAGAACAGAAGGATGTTGTTGGAGTAGGTAAGATGAAATTAATTGACGACAAAAATAACGACGAGAGTATTACTTTCGAACACGACGGCAAGGAGTTCAAAGCTGGTTACAATAGGATAGTAGGATTTCCAAACGTTGCAGAGGAAGCAGAAGAAGCGAAAAACAATCTAGCAGAGATAAAGGATGATCCAGAGAAGATGAAGAAGGTTGCGTCTTATGCAGACTTTCTGAAGAATGGTGGAAAAGATGATGTCAAAACTATCGGTGATATGATTGAAGATGAGTTAAGTAAACTCAAACAAACGTAATTATAAGATATGGGACTTTGGCCATGGCGTAAAAAAACCAAAATTATTAAAAACTTAAGCAAACCGATTACAATGAACATCGGTGATGTTGACACATCCAAATCAGTAGCGACAAGTGTTAATAATATTAAAAAAGACATTGAAAAGTTAGCCAGAGGAGGATCGATGAACGAATCTGAATATAACAGGTGGTTTGACGAGACTATAACTAATGGTGATACATCAGCACTCAACGATTGTCTAAGCAACTACTACTCAGTAGATATCAATAAGTTCTCAGGAATATCCGAGATGAAAGCCGCCACCTGGAAAGCAATAATGCAAAATACAGCCGACCCAGTAGTACAAGATTTAAAGAATTTATACTCATCCACAGGAGTGTATCAACAGGGATATGAGATAAGGAGTAACTCCTATAAAATGGCAAGTCTCGAACTCTCACCTACACTAACTACAGGACTCACCGCCACTAGTATACCAAACAAAATAGGACTAACCAACTCAGGTGAAATGTTAACATTACAAATTTTGGACAACAAGATATACAATATCAACATTAAAAGAGCTGATTGGGCAACATATTCAACACCACCAAAAAACGTAACTATGGTGAAATCTATAGACAGAACAACCGAATCTACAACAACATACGATTCACAAATACCTACCGGACACGGTGGTGCTTACATAATAGACATAAAAACAAAAGAACCGTATAATAACTTTTTATACAGACTCTATGTAAAAAGAGATGACCTATTAGGAACATTGAAGGAAGAGGATGTTTATGAGTCGGACGATCCAAAGTTCTACATATATAGTACTGCCGTAAGAAAAGCACTTGGACTGAAAAAAATAGTTGTGATGGCCGATAGAGTAGATGGTACAAAAGCAGCATTCGCATATTCCGATCCAAAACTATCAGAGGATGCAAATCTAATAAAGAGATACGAACAAGCTATTGCTTGGCTTAAGGCATAAAAAAAAGACCACCAAATTTGGTGGTCTTTTTTTGTAGAAAATTCTATCTAAGATCCTCTACTACTACGTTGTTCTCAACATTCTCAACATTCTCAGTTTTAGGCTCTTTATATTCAGAATATTCACCTCTTTCTTTTAGAATATCTAAAATAGAATCTGTGATTTCAACCTGATTAGAAGCCCAAACAACCTCCATTTTACCCATTACTAAATCAATACCCTTTTCTTCAGTCCATCCAGTGATGATAGTCGAAAGTTCTTCGTATGTCTTTTTGTTAAGATTATCTTGCTCAGCTCTTATGGCAACTTTATACTCATTATCAATTGCCATAGCATTGTCCTGAAGTTCTGCAAACTTTGCATTTTGTTCTTGTTGTGTCTTTGGATCTACAACTAATCCACTATTTGCAGCCTTAACGATAAATTCCATTTCTTCTTTGATAGGATCCATCTTACGCACGAAAGATTCTCTAACCAATGTTAAGTTGTTCATACCATCTTGGTATTTTGTGTAGTTCTTTGTAAGAACGTCGAAGTCTACTACTCTAATCTCCATTTTTATGTTTTATGTTTTTATGTTTTTATTTATATTCGAAAAAAATATTTTGTTTATTCTCCGAGAAAATTTTGACTCTCGAAATACTCATTTATATAAGGTCTCATATCCTTCACCTTTATTAACTCCGCCTCCTCATCTCCAGGTCCTATATAGACAAGGTATGCACCCGCCACATCAAAGCCCCACTCTTCGAGTATAGCAGCATAAATCGATAATTGTATTGAATACTCATTGTGATGGTTTTTATAGAAAGAATCAAATGGCCATAGTAACTTCTGATACCTACCATCTTTATGATCATCATCGGTAAACTTTTTATTGGTTTTGTAGTCAAGTATAAAAATCTTACCATCTTTAACAAAGAGTGCATCGATTGTACCTGCCTTCTTCCACTTTTTAGAGAAAACCCTAACCTCGAAAGCCAAAGGTTCCAACTTATACAATTGTTTTGCGAAAATTTTGTTGAATTTGTTTATTCGGTGTATGATGTCCGGATTGGTTGGTAATGGTTGCCAAATTTCAGAAAAATAATTCTCGATCCATTCATGTGTAGCAGTTCCAACCTCATTCGCATAACGATTAGTTTCAACCCACTCGGCCTTTATCCACTCTTGGTCGAATCCAGTTTCATCTGCCTTCTTTTTGGACATCTTTTCAGTTTCGAATGGTTTGTGGAACGTACCAACTAATGTAGTAACCGATTGAAAAACATCACCGTGGTAAGTATATCGGTGAAGACCTGGATTGAATATGAAATCTGGGTCGTTGAAGCATTCAAGCCTCTTTAAAAGATAATCTCTCATAAGTTTTATACTTATGAGAGATTTATTTGTTTATATTCCAAGCATCGCTAACATATCATTCCTAACCGACCATTGGGTAATTTTCATAATTCGCTCAGACTCATTTTTGATGATGTGTGTCTCCTGCCCACCAAATGCTCTCAAATAACACATTATTGTGTCGAATCCGTCAATGAAGAAGTCTTCGTCAAACTTTATCTCCTTCACATACTCTGATCTTTGTCTCGGTATATTATACTTTGTGTAGTCCTCCTTTGTTATTCCTGAACGACTAGCAGATTTCAGAGAAGCTACGAAATTATCGAAACGTTTATGTGCAATCTGTGGTACTTTCTCATCATCACCCAGTATAACACCTCGTATTTTTGAGAAAGCGACTCTATGACCAACCAAATCGTTCAATGCACTGATTTGATCATCAAACGTCTCACCAGAGATACCCTTACTGGCTTCCTCTGCCGCCTGTGTTACACCCTTAATGTGTGCCTTATACAAAGAAACCTGATTTACCGCACTAATCACAACATATTTATCCTCTACGTTATAGAGACCAGTATTGAAACCTAATCTACGCGATCTATCGGTTGAGTTTTGCATATGGAAAGTCTTTTGAAATTTCTTTCCAGCAACTTCAACCTCCTCAGATACAAGGTCGAGTGTTTGTTTACCACCTTTGATTGTAAGAAAGTATTTATCAATTTTGAAAGACTTTTCAATCTCATCAATTCTTTCTTTGAAATACTTAACAATGTCAAAAATTTCATATTTAGACGATACATCAGTGTTGTTTATAACACGACCTCTAAACTCAGTGATTACACTTTCACCCGATTTGTAAATTTTCAACTGATCCAGTTGTTCGAACAATTTATCTCTACTATAGTCTGCCATATCTTTTATTTTAGACAAATATAAACAAAAAAACCACTCAATGTGAGTGGTTTTATAAATTATAAATAAAACCTTAGTTCATTTTGGATTTCCAGAGATCTATTCTATTGTTTTAGATTTAGTTTCTTTTTATACAGTCGGTTTTGGGTTGTGTTTGTACGGTATGAAAAAATTAATATTGGAAACCGTGTCGAGTAATTTATATAGTTTTTGAAAACCAAATCAATATAATGAGATTGTAGATAATTTATTTCTACAAATATTACATCCAATATAGAACGTGAATTAAGTGGAGAATGTTGAAAGAGTATCTTTTATCAAAAATCTAAGTTTTCAAAAACTATTAGTCCATCACCATACCCACCAGAATATGGATCCGAAAAATAGTAAAGTGTTTTAAGATTTCTATTTATAATTTCCAAACATTTCTCATGAATACTTAGACTATGAGTTGATATAAAGAAAAAACGAATTTTTCTGATAGTATTATCATATTCCATTTCTTCTAAAACGACAACTTCATCACCCTGTATATCCATATGTAAAATATCCACTTTCTCCAAATTACATTCTTTCATAATATCAGAAATTTTCAATTTAGGAATAATTTCTTTATTATCTAAGCCGTTACCGCTTCCATTATAACCATGATATAAGATGGCATTTTTTAAATGATTTGGCATCCATTCACTTTTAATCAAATCCAGTAATTCTTTCCTTGGTTCTGTATTAATAATTGTACATTCATAATTGTGATATTTTTCAAATAATAGTGAATAAACAGATGAGTCTGTTCCACCCGAACCCAATTCAATAAATGATGGCGTTGAATTACTAATTTTTTTTTGAATATCCAAAAATAGTAATTTTTGCATTTCTTCATCGCCCCAATCATGTGTTTCAGAAACGTATTGAAGTTGTTTTTTATAGTCCCAACTCGGTTCAAAATTTTTGAATCTTCTTGCGCTATCTAAGTATGACATAGTTTTTTTTTATTTTTTATAGAGTTTTTATATATAATATATAAATTTCGTTATATATAGTTTATGAGATGGATTAAATACATATATTTTGTATGAGAAAGTTAAAAGTGTATAAGGTCTTCTTAGAGGGACAAGCGGATGGTGTTCCGGATGAGCCGATTGTTAATTTGGATAGTGTTGGTTCTGCGTTAGGAACCGAGACGGGTAATCTTTGGCCATTGTTGGCGGATGGTTCGGTTAGTTGGGAGGATGAATGTCATTGGGACGATACCGACTGGTCGTTCAGGCAGGAGATGAGCGCGGAGGACCGGGCGAGGGTCGACGCGGCGATGGTCTCGGCCGAGGAGTACTTCGCAGGCCGGGTCGATATGTCTCTCATCGACTACCTGTCGGATGTGCTTGTCGCGGAGGACCTCACCGACAGTGGCTACCAGGTCAGGATACAGGCAGCGGTCTGGAATCACAGAGCAGGTAAAAGTTACTTTTCCAGTCACGCCTCACTACCGACGGTGTTTATGTGTGTGATGGAGGAGGGCAGTACTCAAGACGACTGGGTCCGCGACTTCAGGAGGAACATGAATAGGTTGAAGACGAATTTCTCAAGTTACGGCATCGGGTATTTGGTGACGTTCCACATGCGAAGCGACTCGATAAACGCCTTCCAGGAAAGGATACCTGACGAGGTCGCCCAGGCTGTGAAAGACAGGGTCGCGGAAGAGTTCCCGGGCGTTCATTTGGAGGTGAGGCAGGACGTCAGGTGGATACGCACGGATGAGGATTAGAGTCCCAGTTCTCTTAGTTTGTTTTCTCGGTTTATTTGTGTTATGTGGTCTTTGGTGACTTCTATTTGACCGTGTCTCTTTCCGTCTCTGTATGTGTTCTCGTGTTTTCCGTATTCGTAGACGATGGTTGTTTTTCCGTCCCGGTGTTCTCTGATGCTGGATATCTCGGCACCTGCGGGAAGGTTTTTCTTTATGGTTTCAAACCAATCTCTTATGATTTTCTCTTGGTCTTTGGTCATTCCAATATCTCGTCTATTTTGCAATCTCTTTTATTTTGGACTTCTGCGTTGTAGTACCACATCGGTATGTCTATTGTGAAGACTTTCAGGTCGTCGCCTTCTTTACGAGCTAGTAGACTTACTACGACGTAATCAACATCAACCATTTGATTGACATACATAGTAGAGAGAACGGTTCCCTCTGTGTCGTTGTACTTCTTGTGGTATTCGTTGTGTGCTATCTCTACCGCGATGTCTTTGTTTATCATTTGATGCCGAGTTGATTAAGTTTCTCTTCTCTTCGTATGGTGGTAAGTTCTCGTATGTATTCATCTTGGTATACTACCAGGCTATCTTGGCCGAACCATCTTGGGCCTGATCCAACCGAGAAGAAGCATTCGGTATGCCAGGTGTCGTCGTGTATTGTGGTTTGCCAGTCTCTGAGGTTTATGAGTGCTGGTTGGTCTGCGTCTATGTTGTATTTTCGTAGGCAGATCCTTTCGAGTATTATGTGGTCGAGTTCCATTGGTTATTCGGTTTGGTTTATCTCTCTTTTGAGTGACTCTTCCACCGGTGGAGGGGTGAAAACAACAAATTCAACTGATCCTACCTCTCGTTTGAGTGCTTTTTCCACCACCGTTGCTGAATTATGTAGATGAGATTTTGGTGTGCTCACCTCTCGTTTGAGCACCTCTTCCACCGCGAAGTACTGAACTACATTATTCATTATGGGTGTGCTCACCTCTCGTTTGAGTGCTTCTTCCACCACTCCTTTGAAAGACTCCAATGCCTCACGAGGTGTGCTCACCTCTCGTTTGAGTGCTTCTTCCACCAGGTACTTTGTTATCGCTTGTATTTCCTGGTATTCGAGTTTCAGATTGGATTCGAAAAGCGACCAATATCTCGTGTAGTTGCACCAGAACTCGCCATTTTGGCAATCCTGGTAGAAGATCCACTCGCCACCATTGTGGTAGATGAATTCTATTCCGTGTTTATGGTAGACATCACATTTGATTATCATTGTGTCCTTTGTGATTTCGTTGAATAGTTCTACGATTGGATTTTTATTTCCAGTGAGTAAATCAATCTTTATGTCTCTAATCTCTTTCATCCTTTTTTATATTATTCCGAGTAGATTTAGTTTCTCACGGTGTTGCTCACTAATCTCTATCTTACCAATATACAAAAATATTTTAACTTTTCATTTTTTTCATATAAAATAAAGAAATTAAAAAATCTAATAATGAACTTCATAGAGGAAAAGATATTGAAAAAAGGAATTGATAATTTGGCACTTAGGTTTCCACCAGAACCAAACGGATACTTACATATAGGGCATGCAAAATCAATCTGTCTAAATTTTGGATTGGCCGAGAAGTATGGTGCTAAATGCAATTTGCGATTCGATGATACAAATCCGAGTACTGAGGAAGAGGAATATGTAAACTCTATAACAGAAGATGTTAGGTGGCTTGGTTACGAACCAAATGTTATCGCTTGTACATCAGATTACTTTGATTTCATTTATGGTTGTGCACAGACTTTGATAAACAAAGGATTGGCTTATGTAGATGATTCCACATCAGAAGAAATGGCAGAAATGAAGGGCACACCAACATTACCTGGAAAGGATTCACCATATAAAAGTAGAAGTCGAGAAGAAAACTTAGATCTTTTCAACAGGATGAGGAATGGAGAATTCCCGGAGGGTTCGAAGACACTACGAGCTAATATCGATATGACATCATCAAATATGATATTGAGGGATCCAGTGATATACAGAATTGTGGATAGACCACATCATAAAACAGGTGACAAATGGAAAATATACCCTATGTATGATTTTGCACATCCATTATCAGATTATACTGAGGGTATAACAGATTCACTTTGTACACTTGAATTTGAGGTACATAGACCTCTTTATATGTGGGTTCTTGAAAATTGTGATTTATCGGGTACACTTCCAGAAGAAACAGAGTTTGCTAGACTAAACATTGACTGGACGGTTATGTCTAAAAGAAAATTGAAAAGGTTGGTGGATGAAGGTCACGTTGATGATTGGGACGATCCAAGGATGCCTACTATATCTGGATTGAGAAGAAGGGGTTTCACACCAGCATCGATAAGAGAGTTTTGTGAAAAGATTTCGGTTACTAAAAGAGAGTCAGTAGTTTCTTATTCATTGTTAGAGGAGTGTCTCAGGGTTGAGTTAAACAAATCTGCTAAAAGAGTGATGGGTGTTTTTGATCCGGTGAAATTGGTGATTGAGAACTGGTCAGGAGGTACTGAATATGTTGAGGTAGAAAACAATCCAGAAGATGAATCATTTGGTAAGAGGATGATTCCATTTTCAGGTGAGTTGTATATAGAGCGTGAAGACTTCAAAGAAGAAGCGGGTGGAAAGTTTCACAGACTTAAGATAGGTGGTGAGGTAAGACTTAAGGGGGCTTACATAATAAAAGCTAATTCGGTTGTAAAGGATGATGTGGGTAATATAACACATATATTATGTGAATATGATCCAATGACTCGTTCCGGAATGAAGGTTGATAGGAAAGTAAAAGGAACAATACACTGGGTATCCACAGAACACGGAATAAATGTAAAGACAAATGAGTATGATAAACTTTTCACGTCTCAATTTCCCGATAAAGAAGAAGGTGATATACTTTATTATTTGAACTCGGAGTCTAAGAAAGTTAATATGAGTGCGGTATTCGAACCATGTGTTACGGAATGTGTTCCAGGAACACCGGTTCAAATGGTTAGAAAGGGTTACTATGTTATGGATAAAGACGGATCGTTGAACAAGACCGTTAGTTTAAAAGAGGGTTGGACTGCATAGTCTATATTCCCAGTTTGTCTAGCTTGTCGTTCCTGATCTCGTCCTTAGTCTTCGGCACGAACCTCTCGTTGAGCCAGTAACCACCGAATAACCAGACCTTGAAGTCTTGCACCATCGTGCTACTGAGACCCACATTCGTTCGATAGCACTGCTCGATCTTGACGGTCTCGAGCCAGACCCATTCAGCGCCTTCCCATCTATTATCTATCCTTATCGGCAACCATGCGAACTTGGTGATTGTCCTCATCTCACCGTTTCTCCATTTTTTTCCCCATTTCATATACCTAGTTGATCAAATTTCTCGTTTCTATAATGTTGTTTGTCAATCTTTATCTTACCCTCATGTAAACATTCGTAGAACATCGCTTCGGTGTACTGAACTGGACCTATACCTTCCCATTCTATTACTATGTGCAGTTCTCCATGTTCGTGGAATTTTCGTAGTGCTGTTATTTTCCCTTTTATATATTTTCCACTCCAATCAGCGACCACATTACTATTTAGATATTGCTTTTCGTTTCTTCGGATGAGGTGTGTTCCTATTGTTGGTATCATATTCCGAGTTTGTTTATTTGTGTTTCTCTCCATTTTTCTTTACTACACATACAGTTATCGATCCAGAGGTAGCTTATTTCGTCTTTCGCACCTGAGTCGTCGGTGAATATAAACTTTTCTTGTAGATAGGCGTCTGGTGAAATCTGTTGATGAAACACGGTTACCTGGTATTTCTTACCTGGTGTTATCTTGTAACCAGAGCCGGCAACTTTTTCACTACCGTACATTTCGATTATTGTCATCATATACCGAGTTCTTTTAGTTGTTTGTTTCTCCATTCTTCCAGGGGTATTACTACCTCGCGGTCAAACCAGGCCAAAGTTCCTCTGTCGTCGATTATTTTGTACATTTGGTCATTGATTTGTAATGGATGTTCATCGACGACTTCGTATGCCTTGCCATACGTAAGGTCCATTCTGTGTCGTTTGTAGGTCTCCTGTGTGCAAATAACTTTCATATCACTAGTTCGTTTAGTCTGTTATCTCTTTTCCATTGCTTTCTGATTGTTGCCATATCGGTTCCCACTGCAGTGGCCCACTCCTTCTCTTTGCGGTTCAGGTGGTAAGAGATGTTTTTGTGTATGTGTGAGTTAGGATCGGAATAACTAACGTCTGCACTGAAACTATGGCGTTTGCCCAGAGGAAGATACTCGACGTCTAACATAACGTAGTACAGATCGCTTCTTCTATTCATAATTTCGAGGTTGCGTATCACCCAGTGCTTCTTTTCGAAACCAGGTAGCCAGTTATTTTCTACGAACGTTCTGACCTTCTTCTCTGCTTTGACCTTTCTTATTCCTGGAACGACATTCTGCATTATACCCACGATTATGGTGGCTACACACATCGATATTATAAGGTTGATGTGGCCAGACATAGTGTTGCCGAAGTAGGACAATCCGAAAAGGATTGCTAAAAGTACAGCGGTTGCACCGAAAAATGTTATTAGTATTTCTTTTACTTTCATACTTAGTCGATTATTCCAAGTTCTTCTAGTTTTTTATCTCTTTCGATTGTGGTTATGTAGGCATTAATAGACGTACAGACCTCGTAGGCCTCTATGTTCTCGTAGTATTTCATCATAGAACGAATCTCGTCTATTGACAGCACAGGAAGTTGGCGTTCTTCATCGACCAGCGAAATCTGAATCTGTTATTATCTATGTGTTCTAGGTATTCGTACATAATGCTAATATACGAAAAAAGGCACAAACTTTGGACCTCTTCTAATTTTTTGTTACTCGTCTTCCTCGTCTTCTTCTTCGATTTCGAAGTCTTCAGCATCGTGGTCCTTGACGTCCTCCCATTCGAGAACTGGATCGTTTCGGAAGTCTACTTCGTCGAAGAACTTTGCCTCGTCGGTCTCGAATAGATCTGCCTGTTCTTCAGTAATCTCGGCGGAGTAGTGGTAGTAAGTTGTGCTGGACTCTGTCCAAGTGATTTTGATTGCCATCTGTAAAAGTTTTTGGTTTACTTTTATATGTAGCTAGGTATAGGATGTTTACAGACCGAGCTCGTTGATCTTGATGTCTCTTAATGCCACCTGGTCAATCAGTATGGTCTCCATTTCGGACCACTGGTATCGCTTGCCGTCATATGCGTACATAGTACCGAATTGTGTGGTCGTTTCACGGATCAGGCTTCTGTCGAGTGCTCTACATTTCTCGAGAACGTATATTTCGTCTCCGTCCTCACAGAACGGATCGAAGACCTGTTCGAATATGATTTGGAACGCACCAGTGCCACCGAGCACGGACTCTACCATCTCAGCAATCTGAGCCTCTCGGTACGTTATTTTGTGGATGTCGAGGTGTCTGGTTATCTCACCGCGTATGTATTCGTCTGTCTTCATTCCATTACCATTTTCCTTCGTCTCTCAGGTCTTTGTGCATAACACCTTTCCCAGTTTTTACCCATTGGTTCCAGTTATTCCTAAGTGCATCTAAATCGTATTCCATTGCAGATCCACCACACCTTTCTACAACAGACCTTACACTCTCTGCATGTATCGAATGATGTTCGTAAGTGTCCTTTCCACAACCACACGCAGTGGCCCTTCCGTTGTCGAACTCCCAGATTAGTGGTCTCAGTCCACATTCGGTACACATTTCCCACATCATTGGATTCTTTGGTATAGAGTATGCGTCGGTGCACATATACTTACCCTCGAGTATGTTTATCTTCATCTCACGTATCTCGCGCTTTATCGCCTCCTCGCGGTGCATCCCGATGTCGCGTGCGAACTCCTCGAACGTTATCATATTCCTAATTCGTTTAGTTTGTCGTTCCTGCGTTTTCTATCGTCGTAGATGATTTCTACTTCGTTCCTGTTCACCCACTGGTTCTGGAAGAATTTTATTATACCCGGCTTGTTGGTGGGATCCTTCGCCCATGCGTCGTTGGATGTGAAGTCAATTGCACTCACCTTTAGACGTTTCTCGGATAGTTCTATTATGCTGACCTCGAAGTCGACCTGGAACGCATACGGTCCATCCTTCCTGTTGTGTTGTAGGTTGTATCCGGGCATAAGGCCGGTGTCGCCTGGTGATACCTCGACGGTCGTCCTTTTCTTCAACGTCGCTGTGAGCGTCTCTGCGTTGTTTTTGTCCGCTATCACCTCCGACAGTCTGGCGTGGAGGTGTATGATGTAAATTCCGAATATGAGTGTCGTCAGCGCTAGTACTACTATTGCTATTATCATGGTATTAGTTTATCTAAGTTAGCGTTTCTGTTTATAAGCTGGTCGCCACCGAGTTGTCTCTTAACGGTCTCCGCAGAGAATTTGTAAAGTCCACCCAGTCTGGACGAGGCGATTACCGGGTATTTTCTGTTTCTGGTCTTTATGTTGACTATTCGGTAAAGTGATCCGTGTGAAGTTGTGAACGACATACCGATTACGTTTTGTGTGAAACCTACTTTCTTACACATCGCCTCATACTCACGCTGTTTTACAGGATCGACGTCTGCAATGGTCATGCTTACTTTATAGGTGTTGTTGTCACCCGAGAATAGGTGTTCTGGCTCAGATAGTTTTATCTCTACTCCTTCACCTCTTGCGATTTCGTTGACTGCCAGCTGCAGTCTAAGCATCATCTCTTCTAATCTTTGTTTATCCATATCGCTAAGATACAAAAAAAATCCCACCTAAGAAGTGGGATTTTATTTTAGTTCCATGAAAAATCTTCATCGTCTGCAGGAACTTCGGTCATTTTGTATTCCTGGAAGAATTCATTGAATATCGCTTCCATAACCGGCACACAGATTGAATTCCCCGCAAGTGCGATATGTGACTTATCACTAAGAGTTGTTTTAGAAAGTATCGTATCGATATCTTGATCCCTAACACCCATAAACCTATATCCTTCTCTCGCAGTAATTGTTCTGAACTTTCCATCCACCATCATTATTTGAGGAGAACCTGAAGTAGTAAGACACGGTGATGCACCATCTACAGAGTAGATCCTTCGGGTCTGATCATATTTTATATCATCTCTTCTAGCAACCAATCTACAAACACTACTAGCCTTCGGTGTATTTTTTGTATATGGTGCAGAAACATAATATTCATTACCAACGTTTTCTTCTAAATAAGGTCTCATAGGAACAGTATTTCCTGCGACCATAGGAACTTTTTTAACAGAGTAAAGTTTTTCTCTAACACTCTCACTACTCTCACCAAGAACAGACATCATAAACACCCTCTCACGGTTCTGAGGACATCCGAAGTCAGCACCGTTTAGAACGATCCAAGAACTTCCATATCCTAACTCATCGAGTTTGTCTATATACTCTTGGAATGGACCCATATGTTTTTCAGAAACTAAGTTCTTTACATTCTCCATAAGTAGATATTTAGGCTTGTTGTGTTCGACAATCCTTTCCACTTCAAATAGTAAACCAGAACGAGTTCCTTTTCTAATTCCCCTCTGTATACCAGAGATTGAGATATCCTGACAAGGGAAAGAATATGTAAGGAAATCACATTCCGGAAATGTTTTTTCATCTACTTTAGAAACATCTCCAAGATTTCCAATTTCTGTTTCGTGTAGTGCATCATAAACAATGTTAGCAGTCTTCAAAATATCACAATTTGCGATATTTCTATAATTTATTCCACAATATTTCAAAGCAAGTTCCTGAGTTCCATACCCAGAAAACAAAGATATTACTTTAAGTTCTTTCATTTATTTTTATAGATTTTTACTTCTTTTATATTCAAAAGGATGCTATATGTTTAATAGATAACCACATGAAACTCGACATAAACGAGGTATACCACAATTACATAACCAAAGTGGTCATATTCGCAATATTCCTCTACAAAGGACAGATGCGCCAACCAAACGTATACCGTCAGAGTGTATATAGTTACGTTGCCAAAAGACTTCCCTGGAAAATAAAACTAAGACTCGAGACATACGAAGAATGGATCGACAAAGAACTAACAAGAGACCTAATATTAGACGAACTACTCGATGGTAAAGAGAGTCCGAAAGAAATTTGGTCTGTTGGTATAAGGTTCACCACTCCAATGAAAGAGACCACTATGGAGATAAACCTCAGAGACGAATCTAAATACGAGAAGTATCTCTACTCCTAACCAATATCTTTCATACTTTGAATCTTATCACGAATTTCAGCAGCGATTTCGTATTCTTCATTAGCAATAGCATTGGCCATAAGGTGTTCCAAATCATCAACACTTGCATGTGTGACCACATCTTCTACCTCAGAATCATCGTCATCATCATCATTCAACTCTTCTGAACCAACTGGTGTAGTTCCATCATCATCTATATCTATTCCAGCACTACCAAGAACACTTTCATTTATCCAAATAGGACATTTATAAACCAATGCAAATGCTATAGCATCACCAACTGAACACTCTATCTCAACATCATGTACGCCATTTGTTGCCATCATTTTAGCATAGAATATACCCTCGAGTAAAGAGTGTATGAATACCTCATAAACCTCTATTCCGAATGCACTCGACATACTTTGAAAAAGATCGTGTGTGAGTGGTCTACCCGGTTTTATATTCTCAAGCTTCACCGCGATATGTTGTGCCTCATTTGGTTTAACAATCACCGGAAGTTTACGATTACCCTTCTTCTCACCAAGAACGATAACATATGATCCAATCTGTGACTGACTGTAAGACAGACCCATCACTTTCAGTTGTTTTCTTTTCATTTTATAACTTCTATTTCGTATTCTGTGTAAAAATCACCCTTTTCCTTCTTAACAATCTCGAGACCATAACTAGCCAATACAATCTGCATCCTATCTAGTAAGTCAGATGGCATATCACCATGATATGCTTTGAATCTTTTATCATTTTTAATTTCGTACATAATATTATCCTTTTAGTAATAAATCCGCGGCACTCGTGCTGGCGTGGGCCAACGGCTTGCCCCAAACCCTGAAACCTAAACCTCTAAGCCACGGAACAAAACTCTTATATGCTATATGTGATTTATTCCTACCATTCACACCTTCTTCTGGATTGAAGTCAACATGTATATCAACCAATTTAGGTTCCATCAAATCCGATGGTGTCAAAATAAGATTTCTAATCACACCTTCTTCCTGATGAGAAGGAACATGTGAATACTCACCCGCACACTTAGCAAGATGATATTTGTACCTCTTCTTCTCCATATCAGTAAGGTCCGTTCTTTGGTAGAACGATTCTAATCCGTCATTTAGGAAAACTGCAAGATCATGTAGATATTGTGCCTCTTTGTAAAGTCTTTCCTGATTCTCTCTGATTTTAGCACACGATAAACGGAAAAATACAACGTGTGCTCCTCTTTTGACATCAGTATTGTAAAGCATAACTGTCATAGCATAAACAGTCTTACGTCTTAGTTGTATTGAGTCACAACCCACAGTTATTGTAACTCCAGGGTCCTGAACTAAGTAGTTTTTGAGGTATTCAACTATATCGGGGATGAAATCACCACCGAACTTTTTGAACTTGTCACGGAAGTCTATTGTATCTGTCATTGTGGTTTATATCTAAAATTATCTGTGTATGTTGTGACCGAAACCTGTTTATTAATAAGTTCATCACTTATCTCAATCAGTATATTCACAAAGTTCGATTATGTTTAAAAGAAAAGGCGCTTACGCGCCTCTTTCTATTTAGCCGAACCAGGCTTGTTGATCTTTTTGATCGTTCTCAACAAATCCTCGAACTTGAGTAAGAACTTCTTGATTTTCGGCTCGCCGATGTTCGGCACGTTGTCGAGAATCCACAACAAATATGCTGTTTTTTCATCATCACCCACGCCGTTCAAGAACTTCACGATGTTGCCAAGTTGTTTCTCTGTGAAGTCAGAGATGTTCAACTCTTTCAAGGACTGAATCAACTCTGAGTTTTTGTCTCGGTTGTATTTTGCCAAGTCCTTTTTGATGCCGTCGAAGTTGTTTAGGACATCCTGGATGTTGATGTTCATCATATCCTCGCAGTATTGAAGGAACTTGTGAGCAGAGTTTCCTACATAGCCGTGTGCCACTCTTCTCAAACGAGGTAAGAACTCTCGCGGGTCTGCGTCCATTCCAAAGTTCTCAGTGATGAACTTCGACATCATAGTCCAAGAACGCGGTGTTGCGTATCCTTTCGCGTTGTCTGATGTCTTATACAACTGCTCAGGGTGAGTCTTGATATACTGGACAACCAAGCGGTGACATTTTTCAGTGGCGAAGTCTTCAATCCACTCATTCACTGCCAACACGTGGTCGATGTGAATCAAACGGTTGTTCAAAGCCGCATCGAACTCTTCTACGTCTGTAGCATCCTCGTCACCTAAGTTACCCGATGCCATCATTAGAACGTTATCGTTGAATTTGAAGTCTCCAATCTCACGCTCTAACAAGATTTGTAAGGCTGCGTTTCTTACGAACTGAGGAGCACGGTTCAACTCTTCAAAGTGGATGATTGTTGGAGTCTGGTTAGCATCGAATGCCCATCTCGGCACAGCGTAGCCAGAAACTTTGTAAGTCTTACCATCATACTCTAAATCCTCTAAGTATGGGTATTTGAAGTCACCCTCGTCAGACATCGACAAACGCATATCGATATATCTCATTCCCAACTTCTTAGCAATTGACAAACCAATCGCAGACTTCGCAACACCGGGCTTCGCAGTTATGAACAAAACTCCATACTTAGGCCACATAAGTGATAAGTATTCGTTCTCTTTATCTGTCAATAAGTGGAGCTTCTCAAGCATCCATTGTGGCATACTGCCTACTTTTGTGTTTTCCATATTCTTTGTTGCTAAATCGTTACTCATATTTCTGTTTTTAGTTTATGTTTATTTTTACTCTACAAATATAATTACTTTTTTTATTTACAACCTAATCTTTCTAATTTTTTTTATCAGATTGAATTTAGATAAAAAGAGTAGAAAGGACTCGAACCTTTACATCCACAACGACCTACATTATACATGCGTTACCAACCTACTCACAGAACAAATATACGACTAAAATCTAAATTTACAATCTAATTGAATTTAATTTCTAATTTAATTTTACCACAATCCCAGACCTTTGGTATACCTCTTTTTTCCATCTCTTTACTTTCAGATAAACCTAATTTAGATTTTCTAAACTTTGACTTATGAATTCTCTTTTTACCAATAAGGTATTTATAATCAGGTTTACCCTCAGAAACAATTTCAAAACCTAACTTAATATACATATTACCAACACTCCAATCCTGATCAGCATAACTTATAACCCTGTTCGGTTTCCAATTATTTACAAAATAACTAAACAATTTAGATGCACCACCCACAACAATATGGTCTAACTTATTACAGAATCTATTCAAATTCCAGTCATCACCATTCATCTTTTTACGACCTTCAAATTTATCGAATGACATTACAGAAACAAGCTCACCATCATAAAATAAACCCAATTTAACAACACTATTTACAAAACCCTGTATATGATTATCACCTAAAAATTTACGAATATCCACTACCGAAATTTCACAAACACTACACTTACGTGCAAATATTCTTTTATCAGTATTATTCAAAATATTTACAATCTGAGATTTCAATATATCTTTTCGACTAACCCAATCATCTTCCCATATACTAAAGATTCTAATACCCTTATTATTGAAATACTTCATTTTATTGTAATGATAATCTTTATCCAGTCTTTTATCAGAATGCCACCAAAGTCCATTGAATTCGAAACCCAATGACAACTCAGGCAAATAAATATCAATTTCTAAACCATCTCTATAACCAGAAACGATTTCACCAGAATAATTAGAACTAATGAAATCAAAAACGTCTTGTTCCATAAAAGACTTAGTCTTACCAACTGGATAACAAATTGTACATAAAGAAGACCCTGACGTAAATCTTGATATATATGTAGTGGTTAATATCTCAAACTCATGCGTACATCCACAATCACAACCAAATAAGTTGTAACCATTACCTAAATGTTTTATGTAATTTTTATTCTGTGCAACACCATAATTCTCAACACGATATATCTCATTTAGTGTGTGACTTACATCACCCCAACGTTGTATATTTGTTAACTTAGTCTTATTCTTATACTCATCTGTTTTAGTGTAACTTGTAACTCCCCACTTATCCAATGAAGTCTGTTTAACCTTTTCCTTAAAATCATCCGTCTTAGAATAATGATCAACTCCCCACTTATTCAATGAAGTTTCTTTAGTTTTCTCTTTCCAGTATTCTGTTTGTGTATACCATTCAGAACCCCATTTATTCTGGTTTGTCTCTTTTACCCTTTCTATATACTCATCAGTCTTTGTGTAATTATCAACTCCCCATTTTGATATATTAACTTCACGTATTTTGTCCTTAATAACTTCCGATTGGAATGGATTCTCAACTCCCAAATTCTTTAAATTAGTTTCTTTTACCCTTTCTCTAAATTCATCTGTCTTAGAATAATGGTCAACTCCCCATTTACTTCTATTAGTTTCCCTAATTTTTTCTTTATATTCATCTGTCTTAGAATAATGATTGACTCCCCATTTTTCTAAGTTTTTTTCAATTGTCTTCTTTTTACAATCATCACTATTGAAATAACTTTCAGATCCATATTTTTCATATACAGATTTTTTACAATTCTCAACACGAAGTGGATCAATAGATGAACACTTAACCGAACAGTTTCTTCTATAACCATCCTTCCAACTACTAAACTTAGTATAATTACCACAGTGACACTTCGGTAAATCCTTTTTTTCATTTACCCAAAGCCATATTTTTTCTTTAAATAAAATAGGCATTATAACCATTGACCGGTCATAATGCACAATAATGTTATCATAAATTTCTTTATGATTTTTAGAAAAATAACTTTCTTTAACACAAACTGGTTTATTACCAGTTATTTTCTCAATAATTTCATATCTAGTCATAGTATCTATATATAAAAGACACCATATTTCTATTACTTATTAGATATTAAATATATTTTTCTCAATTCTTTACCCAATTCCTGATCATTCGGAAATTCCAAGCTGATGCCGTGGAAGACCTGTTCACTTCTGAATCGTTTTCCGAGATCCTGGTCGTTCGGAAGAGACTTAGCTAATCCAACTATAATTTCTTTCATTTTGTTATCTATTACGTAGTCCATATTCGAAATATATTTTTTATAATCAGGAGGCGTCACCCAGTACGTTTCTGGGCTACTCCTGCCGGCTACGTTCTCTAACGATAAGTTAGAGAAGAGGCTTTGCCGGGCACATTATATACGAGAAACAAAAATTTGTTTTACAGCGGATTACCAACTCGTGAGTGTGTTATCCTTTGATTACTTCGACATTCTTGATCGCAACGACTGGTTTGACCGTCTCCATCAATTCCACTGCCTCACCATACACTAAGAACTTATCAATTGTTCCTTTTGCAACAGAGTAGCTAGTCGTAGCTTTGATAATCTTTTCTTTATCTTTGTCGGGAATTTCATCACAATTCTCAATCAACTCAGAAAGAATCTCTCCATACTTCTCAATCATTAGATCATCGAATGAGAATGTAGTCTTCTCGTCTACGATGTCGTCACCGTATACCTCCTTCAACTCCTCAGCACGCTCCTCGTTGATTGTGATATAACGATCAGTAGGTACGAACATAAACTGTGCTGTGTCACCAATCGCGTTCTCCTGTACAATCATCACAGACTCAGGGTTCTTTTTCGTATCTTGGTACAATTCAACCCATTTGTCTTTGGCGATGCCCTTTAACTCATCAGAGATAAGATCAGCTTTAGCTTTGGCAGATTTCATACTATCATTCAACTCCTCCAACTTTGAAACCTTCTCGAAGAAGTCTGGATCCTCAACCGGGATTCTAACTTTTTGTTCCTTAGCCTTAGTAGTTTTGGCTGGTGCTGTTTTTTTCGCTTTGGCAAATAAGTTACTCATAATATCTCGTTTTTAGATTTGTTATTAGTGTTATTGTTTCTTCTCTACAAATATAGGTATTTCATCCAAATAAAAACGAAAAGGGATACATAAATTTTTATATATATCGTATGAAGAAATGTAAATGGTGTGAGAAAGAGATAGTTGATATGAGATTACATGCCGTATTTTGTAGGAGAGCTTGTAAAAATATGTATCGTAGGAGCATAAAAAATAGAAATATCAAAAATGGAAAGAAGGTGTAAAGGATGTGATACCGATAAACACTATTCGGATTTCTATCTCAAAAACAATAAACCGAAAGGTTATTATTGTAAGAAGTGTTCTGGTGAAAGATATAAAAAGGAGTACGATCCAACATATTACCAGAACAATAAAGAAAAACATAAAGAGTATTATAGAAAATATAAATTGGAAAACAATAGAAACGAGTATTTTAAGGAGTATCGTGAAAAAAATTCAGATACGATTAAGGAGAAACAGAAGGAATTTCGCGAGAACAATAAAGACTTAGTATCAGAGAGGAAAAAAGAATATTATCGAAATCTTTCTACTGATAAAAAAGAGCTCTTAAAAATAAAAAAAAGAGAAAACTACCACACTAACAATCAAAAAGAAAAAAAGAAAGAATACGTAACCGAAAAACTCAAAACCGATCCTTTCTTCAAAATGAAATTCAATATACGTTCACTTATAAGAAACTCGGTAAAAAGATGCTTTACCGAAAAATCAAAAAAGACCATAGAAATACTGGGATGTACCTTCGAGGAGTTTAAACTACATCTCGAATCACAATTCGACGAAAACATGTGTTGGGAAAACCAGGGAACTTATTGGCATATGGATCACATCATACCAATATCGTCCGCACAGAACGAAGAGGAAGTCTACAAGTTAAACCATTACACTAACTTCCAACCTCTTTATTGGGAAGATAACCTAAGGAAAAGTAATAAGATGTCTTAGTCCTCGAATTTTATTATAAAATAAATTCTTTTTTCTCTGGTGGCAAATTCCGGATCTATGTATGCCTTAGAGAAGCCACGACCTTTAACATCACTCATAACTAACATTACGGTGCTATCATTTACCCAAACCATCTTTCGATGAGTTCCATCTGTGTAAATAATCTCAACTATACTGTCTCTAACAATAGGTTTTTTAGTCTTCTGTGACAATGTCGAAAGACTAATAAACAACAATATGACAAAAATCAAATTTTTCACTGATTTATATATTTATTTTAAGAAAAAACCAAACTGCACATAATGTATATAACTTATATACAAAAATAAGGAAGTATTATGGAAAAGCACGATTTACACCACGAATTTGAGAAGCATGACCAACGCATACACGATTTAAAGATTAGCGACAATCACTTCAGAAAACTTTTCGACGATTATCATAAAGTCGATAAAGATATACATCGGTTGGAATCCAACGAGGTTTACACAGATGATGAACTTACACTATTGAGAAAAAAAAGGTTGAAACTAAAAGACCAACTTTTCGAAATCATAAACCACTAATAATAAAAAAAGAAGGCCAATCGCCTTCTTTTTTTATTTAGTAATCGTCATCATCATCACGATCATAGTATCCGTAATTATCATCGTCGTCACCATCATCACCATCCATATCCATATTCGGATACACCTCAAGATCTTCGAATAATTCAATTAGATATTCTACATCATTGTCCTCAAGATCCAAATCCTCAATTTTCAATATCGAATTAACACGGTCAAAATCATACTCAATCTTTCCCTGATGGTCATATATATTGAGCTCTTTCTTCAGTCTTTTGGTATTGTTGCACTCGTCGATGCTATAGTAAGTGTAAAGCCTCATTCGTGTCTATTTTTTTGATTATATATCATAGTGTAAAACCCATTTTTAGTCTAACAAAGAACTTTTGTCCTTAGTAACACCAAAAACATCTTTTTTATCAAATCCTAAAGTAATATGAAAGTCCTGTTTAGGTAATCCAAATCTTGTCCTCACCGCATCTAATTTATCAGATTCACAAACTACAAAATATGAAGTGTTACCTTTAGACTCTGCTTTTCCAACACCTAACATATCCAAATCATCTATTTCATATTCCAAAATAGGCTCAAGTCCTGATAAAAATTTATCCATCCCCAAAGATTTTACCAATCTTCCGTAATCCATAACGTTTATAACAGTTATATGATATTTACCACCATCTCTTGCAATTTGGTTACCAGTGTATAATAAAAAGTCTTCACCTAATTCAGATTCAAGTCTATCCAAAAATGGTTGTATATTTGATAATTTGACTTTTATAGCCAAATAATTTTGACCATTAATATCTTTGATATATTCAATTCTCATTAAAAAAGTTTTATTTTATTTTCAAATTTCTCAATTATGTCTCTTAGTTTATCCATCTTTATATAAGTCCAAACAATATACTCACCAAATCTTGGATCATCACTATCCATTCTTATAAAACCTTCAATGTATCCACCAGGCCACGTCTGGTATTCCATATAGGAACCCATCGGATACTTACAGACCTTTATTCCACAAGCAATAGCAGTTGGTGCCATATGTACCACGTCCTCAAAGTCTACCTTACCATCGATACAATACCTTCTCATACCAGGCTCTGCCTCAGTACCACCAATCGAGTCGATACGTCTTATTTCTGCAATTTCCCATAGATATTTTACAAATTCTTCGTTGTATTTATCATCAACGGTATTCAATTGTGGTGTTTGATATTTATCAATATCAGCTTCTGCATTTATCAGAGCCAACGTGTAGTCAACTGATTCTCTGAATCCATCATATTTCTTTATACTCATGTTCGTATATATTCTATTTACCTTTGAAATTCTCTACCTCTAACCTTCTAATCTCCTCACCCAATGCTTTACCAGCGAAGCCTTTATTTATGAGTTCCTCTGACTTTACAGAAGGTTTCCAATCCACAAACTTAATAACATCTTGTCGTTCAACCGCAGTTTTCGTTAACCACTCTAATATTGTCTGATCAGATATACCAGAAGACTGTCTTTTCTTCCAGTAGTCAAGTACCTTCTCAGCATCAAAATCTCTAAGTGAAACAAGAAAAACAATCTTTTTTGCTAATGATGTATCAATCCTGAAATCCTGAACGAGTTTTTTATCAAGATAATCAGAAGGATTATCTCTTAGAAGAGATGCAATAACTACCGAAAAGTCAGCACTATTTACCGGATCAGAAACTTTAACACCTGGAAAAACTTGACTCCACATATCAAACTCTTTGAAGTAAGAAAGGTATTGTGTATAATCTTTGGCTTGTTTCCAAGCCTTCATCATCTCTTCCCAGATTCTTTCCTGAGATACATCATCAGTTGGCCCTACGTCTCTTAATCTGTTATCTTTTCTAATAGCATCCGCGGTTTTTTCTTCAATAATACCATTCGTTCTAGCAGCGAATCTTATCACTCTCATTATCCTCAATCTATCCTCAACGAACCTCTGTGATGCATCACCAACAGCTCTAATCTGGTTACCACTTATATCATCCATACCACCAACTAAGTCGACTATCTCTTTCTTAGCAATATCATAGAATAATGCATTCATAGTAAGGTCACGTCTCATAACGTCATCTTCAATGGTAACATCAGGACCCATATCAACCTTTTGGTCTTCACCCTTTGTGTCTCTTCCTTTGGCGATATCTCTTCTAAAAGAAGCAATCTCGTAACCTTCTGGTTCCGATTCAGTGTATACTCTAAGTACTCCAAAATTCTTACCCTGTTCATCAGAAACACAGAAACCTTTTAGTATCTGTTTGGACTCCTCCGGTAGTGCATTAGTTACCAAATCATAGTCTTTTGGTTCAACACCCTTTCGGAAGTCTCGAACTGCACCACCAACAACGTATATCTCCTTCCCAGCTGCAGTATATGCCGCAGCTATATCGAGAACGTCTTGTGGTAATGGCATTTCCGTGGATTTATTCTCCAAGAAAACATCATAACTCATTATCTTCTTTTTCATGTTTTATATATCGTTATGCTAATGTAGTAAATTTCAACAAAAGAAAAGAGGCCATTTGGCCTCTCATTTTAACATGTGAAAAAATTACCTGGTATCTTCTTCACATAATCGTAGACTGCCTTTGACTCAAGTCCGTAGTCCGAAGAGAGACCATAGTATTGAAGTAGACCGTTAAACGCTTCGATTGGATTTGAAAAATCGTGTTTTTTACCACCAACGTGGCAACTATATGATTCACCACACTTCTCATCCAGTTGCCAGAGTATCTCTGACCTGATCCTTCCTGATCCAGACCTGTCTTCTAAGTGTGCATCCACTTGCAAATCGTCTCTGGAGTAAAACTGAGACGTACCGAATTCGTAGCTACCACCCGAGAAGATGATGTCAAAGTGAAAGAAGGCCAGGGGAAACCCATAGTTCTTATCGTATGGTCCCCTGGCTCTGTGCCACTCAACCTTCTTCTTGGCAGCAGCGTGTGCTTGCTCATAGCCTTCCTCCGTTGTCGGAACCGCACTTACGAACCAATGTAGTGGTATCACAAAGTGTGGTGACGTAAATACCCATTGATTACGGTCCCATTCTGCCATATAACCAGCCTTTTCAGACCAAGCACCAGTTGGCTCTCTACCAACTAAATAACTATCACCCTTTACTGGATTCTCCGGCGGAGTGTTTACACTATTTAAATCCCTTGCGTGCAACTCATCCGAAAACATATCGAGTCCAAGTTCGACAACAGGGTGGAACTCTCCAACGTAGTCCGGGGTTGCCTGACCGCTTGGAGGTTTCACACTTGTCTCGAGTCTAAGCGTTAGTATTCCGGCACGCTTGCATCTGTCTCTTAGTCTTCTCCAATCGACAAGAGACGCGTATTCTTGCATATCCTGGCCTCTTTTTCTGTGGTATCTACCCCTTTTTATTAGTTTATCCGCAGCCTTTCTATAGGTACTTGGTTCAAGTTCTTCGTTGTATCTTCTTAGGTATTTCATAATCTATTTGTTTTTCGGTCTGTAAGTCGATATGTTCCTGAAATTTCTATTGGCGGATTCCACGGCCAACTTGGCATCCTTGTCCTGTACCATCGCTGCAACACTGATGTTCTCCACCGCGACAATCGCCTCCTGCATATAATCCATCGCCTTATTGTCGTTCACGTCGACCGCCTCCTTCACGAGGTCTGTTATTGCTTCGTAGAAAGATCCTACGCCTCCGTTTTTACCGAACTTCGATCTAGTATCCTCGTTTATGAGCCTCTCCCAGTTGTCGCTCAGGAACCTCCTCGCGTCGTCCCTGGCCATGAACATACCAATCCAAGGGTACTGCGAATAAGTCTCGTCCCTGTTGTAGGTCAGATTGCCGGGTATAGGTCTCATCGTGACCTCAGGATAGAAAGTGTCTTCGAAAAACTTGAACGGAGATACTTTTGCCACCATATCCTCGCCGTCGCACTCCTCGCATGTGATTGTGCCTGTTCCGTTACAGGTCGTACACGTTACATTGTCGTCTGCATCATCACTCCATACCGAGCCCTCACCATCACAGTCGTAACAATCCATTGTGACTGCACCTCCACACGCATGGCATGCATACTGGTCGTTCATACCATAGGTCGAGCGGGAAAGCCTAACCTCGATGACGAAGGTCGAGAGCGTGCTCGTATAGTCTTTGAACTTATTGTGCCAACCTACACCGCTTATCTTATTCATCATCTCACCACCCTTTACGACGCCGAGCGTCGGTCCTTTCACAATCTTCCACCTCACCGCGTCGCTCCTAAGCGGACTACCGATGATTTTAGGGTAGGCAGCCTTTATAGCCTGGCCGAGTGCAATCAATGCCGAGTGCTCCTGTTCCTTTTCTATCTTGAAAGTTTGTACCTGGTCATTTGCCTCACCAATCTTGCTACCGATGATTGTAACCTCGTAGGTCCACGACCTGTCCACGACTTCGGTCTTCTCGAAGTTCACGACCATGCTGACCGAGAGCGACCTGCCGTTCGATTTCCAATCAGACAGTATAGAGTCTGCTGTGTTCTCACCAATTCTGTTCTTCGGGTATTCAAGTACCGATCCGAAGAATACACCGGCCACCGTCGGCTTCACCATGTTCGCGGTGTATTCAATCCCCGTGTAAAGAGGACGTCCCTCTCTTACACAAGTATACACTATGTCGTAGCCCTTTCCACCGGACTCGGATTTTTTGGCCCAGTCCCTGAGTGCCTTAGCAGCTTCCACGTCACCGTGTATTTTTGCTTTTTCCTCGGCTGCTCTATTATACACACCCGGGCTGAGCTCTTCGTCAAATCTTCTCAAATGTTTCATATACTATATATTACAATCTTAATATATAAACAATGAAAAATAAAAAAATAATGAAATACGAGACCTTTGTAAACAACGGAGAGGGAGACCTCATAACTACCGAACATATACAAAAGGCAATCGAAAACGGAAATAAGATTTTTGTAAGTAACATCGAAGGGTTAAAAAATCACAACAAAAAAGATGAGATTGAACCTATTGATATTGATGCGGAAAAAAAAATAACGGTAAGAGACAAAGATGGTAACATAGGATACACAGACTTAGATGATATAATCAAGGTACTAACCTAAAAGACCACCTAACTTCATTTCACGACGGATTGCCGCCAAATCATTCTCAGATGGGAATGGTTCGCCAAAACCAACCACTATACCAGCAAGTTTATCACGATTACCGACATCAATAGTCCAACCTCCACTCAGCCTAACCTCGAGTCTCTCATCTATATTAGGTCCTAAACCAAGGTCGTTAAACTCATTCATACTGACCTTTTTCTTATAGTCAACGAACTCTATCGCATAAACATCACAAACTGTCGTCTTCGACCAGATAGAAGTGAATACCACCATATCAAACCTCTCTAATTTACCAAGAGATGAAATTTTGTCTTTTATATTTTTGAACCTCAGAGTACCCTCATTTGAAGACCTCATCATAACCGCAGTACTCTGTCCGTTAGTCTCGTCAATTCTGAGGTTACACGAAAAACTATACCTCTCATTCTGGTTATCAGTATCTACTTTACCAATAAATATCGCGTTGTGTGTCATAATAATACTCATAGAGAATATTATATGAACAGATGTTAATATGTTGCACAACAGGAATAATATATAAGTAATGAGAATAATGACATTTTTAGAACATAGCTCGAACAGACTTAGTTCAGAAGAGATAATCGATTACATAAAGAAGGTATCAGACAACCCGGTGACAACAATCCCAGACTACTTCCTGACGTTGATAGAAAGAGAAGGTCGTGACTTCGAACTGAGAGAGATGAGAATAGAAGATCTTCTCGAAAGTGATCCAGACCTAAGAGAATACGTAGAGAATGACGCGGACAGATATGAGGAAGAGGATTACGTACCACACTACGACGAGATAGACAACCCGATTGTCATACTAAACGGAGAGGTGATGGACGGATACAACAGAACTCTGGTGAAATACCAAAGTGGTGAAGAGTTTATAGACGCATACGTCTCTATATAGTACTCGACGAGATTACAATTAAAAAGAAAAACCACCGTTTGGTGGCTCTACTTAGATATTTTATTAACATTTTTTTATCATCCACGTATCACCATCACCAGTGAATTCGAGAACATAACCAAAACGTTTACAAAATAAGTCAACGTCATATTTAACAGCTGGGAAACCTTCATAATCATCACCGAACAAAACACCACCATCCTTAAGAATATCATGATAAAGCATAAGTTCCATAAAAGTCTCACCTGCCTCATGTGCAGAATCAACATAAACAAAATCAATCTCATAATTCAATATTCTGAGCATTCGTGCTGCAATTATAGAAGTTAAACGCAAAGGAATTACCGTACCTTGTAATTTATTATCTATAATATTCTGCATAAATAATTCATATATTTTAGGATCACCATCATATTTTGCCATAGTATCTTGAAAAGAATCTAAAAGCCACATATTGATATCACCACACCATGTATCAACACACACAAGAACACCACCGGATATTCTCATAAAATCACCAAGAAATACCGCACTAGATCCAATAAAACTTCCAACTTCAATTCCTAATTTAGGAAGATGTCCCAACATATCAACCATCTTACGTATAGTTGAGCTTCCTATATGTGGTGGATAATACATCAAAGGTCTTCTCTCTTTAATTACATAATTTTGATAAACATCATCACACCTAAACAAAGTTTTACAAATATCCGTATAATTTGGATTCTTATTAGTAAACTGATTGTTATTAACAAACGATGATAATTGAGAATCACAAACCGTTTTAGAACTAAACCATCTATCAATTGTCTGTTTATCGATAAAGTTATCAGAAATCTCTTCTTTTTCCATTATAAATAACTTTTTTACTTGGTCAAAAAACTCATCTTTCTGTCCTTTGATTATATTTCGATAATCAAAAAAATCCAAATTTCTAATAACGTAATTATCAATACAATCTCTTATCAACTCTGAAATTTGTACTAGATCAAATTCGGATAATTTGTAACTATCTGGTATTTGAATATCTTCTTTGAAATTAGCAGAACCCCTACGATTTGTTATTAAACAATTACCAAATACCGCAGATTCTCTAGGCATTCTATCTTTACCAGGGTGATTTCCAAAATCTATATAAACTTTAGAGTCTTTCAACTTATTAATAACATCTAATCTTGTCATATCTTTCAGCATAACAAAATCATATTCTGGTAAATACTCCATTATTTGTTTAGCCTCCACTTCACCCTTAGTAGAATAACAAATAATATTTTTTTTATCAAAATTCTCTGTTAATAAAAAATCATCATTGATATAATCAAATAGTGGAAAAATATTAACTAAACCTCTACCACTGAGAAACGATTTTGCATATTCAGATTGGTATAAATGTAGAACATCATCCGTCAATTGAATATAATCACGATCATAACAATTATCTACACTAAGCCACCAAATAGCCTTAGACATATTATTATAACCATCTTCATAAAGACTTCCCGTCCATATCTCAGGAACTATTATTAAATTATCAGATTTGTTTATATCATCACTATAATAGCATTGATTTATATTATAGTGATGATATTCTTCCGGAAAAGGATTTAAATGTTCATACTTAAAAAGTATAAAACAATTACCTCCCAACGAATTGATTGAATCACATAATTGGTAAATAGCTTCAGGTCCACCCGTAACCACACCTGGTGGTGTTAGAATATAAATTCTTTTATAAGTCACACCAAATCTTTCATTTCCTCTATCCTAATAAGTGACTTCTCATAGTACTCTTCATCCCTTTCACAACCAATGTAGTTCCTACCACATCTCTCCGCAGCAATAGCAGTAGATCCAGATCCCATAAAGATATCCAACACAAAGTCACCAGGATTAGTATAAGCACTAATCATCCTTTCAAGAATTTCGATATTCTTTGTAGTAGGATGCCAACCACAATAGTCCTTAGAAGTAGTGTGATTGTTCTTCTCCCAGATACACGTAGGAATTGTTCCCTGTTCGAAGTCCTTTCCAGTCCTAATGTTCTTTTTAAGTTTTCGTTCAACACGAATCTCGGCATCGTTGAATAAGAACTCCTTACCCTTACTATAACACCAGGCATACTCATGCTTGCGTGCAAAGTTGTTCTTAACTCGTCCACCCCAGTTGTAGGACCAAACAATTTCGTTCTGTGAGAACATACCCTCATAACCACTAAGCATAAGTTTATGTTTAATGAAGGTATCAGTTTTTAGAGTACCCCAGACTATCATCATACGTCCCGGTTTTAAAACACGCACACACTCACGTGACCATTCGTCACACCAGTCGAGGTATTCTTTCTCTGATTTCCATTGAGAGTCCCAGCCTTTACCGCCGTCGAAACCAATGAAATACGGTGGATCAGTAAGTACCATATCCACGCTGTTGTCTTCGAGTGTCTTGATAAAATCAAGACAATCAGTGTTTTTGATTAAAGAATTCATAGTCTTTATATGCAATTTCGTAAAGATGTTTATCAGAAAGACTAATAGTAACACTATTTAGATTCGTAGTACCCTTAGAACCGTTTGCTGCAAACTTTTCATAGTTCGAAATCAAAGTAGACATTACGTGATCAGTATTCACTTTTATAACAAGAACGCATCTCTCTTTGTAAAAAATAGAGAAATAGTGAGACTTCTTAGCATACTCAACAGATGCAACATCAAAGTTGTTATTGAATCCATTATAAACACCAGTGATACTCAACGAAACATACTCTTTCACATTACCATTCTTCAAAGTCTTACTCTCCTGTAAAAGGTTTCTCAACTGCCCATCCTCAATCGCTTGCGATTTATACTCACAATACTCAGTAGATGTAGGATCGAATGCATCAGATCCATATCCATCAGTTCCCTTACCCGAAGAAATTTTAGCGTGTGCCTTATGACCAAGTTTCTCAGCAACGATTGGTTCTCTCCATTTCGTTTTATCAGTACCCTTAGAAAAACCCTCACCCTCCATCTTAAGATAAAGTGCATTTGCAAGTTCCTCGATTGTGTATTGGCCGAAGTCTATCATATCGTTTTAGTTTTGTTTTACAAATATAATAAAAACATATAATAAAAACAAAATATAAAACAAAATAAAAACAATTTATGATAAGAAAAATAGGCAAATACTCATATATCGATCAAAATAATATAGATATGAACGTTTACACACCAGAAGAGTTTGTTGAAATCGGATCTTTCTGTAGTATCGCAAAAGGTTTAAAAATATTCACAGGTGGGAATCACAGAAGTGATTGGATAACTACTTATCCATTTGGTCATATGTACAGAGACGTATTCAATACATTTTCAGGAGAAGGTCACCCACATACCAAAGGAAGTGTTATCATAGGAAATGACGTTTGGATTGGTGCAAACGTAACAATAATGTCCGGTGTCAATATCGGAGATGGTGCGGTAGTTGCAAATAACTCACACGTAGTAAAGGATATAGAACCATATACCATAGTAGGTGGAAATCCCGCAAAATTCATAAAAAAACGATTTGACGACGAAGTTATAAATAAACTTTTAAAACTAAAATGGTGGGATTTTGAAGACGAAGAGATAAAACAATTATGTCCTTTACTATGTTCCACCAATTTTGATGAACTATTCTCAAAATACAATTTATAAAAAAAGCCAGTCCTGAGACTGGCTTTTTTATTGGTCGATATCTACGACTATTTGTTTGACTTTATTGTTACCTTTTGTAATTGGAACCTTTGTCCCGATTGAGATGATAAGCACCTTTCCGTTTAGTTTTGAAAGATCCAAACTATCACAATAACCGTCCGTGAGGATACATGTATTGTATTTGTTGAAGTGTTCTACAACATAATCAACCGCTGGCATAAGTGCAGTTCCTCCAAGTCCTGAGATTTTCATTCTCTCGACTTTCTTTTTATCCATGAACTTGTCTACCCAGTTCACCTGTGTATCTGCTTGAATCATATTTACTGAGATATCATTTCTATATATGTAAGAAAGTACTTTTTCGAACGTATTTCCCATCGATCCAGAAGTATCCAAGATTACGTTGATTGCAGTCTTGATCTTCTTATTACCTTTCAACCCGGAGATACCCTTACGGTTTGGCTTGATGATTGTTCTCACCTTCTGTGTTCCGAATATGATGTTTGAAACACTTCGTTTGATTTCTTTCAAGTAGTCTTTTCTCTTTTTACGCAACTTGTTCAAGGTTGTTTCCATATTACCAGCAGCCAATCCACGTGCAGCCAATCTCTCCATAACATCCTTCACCATCGCGTTTCTCATCTCTTCAGGCACCTCATCACCGATGTGTTTATCAAGGTATTCACCAGTCCCGTTCTCCATATCTTGGAAGATTTGTTCTTTAGACCAAGTGTCCAATCCTTCACCATCTTTTTTAGGATTCTTACCATAAGGACCATAAGATGGTTTACCACTAGAGTCTTTACCACCTTGGTTTCCAGTTCCATCACAGTCTGGGCACGGTTCGCCATCACCAGGTTGATTACCCTGACCTTGACCACCACCTTGTCCTTTTTGTGGTTGACCCTGTCCTTGACCTTCACCTTGACCATCACCAGGTTGTCCTTCACCATCACCTTGACCATCACCAGGTTGTCCTTCACCATCACCAGGTTGGTTACCTTTACCTTGTTGTGGTTGTCCCTGATCACCTTGATCTTGTCCTTGTTGGTTACCCTGACCTTTTTGTTTCTGATCTTGTTTCTTACCAGTCCCGTTACAAGTAGAACACTCGCAGTTTTTCTTTTGCTCTTTCTGCCACTTCTCTTTCTCTTCTTTCATCCACTCATAAAGTTCCTCGAAGATAAGTTTACCAGTGTATTCTTTAGGCACAAAAAGAGCCATATTCTTTCCATCTGGAGACTTAGGAATTTCAACAAATGCATGTGGGATGTCTTCCCAGATGATGTGGTTGATAATCATATCCTGAACAATGTTGGACATTTTGTGATCATATTGTCCTGAAACTGTACGTTTCGGGTGATCAAACAAAAGGTGGAAGTCCTCGTGAAGCGTGATAAAGTTTACTTCTTTTTGAGACATATTCTCAAGGAACTTCGGACTATAGTAGAAGTTCATACCTTTACCAGTAACGTTTACCGCACAGGTACCGATACTGTCCTGCTCGTGGAACGATATGTGGAGGTTAAACTCACCATAGTAAGGTAAATTGATCTTCGTGTCGATAAGCATCGTCTGGATACCGTTCAGAAGTTTCTCGTGGATGTTTTTTATTATCATAGTTTTTCTTTTACTTTTCTATATATTTTACAAATATAAGGAACAAATTCCGTTCCGCTACAATCAGAGTAGATGTTTTTTCGCATTCTCTAAATAACCCTGTATGTTTGCTTTACCAACTGGATTTGCCGAGTGAACTTGGTATTCGGGTAAACCGACACCTTTATCGAGACAGTGGTAAACAAGCCATTTTGCAGACTCGTATCCAGTTTTCTCAGTTGTTTCAGTTTTCTCTTTACCATCAGACAAACCCATAAAGTCGATGTAGTGCTCATCTGCTAAGTCGTGGTCAAAACTAACAAAGTCAGGAACACCATTCGTTACGATCCAATCAACAAACTCGTCGTGACTACGAACTACGTCCCAGTCATTGGCCCAGTAGAACTGGTTCATATGTGAAGGTACTAAACCGATTGCATCTTTTGGTGACCTAATGTCATCCAGAAAAAGTTTCTTCATGTAGATTGATCTTTTTAATAATATAAGTACAGATACAAATATAAATAAAAAGAATCAATTTGATGTTAGAAATAAAACCAATTTTCATAATTGACTGCTTCGTACAATCCGATGCACTACAGGAAAAATTAGATCAACGTATAAATGAAATAAAAATTCGTGGTGGTAAGGTGATGCTTATATCTAACACACCAGTACCAAAACAGACAATAGAGTCGTTGGATCTTTACCTCTACGATAAAGAGAATAGGTTGTTTTCCGATATGCCATCAGATGACATAGTTCTATACAAACTGTTCCAACAGATTGAAATATACGAATTCACACCAGGAGTACAAAGACATGGTCTATCCGTATTGAGAAATTTAGGAAAAGCAGTAAGAATTGCAAAAGCATACGGATACACACATTTCCATCGTATCGAAGTAGATGATATGATGGGCGCAGAATCTATGAATATGATGATGAGTATACCAGAAAGGGTAGAAGAATTAGGTAAAAAAGGTCTATTATTCTTCAATGAGACCGATGTTTCTTTCCATTATATGTATTTCTCAATAGATTCTTTCATCTCTGACATACCAGAGATAGAAACTCAACAAGACTACGTCGATTACCTTAAAAATCAGATGAACTCAGATAGATACAAAAATGTTGAAGACTTCCTGAGACACGCAATAGACAATAAAGCTACTAACGTCATAAGAGAAGACGGTAATAATATGCAAAAATATTTTACAGACACCGTATGGAATACCGAAACTTCACAAAGTAACCTACCATCAACACACAATGGCTGCACAACAGGTTTCTACAGGACAAACAGGAATGGTACAGACACCGGAGAATTCACAATTCTATCATATAACTACAAAGATGGAACACGAGAAAGAAGTATGACTATCAAAGACGACTCAGGAAATTATTTAGAAATATCACACACACTATATGGAAAAGGATATTGGCAATATAACATAGTACCTAATAATGCAATATCAATGGATGTGTATGAAAATGGCGAATTGATTTACACCGACTCAACGTTTGGAAAAAAATCCTATGTAGTTATTAATTGACTAAACAAATGTCCAACGTTTTATAGAACATAAAAGTAAACTTTATTATGATTGTTATAAGTTGGAGAATAAAAAGACTGAAAGTTAGTTGGAGACGTTTAACACGTAGATTCGGTGCAACAATGTATCCCGAGAAACAATACAAAATATCTCCATACCAAGAGAAAGCTATAAGACTTTGGAAAATGCTTCTAAAAGACAAAGAATGTCGTTTAGGTGTAAATAGCTATGGTGTTAGACAAATAGAGAAAGGTGACTTACTTATGGTTTTTCAGTCTGCGAATGGTACAAACGATGATTCTGTTCTTACTATAATGGACGTGACTGATAGTGGTAATAATTTATACGAATTACATATATCATACAAAAGTGCTTGTAATGTATGTGAGTCTTTTGACACCGAGATGGATCGTCGTATGAATGATGCTGAAAATATAAGGAGATCTATAATTGAGACCGACTTAGATAAACTTCTCCGAAGACAAGAGGACAGATTTCGTAGCCAACGTACTATTTAGTTAATAAAAATATACATAATAACACAACTGAGGTAGACTATGTCTATGACACCAAGTGCAACAAAATACTCTTCATAATCAGTGTAAGTGACACCAAGTTTCACAATCAACGCCAGAACGAAGACCACAATTATATTGTACAGAACTATCATATACCCAGTTTATCCATTTGGTATTCTCTATATTCCTGTTTTGATACGGATCCTAATTCGTAGGCTCTTTGGAAGAAAATTTCAAAGATATTTTCATAATCCATATCTTTTGCTGCAATTGCTCGGTTTATGGCTTTCCATTCATCTTTTATTTTATTGGCTTGTAATTTTGCAAGTTTCTCTTGTTTATCAACATCACCATCTGATTTAGAGATGATATCTTCTATTCTTTTATAATTTTTCAAATATTCAGCTTTACTTTGGCCGTTCCATTTTCCTTCCATAGTATATTTTATTAAGAATCTGTTGAATATTATGTTGAACCCGTTTTTGAGTCTGATGCCGTTCCACTCACAGGTTCCAGCTAGGTTCTGTTCGTATATTCCTTCGTGAGATTTTTTCCTAGTTATCTTTCCTTTGGACCAGAAATAATAGCAGTTCATCCTCTCTTCACGGAGATAGTCGGTCAACTCAAAATCGTTCCACTTCCTCATAAGCAAATATAGTAAAATTAAAGTATCTCGTCAAGCCTACCATTACGCCAATCCGGTAAAACCTCATAATACCTATCCATTATTATAGTCAATATGTTTCCACCGCCGGTCATAACCTTATAGTCTGCCAGTTGTTCCATCGTCATACCCAACGGAACGCCGTTATAGAACACCTCCTCAGTCAATTTAGACCAACTAAGTTTATTAGCATCGTAGCTATCGTAGATACTCATTCTAATATGTCATCAATTCTACTGTTCCTCGACCACGAAATTCTACTCTCATTCACAATCTGTCTCCTGTCATAACCAACAACCGCTGAACCCGGTTTCTCAACTATGGAAACCACATCATAACTATGATGGAAATTTGGACTCAACAGGTCGAAGTGCCAATCCAATACCAGGAAATCGGTAGACTTGTCGTTATCCACACATACAATACTTCCAATCGGATACTTCATCTGACAAACCTTCTCACCATCCTCGGTCACACCCCAGCACTTACCAAATATATCAACCGAACTCTCTATAATATAACATAGTGCCATAACCTCAGAAAGAGATCCAATCATTTTCCACTCGTAACGTACATAATCGACCTTACCTATCCTGTGATCCGTCTGAGTCTTTACCACTGATTTAGTAGTAACCACAGTCTCTTTCTTTTTTGAATTCTTCCAGACCTCGTTGTCGAAATTTCGTTCCAACAACATATTCATTATCTCGTCGAACTCTTCTATACAATCCTTCGACACCGAGAACACAATTTTGTATTTCACCGGTGGGTCCAAAAGAACCTCATCGGTTGTTTCACCCATCGATGGCGTTATCATACCATTACTGATATTCGGTCTTATTTTCACATCTATACCAGTACCGTTCGTGTAAACAGCAGATACCATAACGTTCATATCCTTGGGTGCCTCATATATTCTGCTATTCCAGCCGAATATGTAGCTATCACTCATTCTGAGTTTACCAGTTCCTTCCATACTATTCTATTATTCGTTTCGAACTTATTATGTCCGCTATTATTCTATCTCTTTCCTCCTCCTTTGTCGGTATCGACTCGACACCGTAGAACGACATCTCTACTCGCTTCTGTCCGACTTCGACTGGAACTGTTATCCTGAATATCTTACATAGTCTTTTGAAGAGTTCAAGTCTGTTCTGATATTTGATAATCGCTCTACTAAGTGTCTTCCTCTTACTTTTGGATAGTCCTCCGATGAACTCAGTTAGTGCACTCCTCAATTGATCCTTCTGTATGCCATAACTGGCAGACCAGATACCTATGCTGACGTGGTCAGTCTTTGTGGTTTTGGTGTAGTAGCCGAAGTTGAGCTCTTTGGTTGTACTGACGTCCATATACCCACCGCTGTAAATCTCTCGATCTGGGATAACCTTCCTCCAACACTTAACGTCACGGTCGTACTCCTCACCTGTAGTCACCCTTCTCATACGTGTGACCTTACCAGCGTGTTGATCCGGAACGTAGAAGACACGCTTCGCAATCGCCTTCTCTTTACCAATGACGACGAGCTCACGGTCGTAGAACCTGAGCGTCTGCCCATCAACCGTGTTCGTTATTCCCCTACATACGAAGGAAAGCGTATCCGACACAGCAATGACCATATCTTCCACGCTCAAAAATTCATAGTTCATATCAATCAAGTATCTCGTTAATCCTTTCCTCTCTCAAATCCGACACGTCTTTGAAGTACCTCTCGAACTGTGTTTTGAACACGTCCAGACACCCGTCTATTATAACGAAGTTACCAAACTTTTTGTATCTCACACGGTCACCCCTTTTGAACCTTACTGTTCCTCCCATCTTCTCACAGAAGTATGTCCTGACGCATATCGCCTCAAACTCAATTTCTTCCAAGCCATAGGCTCTATTTTTTGTGCACGAAATGTTCTCTTACCCATTCAATTGGGAAAGAGTTATACTCATTACCATAGAGTGTATGGTTAATACAAACCATCACTTTAATATCATTATGATCTACATACAATACATCATACTCTTTACCTTTCTCGAAAAGTAACCAACCTAAGTAGTTACGTACTTCTTTTGTACATATTAGTTTATCTCCTTTGTGCATAAAGTTATTATTCAACATAGTGAAAGAGTTTAGCACTAATATATAAAGAAATACGAAAAAAAACAATTTTTTTTATTATGAAAGCAAAGCACAAACTAATAAGTGAGTTTCAGTACGTATCTCCAGACAAAAAGATATTTATACTAAAGTCAGGTACAATACTGGAAGAATACAACTATAAAGTCAAAAACGAGGTTATACCAATCGATAGAGACATAGTAGATAATAATCCAGAATTCTTTGAAGTAGTAGATTGGAAAGCAGAACTACTCTCTTATATGAGATCCAACAAAATGCCACAACCTGCACAATTAGGTAAAAAATTAATACCTTTTATAGAAGAAATGATACTTAGTAGTGTAGGAGAAAGTGTTGTAACAAATGTTGATAGTGTTAAAGAAAAACAATTAGAAGAAAAAGACACCATCTTATTCAAAAAAGAGAAAGAGATTGAGAAGAAAATGGCAGAAGTCAACTCAATAAAAGAACAGGCCGATGAACTAATGGCCAAAGCAGAAAGAAGAGACAAAGAAACAAAAACAGAGTACAATCTTATTTCTAAAAAATCCGAAAAATTAGACCAAAAAACAAAAGAGTTAACTGATAAGTCAGAAAAACTAGACATTAGGGAAGCAGAACTAAAAGAGGAAGCAAACAAAATAGACTTACATATATTGAGTACAACCGAAAAGACAGATGCAAAGTACAAAGAGATGAAGAAGAAGATTGAAGAAGATATGTTGATTTTATCAAAAAGGGAAAAAGAACTCGATGAGAAAGAATCCAAATTATTCAAAGAAGAGTCTAACAACAAAGATTCATCAATAAGATCAATACTGTTCGAATTTATGGAATACTCAGGATCCATAATAAATTCAGGTTCATACACATCAACGGAAACATACAGAAGAGATCCATCATTCTATACAAACAAATTAAACGAGATGCTATCAAAAATAGAATCATTATTGTAAATATATAGAAAATGATGAATTACAAAAAACTAATTGATTACTTATCAAAATGTGACAAAAAAGTATTGTTACTTACAACTTCTAATAGATGGGAAGGTTTAGAAGAACAACCAAAATCGTCACTACTTGCTAACGAATTAACAAAACATATAAAATCAGTAGAAATTATAAACGTATCCAGACTAAAAATATTTCCGTGTGAAGGAAACGTATCAACACACGGTGGAAACCACTGTGGTATAAAAGATGCAATTCTGAAAGATAGAAAGAAGAATCCAACCGGACAAATAAGATGTTGGGCATCGATAAATAATCCTACGGATGAAATGCATAAAGTTGCAAACGCAATACTCGACGCAGAAATAGTAATATTCTTCGGATCTATCAGATGGGGTAAAATGAACGCAGTATATTCAACATTGATTGAAAGATTAACATGGATCGAAAACAGACATACCACATTAGGTGAATCAAATTTACTAAAAGATAAAGAAGCCGGAGTAATCGCAGTAGGACACAACTGGAACGGTAAAGAATCAATTGAATTAGAAAAAGAAGTACTCAATTTTTTCGGATTCAAAACACCAAAGATACTAAGTGGTAATTGGCAGTACTTACAAGACGAAAAAGACGAAACAAAAGATGGCTACAAAAAAGAGTGGAAATCATTCTCTACACACTTTGGAATATTCGAATCTATAAAAGAAGGAGTAGATAAATTCAAAGATTTTTTAAGAGGGAACAAATAATATATCTTTATATCATGATGTTGCATTAAATACCATCAGAAATTAATATATACAAAAAAACAAAACTTATTTATAATGGAATTTCAAGTTTTCAAATCAACTATACAAGACATATACGACAAAGTCTACAGACTTGACGAGTCAATATCATCAGAGGATAGAAAAATTCTTATAATGGGTTTCGAGAATGGTATGAATGAAGGATTGGGCAGTTTTATTGGTAAAACAATAGCCAAAACAAAAAATTTATTCACTGGTGCCAAAGATAAAGCCGTTGATGGTTGGGATAGTTTCAAACAGAATTTAGATAAAGTAAAGTCTAAAGGTTCAGATATGTGGAATAAAGGTAAAGAATTGGCTAAAAATGCATGGGAATCTATAGGTAATTTCTTCAAAGATATCAAAAACAAAGTTAGTCAAGGCTTATCTGCCGCAGGTAAAGCATTATCAAATGGTTATGATGCATTCAAAACAAAGGTTTCTGAAGTATATGACAACACAAAGATTACTATATTCAATGCTATAGAGGCATCAAAAGAAAAGATAGCAGAATTCAAAACCGCTTGTCAGAAACTTTTTACCGACATAACTTCTAAAATAGAGTCGTTCTTTATTTCTACTAGGGAAAAAATTACACAGATGAAAGGATGGGTTTCTAAGAGTTATGAATCTATCAAAAAATCAATAATAGATGCCAAAAAATCTGGTGTTAAGTGGTTTTCTGAATTTGCAGAGAAGGTTTCCCGACTTATGGAGAGTTCAGGTGGAAAAGCTAAAAAAATATCAGCTGTAGCGTTGTTTATATGTACTTGGCCATTTATAAAAATGATAAATGGTTTTAAAAAAATGCCTGAGATATACAGAAATGCAGTAGATTCAGTTAAGGCATTTTTCAATAAAGAGATACAAGATTTCTGGAAAGGTTACCACGAAGAGATGGATAAATTTAATATCGATAGAGCCACAAAAAGAAAAGGAAGAACTCTAAGTCCTTCTTTCGAATCAAAGACATACGGAAGGATACATTCATTTGATAGTTTCGGTAAAAAAATATAGTAGAAATACTATTCAGGAAACTCTGAATCTTTTTTAGGCCTAAATACAAAGTATGTTATCACACCCGATACGACACCACCCATATGTGCCATATGTCCAATTTTATCATGATCAAATATATGTGGAAGTTCCATTGCTATTAGTATGAATGATATTGCAGCGATAGGTAGGATTTTTCGTTCTCTAATGTACAAGTAGGATTTTTCTATCAGTGTGAAAAGTGCGACTATGCCAAATATAGATCCAGATGCACCGACTATGGTGTCGCTACGACCACTAAGTAACATATGTGAAAATACTGCAATCACACCGAATAATAGGTATAATAATATGAACTTAGTCTTTCCTAAGAACCTCTCACAAGCGGGTCCGAAAAAGTATAGTACAATCAGGTTGTTGTAGAGATGGTTTATACTATTATGTAAGAACTGGTAAGTGATAAACTGATGAGGTAATATGTTGGCACAATCGAATATTAATGGTTTGAACCACGATTCCATTCCGTATGAACTTAGTACGAGTTCGATGATGAATATGAGTATGTTTGTAAGTATTAGAGCTCGTGTTATTGGCTCCATCTTTGCAGTGAATCTGTTTTCCATTCGGTAAAGATATGGAAAAATGTTAGTCATTGTTTATTGCAGACTTCTTTTTCTACATATAATATTTTGGATCAGGTGCGAGTTCACTTAAATTATAGATATCTCTAAGCCAAACACTTATCAATTTCCTTATTTCATCTTTTTTTAGACCGAAATATTCAAAAAGTGACCAAATTCTTTTATGGTTGACGTAGTAGTACCCGGTGTTGTATTTGTAATAGTAAAATAAAGGTTCGCTTTCACCATCTCTATAATAGATATTACCATCTTGCTCCTTTGGTTTTAGATTCCCATATACTTCTTTCAACCAGGATATACTAGCCTCTTTATAGTCTCCCTTTATGAAAGCAATAATATTTTTACCGCCTATTACAACCCAATTAGCAATTATGAAGCGTCTGATAGTCCAACCCTCCAGGTATTCCTCATATTGATTAGGATCGAACTCTACGGGTTCAGATGTCTCGTAGACCCTGATACTTTCGGTGGAAGGGTAAACATCCGACTCTTTAAAAGAGACAGTATCGCATATGGACATCATCACGTCGTAAATCTCGTCGTGTCCGAACTCTTCGTAAAGCTTAATGTATCTCATTATAAATCATCTGGCTTTCCTATCCCTTTGAAGTTATAATCACCTTTATCATTTGCTTGCTTTTCTGCTTTACACGCGTCTTCGTATTTAGTGTGTTTCATCTCTTTTTTTTTGCACGGCATACAGATTACTTGCGTGTTGAACTTACTCATTATTGTAGTATTATTTATAGGAGGTTGCTCACATCTGTCGCAAATGTCTCTTTGCATACTATCTCTTTCCATATTCTCGAAGGTTTTGTACGAATTTAAGTGTTTCATCTCAATATAAAAGTTTTTTGTATATATTATTATTCAGAATCGTTTCTTAACACCAGACCAATCAAAAGGTCCCTCTTCAATGCTCTAAGACTTTCTAATATAAGACTCGGACTTCCAGGTTTGGCTTGCATTGAGTCATATTTGGCTTCGGCCTCTTTTCGAATTATATGTGATTCGATCGTTTTCTCATCAAGTGGTTTCCTGTTAGCCCAAAGCCAATCCGAAACAATATAAGATGGCATATTCACAACCTCTCGTATTTTGTAAGGATCTGCTTCGAGGTACCAATAAGAATCCTGCATCTCAAATATTATTGAACCTTCCTCCATAAATGGAGACTCTATATGTGATATGATTGTCCACATTTCAGCCATCATTTGAACTTTCTTTTCAACTCGTCTAAGTCGTCTAAGTACATATCCTTAGGTTCGGTTTCTTCTAATTTCTTTATCTCTACCTTTTTTGCAGTGAAATCTGCTTTTAATTTCTCGAAAAGTTCCTGTGTCAATGAGTAGATTGGCATCCTGAGTAAGTAATCATAGTTTCCTTCTATCAGGTCTAATCCGAGTAACTCTATACCCTTTACTATCTCTGCCTTAGGAACATTGTTTATCTTCAACTTTTCATCGAGTATTGCCTTGATGAATCTTCCTCTATTACTAAGAATTTTGAGGTCTTTATTCATTCTATCAAGTAAGAATGCTTTCCTCTTATGATAGTAGTTGAGTCTGAATTCTACAAAGTATTTTATTATATCAGATGCACTATTGAATATTTTAAGTTTACCATTCTCATCCAAAGTAGAGAAGGCTTCCGTTTCTGCCTCTTCAAGTTTCAATAACTTTACAATTTTTTCATCGTCTAATGATTCTAAGTCAGATCTTGTGAATTTTATAGTAAAATCAACGTTGTCAGCACAATTATCATCGTAAGATACAATCTTCTTTTTCTCACATAATTCATCAAGAATCTCTTCATATTTCTCATATGTCAATGATGGTGGTAATTCCGTTATTCTAATAGTAGAAGTATTTACTCGTTGAAACTTACCACGTATCAACCACCTTTTGTGATTATCAACATCTCTTGTAAATTCACCAGTAAATTCATTGAGTGACGGTTTGACTTCTCTTGGTTCTTTACCTTTCAATATATCAATACAAGCATCTGTTATACCCTTCACATCTCTGTTCAATACATTTGAAGTGAACCCAACAGATATACCTTGTGATCCATTAATCAATACTGTCGGTATAATTGGTAAAAAGTATTTTGGTTCAATCGCTTCACCTTCCTCTTCTTTGAAGTCGAGTAGTTCAAAGTCTTTGTAGAGTAACCTGAAATTGTTGTTCAGTTTGGTTCCAATATATCGAGGTGCCGCAGCCTGAGGAGATCTCAGAGATCCAAATTGTCCTATCTCTTCAAGAAGTGGAGCGTTATTTTTAAACTTCTGTGCCATTGTTATGATGGCGTTTTCCAAACTGGAAGATCCATGATGGTAAAATGCATCCGACGCCACTTTACCAGAAAGTTGGAATACCTTCAATGGTTTCTCTTGTCCAGTTCGCCAAATGTTGGCACTTACGTGTATTATCTTCCTGGCAGTCGGCTTGAAACCATCTATGACGGATGGTATGGCTCGACCCTCAATTGTGTACATTGCGAACTCTTTGTACTCATCCGCTAGGAAGTCTGTTATCGATTTTTGACTCATGCTTGTATATATCGGCTTTCGGTTCTTTTATATATAGTCTGTATGAGAAAGCTTAAAGTATATGAAAATTTTGTGGTCGAGAGTCTACTACTTAGGGATGACAATCTAAAATCTGAACTCAGAAAGGTAGCATCGGAAACAGCCAACAAAGAAAGACTTTTAGGTGTGGCTAACAATTTGATTGATTTGACCGAAGACCGAGCCAAATTTATGTTGAAAGAACTTGGGTATTCTGATTATCTTCTATCGAGCACGCGTTTTTGGTCGGCACTAAAAGCCAAAAAGGCTGAAAAGGTCTCCGAACTATTATTGGATGACGAAATTGCTACGCAGGTTTCATTATCAAAAAGAGGTAAGTTAAAAGACTATCTTGTAAATAGCGGTGGTAAGTTTACATTCGGTATGTTAAGAGCAATATTCGCAGATGCAAAAGAAGCAAAAATCGCAATGGATGCAAAGAAGGCAGTCTGGCAAGCAGTTCCAAGAGCCATACCACTTTTGTTGGCACCTTTTTATCCTATGTTGGCAGTAATTGGATTGGTATTAGGTACTTCCAGAACGTTCAATAAAATAATAAAACCGGTTCTAAAACACGTTGAATCAGATTCTAAATATGTTGATTTCCTAAAAACTTTTGTAACCTATTATATGAAAGTTCCAGAAGGTGATTTCGATGTAAAAGATAGGTTCTCACGTGCTTTTGTTGTTTCTGATGGTTTCGTAGATGCTATAAAACCAGAAGTTCTGGAAGATTTCAATAAACACATAATTGTGAAAATGGATTCCGAACCTGATGATATGGAAGTTCCGGATCATTACATTGAGAACGAACTAAAAGATTATATCAGTGATAGGTTCGATGTAGATCCAAGAATACCTCTAAAAGAAGAATATGAAATACTTAAAGGAGTTAAAAGAATTTAGATATTTGAAACCCAAACACCCATATGGTTCAAAATCAATTTCATTATCCAAAATTGAATTAGGTGATATTTGTCAAAAGTTAAATATTGATATAAATAAAGTTAAATTTTTATCAAGTGGTTCATATGGAAATGCTTACTCCTTTGATAATAAAGTCTTAAAAGTAACAACCGATAAAAGAGAGGCAAAAATGGCATTGGATTTAATAAAAAATGTTAATATATCAGTTGTTAAATATTATAATGTTTTTAGATATCAAGCTAAAGGTTTAATGCTTTGGGTGATTATAATGGATAGAGTAGAAGGATTAAATGATTTTTTTAATAAAATGAAATATGGTCGAGTATATGAATCATTGGCCGTTTTAGCAACTGATATAATTTTTTACAACTGGGGTAGTTTGGAAAAAGAAGATTATATTAATAGTATAGAAGAAGAATATAATTTAGATAAACCATTTTCTAAAAAACTAGTAACTCAAATTTGGAATTGTTACTTTAATTTAAAAGACCTACCTAAATTAGACTTTCATAATTTTAATTTAGGATATAATAGTGATGGTGAGTTAGTTCTTTTTGATGCTACTCCCATAAAATCAAGAGTTAATAGGTTTGATGAACCTAATATTATATAAATACTTAAATTTACTTAAGCAGTTCCTCTTTTCTCGCCTCTGGACTTTTACCGAACCAATTAGTTAATGATGTGGATGCTACATCATCTCTAGTTATAAGTGTCAGACGTGGATTGGTTATAATGTCCCTATACTCATCATCCACATCATTAACTAATTGGTTCGATGTAGATCCAAGAATAGGAACAAAGTAAATTTTTTCATATCTTTGTTCAAATGAACAAAACTATATACATATTCACTGACATCGATGGTGTCCTAAATACGGTGACCAGAAATGACTGGAACTCGTTATCATGTGAATTGTATGATAACCTTTGTCAGGAATTCAATCTAAAACCAATAATAACTTCTACATGGAGAGTCAAACACTCTCAGAAAGAAATACAAAGAATATTCGAATATCATGGTATAACCACCGAGATACATGGTGTAACACCAGTATTGAATGACGGCAGAGGTTTAGAAATACAAGAGTATCTTAGAGAGAACCCGTGTGACAATTACATAATAATAGACGATAACACAAGAGATATTGAATCCGTTGGTCTGGATAATGTAGTCAAATGTCGTAGTTGGTTAGGTTTTACAAAAGAGGAGTACGAAATCTGTCGGCAAATACTAATTAGAAATTAATGAAAAGATTTACTTCTCATATTTGTTGTTATATTTAGTAAGAATTAAATTCTATTTAAGTAGTTCCTCTTTTCTCGCCTCTGGACTTTTTCCGAACCAATTCGTAAGCGATTTAGATGATGCTTCGTCACGTGTAATAAGTGTCAGACGTGGATTGGTTATAATGTCCCTATACTCATCATCCACAAGTGCACCAAGACCTTTTTTGTATGCAATCTCCCAATTCTTCATATTCGCAGTTTTCTCCCACTCGTTATACTCGGTCTGTGTATAGAACAGTTTCTTCTTATCTCCCTTCGTTTTAGGTGTCACCGCAACAATTGGAGTTTCAACTTTGTATATCATTCTACGATCAAACATATCCGGCCAATACTTGTGAAAAAAGTTTATCAAAAGACCGGAGATAGAGTTACCATCGACATCCGCATCAGTGTAAATGAGTATCTTTCCATATCTCAACGTTTTCAAATCAATCGGTTGTCCCAACTTAAGTCCAATCGCCGCCATAAGATTCACTGCCTCGTTGTTCTGTACCAATTTTTGGTTGGTTAGTTCCGAAACATTTATAAACTTACCTCTGAGTGCAAACGCACCCATCAATTCTGGTGTTCTATATTTCCGGTATGCTGAACTTGCAGAGTCACCTTCGAATAATCCCAATGAACACTTCCATCTGTCTTTACCTTTTGCATCAATCAACTTATCGACTTTAAGTTTACTAAGTTTTTTGTTTAGTTCTCTTTGTAGTTTACTATCCTCGGCACTCTTCTTCTGTTGGATCCAATCGAGAATAGAATTCACTATTTCAGATTTGAGTATAGCTTGTATAGTCTTCTTATCTACTTCATAGGTTGTTCCAAATTCTTTCGATTCTGTAATCAACTTCTCTTTTGTCTGTGATGAGAATGATGGGTTTATTACCGTAGAGTTAAGAAAAATTGTCATATGTCCCTTCAACTCATTAGGTTTGATATCTACTTTATGTTTTTTGAGAAAGAACTCACGCATCTGTGATATTATCTGGTTGAGTATGTAGTCGATGTGTGTACCGCCATCATAAGTCTCAGTTGAATTCACGAAACTTATTTGCTGGAAACCATTATCCGATGGTGCCACAGCCAATGACCAGGTAGCATCTTTTTTGGTTTCATAGAAGTATTCATCGGTATAAAGTTTCACATAATCTTCGAATGTTTTAAAGTTTATGAGTGTGTCGTTGAAGAATATTCTTACGTTAGTATTACATGCTGCTAAGTCATAAACTCTTTTCTCTAACATCAACATATGATCATCATCAATACCAGAAAGTCCGAACCTGTTGAAGTCAGTTTGAAAAGTTATCTTAGTGTGATTCTGTTTTGACTTCTTTATAACTGGTTCAGTTCTCTCACGCATATTGTTGGTGAATATCTGTAAAAAATGATTCTTACCATCACAAGTTGAGATTTCAAACTTATTAGAATAAATATTGGTCAAACTTGAACCCACACCGTTAGTCCCTGCCCACGACCTGGCCTCGGTATCATCGAAGTTGGAACCTGCCTTCAAATTTGAGAATATCATTTCCGGGATCCATTCTTTATGCTCTTGGTGCATCACAACAGGTATTCCACCGTTATCCCAAACGGATACCTCACCTGTTTCTTTATTGACAGAGACCTTTATAGTGTTTAGTCTTGTACCTTCACGTTTACTTTCATCGACTGAATTGGTGACAATCTCGTCAAATATTTTAAGAAACCCAGGGTTATATGTGAGTTCTTTCTGAGTCATCTTACTCTCGTCGAGTATCCATTTGTTAGCGGTGTGTGGCTTTATGGAACCGACGTACATGCCCGGTCTGGCTAGTACGTGATCAATGTCATCGAGTTTTTTGTATTTTTCTTCTATCTTTTTCATACTCAATGTGTATATATGCAGATTTTATTCTTTGGTTTAATTTCCCAGTACTTCATCGATGCGTGCATCTCTTATTAGAGACCTAATTTCCTCACATATAATATCTATGTTTGTTCTCATTAGTATTGACATTCCTTTCTTATCATCATAAGCGAGACAGTATCCTGGTGTAGACAAGTTCTTCCAAACAATCAATCTACCCTTTCCATGTTTCATCATACAATGTTCTTCGGATTTGTTGTATGTGAAACCGAGTTCTATCAACTTTTCTTTTGTATTCTCATCCATAGGTTATATATTTTCCTTATATTTGCCTTTATGAGGGGTATTGCCTGGCGACGACATATCGAAGAAAAGATTATGCGGAAGAGGCTTCGCTTCTTTGCTAGGCGTTTCCGTGTTTATCGATTCAGAGATGCAAACGAAGTTGATATACAAAATCCTAATTGGTTAGACTGGTTCGGTACGAAGTTGACACAAAGAGTAATGTCACAGGGTTCTCCCTGGCGTAGTCAGAGAAAGAGATACTCTCCAAACCGCGGTTCGGATTGGCACGAGTGGATGACCGTCGGAAAGTCCAGAATTGCCGACAAAAGAGAATTCCGTTATATAATGAAGGAATACTATGAAGATTGATGATTTGATACCTGGCAACGGTGCCGATTATGAGGTTAGAAGCAATGGAATGCTTTACTACCGGTATAATGGCATATGGTTACCTGTGGCTTATTTCAACCTCGACGACCAAGCCTACATATTCTTAGACCTGAAAATAACGAGACAGGTATTGAAAGTCATAAAAGAGGCACAGAAAAAGGACGTCAAATTCTTTATGGCTTATCCTGACGATGCTGACCCATCCGGAGTGAGCAGTTGGAAAGAAAGAACAATCAGACACTACCTTAGGACTTATATAAACGCAAATTGGCGTAAAGTATCAACGAAGGTTGATTTCGACCTAATAAAGAATTTGTGTGAATGGATTTCGGAGAACGAGTGTATGGAAATCGCTAAGGAGGTTTACGACGGTATGACTAAATCGGTCTTCTACTACTACACAGACTACTACAATGGTGGTAACGAAGTCTGGACATACCCAGAAGATGTGAGAGCCGAGTGGTCGACATTATGGCGTGAGATACAGATAAACTCGATACTATGACACTAAACAATAATCTAACGGATCCTAAGGCTTTGGAAGTGAAGTCGTGGCTACGTGACTTCAAGTGCACTCAGGCACTCGGTGACGGACCTGAGATATTACCTACACTCGTTGACAGGAAGAGGAGGTTCATGAAGACCTCTATCTTCAAAAGAAACAAAAAGAAGTTCTTGTTTCAGATTAACAGCCTGGACGGAATACTGACGGGTTCCAGTGCGTTGTCTCTGTACACTTTGAACGGAAAGCCTGTTTTCGACAGGGCTGGTGCGGATCAGGACTGGTTGTTGACACGTGATAACTTTATGAAGTTTTGTGGTATGAACGACTTCAATAAGGTAACTGTTGAGAACACAGTGTGCACGGTTGATTTTCACACTGGTCACTATGGTGGCTATGACTCTTACGGACACAAGAAGTTTGACTACTTCCATACGTGGTTCGATATAATAGGAACTGACAACCACAACTACTCACACGACTTCGACGGGATAAAGGTATCGGACTATATGGAGGTGATTGATTGGAAGATGAGATTCGTTGAGAACAACTACGGACTGCGTAATCATCAGGACGCGGTTAGGAAGCACACAAACGACCTGTTCGAGTTTATGACTAAGGTTATGGCTTTTAGTTAGTGTCTGTGTTAGGGTTAAATAATTCCAAAACGCCAATAGATCCATCTAAACTCGTACGTACAGGTGTGTATCCACTCAACTTATAAGTCTGTGATAACCAAATTCTCACAAGATCCTGCATTTCCTTATATTTTATACCAAAGTGCATGCTAAGGAATCGCCAAATTCTATCTTCTTCGATCCATACTTTTTGTTGAACTAACATAAATAATGGTCTTCTATCACCATCAATATAACATATTTTTTCATGATCCCAAACGCCACCATCAGGACGGACTACTGGTATTAGTTTCCCGTATACTTCGTTCAACCAGGAAAGTGCGGCCTCTTTCAAATCACCCTTTATGAAGACTATGTTATATTCTTCCGTTGTCAATGCATACGATGTGATGGTACACCCATCAAGGTATTCCTCATATTGCTTAGGATCGAAATGTACAGGTAAATCAGTCTCATAGACCCTAACCATCTCGGTGGAAGGGTATTGTGTTGATTCTTTAAAGGGAATCGTATCACATATAGACATCATCACGTCATAAATCTCGTCGTGTTTGAACTCTTCGTATAGTTTAATGTATCTCATATTAGTCTGCCATAAATCCTTTGTTCACACTGAGGGATTTAAGGTGTTTCGCGATTTTATTCATAGATAGGCCGTGACCAGATGATAGTCCCATTCCCGCGATTACCCTTTCCTCGAACTCCTGGTAGAACTCGCCGGACTTGTCCGTGAACATCTTTTGTAGTGTGTTCATGACAGTGCCGTAGGCTGGTCTTCTTAGCTTCGGCTCCGAACCTAATTCACATCTTCCGTAGACGTACGGGTCCATATTGACCAGCTTCATCCTGCCCAACTCGTATGTGCCAGGCTCGAGCTTTAGCTCAATCGTAAGCCACATCGCAGCTATGCCTGACAAGGAAAGATCCGGTCCCTCTGGCATAACTTCCCTGCAGACTTTCTCGGCTTCCTCGTCAACAGGTGTTATGACCAAATTGAAGGGTATTTCAGTGACACTACCGTCCTCGATGTTTTCCCAGAATAGTTCGTACTCCGGATATGGCACAGCGTAGAACCGGCCGACTCCACTTTTTTTGGAGCCTGAATTACCGTTTCCTTCCGTATCAGTTATCCTTATCCATATTGGCGAAATAACTCCTGAGAGCTCTTGCCTAACCTTGTTTAGCTCCATACGTTCCGCGTGGTCGAGAAGGTCGTCTGCCCTCTCCTTGTTCTCTTTGGGCGATTGTCTCCTTAGCTCCCTGGCCACGTTACTGTAGGAGCTATAATTCAGTCTTTCGAAGTGCTTTAAGTATCTCATATCGTTCTTTTTTTATTAGTATATATATTTTTTTCTATTAAATTCAGAATAACTCTCAATCACACCTTTTATTTTCATTCTATCTTTCAATTGTTCTACATCACTACCCACAGAATCACCACATAATTCCACAAAATTATCAATCATCTTATAGGTATAATCTATGTCTTCTGGATGAAATAAAACTCCATATATTCTCTTATCATCATCAGCAAACGCCACAGGAATTCCACCTTTTTTTGCAACAACACTAAAACCGATAGGACATTCTTTTAAAAATTCACAAAAAGAGAAAGAAAATTTAGCCGTTTCCATATCAATACCTGCGAAAATATTATGTGTCTCATATTCTTCTAATACATACGATCCATGAATCAAAGATTCTGTAGTATAGACATCCACACCATTTCTATTAGCAATTTCAAGCATACCATAACCTATGGCAAGAACTGGTATATCGAGACTTTCCAAAACTTTTGCATTACCCGTAATTTCTCCTTTAGAAATACTCCTCTCAGAACCAGTAGATATTACAAATAATAAGTCAAAATCTTCAACACATTTACTAATTTCTTCTGGAGTAGATGCAATTTTCCATTTTATACCTCTGAAATCAAGATACTTAATGACATTTTCTAAAAATCTGTTTTCTTGCGGTATTGAATTGTTAACAATTAATGCGAACCTATCACCCGATGGGTTCAACTCAATTGTCTCATTAGTTTTCTTTGGTATATAAGAATCAGGATATTTATCGATGAATGTTAAGTCTTTTGTAGATAGATTATAACCCCAAGAATTAAAAAACTGTACTAATTCTTTCAATGATTCGTCTTCAAATCCGAAATAAGTATCAGAATCTTGTAAAGAACCAATTCCAGTGTAGTGTATTACCTCAACACGATTAGGTTTTTCTATTGTAAACTCTACCATCATACTATCCCCGTATGTTATATCAACATCTAACTTTAGTGTGTCAGGATTGGCATGTGTACCATCATTGTTCTTAACGATGTTTATATCAAAGACTAAATGATCAGGTTCACCATCTCTATTAACATCACCACCTTCTTTAGAAGGTGTATTTTGTGTATAGTCTATCTGAAGACCATTCATCAAACCCGATATATTTGTGGCATGATTCATACCATAATCACCATCCGGTCTCTCTAATTCCCAACTACCATTTTGTGTAACAACTACTAATTTTTTTGGAAGAAGTTTCTTCCAACCTTCAGTATCAAAAACAGAATACTCTTTATTAGATGTTTCTAAAAATCTCTTCAAATATTTCATACACTATATATAAATTTTTAAGTACTACACGACACAACATAAGACCAGTATTGAAACAAGCTATACTTTTTTTTCTATATAAGTGAAAAACATACAATATAAATGTTAGTTGATCTTATAATAGACGGAAACTACATACTATCTAAGTTGGTGTTCACACTTCACAAGAATAATTTGCTCTATGGCGGCCTCATAAGAGCATTAGAAAACACTGTTGCGAACTACAGGAAGTGGTTCCCTTTCACCAACATATATTTGGTTTCCGATTCAAAAGAAAAGTCCTGGAGAAAACAATATACCACAGGATACAAGGCCAATAGAAAGAAGGACACAGACATAGACTGGAACTTTGTTTATGAAACTTATGCACTATTCAAACAATCAATTCCTGGATGTAGGACCTTAGAAGCACCACATGTAGAAGGAGATGATTGGATTTCTTTCTTAGTGGAAAGAGCGAATCAATACGGTAGATCCACAATTGTAGTATCTAATGATTACGATATTAAACAAATGCTTAACTTCTCACTGGAACCATTGTTCATCAACATTATGACGAATGAGATGCACAATAAAGAGAAATTGTTTATGCCGAAAAATTATATGATTTTTATTAACTCTGTAAATAGACTACCATCAGATGACATATTCAATTTGAACGACAATTCAGAATTCATAATGATGATGAATAGATTCTTAAACAAATATGAAGTTAATGAGATTGACCGAATAGAATCACTTATGATAAAAATTATATCAGGTGATCAGAGTGACAATATAGCATCAGTTTGGCAACAAACCAAAAACGGAAGGACTAGAGGTATAGGTGCAAAGGGTGCAAAGGGTATATACGATAGTTACGTATCAGAATTCGGTGAAATCAATCTCAAAGACCCAGACCTTAATGAAAACATCGCAGATCTAATCTGTGAAAAGAAGAAACTTAGTAAAGGTAAAATTGTAGACATTGTAGACAGAATTGAACACAACCTAAAACTAATAGACCTCAGGGTAGAAAATCTACCACCTGAAATTGTAGAAAAAATGGAAAAGACATTCGAAAGAGCATAACCAAAAACCAAAAACAACCAAAATGATCCAAAGAAATCAACTACAATCAATCGGAATAAATTCCGATAAAACAAACTGGAACACCAACCCGTCAGATTCTGTCAAACATACCATAGAGGCATCGATGGGTACACTCGCTGAAAATGGTACACTCGCTATCAATACCGGTGCTTTTACAGGAAGATCACCGAAGGATAGATTCATAGTAAAAGATCAGAACACCGATACAACCGTTTGGTGGGGTGATATAAACATACCTATGACTACCGAAAATTTCGAAGGTTTATGGAGTAAAGCTACGACATATGCAAACGAAAGAGAACTTTGGGTAAGAGACGCATTTGCTTGTGCAGATGAGAACAATAGAATGTCACTAAGAACAATATGTGAACTTCCGTGGTCAGACATATTCAGTCATAATATGTTTATCAGACCAACGACCGAACAACTTAGTAGTTTCTCACCAGAATGGAATATACTTTGTTTACCAGGTTTCGAATCGGATCCTACAACCGATGGAACCAGACAAAAGAACTTCGCAGCAATTAGTTTCACACATAAAAGAATACTTATCGGTGGAACAGGATATACCGGTGAGATTAAAAAAGGAATATTCTCTGTACTAAATTATATACTACCACACGAGAAAAACGTTCTTTCTATGCACTGTTCAGCTAATGTAGGTGACGAAGGCGATACTGCTATTTTCTTCGGACTTTCAGGAACCGGAAAGACAACACTTTCATCGGACCCAAAAAGAAGGTTGATTGGTGATGATGAACACGGCTGGTCTAACGATGGTATATTCAATTTCGAGGGTGGATGTTACGCCAAAGTTATTGACATCTCCAGAGAGAAAGAACAACAGATATATGACGCTATAAGACCAGGTGCATTACTTGAAAATGTAGAGTTCCATAATGGTTCTAATCAACCAGATTATTCTGGAAGAGGTATAACTGAGAACACACGTGTATCTTATCCGATACATCACATCGATAACATTGTAGTACCATCTACCGGTGTTTCACCTAAAAATGTTTTCTTTCTTACTGCTGATGCATTTGGTGTACTTCCTCCAATTTCCAGATTGACAAAAGAACAAGCTATGTACCACTTTATGTCAGGATACACTGCAAAGGTTGCAGGTACTGAGATGGGTGTAACAGAACCAACAACAACATTCTCGGCTTGTTTTGGTAAGGCATTCCTTCCACTACATCCAGCTAAATATGCTGAGATGTTAGGTGAAAAGTTGAATGGATCTGATATAAAAGTTTGGTTAGTAAACACTGGATGGACTGGTGGACCTTATGGTATCGGTAACAGGATGAAACTTTCTTATACAAGAGCAATGATAACTGCCGCGATTGAGGGTAAATTGGATAATGTTGTTTTTGATAAACTTCCAGTATTCAATCTTAGTATTCCTACTAATTGTGAGGGTGTTCCTTCAGAAATACTAAATCCTAGAAATACATGGTCAGATGTGAGTGAATATGATCGTGCTTGTACATCATTGGCGAATGAATTTGTAGAGAACTTCAGACAATTCCAGGACGGAACTTCAGAAGATATACTTTCTGCTGCACCTAAAACTGATACTATTTACGAAAGAGAGATACTCTAATGTCATCTACCGAAATTTTCGATAATAGCCGGCTTGACCACTACTACGTTCAATGGATAAGTGTAGTGGCACCGGTATTCGGATGGCACCAGCGGGATAGTACACTTCTCAGGATACTCTGTTACTATTGTCAATGGTGTGTCTGTAATGATGAACAAGAATATCTACCAAAGAGGATATCAGACATCAAACTTAGGATACAAGACCCCACCAGGTACGGATTAGTCGGTCACGAATATTGTAATAAGACCGGTGAGTTCGTATTGGTGCAGTCTGATGGTCAGAGAGTTCCAATTGGAACAACTTTCAGTGATGAACTTTCCGATGATGAGATGATAGAAATATTCGGACTAGACTTCTTGTCGATGGTTGACAGGAAATGGAATAGACACAAACTCATAAACGATTTGATAGATGGCGAAGATAACGGATGTGGCGAACGCGATGTTCAGAATAAAGAAGGATTGGATATACGACCGGGAGGGAAACAAAATAACTGATGAAATTAAGGAATTGAACTTTTTTATTTTCAACCGTTATTTCTCGAAGACTTATCCAGAGAAAGCACAGTTACTGAATCTCAAAAACATAGACAAAGTTACTGCTATGGAACTTTGGTTTCAGTTTATGAAAACACAACCTTATCCAGACAACTTTTGGTCAAAATCACCTAAAAAGGAAAAAGAAGGTCTCACTGACAAAGAAAGTAAGTCACTCAGAAAACACCTAAAAATTGATGAACACGACCTCAACTACTTATGTAGGAGATACCCAGAGATTATAAAAGAGGAACTAACACACCTCATAAAACTCGAAAAACAGAACGGTAAATGAAAACACATAGTACCTTGTTCAAAAGATGGTTCAATCCAATTCTTAGAAAAGTATTAGGAGTTGAAATAACATCCATAATAATGGATAATAAAGTAATAGGTTACGGAATAAGAAAACAACTAAAATAAAATGGAAGCAACAAAGACAGAAAGATCCACAAAGACAAACTGGTATGTAATCAGAGTAGCAACGAATAAAGAACGTTCGGTGGGTGAGAAACTACAAAAAGAGTCCGAGGTCGGTGACCTAATGGGTATTGTTCAACAAGTAATTGTACCAATCGAGACATCATTTTACTTAAAGAATGGTAAGAAGATGAAACGTGACAAAGTAAAATTCCCAAGCTATGTGTTTGTGGAGACCACCGCAGTCGGTGAACTAAAATATTTTATGAAAGGTATGAATGGTGTTGGTGGCTTTCTAACTAACAGAGCCGGAGAAATTATACCTCTTACCGTAAACGAAGTGACCAGGATGTTGGGTGATCAAGAGAAAGAAAAAGAAATGAAAGAAGTTGATACCAACATATTCTTACCTGGTGAAGAAGTAACCATACTCGACGGACCATTCAACGGCTTCAACGGTAAGGTAGAATCTGCTAACGATAAAAAAGTAAGTGTGGCAGTATCAATCTTTGGAAGAGTAAATGTTATCGATCTCAGTCCACTACAAGTAGATAAAAGAACAGACTAATGAATCAGAAGGACCTGATTGGGAAAATACTACAAGCGAGCAACACAATTGCCAAATCAGCGAACCGTGGTAGTGCGAACCATCTTGTGGTCAGTAGTTTCATCGCAGACAAATGGCAGGATCTATTCAAAAGTGAAAAACGTAAAGAGAAAATAAAAGAATTATGGGGGATAAGCAGCAAAGATACGACAGAACATATCTAAGAATGGCCAGAGAGTGGGCCAAGCTTTCTCACTGCACACGAAAACAAGTGGGTGCACTCATAGTCAAAAACGGAATGATTGTCTCTGATGGTTACAATGGGACACCAACCGGGTTCGATAATTCTTGCGAACTTGATAATGGTGAGACTAAATGGGAAGTGATCCACGGTGAAGCCAATGCAATACTTAAGTGTGCACGTAACGGCCAGTCTTGTGATGGTGCTACAATATACCAAACACACAGTCCCTGTAGGGATTGCTCACGTCTCATACTACAATCTGGGATAAAGAGACTTGTGTATGGTGAGGACTATAAAGATACCACTGGTTTAGACTTTCTAAGAAATGCCGGAATAGAAATTATAAAATACGAAACGATAGACTAATAAATTTTCGAAAAAAACCATCCAATTTGGATGGTTTTTTTATATTTGTAAAAACGAAAAGATATGGGACGCATCAAAGACTTAGTTATAGAATTACAAAACGAATATGGATATGATTTAGAAAATCTTCCAGAAGGATTTTCTATGGATGAATACTTAGAGATGAAAGCCAATGAACTAAAAGAATAATTATGAGAAACCTTTATATGCCTAAAACCGGTGAACGAATAAATATAACTCAGAAACAACTCGACGAGATACGTAGTGTAGAATCATGTGTAACCGAAAGTTCGTATTACTCACATATGGTTACATGGGATACAAATCTTAGTACAGAGATGCAGATGTTGGCAATCACAGCAAAGCCAAAAAAATCTGTTGTAGAAAAATACTCAGAGAACATAGATGTTCATATGGCATTATTATCTACAATCTATATAGAAGAAGGTGATGAGGGAACCAATATGGGTTATAAAAGACCATTCGGAAACTCGGACGTTATCGGCGACGTAATAGATGAATTGGTGAAGCTCGGAAGAATGAAACAGCAAAGGTTTGATGACGATGACGATGAACGACGTGAAGAGGATCATGCACAAATAATACTCGAAGAGTTCTCTTGTTTCATACAGGATTTTTTCGCGGATGGTTTTGAACCTACAACAACAGGTTTTATTGGTATTAGTAACAATAATCATATCAATTACCAATCCGAAGAATTGATAGATAAATGGAATGCAGTCGGTGTAAATCCGAATCACACTTATCTTTATGGTTGGGAACCTGATAAAAGTGTATTGAGAGAATTGAAACTAAATGAACTTGGATTATGATGCCAGATGACTGGCCAATTGGTGCCACATTTACATATAACTCACCATATGGACCTACTAACTGGATTGGTATAGTAGGCGAGGCAAATATTGATACCGTCGGTCATCTATATAGTATAACATCAACTAAAGGTGGCTTCTACAATACCGAACAGATAAATTTGGAGACTAAGGCAGAATTTATAGAACGTATTAGGGAAAAAAGGTTTCGTGATATAGGACTATAGTTTTTTGTTAGAAAAGAAGTCGGTATTCGCCGACTTTTTTCATTTCCCTATTTCTTTTAATTTATTTTCTCGAAATTTATCAAGTGGTATGAAATGACTTTCATGAACCTCAATCTCTTTGTCTAAATCACTAATCAACTTAAAGTAAATACCATCAGATGAATAAACCATTTGACCATTCCATTCACAGTCATATGATTTATTTTCAGTTAAATCAAATCTTCTGTGCCATTCACTACGTGGTTTATAAATATAAATCATAATTATATCTTATTAACAAAATTAAGAGCATGCTCGATAACCTGATGCATATCATAGTATTTATACTCACCTAATCTACCACCGAACAATACACGATCCTTTATTTTTTCTGCATCTTGTGTATATCTTGTGTATATCTCGTTGTTCGAAGTATCATTAACAGGGTAGTATGGTTCAGTTTCGTCTGGCTTATAAGGGTGTGGATATTCATACGTAAACCAGGTGACATCACTTTCACTTTTTTCAAAATGTCTATGTTCAATCGTTCTCGTATAAGGAGTTTCCACATCTGTATAGTTAACCGTAGCAGTACCCTGTGCATTGGTAGTATCAAGTCTAATATGTTCAAACCTAGTTGTTTTATACTCTAATTGACCATATTTGTAATTGAAAAACTTATCTATTGGTCCAGTAAATATTACCTTATCATGTTCGGGCATATCATCCTTTAAATAATCGGTATTCAGTCTAACTTCTATACCATCTAATAGTTTTTCAAATATTTGTGTATAACCACCTATCGGTATTCCTTGATATTTATCATAGAAGTAATTGTTATCATATGTGAATCTAACAGGTAATCTTTTTATTATTTCCTTAGGAAGTAAATCAGGACTTTTCATCCATTGTTTAGTTGTATAACCTTTTATCAATTTTTCGTAGATGTCTTTACCAACTAACTTTATAGCTTGCTCTTCCAAGTTTTTTGGATCCAATATATCCTTCGATTGTTCATCAATTATTTTACGTGCCTCCTCTGGTGTAGATATACCCCACATCTTTGAGAAAGTCCACATATTGAATGGTAATGAGTAAACATCTCCTTTATAATTGGCAACAACATTCAATTTAAAGTCATTGAATTCAACATATTGGTTTATCCATTCCCAAACCATCTCATTTGACGTATGAAAAACATGAGGTCCATAAGTATGTATATTGATATTATCTACACTTTCGGTAAAACAATTACCACCTATATGATTTCTACTCTCAACAACAAGTACCTTTTTACCTCTTTTATTAAGTTCACTTGCACATATAGAACCGAAGAAACCGGCACCTGCAATTATATAGTCATATTTCATTTAGAAAGTTCTGGGTAGTTTGTACGAACATTGTCGTTTATCTTTATAGCCTCTCCATATTCGTTTATACGTACAAAAACCGTCTCACATTTTATAGCAAGTTTCTCTTTTTCAGTATCTACTGAATGAGTTCGTATCTCAGCGACTAATGTTATAGAAGTACCACCAATTTTTTTTATACCAACGTATGTTTTGTAAATCTGGTTCGGTCTCACTTCACTTACAAACTCAACATTCATTGATTTGGTTACAATCCATGGAGTGTCACAGACTTCAGCCGCAAAAACTGCACAAACGGAGTCTAATTCTTGTAGTAAATCACCACCAAACATACGATTGTGTATACCTACTTCTTTTCCTTTACAGAACTGGCTGTTTCTGCATATAAGCTCACCCTTCCTGAGTAAGTCCCTATTGAAATCTCTTTGTGTTACCATAATTTATATATCAACAGAGACTTATACGTAGTTCACTTAGAAAAGATTTTAGGTAACTATCTATATTGTATTGTTTTGCGTATCTTTTAGGAACTTTTATCTTGTTCATATTTATTCTATGGTTGTTCATATTATATTTTTTATACAAATATAGAAAAAAAAAGAGATTGTAGAAACAATCTCTTTTTTTATTAGTTCTCCGCGGTGTGTATTTCCACAATCCTCTGTTTCTCTGTGTCACTCATCTTTTCGTAGATGGATCCGAGTCCGTCAATCACATCTTCGAGATCCAACCCAACACATTCATTGGTGATGTTGTCCCAAAAGTATTCGTAATCATTGTAGTAGAGATGTTCTGTGTATGTCATCTCCTCACTGAATGTCTTCTCACCGTTTTCCCAACTATCCTTTCCTGCGAAGTTTCCTCCTGGTTCTGAGTATGTTGTGTCTACTGATGTTTCGTACTTTTCTGAGATTCTCTGCCACAGTCCGGATGCGGGATACCAAGCAGTATCTCCGATGATTGACATCCAGTCTTGACCTTCACCATAGCTCACACTGTACTCGATCCATTTGGATCCCCAATTGAATCCTTCAGGTGCAGCCTCGTCGAACAACTTTTCATAGTCGTCGAATCCTATACGTCCGTCATCACCTAGTCTTTTGTAGAGTTCCGTCAGTTTTTCTGGTTCTCCACTGATGTTTGTGTCAAATGAACAATAGTTTGCCATATTATGTTGTTTTAGTTTTATTCTTCCATTCTTTCCATGTATCAAAGTCTTTCAACTTCTCTAACCTTTGTTCTTCCATTTCTTTGGCATATTCAACAAGTTCTAAAAATCTTACTTCTCCATATTCTTTAAGGATTGTATCTCTAAACTCTTCAGCCAACCATTCTACTGCGGTTTGTTCCATATTCTTTAATTCACTATTTCTTTCACCTCTTCAATGGTGTACATCTTTCCACTAACGTATTTATGTTGGTTCCAACCTGAGATGTAAGCATCCTTCAGAGCACGCGTAAAATACTGTTCTTTATTTGTGAAGTACTTCAAATCTTTAACGGTGGTTACATCAGCTATATAATCTTTGAATGCTAATTCGGCATCATTTGAGAAATCATTTCCCTTTCTTCTGTGGTGAGGAACTAAATCCACGTAGTTATCACTTCTTTCTGGCATATTTTTAGTCTAATTTCATGTATGATAGTATGTGAGCGATAACGTCTACTGTCCATCCGTTACCAATCATTAAATATCTTTGTGTCTTTGAAACTCCTTCTGTGTAGTCATCAGGGACCGTTTGTAACCTCTCACACTCTCTCGGTGTTAATCTCCTACATGGTTTTCCTAAGTTTCTGTAATCTAAAACTGCAAATCCTGCCATTTTGGCATAACCTGCAACTACACAAGCTGCTTTTCCGTCTAATGGATTTTTGTGGTAGTTCCACCTAGACTTTCCGTTTCTTTCTCTATCCATATAAGCTAGAGCTGTTGTTGTGAGTTGATATGCGGTATCTACATCCTCGTCTTTTTCAAGAATGTCTCGTGTTACATATCCTTTATCTTCTGGTTGTCCTATACCTGGTATATTTGTCCAGTAAAACCTAGGACGGTTCTGTGCGCTCACGAGGCTGGAATTTATCATAATTGGTTCAACTCCTAATGCTTCGGTGATGACATCCTGCCATTCCTTTTTCATCCTTACGTTTTCAAGCATAAAGTATTTCGGTTTGACTTCTTTGAGTAGTCTAACATACTCCCAGAAGATTCCACTCTTACCTTCAAATCCCTTTCCATTACCTGCATTCGAAAATGACTGACAAGGACTACCGCCGATTAGAAGATCTATTTCTGGAAGGTCCGTACCCTTAACTTCCCTTACGTCCCCAATGTGGATCGTGTTTGGGTAGTTCTTCTTCGTTATCTGCATAGCCCATTTATCAATCTCAGAAGCGAAGTAGTTGTCGTACTTTATTCCGAGTTTGTTAATAGCAATCTGTCCACAAGACATTCCGTCGAATAGTGAAAGAACGTTGATTGGTCTACTTTGTTCCATTAGTTCCATATATCAACTAAATCAATTCCGTAAAGACTTGCAGAAACTTCTGTCTTTCTATCTTCTAACGACTCAACTAACTCTTGCCCATCGATGAAATCCCTTATTGCGAACTCCATAATCATAATACTATCAGCCATATGTTCTTTTATTTTACTATTATACTATTCAACATCATCCGAGTTCAGTAGCATATCAATCTTACTGTCCCTTAGTACGTCCTTACCCAGTGCGTTGCGTATCTGTGCCATACTCTTCTCAATGTTATTCTTCTTTACCTCGTTCTGTTTAATGACGAAGTCACGGTAGATCTCGTAGAACATATTATAGTGGTCCACGTCCAGTTCGTCCTTGTATATGAAGGTAGTGTATCCGGAATATAACTCGATCCTCTTTATGTAGAACGTCCTCCAGTCCGAGAAGTGTATCTTCACCTGGACGCGATCCTTCGAGAAGTGCATCTCGCCGTAACTCGTGAACTCGCGCTTCCAACCGTCGTAACGTATCGCCCGGAACACATCTTCGAAGGTGTCTGCTAGATATCTATCTTCGTCGAACTTCTCTAACTCAGGAAAATCCATCTCCTTGTCGAGCACCAGTTTCTTCTTTTTGTTCGGAATAGTCTCCTGCTGTACAGGCTTCTTCTTTTTGAATATGTCAAATAATTTCATATCTATTTTTTATTGAATATAATGTAGTAAAGGTTTATTAACACAATTGCAGAGTTAATGAATACAACTGGATAATCTGCTTTCATATACGAGTAGAAAATGAATAGTATGGCACCTATCGAGTTGAATATACGTAATTTTTTCTGATCCTTCAACGTGAAAGAAAATAGTATAAACGCAGATGCTATATAAGCGATTGTATTTAACATAATTATGATTTTAGGTATTGTTCTCTATATTTTATAACTGCAAGGTCTTTCGCCTTAGCCTCGATTTCTACATCAAATTCAAAACCGAACGTCTCAATCTTTTCATATATGTAGTCTGCATGAGCAGTAGCCCTACCTTTTGAATCCTCATGAGTCTTAGGCGAACTCATATGTGTAAGTGGTCTAATATCACCCCATGTAGAAAGTGCCAATCTAAGAGCTTCTTCCATACTCTGATCTTGTGGTCCATAGTTGAAGTGGTGCTGATCAAACACAATTGGAATACCTATTTTAGAATAAACCAAATCGTTTAGTATTTTCACCGAGTATTGGTTAGGACTATCGTCGTTCTCTAATGTTAACCTGGCCTTACACGAATCTGAAAGTAGTTCGAACTTATCAACGAATCTCTGAGCAGCGTCCTCTCTGGTCGGCTTGGTTGTGTTTATGTGTATGTTGATTGGATATTGTCTTGTCTGGTCAAGACCCATAAGATCCATAAGTTCCGCGTGCTTGTTCAACTCATCAATAGTCTTTATGACCACCGATTCGTTTTCACTTGCCAAAACATTAAAGGGACCTGGATGGTAACTAACACGTATGGTGTTGTCCTTTATGAACTTTCCGATTATCTCGAGTTGTCTTTTGATACTGGTGAAGTCTGGTAGGTCTTCGAATCGGTACTCACTCATCCACGGGAACGAGTCGGATGACATACGATAAACCATGATACCTTGTGTCAGGTTATATTGTAGAACCTTCAGTGTGTCTTTAAGGTTCTCAACGATAAGTTGTGATGCGTAGGGAAGTCCCTTTGCTTCAAACGTTTTCTTCACCATACCTCGGTTTACGAGTAGGTGGTCTTTCTTTTTCTTTCCCTCGTTACAACCGAGAGGTATGCAGCAGTATCCTATGTTCATATTAACAAATATACGATTTTAGTTTCAGAAATAGAATATACAAAAAAAATAATATTCGAAATATCTACAAATATACGTTTTTTGACAGTGAAATATAATATATACGAAAAATAAAATACTTATGAAGAACATAAAATTGTACGAAAAATTCATAGATGACAAGAAATGGATACTTGGCATAAATGAAAATATTTTTAAAAAAATAGAAACTTTAGTTAAAGGTAAATCCGAAAAAGGTAAAGTTATGCAAGAATTTTTAACTAAAAATGCAATACAACCAAAGGGTAATTTGTATAACATACATTATCTTGGTGGTGCTAATCCAGGTAAAGAAGAAATGAGTAACCCAATAGATTACTTACAATATACTCCAGGGTTAGCGAAAATTGTGCTTTTGCAAAATTCTGAAGTATTGGTTGAGTTAACAGACGAGAAAGCTAAAACTCTACAAGTTCCGGATACAATTTCTTGGCTATCTATTATGGCAAAAGATGATATTGTGAATAATTTCACAATCGGTTTGAAACCTGGTTCTAGTGTTAAGAAATCAGATTATGAATTTGATTTAACAAAAGATGTTCCTGTACTAACTATGAAGAATAGTCAGTATTCTATTCCACAACAAAAATGGAATCCGATTGATGATTCAGAAATAATTATAGATGAAGATATTTCAGAAGTTCCACAAGAAGATTTGGTTTCTTTTAAAAATCCAATGAAAATGATTACTCTACAACAATGGGTAGATGAATTAAATGAAACTGGTTGGGTAAGTAAGAATAAAGATTATTTTACAAATACTATGAAATTTTCTACTAACTAAAAATTGAAAAAACCTCTCAGAAACGAGAGGTTTTTTCATACACACCCATATCACTTCCTTTCCCAGAAATATACTAAAACTTTTTAATATATACAACATGATAAAGAGATTCGAGAGCTTTGGTGGGATGGACTACATACTGAATACAACAAAGGAGGTTATGTATGATCTACCTGACGGGTACACATCCAACGTTTATGTTGAAGGTGAAAGACTTGATGTTGAGATTATGTCAGATACACCGTTTGAGAACAAGTCCGAGCACATCAGTTTACTCGAAGGAAAAGTAGAACAGGTAACAGAGAGATTGTGTAATATCATCAGACTTTGCGAAGGTGACGGTCTCAAACCTTACGTCACGGTAATACTATACGCCAAACAATATTCATTCGCGAACAATGCAAATATGCACCTGGTTGATCAGAAGACAGTGAGCTTCAAATCAGACGAAGATGTAGAGACAAAACTGGAAAGGTTATTAGACGACGTAGAAGCACTCATATCCATCAGGATGGCATTCTCACTACCGAAAAGAGTTTCATCGTTCCAGGAGCTCCCAAATGGACCCGAAGCAACGCAGACACAGAGAGTTCTGAACATACTAAAAACACTTTATCCGATAGTCGACCAAAACATTAATATACCATTTGGATCAGAGTCACACAACGTAATGTTTTTGAAACTATTCTCAGATGAGTCTAATGTAAACTTAACTTACATGAGTTTGGGCGATGTCAGACAAAGAATAAAGAATGATTTACAAGATCTTGACGTGGAAGATCTCGAAGCCTCGGATGCCAGTATAAACAAGGCGATAAAGATTTATTTAGAACCATATTACAAAAAATAAATTAGAATATGTACACTTTCAACGATTTAGAATGGAAGGCAAGACCAGTTGCACCAGAGGATTATGACACATGGGTCAAAATGTACCCAGCTGTTCCGGACCTGGGAATGTACGCAAGAATACAATTTGTAAATGGTTTCGGTGTACAAGTCGCAAGAGGACCTCAAACTATTGGTGGATCTTCCGGTCTTTTCGAAATAAGAGTTCTTGATTCCGAGGGAAATTATTGCGATACAACTATAGTTGCATCAGGAACAATAGGTAGTCTAAGTACATCACAGGTTACAGATTATATGTCTCAAATACAATCACTTACATAGTAAAAGAATAATATATAAGATATGAAGATAATAAAATTTACAGAGTATTTAAAAGAGGGAATGGATGAGACTCCTGAGTTCCATGCCGAACAAGCACTTAAGACTATAAAGGAAAAAATAATGAAGATTTTTCCAGAAGATAGTGAAGAACCAGAAGAGTACGAAATTATAAGTTTCAGTCAGGCAAAAAGTAAAGGTGAAAAGAAAGCAGCAGCAGATAAGAAGATATCCTTTGCAGATTATGGAACAAGTCTGGTTGATGCAGAAATTTCTAAGATTGCATCTACACTTTCATGCAGACTCGATGACGGAGAAAACTGGTACTCTATAATATTCACAATAGACTTAAAGGATGCAGTTCAGAAAGACCTTACAAAAGACTTCGGTAGCGAAGACATAGAGAATTGTAAAGTCAAGATAAAAAGATACAACTCTGCAGACCAACTTATCAAAGAACTACCTAAAAAAACTGTAAAGATTGATGAGGTTGATGAGGATATGTTAGTAAAATTAAAAATAGAGGTCGATGGTGAAGAAACCGAAGAACTCGATATAGAGACTAAATAGAAAGAACACAAAACATTATAAATAAACTATGGGATTGAACATAGTAACAAACAGAGAAATAGTCAACAAATTTAAATCATCTAATTACTTTAGGGTAAATCTTGGATTGGTACCGACGATAGAAAAAAATGGTGGTAGAGTATATAACGATAGTGATAAATTCGCATACTTCTATAATAACACATATCAAACATCTATATATGGTCAGGGAAATGTAGGTGATATAAAGTTTTACTTAGATATGTATATAAATGAACCAGTTATGGCAATATACTATGGGGAAAATTTCCAGGAGTTTATATTTGATTTTGACGAAGAATTTATTTTAAAAAAAGGTGTCGATGCGTATTTGGGCAAAATACTAAAGGAGTGTGATGATAAATACGACGAGTTAAAAAAACTCAATGAACTACGTAAGTTAGAGGAAAATGTAAAAGGTGATCCTAATAAAATATTCACAAACCCAGGACAGGTTACTTACGAAGATATTAAAGCATACTTAGAACTCGAAAGACAAAAACGTCAATTATAAAGTATTGAGTTGAGTATTACGTATACTTCTAATTGATCTTCAAAAGATAAGTCTTCCCAATCTACACTTAATTCGAAATCTGAGAATTCTGAGAACATATGTATAATAACACGATTGGTTTCCGGAACCCACTCTATTGAGTTAAACATACCAACACTAAGGTCAAAGTCCATTAGTATCTCAGTAGTACCGACACCCATTATTCGTATAGACTTTATAACCTCTTTCTTCATAATGTATATATTAATACACCACTTAGAAATAATTACAAAATCATCGAAACACTACACGTTTACTACTAAAATTATTTAAATTATTTTTTTAGAATATAGTGTAAAACGGTGTTCCAATCCGGAAACTTATCAGAACCAAACCTAAGCCATTCACCCTCAAAATCCTCTTGACCGAAACCTCCCTGGTCATCCACCAAAAAATCACCCTTTACCAAAGACTTATCACAAGCCAGTATAAGTCTCTCGACCATATCATCACCTAAATACTTCTGAACCCAATAAGCTTTCTCACTATAACAGTTCAAATTCTTAGTAGAAGGTCGTGAAAGTAACCAAACATCGTGTCCTAAACGTTTGAGACCTTCAACCGCATCAATAGCACCAGGTATCGGTTCTAAGTCATTGAAAAAACCCCATTGTGATTGTGGGTAAGGTTGTGACGGGTTCTTGGCCTTAGCTTCTTTTATCGCCTTTGTGTAATTACACAAAGTGTCGTCCATATCGATGTATATTCTCATATTACAAATATACTAAAAATAACATAAGTTTATCATATTCCTAATTCTCTTAGTGATTTGTTCCTGTTATGTGATTTGATTATCCTCTCTTTCTCGGAGTTACCATCTTCGTCATAGTCATCGTATTCGTTTTCCATATCCTGTACTAGTAGGTCGTTGACGAAGTCGTTCAGTAAGTACGTCTCCGTGAAGTTGGTTTCCTGTGATCCATAGACCGAAGGTAGAAGTATCCTGTCTAACCCCCATCCAAATCTTGTCAAGAAAGTAGACTGTTTCAGTACGTCGTTTAACTGCACCTCTATGTCCACCCCGAGCAGTTTCAAGAAGTTCCTGTCCATCGTGGACTTTATGTAACAGTTGCTCGATCCGAAGACTTCGTATTCCGAGTGGAACATAATTTCATACTCGTCCTCTGTCAGCTCCTCACCTTTTGACCTCTTCTCGATAACCTCCGCTTTCTGCAACATGGTCGGTGCTTTTGTAACGAGTTCTATGAACTTCTTAAGGTAGGCGTCGCCCGAGTAATCATACGGGTCGGTCAGATTTATTGTGTCCCATCCCCTCTCCAGAAACTCGAGTACCTCTGTACGGAAAAAGGTCATGTGTAGTTGCTCGTAAATCTGCTCGTTCTTCGGTGGTGTCCAGTCGCGTTTTCTACCAATGTGTTTGATTATATCATCTATACTACCACCAAAGAACTCTTCGAGTTGTTCAACATTCTTATCTCTCTGAATCTCGTCGATGTATCCATAGTCATAGTATTCTCCTTTGATTGGAAATCCGAAAGGCGAGAAGAATGCTTGTGCACCGTCATTGGTACATATAAGGTTTTTGTGCTCTTTGAGTTCGGTGTTTCCTTTGTAGTCCATCTTCGGTATCAAAAGTTGGACACTGGTCTTTTGATTTGTTAGAGTCATGTGCGAAATCGAGCACGTAAGGTAAAAGCTTCCCATTTAGATATTTTTAAAAACAAATATAGAAAATAAAATAAAATAAACAACAATAATATTTGTGAAATGTCATAAAACCTGACAACAAATAGAATATTATGTCATAAAACCTGACAACAAATAAAAATTATGTCAGGTTTTTGTTTTGGTGTAGTTTTTGATAAGTAAAAATAAAAATAAAAATAAATGACTATGAGTAAAAAAGATGTAATCATCGGAATTGACCTCGGGACAACAAACTCGTGCGTCGCAGTGGTAGAAGGCGGGGAGCCAGTAGTAATCTCCAACGCAGAGGGTAGAAGAACGACACCATCAATCGTATCTTTCTCTAACAACGATAGAAAAATTGGAGACCCTGCAAAAAGACAGGCAGTAACAAACCCAAAAAACACAATCTACTCAATTAAGAGATTCATCGGAAAAGACCACTCTGTTTGTACCGACGAAGTTGGAAGAGTTCCTTATGAAGTAAAGAAATCTGCTAGTAATGTTCCGGTTGTTAACATTGATGGACGTGAATACACACCACAAGAGATTTCTGCGATGATTCTACAAAAAATGAAAAAAACCGCAGAAGACTATTTAGGATACGAAGTTACCCGAGCAGTTATTACAGTTCCTGCATACTTTGGTGATGCAGAAAGAACTGCTACTATTGAAGCAGGTGAGATTGCTGGTTTGAAAGTAGAAAGAATTATCAACGAACCTACAGCAGCAGCACTTGCATATGGTTTAGACAAAAAAGACAATGAATCTAAAATATTAGTATTTGACTGCGGTGGTGGTACACACGATGTTTCGGTATTGGAAATTGGTGATGGTGTTTTTGAAGTAAAATCTACTGATGGTGATACTCACTTAGGAGGTGATGACTTTGATAACGCAATTATTGATTGGATGATAACTGAGTTCAAATCAGAGAACTCAATGGATTTATCAAAAGATCCTATGGCACTTCAAAGGTTGAAGGATGCTGCGGAGAAAGCAAAAATTGAACTTTCATCTACTTCTGAGTCTGAAATCAACCTTCCATATATCACTGCAAAAGACGGACTTCCTTTACACTTTGTGAAGAAATTAACTAAAGCAAAGTTCGAACAAATGACCGCAAAACTTGTGGACAGAGCAATCGGATGTGCAAAATCTGCACTTAAAAACGCAGGCTTGAAACCATCAGATATCGATGAAGTAATTTTGGTGGGTGGTTCTACTAGAATTCCTGCAATTCAGGATGCAATCGAACAATATGTAGGTAAAAAACCTAACCGTTCAGTAAATCCAGACGAAGTTGTGGCATTGGGTGCTGCAATTCAAGGTGCTGTATTGACAGGTGGTATTACAGATGTGTTATTATTAGACGTAACACCACTATCATTAGGAATCGAAACAATGGGTGGAGTTTTCACAAAGTTGATTGAAGCAAATACTACAATCCCTACAAAGAAAAGTGAGACTTTCTCAACTGCGGCAGATAATCAACCATCAGTAGAGTTACACGTTTTACAAGGTGAGAGAGCAATGGCCAAAGACAACAGATCACTCGGAAGATTCAACCTCGATGGAATTATGCCATCACCTAGAGGAATCCCGCAGATAGAAGTAACCTTTGACATAGATGCAAATGGCATACTTTCAGTTTCTGCTAAAGACAAAGCAACTAGTAAACAAAACTCTATCAGAATTGAGGGTGGATCGCAACTTTCTAAAGAAGAGATTGAGAAAATGAAAGCAGACGCAGAAGCTAACGCGGAAGCAGACAGACTCGAAAAAGAGAAGGTTGAAAAACTAAATGCTGCAGATAGTATGATTTTCCAAACAGAAAAACAAATCAAAGAGTTTTCTGAAAAACTAACTACAGAAGATACAAATGCAATCAACGAAAAGTTAGATATTCTTAAGAAAGCTCACGCAGATGCAGATGTTGCGGCAATTGATAGTTCTATTGAAGCGTTGAACGAAACTTGGGGACCAATCAGTACAAGATTGTATCAAGAGAGTACAAACGAAAACACAAATACAAATGATCAACCAACCAGTGATGGCACGGTAGAAGATGTAGACTTCGAAGACGTAAATGAGAAGTAGTAGAAAATATACCTAAGAAAAATCCCGTGAAAACGGGATTTTCTTTTTAAATTCGTGAAAAAAAAAGAAATGAATATAACAGAACTTATCGTATCAAAATATCCAACGTCAGAACTTCCTGATTATAATAGAGGCGAAGAGTGGACTTTTAACGGATTCGACCTGAAGACCGACAAATACGACCTCATCGGTAGTAAGGTAAAAAAAGGCCAATTCTTCCTTTATGAACACATCGAGTGGATGCATGACAGGAAATCTGGATCGTATGCAGTTTTACACTATCCGAGAGTTGCGATATACCTAAACGACCGACTTTTGGATATGGCACTTGAGATTGACTTCTACAACGTCAGGAGAAGTTGGGAGAACAAGCGAGAGTATGAGTTTACGTACACCGATAATAACGGTAATGAAAAAACTTACACAGACTGGCCGAGCGAGAGGCAGACCGAAATTGAGAGGATAATAATTTGGGACGACTCAGTTCACGTCTACGGACATTGGGACGCACTTCCAGGGTGGAAAGAGTTACGAAAAGCTTATCAAAAAACAATCTGGTTTCACAAATCAAAAGAGGATAATAGAGATTATTTACTAAATGGGATATTGAAATGACTTTTGATTTTCATAAACCTTCTTCATATCTTCCAACATTTGACCAAATATATATGATATAACATCCACTGTCCATCCATTTGCCAAGAAGCCACCTCTAATTGTGTCAGAATGACCTGCGGTATATCCTTCAGGAACGTTCTGTAATCTCTCATATTCAAGTGGTGTGAACTTCCTAAACTTACCATCTTGCCAAAGCCTAATTGTATTATGACATGGGTGTGTAATTGTCTGACACCTTCCATCCGTCTTATACCTTTTGTTATATACATCAATTGCACATAAATCTGGTGCTCCCTTCATATCTACTTTCCTATTTAGAATATCTGTATTCTTCTGAGGTAACCAGTATTTTGGATCTACATCCCACTCAACAACATCATCTAAGTAGAGTCCTCTATCTTCAATGGTATCCTTCAATGGTATATTTGTCCAGTATAATCGTTTTCGGTTCTGTGCACTCACGATTTTACTATCAATCATCACTGGTTCAACTCCAAGTGCCTCACTTATTTGGTCTCTCCACTCACGCTTCATACTTACATTTTCAAGCATAAAGTATCTCGGTTCAGTAGCTTCTTTTATCCTTACAAACTCCCAAAACAAACCACTCTTACCCTGGAAACCTTCTCCTTTACCAGCATTAGAAAATGATTGACAAGGACTACCACCAATAAGCAAATCTATCTTAGGTAAGTTTACAATTTGATCGTATAGTTCGGTGACATCACCCATATGAACTATTTCTGGCCAGTTTTTTGCAGAAACTTCAATCGCCTTTTCATCAATCTCACTTGCCCAATAGTTACAAGGTATACCGGCTCTTTCGAGTGCTATTCTACCACACGATATGCCATCAAATAGTGAAAGTACATTCATCTTCATAGTCAAATAAGTTTTGTCACGATTTGTGTGTCTTTTATTACACATCGTGATATGTTGCTTTTCGAGTCGATTCTTAGGCAGACCTGGCCTTTACTAAGAGTAACTATTATACCATTTTCTAGCATATCAGATAGTTCAATAAATTGTGTGCCTGATGCACTAACACTATAATACCTTCCCCGGTGGTATATATTCAAGTAGTTTTCTTCCAGTTCCTGATCAACTGATATCAATAAGTAATATTGACCAAAATCATCAATACACGGAACTATCCTAATATTCGTATCTTCACAATTGTAAAGACCATACGCATCCGTTATATTGATTAGGTCCTGTTCAACTCTGTCATCTAAATTAGAACTTTCTTCTATGTGATATAACATACCACTCTCCTTTGTGATATGTAAGAAAAGGTCTTCGAATATTGATATACCATAGACACAATAATCTTGCTTACTCAATATGTGTCCGTAGTTTTTAAGTAAACTATCAACACGCATAGACATCATACCGGTTATAATTGTGTCAGAATTGGACCTACTAAAAAAGTATGCATCTTTTGTATCAAGTTTAGTTGACGCATTTGACAAAACCGTAACATCGTTTATTATATAATCATAGTTTATGAGATGTATAACATCATACCCTTCTATGTTAGCAATTGATGCACCACGAAGCATAAGTCTTAGGTGCGCCAGCCCGTGGTTTATGTCTACCTTTTTATTCATATAATATTGTGGAAAGTCTTGCCAATAAAATATTCCACCACCTATAGTTTCATACTCGTCATATGTTATTATAGGATTATTCTTACCGTGTACAAAGTAGTCAGATATTTCAATCAAATCGTCAGGAACATTAATATGCGAACATATCATAACTTCGTATCCGTGTGAACGAATAGATTGCACACACTTACGTAGAAGTGTCCTTTTCTCTTCATTTGTTGCATGAGCCATCACACAAACAATCTCTTTTTTAACCATTTTTATATAAAAAAAGGGACTTTTTAGTCCCTAATTATTAGAAATCTTCGTCAAGACTAGTGAAATCAATTTCTCTGTCCTTTGGCTTTTGGTATTCAGAAACCCTCTTCTCGAAAAAATTTCCTTTGTTTTGTAACGAAAGCATATCCATAAAATCGAACGGGTTGTCCGTATTATAAACTCTCTTACAACCTAATTCCACTAACCAGTAGTCAGCAACGAATTCGATATATTGTTGCATAAGTTTAGAATTCATACCAATCAAAGATACAGGTAATGAATCAGTTACGAACTCTTTCTCAATCTCGACTGCCTCAATGATAATCTGAGTAATCCTCTCTTGACTAACTTTGTTCTGTACGTATTTGTTGTGTAGTAAACATGCAAACTCACAGTGTAGTCCTTCGTCACGTGAAATCAACTCGTTTGAGAATGCCAAACCTGGCATAAGTCCTCTTTTCTTCAACCAGAAGATAGAACAGAAAGATCCAGAGAAAAATATACCCTCGACAGCAGCAAACGCAATCAATCTCTCTGCAAATGAATCTGATTCAATCCATTTCAATGCCCAATCTGCTTTCTTCTTCACAGAAGGAACAGTATCAATTGCATTGAATAATCTATCCTTCTCATTGTCGTCTTTGATGTAGGTATCAATCAAAAGAGAGTAGGTCTCAGAGTGTATGTTTTCCATTGCTATTTGGAAACCGTAAAAACTCTTAGCCTCAGCATACTGAACTTCTTTAAGAAAGTTTTCGGCCAAATTCTCGTTAACAATACCATCTGATGCTGCAAAAAATGCCAACACATTTTTAATGTAGTGTTTCTCATCATCGTTCAATTTATCATTCCAGTCCGTTAAGTCTTGTGCAAGGTCAATCTCTTCGGCCGTCCAGAACGAATGTTCAGCAGTCTTATATTTTTCCCAGATATCGTGGTACTTTATCGGGAACATTACGAACCGGCTTTTATTTTCTTCTAATATATGTTCTTTCATTTCTTATTTAGATTTATGTTATTTATAAAAATTTACGCGGTTTGTTTTTACTTATTTTATTTTTTTCACTGCCACGGATGGAATGGCTTTTTTTATATATAAAAATTATGCAGAGTAATGTTTTAGAGGAATTGATAATTTATAAAAGTAAATCATCCGTAAAAGAGTCATGGGTTGAAAAGAATTTACCTAATCTTTGGATGTATGTTACTAATTTACAAGGTGATACGCTATCGGAAAAGATTTACCTTTTAGATAATAATATACGACCGACTTGTAAGATGTGTGGTTCTAATGTAAAGTTTTTATCAATTTCAAGAGGTTATAGGGAATATTGTTCTAAAAAATGTTCTAATTCTGATCCTGAATTGAGTTCTATAAAAATGGAGAGTTTGAGAAAAACTTCTATGGATAAATATGGGGTTGATAACCCTTCAAAGTCTGATATAGTAAAAAGAAATGTTGCGGAATCACGTAAAGGATACGATTACACCAATATGGTTTTTAAAGTTAGAGAAAAGATGCTAGATAAGTATGGGGTTGATAACATATCGAAGACTGATTGGGCAAAAGACAAAAAAAGGGAAACAACACTTAATAATTGGGGAGTTGAAAATCCTTTTCAATCTGATATAATAAAGGAAAACATACAAAAGACACTTATAGATAAAATTGGTGTTAATCATCCTATGAAGTCGAAAGATATAAGGGATAAGGTTATTCGTACTACTTTGGATAAGTATGGGGTTGATAACTATACTAAATCAAAAGAATATCGTGATGGTATTTTTGATAGGTATAGGAAAGGGCTTACTAAAACTACTTTGAATCAGGACAATAACTTTGTATCCTACACTGGAAAAGGACAATATGAAATGTTTTGTGATAAAGGTCACAATTATATTACAAATTCACATTTATGGCATGCTCGTAAGTCTATATCAAAACCACAATGCACGGTTTGTAATCCGGTCGAAAGATTTGCATCAGTTTTAGAAGATGAATTATATGAATACGTTTCATCGGTTTATGATGGTGAGATTATTCAAAATTACCGTTCCAAAATGGAAATTGATATTTATCTACCGGATATTAATTTGGGTTTAGAATTTAATGGTCTGTATTGGCATTCTGAATTGTATAAAGATAGTAACTATCACATAAATAAGTTGAGATATTTTAAAGAGAAGGGAATACGTATTATTAATATTTGGGAGGATGATTGGGTTGAAAGATGTGAAATAGTTAAGTCACAGATAAAGAATTGGATAGGTTTAAATTCAGGGTCGAAGATATGGGCAAGGAATTGTGAAGTTCGTGAAGTTGAAAAGTCAGAGGCATTGTTGTTCTTAGATGAAAACCATATACAGGGAAAAATCGCATCATCGGTGAAAATAGGTCTCTATCATAATGATGCTTTAGTTTCTATTATGTCCTTTGATCACTTCGAAGGAAGGAATAAAATGTTGGATACGGAATGGAACTTAAACAGGTTTTGTAGTTTATTGGGATATAGTATTGTAGGTGGTGCCTCAAAACTACTAAAGTATTTTATAAATACTTACAAACCTACAAGAATAATAACTTTTGCCGATTTATCATGGTCCACCGGTAATCTATATTACAAAATTGGATTTATTGAGAAAAGTGTAACTAAACCAAACTGGGCTTGGTTAATAGACAAAAGACGTGTTAATAAACAACGTTGGAAAAAATCGAAATTGGTTAAGCTCGGATATGATCCAGACAGGTCAGAAGTAGAAATAATGGAGTCAGAGTTTGGTGCAGTTCGGGTTTTTGATTGTGGACAGATAAAATTCGAAATGATAATAGAAAAATCAACTCAATGAGTTGATTTTTTAATATCCGACCAAAGTTGAAGTGCTTTCTCCTTTCGAACTGATACACGTGTAGGTATAACATTAAATGAATGTACAAAACTAGCTATATTAGGTGGCGGCGCGTATATGACTGTCCTCAGTATGTCCTGCAGGTCGTTTATCATCACTTACATTTTAGATATATTTATTAATAAAATATCCATCTATCTTCACATATACAACGTACAGATATTGGTGAAAGATTTATTTCGCCTGATTTTTCAGAAACCATAAATCTAATAGTTCCATCAATAACTTCTGTGTTGAAAACCTTTACTGTACTATTATGTAATCCAGTAAGCACACGAAAAAGTTCATCATCCAAAACTGGATTTACCAATAATCTGTGTTCATTACCAATTATAGTTCCTTCTTCTCCGTTCATATTATATGCAGATTCTATAAGATTGCGTAAGGATACTGAATCCTTCATCTCTACTTTTATCTCGTGTTTAATCATTTTTTATTATTTGTTAGTTCTTTTGTGGCATAATAGACACATATAAATGAATAGAAACTAGCCAAAAACCACCCTGCAATATCATTTTTATCAGATAACATCAGACAAAATAAAGACGTTGAAAATCCAATAATGAAAATCCACAATGTTGCCAACTTCAATTTACTCATAAAAGATATATGAAATACTTATCAAAAGTTTGCTTATATTTTCCACAAACTCTTTATACGACTAATCCTTTTCCTCTTTTTTAAGATTCTCTCTAACATATCTGCGTTTTTCGTTCCATCGAGGTATCTTTCTGGTATTCCTACAGAGGACCAGAGCTTCTCTGTGAAGTATTCAAGGTCTCTAGGTGTGTAGTCTTTCATTTCTCGAAGGTTATGTGAATGTGTCTAACCATTGCGATGTAGACCGGGAACTTGTCAAGTAGTGCAAGACCTGTCTCACTATCTGATATCTCTCCGGTGCTATTGAACCGGTTTATCTCCGACTCCGACTCAAATATAAATGAATTTGTGACCTCGACTTTCTTACGATCATTTTCTGTCTCAAATACCAAAAACTTTCTCATATCTTTCTTATATGTTTGCGTCAATTAGTTGTTTAAGTTCATCACAACCGTCTGGATTGGCAGAATGTATTATACATTTTGGTAATACACTACCTACTTCTCGACATTTACGTATTAGATATCTCAGACAGTCAGTACCTTTATACGAATAGTTTTCTTCTATGTTGAACCACTCTTCAATCGGAAGATCCTCTTTCAATTCCTCTACATCATCGAGATCATAATCGAAACTAACCACGTCAGGTATACCATTACTTTCAATCCAAGCAACGAACTGACCATATGATCTTACGACATCCCACTCTTCGTGGAATATTCTACAATCAACCTTTCTCTGCCACATATAAGTTGCACAATCTCTAGGAATTCTCCAATCGTCCAGGAAAAGTCTTTTCGTTGGTAAAAAATCAAAATTTTCAAATTTCTTAATCATAGGTTATATATTATAATATATATTGTATGAACCGGGGGGTTTAGAGCCCCATCTTTGGGACCGGTATAAGTTACAGCTTATAGAAAGCATCGAATTCGCTACTCGGTGCTTTCGTTTTTAATACATCTTAGAAATTCTTTCGTTGATACCATAGTCGATTAGAATATGTCCAAGATTCTCGGTAATTCCCCAATTATCTTTTCGATATAGGTCACAATTCGGAATATCAAACTCAGGTATCTCACGTTTCAAACCATATACTACATATTCAGGAACCCTATTCGCCACCGGATAACGCTTCATCACAACAATACCGAATCGTTCTGAATATAGTTCCGCAAGCACACCGGTGTGTTTATACTTCTCCCAGATAAACTTTTCATTTTTACACTGAAGGTATCCTCTGTAACTTAAAGGTATCTTTATGACTCTTTTTTCGAATATTAGTACGAGTCTTGTTGAGATTCTTATTTTCATTTTTTTATAAGTGTTAGACCCGCCGTTTTCAACTCCATCTTTGGGTGGTTTATTTTGATTTTCTTCTCCCAGGACTTGGCCGCCCTTTTCTCTGTCCAATAGCTTGCACGGTTGATGTCCTTTACTCTCCTTATTTCCAGGTTGTCGTTGACAGTCGCGAAATATTCACCGTCGTGGAATACGTATAACATAACTTTTTTATGTAAAGATAAAAAAAAGAGACTAAATTTAGCCTCTTTTTTATATTCTAACGTTTTACCATTATAAACCACGATGATGAAGATTGATTTTTAATTTCTTCCTCTACTTCTTTAATTTCTTCTTTACCTTGCGATACTAAGTCTGCCGAATTCATAGTGACCCCACCCGGAAGTGTGAAAGTATACCTTCCGGTCATGTTCCCGAGTGCGACTTTCGAATATCCTACAATATATTTGAAGAATAGGTCGTCGTTGAATAGGTTTTCCTGTGGTATATTAGCATATGCCTCCATTATTACGTCATGTTTAACGTTTGTTAGTATATTCAATCTGTGGTTTAGGTAGTTGAAGTGGTGTTTTAGAGTGTATTTGTTAAGTTGGTTTAACATATCACTCATATTATCAAGAAGTGTTTTATACATACCTAACTCACCGATAGTTGTTACATACGATGATAAATAAGGTTGATTTGTAACTCCCAGATTTACAGATAGGTTAGGTGTGTTAATTCCTAATTGAAACAGACTCTCACCACGTGACTCATATAAGTAAGTAACGGATTGTATCTCACAGGGAACCTCTACATAATTATATTTAGTGAACTCTTCACTGAAGAATGCTTCTTTCCTGATTAGGAAGTACATCTTCTGTACTGCGTATTGGTAGTTCCTGTAAAACCAAGGAAGTGCCTTCTTCTCTATTATCTGTCTTATGTGTGCGTCTGGAAGTGATTTAGGTAATGCACAAGAGATTGTAAGCTCTGTTTGTACACTATCAACTAATTCTTCTATGGTAAGCCCACCCTGGTATGGTACGTAATCGCTCATTATTATTTACTTATTTTTACATAGGTATATATTAAAAAATAAATACAGACAAATACACCGATTTTAGATATATACTAAAAGGTATTTGATAAAGATGAGAGATTTTATAGTTGATATGGCCAATAATAATATTGGTAGTTTGTGTGTTTTTCTAAAAGCCACTAAAAATTCAGACTACTTAGAATATTTGAATAGTAATTTGCCTGATTTTGTATCGGAAAGAAGTATATCTGAAAAGGTTTATTATTTTGTTAATAACATTACCGAACCATTGGTTTGTATATGTGGTGATCATTTGTCTTTCATTGGTTTCAAAAATGGATATAGAGTTAGTTGTGGCAAAAAGAAATGTTTTGTTGAGTTAAGGAAAGCGACCTGTATAGAGAAATGGGGTGTTGATAATCCTAAAAAATCTAAGGATGTTTTAGATAAACAGAAAGAAAGAATTTTAGAAAAATGGGGAGGTGAACATTATATGTATAATGATGAAGTTCGTTCTAAATTTAAAGATTCGATGTTTAGTAAATGGGGTGTTGAATGGCCCTCACAATCTGACGAAATAAAGGAGAAAAGTAAATCAACATGGTTTCAAAATGAAAATAGGGATATAATCATTCAGAAACGAGGAGATTCTTTACGCAAAGTAAATTCTGAAAGAGGTTTAGAAATTGAATTGAAAAGAAGAAATTCGATAGTTGAAAGATTTGGTAGTATTGATGAATTTAATGATTATAAAAAAGATAAAATAAAAGAAAAGTCTATTGAGAAGTGGGGTGTTGAACATCATCTATCACATCCGAATATAGTTGAAAAAAGAGTTGATAGTTATAAAAAAAATATAACAGAAAAAATTATTTCTAATTTACCGGAACAAATAGTTTATATCGGTAGAGATAAAAATATTGGAATGACCGATAATATCATCAGGTTAAAGTGTTTAGTTTGTAATGAAGAATTTTCAATAAATCGTCAGTATTTAGTAAGTCGTAAAAATTCAGAAGAAGATATTTGTTTGAATTGTAATCCTAAATTATCAGGAACATCAAAAATGGAGTTAGAACTTTTCGAATTTATAAGTACCAATTACGATGGTATTATAAAAAAAGGAGATAAGACTATTTTAAAAAATAGGGAGATAGATATATTATTACCTGAATTGAATTTAGCATTTGAGTTCAATGGTCTTTATTGGCATTCGGAAATACATAAAGATAATAATTATCATATTAACAAAACTAATGATTGTCTGAATGAAGGTATTAAGTTGTTACATATTTGGGAAGATGATTGGTTATTCAAAAAGGATATTATAAAGTCGATAATATTGAATAAGTTAGGTGTGATTGAAAGTATATGGGCACGTAAGTGTGAAATTAGAACAGTTAGTAATAAAGAGGTTCGTACATTTTTGAATGAAAATCACATACAGGGATTTGTTGGCTCATCAGTAAAATTAGGTTTATATTATAAAGATGAATTGGTTAGTTTGATGACATTTGGTGCATTGAGGAAATCACTTGGTACTAAATCCAGTTTAAATAGTTGGGAACTGCTTAGGTTTTGTAATAAAATAGGGTTTAGTGTAGTTGGTGGTGCGTCAAAACTTTTCAAATATTTTTTATCAAATAATGAGGTTGATACTGTTGTTAGTTACTCTGATAATGGTAGAGGTGTTGGTGAACTTTATACTAAATTAGGATTTGAATTTATACATAATACCACACCTAATTATTATTATATTGTTGGTGGTAAAAGGGAACATCGTTTCAATTTTAGGAAGGATATATTAGTTAAGAAGGGGTTTGATTCAAATAAGACTGAAAAGGAAATAATGAATGAACTCGGATATCTACGTGTTTTTGATTCTGGTTCAAAAAAGTGGGTATTTCAAAATTATGTTTGACGATGAAATAAATTATATATAGTGTGTGGTTATAATATACACCACCTGAAAAATTAACTTTTTATGTCACATAGTTTGAGTTTTAACAATTTGATCGTAAATCAGCTAACGATAAGATACGATAAACAACAGGTTGATTACATATTAAAGTCAGATTCTGATGGATTGGTGTCGTGGGTAAGTAAGAACGTGATGATATCGGACAAACAGTTCAATCACTATGTAGGTGAGTTGTTCGGTGGTGGTATAGTAACTGCAGTCTGGATCGAGAACGGTGTTGAGAAGTGTCTTGTTGCAGCTCTACAGGATGTGAGTTATGTGGATAATACTATCCTTTACACAGATAACCCTCCTTTCGAACCTAATCCAGGACCAAATAGTTATAGTATAGGGAACCTCGTACCGTGGAGTAACATAAATACTATTTGTGGTGCCAGTTGGTCTGTAAGTGGTGCCAGTAATAGTTCTATAGTGACTACTCAACCAGGTTTCAATTCCAATATAAGTCCTTTAACTGAAATATATTCAAGTTTTGTAACTAAGAGCGGATATTCCGGTGCTGCACAACATTGTCTAAACTACGTAAATCCAGACTATGGTACAGGTATTTGGACGGATTGGTATTTACCAAGTGTATACGAACTCTCTACTTTCTTCACGAACTTAGGTATAATAAACAAAACTTTGAGTCAATATGCACAGGATTCAGGTAGGTCTTTGATAGACACAAACGACAATCTTACCTATGTGAATAATATTGCAGCAGGTATAAACCTAGCAAACAACTCTTCAAAGAGGGAAATATCTATGTTTGGTGATATTTATAGTGTTGGTTATTGGTCTTCGACAGAGGTAAGTGCGACAGAGGCATACGCATACATACTAAAGTCAGGTACGGATTTTGGGTCCATTGGTAACCTCGTTACACCTTATAATAAAAGTAATTTTTTACTAACCAGACCATTTAGAATAGCAGATGATACGACACCTCAGTTCCAATTTGATGCGGAATATATAGTAATAACCTACCAATTTACGGATGGGACCGACTTAGATACAAAAACACGTATGATACTACCAACTGCTGGAGTAACACCATGGAATGAAGCAAGTACTTATGTAAATGGAACTAATGGTGGTCCGAATGCGGCCAACTTCGTTGGTTACTATTCATTTAGACCATGGTTGTCCGGTAACTATAATCCAATTTATGGTGGTTTTGATACAGCATATGCATACGACTATACACCTTCTGTAACAGAAACTATTCCGGCACCATCTGGTCAATATAACTCATGGGGTAGAGGAAATAATGTTGCAGGAACTTACTCAATACTAAAAAGTGCAGGAGATAATTTAGGACAAGGTTATGAATCGATACTTGTAGACGTAAATGCATTCAAACTTCATTTTCCAACACAACAAGAATTCACAATTGATTGTAGAGCATGGTGGCAAGCTGCAGGTGTTAATCCTGTTATTTTAGGTGTTACTATGTATAAAGGTGGACAAATTACAAGGAATGTTGCTCTATACAAATGGGAGAATAGTACATACACCAGTAAATATGAACTACAATCATACGGAAAGGTTGTTCCGGAGAATGTAACTACAACAACACCTGATGGTAACATTAATACAGAGAGAATTGGATTATTCAAATACAATGTTTCTACTAAAATAGGTCAAATAATAACATAATATGCCACTTAATATATCAACAACAAAAATAGAGATTGACGGAACAACCAAACTCTACATAAAAGACGGCAATGAGGCCGCGGGAAGAATACTTACTTCCGGATCAAATGGTTTAGTTAGATGGACCGACCCGAAAACACTTTTCAAAACGGGTAGATATATTGGCGAACTTTATGGTGGTGGAATAGTTGTTGATATATGGTATGAGGGACAAGACGAAAAAGTTTTGATTGCCAGTCTAACAGACGTACAGATACCATATAGTGCTGACGGAACTGTACCAGATGATGCGTTTGATAATAATCCTAAATGGAGTTTTAATGATACGTCTTTAGCAGGAGCAACTAGTTTGTATAACGGAAAGTCTAATACGAATCTAATAACCACCAATGTGAATTCGAATGTGAACAACCTTGGTTTTTTAACTTTCGTAATTGCACGTACATCAGGAAGGTGGTCCACAAAAGCTGCGGATGGTGGGTATAGTGAAACACTTTTAAACGGATATGGAGATTGGTATCTACCATCTTTAAACGAGATGAAATCAATCTATCAATCCGCAGGTATTATAAATCGTGTTCTTGGTGAAGACAACTTCAAAGTTGGATCAAGACAGACCGGAGCCAATGCAAAGTATTGGACATCTACTGAGATATCAGCATCAAACGCTTGGTTACTAAACTTAACAACTGGATTCTTTGAGAATACAGTGAAGACTACTACAGCACGTGTTAGATATGTTAGGATGGAGAGTAAATTGGTTGGTAATGGTCTAGTCTTCTCAATAGATATGTCAAATAAGAAATCTTATAACGACTTAATTAGAAGTAATAAAGTTGGAGATGTCGTGAATGCTGGAGCAACATCATCATATGCATTTCAGTTTCAGTCTACTAACGCAGTAGGTCTTACATACTCAACCGAAAATGATGGTTATCTTTCTTTTTTTGGAAACCAGTACATTGATTTTTCTGCACCTATCGGTACAACAAACACACTAACCGTTGAGATATGGGCCAGACTTAAACCAGGATCAACGGGTAAAATGATCTTTGGTTGGAATGGATATACTGTATATCTACTAAGTGGAACATTGGGTTACAATACTAACAATACTGATAGTTACGGAATTTCTGCGACACAGGTCACAACACTCGGTTTATTCGACAGGTGGGCACATTATGTTTTTGAGATGAGAACTGACGTTTCTTATACAAACAACAAAATATATATTGATGGACAAGAACAAACTCTAAGTCAACAATTAGGTACAGAAGATCCAACAAAAAGAATCTTCAATTCGGGTAATGGTAGGATAGGTACACATCGTCTTAATACAAATTACCTAAATCCAATGGATTTGGCAGTATTTAGAATTTATAACCGTTCGCTTACTGCGGATGAGATATTGAAGAATTACAACTCACAAAAGAGAAAGTTTGATATAGGTATCACCAATACACACACTATTGACCCTTTATCACTATCAGTATCACAAAATCTTTCACTCAATATAACGGGTAAACGAAATGATAAAATTTTGAGGACGGATTCAAGTGGAAACACATCCTGGGTTGATAAAAGATATCTTTTCAATAAATCTGACAATGATTTGAATGTGGGTGACATCTTTGGTGGTGGGATTATAGTTTCGAAATGGAAATACCCATCAAACGTAAATAGGTACCTAATAATGTCGACGGTGGATATAAGTGCCGGATCAGTATGGAGTAACCTTTCGAGTGACACATCAAACACTGCTGGTTCAATTAATACAATTTTCGACACTTCTTCTTCAAATTGGAATGTTTCATCTATTAGTGTAGAAACTATTAAAGCACAAACTGACGGTAAAGTACTTATAAGTGGTAATTTTACCACTTATAAAGATGTAAGTAGAAGTAGGTTTGCAAGGTTAAATAGTGATGGTAGTTTAGATACTACTTTTACATGTGGATTCGATGATGTGGCATATAGTATAGAGTTACAGGATGACGGTAAGATATTGGTCGGTGGTGCATTTTCTAATTATTATGCAACACCAGGAGGCACTGCCATACCAGCTAACAAAATAATAAGGTTGAACGCGGATGGATCAATTGATACTAGTTTTTGGGCTGGAAATAGTTCTGGTGCTAACTTCGGGGTACCTAGTGGTAGTGTATTTGATATACAAATAATATCTGATGGCATACTGGTCGGTGGCTCATTAAGTCAATATACATATAATAGTGCTTCGTCTTTAGCACCTGGTATAATCAAGTTAAACTTTGATGGAACAAGAAATTCTACATTTACAAATAACCTAGGTACTGGAGCAAGTCCTACTGTGGTAAATACAATTGCAGTTCAATCTGATAATAAAATAATTTTAGGTGGTGAATTCATATCTTTCAATGGTACGAGTAAGAATAGAATTTTACGTCTTAATAGTAATGGTACATTAGACGGCACATTCACAGGAAGTGTTTCTTTTGGTAGTGACCCATCTTGCGCAGTTCGATCAATATCAATACAGACCGATGGTAAGATAATAATTGGTGGTAGGTTCAGTTCGCCAGCAAGTTACATTGCCCGTCTAACAACAACGGGTGCGAATGATACCACATTTTCAGCATCGACGAATGATACTGTTAATTCTGTTTTAGTTTATAGTGGAAGAATAATTATAGCAGGTGTTTTTACTTTATGTAATGGTTCATCTGCTACCGGTTTAGCAGTTCTTCAGTCTACAGGTACAAGAGATACATCGATGCCTACAATTTCTTGGAATCCGTCAGCCTTTGCATATTGTAGAGTGCTTGCAACACATACAAATGGATCTGTAATGGTCGGTGGATTTTTCAACCGTGTTAACACATCAATTGTTAGCTCTGGTTTATTTGGATTCTATCCGGTTAGTATATCAATTAGTAACGATATGCCAACAGGTTTAACTAACGATTATAACGGTGCAACTAATAGTCAAAACATAATTTCAAGACCCAATCATACAACATCTGCTGCCAAATTATGTGATGACTATACAGGTGGTGGATTCACAGACTGGTACTTACCCGCATTATTTGAACTCTCACAGGCATACAACTCACTATCATCGACTGGTTACGTATTAGGTAAAGCATTTTCTGGTACATATTGGTCTTCTACTAATACTAATGGTGATTTCAGTTATTATGCATACGCATTCAATATAGATTCATCTGGTAGTACTGGAACACAAATAAGGACTTCAATGTCGACAAGTTACAAAGTAAGAGCTTTCAGACAGGTTGCACAATTATCTAACATTCAAACGTGGAACAAACCAAACCCTTGGGATGATCCAGATTTGAGTTGGGAGAATACGCCAGGATCCAACATATGGTCTACATATAGTGGTGTAACAACTCGAAACTTAATCTTCCACTTTAACACAAATAATAAATTGTCTTATAAAGGTACTGGTACTGTTGGATATAACCTAATAAACAATACATCCGGAACTTTATTATCAGGTGTTACGTTCAGTAGTAATGCAATTCTTTTCAATGGTACTATGTCGACTACAAACTTTAATGCAGACTCTTACATAGATTTTGGTACATCTACAACTACAAATGTTTCTAATTCATATCCATATACAATAGAATCTTGGTTCAATCCATCATTTGGAACCGCGAGTGTAAATACATCAAGAGGTATTCTTGCAGTGGGTGTATCAACTACATTGAATTCTAATTATTCAGGAATAGATATGGTTATTATTAGAAACCCAAACGACACAGACACGTATAAAGTAGTTGTGAATTTGGGAGATAATGTTGGTAGTAGCTCTGGTAATCGTAAATCTATTAACACAACCAATTATATTATACAGAAGGGTCAGTGGTATCATATCTGTGTTGTAATCAATAGTATAAACTCTTTTAATTTTTACATAAATGGTACATTATACACAAATTTGACGATTGATGGTACTGCAACATCCTTAGCTGTACCCATAGGATCTAAAATACTGATAGGACAATCAAGTGTTTATAAACGTGTTTTTGGTGGTTTTATATCAATTTGTAGGTTCTATAACACAGCACTAACTACGAATGAAGTAAAAGAAAACTTCGAGTTTGATAGGATTAAGTATGGTCGTTAATTTTTTTTTTACTTATATTAGCAGTATGAGAAAGGAAAGACACATAATGAGTATAGCACAAGAAGAAGTTCTTAGAATAGAACGTTCTGTATCCAGAGATTTGGAAATCGCATCAGGACTTCGCCAATGTCATCACCGTGTGCATAAATCTACAAAGACTTATACCAGAAAAGAAAAACATAAATTACAATATTGATATAAAAAATGCCGTGTATTACACGGCATTTTTTATTTGAAACAATTCATCTCTCTGAGTTTCTCAATCGCATGTCTCTCATCGAGAGATACGTTCTTAGGTATTTTCACCAATATCTTAACGTAAAGGTCACCTAAACCTCTGTTCATATCAGGAATTCCCTTCCCACTCATCCTTATTAGGTGTCCATGATCGGTACCTGCAGATATATTTATATTCAAATCTCCACGAGGTGTACTTACATTAACACTAGCTCCACATATCGCATCAACAATTGAAATTTCTTTATCAACAATTATATTGTTTCCTTCTCTACGATAGCTAGAATCCGGTTTTTCCTCAATAGTTATATAAAGGTCACCCGAAATTCCACCACTAATCTCGTTACCATAACCCTGTAGTCCCATTTGTGCACCTTCTGCCACACCTGCAGGTATATCCACATTTACAGTACTATCAATCAGTGTTGTACCCTCACCATGACAATATCCACACTTTCTACTTATTTGTTGACCAGAACCACTACAATCCGGACAGGTTGATTGTGTCCTAATTTGTCCAAATGGAGTATTTTGTAGAACAATTCTTTGACCTGCACCATTACACGTTAGACATGTTCTAACATCATGACCACCTTGTCCATTACAAGAACTACACGATGTTTTCTTTTTATATTTCAATGTTTTAGTACATCCGTTCAGAATTTCATCTATGTTCAGAACAACCTTTATTCTTAAATCAGAGCCTTTCTTCCTCATCTGTCTACCACCGAAAGAACCTCCACCAAACATATCCCCGAACTGAGAGAAGATATCATCCATATTGAATCCATGGCCACCACCAAACGGGTTACCACCACCTCGTGGATCTGCGGTTCCGAAACGGTCATAGTTTGACCTCTTACCAGAATCTGAGAGTGTCTCATACGCTTCGGAGACCTCTTTAAATTTATCTTCTGCACCGGCATCTTTATTTATATCCGGGTGATATTTCTTAGAAAGTTTTCTGTAAGCTTTCTTTATTTCTTCTTCTGTGGCGCCTTTATTTACGCCGAGTGTGCTGTAATAGTCCTTACTCATTTCTTTATGTGAATTTTTTTCTATTTATTTGGAAACCAGAGTTCTTTCTCCCAGTCAGGTCTGTGTATGCCCCAGAGCTCGCACGCCTTCGCCTTACGGAGATATCGGTTAAAGTTGAAGGCCGAGTACGATTTTACAAGCTTCTCCATCTGCTCCTCTGCTGAGTCTCCTTTCTTCCTCCAGAACTGCCACCACTTCTTCCTTTTGGCAGGTATGTTGCCGACAGAAAACACGAATGTATTAGACGGCTTCAAGTTGGGGATTGACGTGTGTATCATCTCTTCACTCTTAGTTTTTCATATGCATCAGAATCCACAACTATGTTGTTGTATGTTCCTGGTTGTCTATCTTCGTTAAGATATTCGTGTGCTAATTGATTCACTGCGACGTTGTCTGTATCTATGTCAGAGTGGTGTATGTGTTCAAACGCATCCATCAACTCTTCACGGTCTTCCTCGGTAGGAACCACAATAACGTATTTTGTCCACTTTACATTAGCTAACTCCTCCTTTGTTAAGTATGGAGTTTCGTTCTCTGGACTTTTGAAGTCATCGTATCTTTTCATCTTTCTCATTTCAGTAGGTTGTCTATTATAAGTTCTCTTCGTATACAAGCCACATTATCTTCAAAGATAATATCGGTGTTTTTGTTGTATTGTATAAAGAAGTCCGGTCCGACGTAGTGTTCGTTGTAATCGGATCTACGCAACAATCGCATTATTGGAAGCTCATCCATTATTTGTTTAAAAAGATCCTCTACTTTTTCGAATGTAGTGAGGTCATTTTCGACCACTCTTTCACATAACCAGTCCATAATAGGACCAACTAAATCCTCAACGGTCTTTCTGTATTTTAGTGTATCTACGTGTGGTGATATCTCTAAATGCCATCTAAGTTTCATTTCAGTGTCTTTTCTATCCTTAAGTCTCTTAGTATAATTTCCTGCTCTTGTTTAGTGTGTCCCTGACACTTTTTAATCATCATATTAACATAATTCTGCGTTATTAAACGCATCGTATCAGATGTTTTGTCTAAGTGTTCGAAACGGTCTAACAGACCATCTACATCTGCTGCCCACACAGAAATAGTGTCTAAAAAGTGATCAACGTCCCACATAAGTGATAACATCTCTCTTCTAGTATCACCTGGGTTTATACGGAATAAACCGGGTGGATTTAGTACCATACTTTCCCAAGCTTCATATACACATCTGACGAGGAACTCCTCAGTGGAATCCTCGTCAATTTCGTGCATATAACCGGATAAAGGACCTTCTTTGAACAACTCTCTTCTTTCGTCAATCAGATGTTCGAGATCTCTACTAATTTGTTCACGCATACTTTCATCCTGTACTTTATCAGTATAGGAGGTTATAAGACCATTTATGAAGTAAGCATGGTTCAATCCTTCAGTGAACCTAGTGTTGTAGGCTCTCTGTTTCATTACCCAATAACTATTTTTGGATATCTGAATGGTTTACCAGAAAGTGTGTATCCTTTTGATATAACATCAATCACGTTCTTACCTTCACCAATAACAGTAACTACTTCATGTAAATCTTCGTCATAAGTCTCAGTTTGAATTGGCTCAATACCTTGTAACTTTAAGAAGTTCTCTAATTTTCCGGCAATTAGACTAACACCATCTCTCGCAGTTTCATCTTTTATATTCTTAATTGCCAACGCGATGTCGTTATCCATATCTAATATCGCAGATAACATAGAAACCTTTGTATTACTTTTAATTTCTTCTTTTTCCTTAGTGACTCTCTTTTTGTAGTTCTCTAAGTCTGCATAAAGAAGCATATATTTATTATTTGCTTCTTTTAATTGTTCTTCTAATACAGAAACATGTACAATTGGATTGTCTTCTAATACAAACTCTGTTGCATTTTCACCAGTCAAATCAAGTCCAATAGTATTACTATCTATTTTCATTTCTTTGGTTTTTAGTTCCTCACTAATTTTATTTTTATCCTCCATTTTTATTAATAATTGAATTTTAATAATTTTCGTATTGCAGCACTATTGTAGAATTCATAAGTGACATTTTTATCAACTACTTTATGAACCTCTAATGATTCTAAATCAGTCTTCATTGAGTTTACGTACTCTACCAATTCCGCCAAAGAACCCACATATGTAGACTTTGGCTCCCAATAATCTGGAAATTTATCAAGGAATTTATCAACAGCAGTATCAAATGTCTTCTTTCTTGCCAAAAGTAAATCTGTGTGTTTAATAGATTTATTGGTTAGAAACTCTACTACATATCCGTTGAACTTGTGTATTAGATTGTCAGTCTCTATAACCTTCAAAAGTCCAATTACAAGTGCATCCTTTTCTGTAATATCCATCTCTTGATTCTCTGCAAGAATCTTCTCTGCTTCCTTATCGGAACCAGCGAGTATGTAGTAAACGTAGTTGTCCCATAAGCACCTACGTACTATGTCTTCGGGGTAAATCTTTATTTTCATCAATGCAAAATATTTTTTGTCGTCCTATTATAGTTTTACATAGAGAAAATGTTTTTTATCAGGTCAAACGTTTTTATATATAGTACTATGAAAATAATAAATTTCAAAACTTTTACAGAGGCACTCAAACCTTCACAATTCCGTAGATTTGTACAAGCTTTCAATAAAGAAAGGTATGTAGAAATATTCAAAAAATATAATGGTGATAAGAACCATTATCGAATTTATCTACCATTGAAGGGTGAAACACTCGTTAATAATACCGGTACTGAGAAAGAAGTAACCGATTATTTAATCAATGCAGGTTACGAGGTTATTGATTATGTGAAAGGTATTTGTAAATTCAAAGATGCCAAAAATACATCTAAGATTGGTCAGGTGCTCACCAAATTAGGTGCCAAAGACAACGAAGCAAAAAGACTTATGAAATCCTTTGTAGAGGATGAAAACAGGAAAGCTGGATCGAAAGAACAACTAATGGTTGTAATATCAAGACACCCATATGATATCGCAGGTGCTGATACCGATAGAGACTGGACGAACTGTATGACTATGGCACACGGTACTTCTGAGAGAGTAACCAAAAAACAGGACGAGGTAGAAAAACTCAGAAGAGAACTAAGAAAAGTCAAACAAGAATGGCAGACCTTAGAACAAGAGATAGACGAAATAAAACTAAGTAAGGATAAGATTAATAGATTTGTTCCTAACATTGATAAGGAAAAAAAACTCAGTGAGTTACAGGAAAAGGAAACTAATATAAATGATAGAATAAGATCACTCGAAAGTGATATTGATGATAGAACAGAGACCGGTGTGAATGCAAAATATTTACTTTATGATGTGAAGGAAGGATCTTTGGTTTCTTACCTGGTGAGGAAAGACGACTTAGATATAAAGAACCCTGTTTCGGTTCTGAACATAAAGCCTTACATAAGAGAGGTAGAGGATGACAAAGAGGTTGACAAAGACGACTTCGTGCTAGTTTCCGATACGGAAATGTACGGTAAGAAGGTTTCTGTTTTCAAATCGACGGTAGATGCTTGGTTAGACGAGGTGAACGGTGCCAAATATGGAAGGTTCACACTGAACCCTGTGTTATATGCGGATTCTGATGAAACGTATTACAGGATGGATCCTAACCAGTTGGTTGGAAAGGTAGAAACGGTTGCAGGTATAGAGAGGTTAATCCGAAAGGAAGGTCTGGAAGAAGAATTCGAAGATCAGGTAAAACACATAGAGAATATTCTTGACACGCTTCGGGGAAAAGAAGGTTATGAAAAGGTACTGAAAGCGGCAGGTAAATACATATCTAAAGTGAGGGAATATCCTGGTATCAGGGCGACTTATATGCAGTGTGTTATGTCCGAACAGCAACTCGACGAGGAACTATTCTGGTCGGTCGTTGCGGCAGAGAAGAACAAACTTGGTAAGTCAGCACTTGTGTTCTACTGGGAAATCAGAAAGTACATGCACGAGGATCCTAATCAAAAAGTTATTTTCGAGATTATAAATCGTAGACCGGAGGTCATTCCTTTCCTGAAGGAGATAGCAGGTACTTACTTCTTCAGGAACAAGCTTGAAAGTATGAAGAAGTGGAACGTCGAATTAGACGAGACTTTCTTCTTCGGAGTAGAAGATCAAAACGAAGATGATAGGGCTTACGTAAGCAAGTTAGATGACGTACACATGTTACTCTTTATACATGAGGATAGTGAGAGTGGGTTATTACAGAAAATATTCGACTACGAGTATTTCGATCAAACGGAAATTCCGGTATACGTGTCGGCACCATCTTCTTATTATTCCGGATCGACGGCATACGTCGGTACTATTGACACAGAGAAGGCGGAAGGCATAGCTAGTGCGTTCGACGAGAATATAGTAGATGTGACTGAAGAATCTTTGGGCCCTGATGGTGAGGTCAATCCTTACGAGAAGAGAGAGGAGCCAGTGAAGAAGAAGGGAAAGAAGAAGGGAAAGAAGAAGAACGAGTCCTGGATCTCAGGATTCAACGACTTTCGTATCTAACGCTTTGCGTATAACATATAGAGACACGTGTTCGTGTGTGCTCTTTCAAAAGAAATTCGGAATCCGGCCTTCGTAAGTCTTTCTAATAATGAAGTGAGTCTTAAACACGAATTTGCAGCAGTCTGTACTTCTGATATGTATTCAAAAACTCCCCATAAGTGAACCTCCATCGATATTTTACGTACTTTGGAAAGTGTGTCTTCACTTATTTTAGAAAGAAGGTCAAACTCCCAACCCTCTATATCAATTTTCAAAAAATCAATATTTTCTATTCCCGCCGTATTCATAATAGATTCAATATCCCAATCTCCACCAACCGTTCCATTTAACGAAAGTACATTTTGACCTTCTGTATTTATTACTAAATATTTATGTACATCAGTATCAGCTTCTATAGAAATAACACGACTGGCTCCTCTACTAAGAGCATATCTGGTAAATATACCGATACTAGCACCACAATCCACAACGACATCACCAGGCATTATACCTACATCATATCTCTCATATTCACCACCATTCCATATTTCATCATAGAAACATCTATAATTCATAAGTATGGATTCATCCCAGTTTGGATTTGTATTAAAATCTTCGAATCTCATGCTTGTTTTACAGTCTTTTTTTAATTATGTTTATAAAAAAAATATGAAAGATAACTATTTACAACCAATCATAAACAAAATGAAGTGGCGTATCGAACAAACAGACACTCAGACCACCAAACTCGCGGAAATAATAAAGATTGCCTTCTATTTCCGTGAGTCTATATTAGAAGAAGACTTGGTTATGGAAATAGATAAACAAAACGTTCTCGATTTCACTGAGATAATGGTTCGTGCAAACCACCGAGCACATCAGATACTAAATGATATAGATTCCGATGTTGAACAGGAAGTCGTAGAGGAGTTGAATAAGATTCAAATTGAAATTGATAAGAAGTATGGATATACAGGAAAAAATGGAACTCAACAAGAGGATTAGGAAGTATGAAGGTACTAATGGTTTTATAATATCACTACAAAAAACACTTAAAACCGGAAAATTCGTAGAACGTGTAGAATACGATGGAAAAACCGTTAAACTACTAACAGAAAAACAATATGAGGCAGTAAAAGGTTCTTTAGACTAAACTTTTTGAATTATTTTAATAATAATTCGTATGAGTACAAGAATTTACAAAAGAGATCCTCAGTCACTAGAGGATAGAAATTTATTAGGGACCGTGCATGCTATGGGCACAATAAATGAGTATTACCACACAAGAGTGAAGAAAGACGGTCAAACAGACTTTATATTCCTGATGGTAAGACACACAAAAAATTCCGTTAGTGAATACCAGATTGACGAGAAGGAACTTCCAGAAAACATAAGACCTCTATGAAAAAAGTTGGATTCACCTGTTCGTGTTTTGACCTGTTTCACGCAGGACACATAATGATGTTAAAAGAGTCGAAGAGTGTATGTGATTACCTAATAGTAGGACTCCAAACAGACCCTACTATAGATAGACCTGAGAAGAACCGACCTATACAATCAGTTTTTGAGAGATTCGTACAATTAGACGCTTGTAAATACGTAGATGAGATTGTAATATACCAGACTGAGAAAGAACTTATGGATATACTTCTTTCTTATCCAATAAATATAAGAGTCGTAGGTGAGGAGTATAGGGAAAAAGATTTCACAGGAAAGGAACTCACTCATATAGATACACACTACAATGAGCGTAGACACTCATTTTCTACAACAGAACTAAGAGGACGTGTTATTGAAAGACATAACAAAGTTAAATAATTAGAATACGTCTGGATAAATTATACAAATACTCTAAATTTATTTCTTCCGATTCTTTGCACATAAGCTGCCAATTTTATTTCACCCATGTCTTCATCATATCTTCTGCCTTTCCGGACTTAACATCGTTATATTCTTCCTGTGATGCCTTAGGATTACACCATTGTCTGTTTCCATTTTTATCAGGAGGAAGTAGATAGAAACCCCTAAGTTTCTTTTTTGTCTTTCTAGGTAGTCTAAACTTATTCATCTGATTATAATTCTAATGGTAAATCGTGTAATATGTTTTTATCATTCTCTGTTATAGATGAAATACCGTATTCTAATATTTTTTCAAGTATGTCATCTTTCGTCACGTAGTCCGATTTATAGTTATAGAACATTTCCAATACATCCTGTTCGAAAATACCGTATACACTCGTATCGTGCATTGTGTATAAAACTTCTTTGGTTATGTCTTCTACTTTTGTGTAACCCAAAGAATTTACGTGTAGTTTTTTATCAATATCTAAAAACTTCTCTAACTCATCATCATCAAAACGAGTCAACAATACTTCAATATGTCCTTCCGGATTGTACTTAATTCCATCATATTTTAAGTCAATACAATAATCATTACTTAATAAATCCTGCATAAAGTCAAATTCTGACTTTGTAATATTATTTATACCAATTTGGGTTTCCACATTAGTATGTGTCGACATAAGTCTGAATACTCTTTCCATAACCAAAAAAAAAATTAAAAGCACCGAAGTGCTGTTATTAGAACTGTGCCAAATATTTTTCGAAGTATTTTTTTGCCATTTCATCACGTCCAGAGTTGAAATATAAAGAGATTCTAAGTAAAGGTTCGTGACGATCCGACAATGCTTTCACCTCACTCGTCGCCCCAGTATCCAACTGGTCAACTGCATGAACACCCACCACTAATCTTTCGAACGGATCTGAAATACCATCTAATTTGTCCGCCAATCCGGAAGTAATATCAGCGGCTTTGTGTTTTTCCAAAATCTCAGGGAAAACATCTTTTACATATTGACCCTTACCTAAAAATTCTTTGAACTTCTCAAAAATATCTACTGTTTGCATACCTTATTTATTTTAGTTTCTACAAATATAGTTAAAAAAAGATAGCCCCGAAGGGCTATCTTTATTTTTTGAAAAGTTTTTTACCCGAAATATCATATCCAGAAACAATACCAACATTTCCATAATCAAATCCATTCAATCTGGCAAACTTTTGCCCACCGAATCCAGGTATAAAATCACCATTTTCACCAACACTACCTCTATCAATTGCATAACAAGCTTGTCCGACTACTTCGGTAAATAGTGCAGGAAGTGCATCGGGTGGTGCCAATGTGGCGTGTGTATTATATGCCTTTAGTTCTCCTTTTAGACCAAAATCTTGATTACATATTATATGTGTATACCAATCGTGTACAGCTCTAAATTTCAAATTATCTTCTTTGGTAAATATCTTTTTATCAATACCAGGATGTTCGTTGAATAATGAACTTATTCTTAGTAGCTTATTCTTTTCAACATCTTCTGCCATATCATTTCTACTACTATATGGATCATAGTCAACAAATTGTATATCAATACCCATACCAATTATTTGTGGATATAGTTTATTAACTGCGTGATTTATAAGAGATTTATATGATGATATCATTGTTTCATCATATTCTGGTGCTGCTTCGTAGGCATCCGCTACTAATTTGGCATACTCATCATAATTATCAAGCACCATTTTCTCATTAAAAAGTTGAAATGTGTCTAAATGTTTCATTCTTTATATATTATTTATTATATTTGCATTATGTATAAAATACCAACATACGAAGAAGCTGTGGCTATGACTATCGGCAAAAGATACGTGGCAGAAATAGACCAGTATCTCGATGCTGCTTTCTATGAGGCTAAACTCATAGTAGATGGGTATAATGTGTCTATATTCAATTATAGATTGGCATCATACAAAGATTTCAACGATAACTTAGCATGGGAAATGCGAGGTCTCGTTTATGTTTTCGATTACGACGGAAATTACAAAACATACAGACTACTTCACAAATTCTTCAATCTAAACCAAGTTGAAGAAACACAATATTCCTTAGTAAAAGATAGAAAAGTAAAATCTGTATATTCTAAAGAGGACGGTTCTGTTGGATCTTTCATAAGACTACCAAACGGAAATGTGTTTGCTAAGTCTAAAATGTCATTCGAGTCCGACCAAGCGGTAGGAATGCTTTCTATATACAACAATAACTATGAAATAAAGAAATTTGTTGACTGGTCTATTGATAACGACCTCGTTGCAGTATTTGAATATGTTGCACCAAGCAATAGAATAGTACTTAGGTATGCCAAAGAAGAGCTAATACTACTTAGACTTAGAAACAACAAAACTGGTGAGTATTTAGACTTGGACGACTATAAGGATAAAATAGGTTCTATAAGAACTGCCGTGAAATATGATTATACTCTTGATGAACTTGTAGAGATGTGTAAGTCCGTTGAAGATATGGAAGGATGGGTAGTGGATTTGGATGGATTATTTGTGAAGATGAAAACCGCTTGGTATTTTTCACTACACGGACTTCTAACAGACGATCTTTACCGTGAGAACAGACTAATAGCTTACATATTAGATGAGCAAATAGATGATGTTATGGCACAGATACCGGAGGAAGATAAAGAGTCTCACATAAGGGTAGAGCAGATAATAGCCGCAGTTACTAAAGAGGTTGATAGAAGAGTAAATTCTATAATGAGTGACTACGAAGTTTATCAGACTATGGCAGATGGTTTTGATTGGGATAATTCTGTGAGAGAAGGTCTTATGAGAAAAAGGTACGCACAATTATACAGGAAGAGTGAAAACTTTTCTGCAGTTATGGCGTTGATACAGGGTAAAGATGTTTATGGCATAGTTAAGGAGAAACTTGCCAAAGAGACCTACAGATTAGAGAATGCAAGGTTGATATTGAAGGGTATAGATCCAAATATAATGACAAAACAATAATAACAAAAAAATAATAAAAAATGACACTAAAAGAAAGAATCAATGCAGACTATATGACTGCATTCAAAGCAAAAGACAGCGTGAGTAAAAATCTCTTATCTGTTATCAAAGGAGAGATACAAACTATTGAAAAAAATACAGGTATTGAAAATATGTCTGATGAAGACGTACTGAAAATTATAACAAAAACAAAAAAGAGTCTTGATGAAACGAATTCTAAATTTCCATCCGACGAGACTACAACAGAACTAGCTATAATTGAAACATACCTACCAAAACAGATGTCGGTAGAAGAGATTGAAGATAAAGTTAGACAACTGATATCTGATGGTGTAAATAACATTGGAATGGTGATGAAAGCATTTACAGACTTACCTGCAGATAAAAAGGTAGTTGGTGCTGCCTTTGCAAAACTGAAGTGATGAAAACCAGAATACACATAAACCAACATCACATACGTTCCAATAAAACTAAAGGGACTGATCTACCAGTGATAACGGTGAAACAGGGTAAGAAAAACACATACTGCAACGAGGTCGAAATACTCGGCCCGAGCAGAGTGTTGTATTGTGGATCCGGTAATCAAAAACCAATATTGAGTTGTGGTGCTAGAGTGGTCATTGAAACAGAAGCCGAGGTTATAATACATAAAATCGATGGAGAAACTGACAAAGAGTGAAGAACACTACCGTGATTTGATGCACGACATAATAGAGACCAATAAGACATACACCGTCGTGCAGGGTATTGGCGACGTTATAAAGGGTGGATATGGTGATATGGGGTTCAAATCGGATCAGAAAGACTGGTTCTGGTTATGGAGTGGGTTCGACAACGATATCGAACAGGAATTGTACGACATCTACCTAGACACAAAAGGTCAACCAGAGGGTGAGTATGAGTTCACCGCCATATTCACAAAGTCACGTGAAGAAGGTCTGATACTCGAATTCATAGAACTAACCTTTATACAGACATTCACACAGAGAAGTAGAGAACTGGCACTAAATCAGATATTAGACGATGAAATCATCGACATATTCAACATTTAAGACTCACCAAGTGCCGCCATAACCGCCTCGAATACCATCTCTGGTGAAATAGAAGTTGTACACTCAAACCTTTTATCAGTTCCGGAATAGACCGGGCACCATAACCAGTTTCCTGCATCAAAATTATAAAGGTGTGGTTTGTTGAAACAACCATTACAAACATTATCCGGTGGTGACACACGGTGGTTGTTTATAGTAAATTCATTATTTTTTACAGTTGTTCCGGATATCATAACCACTTGTTTATCGAGACCATATGCTAACCATCCCAATCCACTACTAACACCTATGAAAGCATCACAATGTTCGATATATCTTATAACCTCGGAGAATTCCATACCTACTTTTTTGTCGGATTTTTCAGGAAGACTATTCCAATAACCATCAATTCCAAAAACTTCATATTTATCCAACGAAACAACTTTTATACCTTCAGACTCCAACATCTCACAAAGTTTATCCCATCCACCAACACGATTCCAATACTTACACTGTGTTGTAGTCTGAACACCCAGACAAACATATCTTTCATTAACAGGATTATCTTTACCTGATTTCCTTATCATTGCAGGAATCTCTTTATATTCTAAACCGAACTGATCCGAGTATCCTTTCTGTAATGGACGATCAAATAGATATTCAAATCTCCAAATATTTGAATAGTTCTCTATCGAAACATCCCTTCCAACGAAACAAAGGTTTGGATACTCTGTAGATTTAAATATATCAGACCAAGCACAATCTACATCGGCAACAATACCTTTACTGGCTGCCCACTTCTGTGCATATGGTATAAATGCTATTGTATCACCCAGTGCCGCAGATCCTGATTTTAGAAGTAACTTATCCACTACTCTAGGACAAATTGTGAAGTAGTCTTTAATCTGTTGTTCATTAAATACAGTATAGAAATCATCCGAATTAGCATCAGGGTCGTAACAGAAGTATCCGTTTTTAAAATCTCTTAGAGTCAAAAATGCACCAGTTTTTAGACTGAATTCAACTAAAGATGATATGTCAGGATTTCCAGTGACAAGAACCTTCTTTCTTTTTAGATCCATACGCTCTACGTGTAAAGGAATTGTTCCAAAGTTAACAGAAACCTCCCAATCCACAAATCGGTCAACCGGTGTATACATATACGCCCAATTACCCGGAGTTTTACCTATGGTAGTTTCAAATATTATAGAGTTGGTTTTGTTGTCACGGAAAACTGCACTGAGTCCCTGAGAGTGTAGTGATGTTTTAACAAATGTTCTTCCGTTTTTGAAATCAACCTGAATTCCTGATTTTTCCTGTTTAGGTAGTCTAAGTATTTTTGTGTTTTTGTATTGCCATTCTAATTGTGATTTTTCCGAAATTTCATAAACACGTTTATAATATTGTAACATTTTAGTGACAACAATATTCCACGACAAAGATTCTCTAGTTTGTTTTATAGATTCAACCAAACCATCATATTTAAATAGACACTCATCAATTTTCAAAACTACATCCTCTAAATCTCTACTACATCTAATAAGTCCCGGGACATCTACATAAGATGTACCAACAACAGGTATTCCACACGATAAAGACTCAACAACCGTTAGGTTAGGATGACCTGCTTCTATAATCGAAGGATTTAAGAATAATGTATGTTTAGAAAGCTCTTTAATTGAATCTTCGTAATTCAAATCGTAAATAATCTGAAGTTTATCATAAGATACTTTGTGATATTCAAAGAATTCACGGTTACTACTTGGACATATTATAGTAATAGGAAGTTGTAACCTATTGGCAGCATCAATTCCAATCAAAAATCCTTTCCTATCATAAAGTGAATCACCACCGAGTCCGTTATTAGCCATCATAACAATACCAGGAGACCTACGAACCATCTCCGAACGATCTAAAAATATGTAGTCTTCGTTGTTCACACCATGTTGTAAATAAACTATGTTAGACATATTATCGAAATACTCAATAAGATGTGGTGAGTGAACGAATGTAATTTTCGAATTTTTGATAGCATCATAGTTATCTTTATAACATTGAGAGTCTTTACCAAAATGTTCTACGTGGTGGTCGTGTAGTGAAAAAACATATTCAATTCCTCTTTCATTTAGAATATTCGCAAGATTTGCCATATGAACATGTACAATTTGATTATCACTATTAGAAACATCATCTGTATAAAGTATTTCCACGTCATATCCAACCGAACGAAGAGATTTAGTATACTCCCATATAATTTTTTCTACCGCACCCCATCCTGTTGGTGGTATTTGCATTACACCCGGAGTTACTTGTATTATCTTTTGAACATTCATATTATCAATTCTTATTTTTAAAATCGTTTAGTCTGTAAGCTAGTTTTTCCATACAAATTTGATTATGATTATAGATATCACCATCATCGAGACTAGTTATTATGCCATTACCGGATATCCTATATCCACCAGATACAAAATTCTCACACCTTATCTTTCCTAACAAAGATAGTTCGAAATTAATGGCCCAATCATGAAACTTAATATCCTTCATCCACTCAAACGAAATATTTTTAATATTTCGGAAAGTTCTTCCAAATCCTACGTAATTAGTCGATAAAAGTTCTTCTGTTGTTGGCTCCTCAATCACAGGTGTTATTATAGTTCCAGAAAATTCTCCCTCTGGTGTTGCATAGAAACAACCAGTACTATGCATTACATATTCTGGATTTGCGTCTAAAAAGTCAATCTGTTTTTGGAACTTTTGATTATCTGTAAGGAAATCATCTCCATCGAGATAAGTTATGTATTCGCCTCTACATAGACTTATTAACTTTACCGTATTTTCACCATAACCAAAGTTATTTTGATTCACATAGTATGATATACGACCGATATAATTCGAAAGTATTGTTGCTGATGAATCCGAAGAACAGTCATCACCAACTATTATTTCGTAATAGAAATTTGTTTCCTGTTCGAGAACACTCTGTATACACTTATCAAGATATGATTCGAAGTTGTAACACGGTATTATAACACTGAGTTTCATTTATTTTGATATTTTTTTATCAACCTTATATTATAGTCCGGTCTGTCTATTTTATAGAAGTCTTCACGTATCAAATCCTTTAATAGTTGATTGGATATCGGGTGGTTTTGATGAGAATTTATAAGCTCTTTTCTGAAATTTATTCCTAAAACACTCTCTATATCAGCAACAATTTCACCAACAGTAGACTGGTTATCCAATGATATATCAACAATACCTAAGAAATCAGAAAGTATAATACCTTTTGTTAATGTATAAAGGTCATCTGCATCGATTAATGATCTATATTGATTCACATTAACCTTTATACACAAATCATTTGATATACAATTTATAAAATGATTGAAAAGGTTTGTTGAATTTCCACCACTACCGACAACCGTGGGTAATCTAAGTATCAAATAATTTTTGAATCTATCCATTAAAATACGTTCCATTTCAATTTTATGTCGTATATAAGGACTTTCAAAACTACCATCCGACAAAGAAGCAGTACTAAAGTAAATAATCCTACAATTTTGGTTCAATCCACATAACATATCTATCTCCCTTTTGAATTCAAAAGGGTCATCACACAAAGAGCTAGAAACACCAGATGCGAAAATAATAATATTACTATCCTCTCTAAAAATAGAGAAAGATTTTGCAATAAGTCCATTACCTACAATCATTACCTTTTCGAATTATTTAATATGTTTTTTAGCGAATATTGTACCTCTTTCTTCCCACTCACTTGCAGGATTTTTACAATCGTCCTGGTATATTTTGTAATCAAATTTACCATCTAATCTTTTTGTTATTGAGTCTCTAAGTCTACCTCCAAAGTTATCGTGGAATTCAAGTATTATATTATTCAGTTTGTCAAGTGTTTCGTCAGACATACCATCAAATATGGCATATTCTGATCCTTCTACATCTATCTTAACAAGACCAATATCTTCCAAATTATACTCAGCCATAAGATCATCGATACTTATTGATGGAACAATAACTGTCTCTGATAAACCAGCAGTGTGATCGTGAAAAACCGAACCCACTAATGAGTTGTTAGGATCTGTGTGTATTTCCATTTCACCAGTTTTGTCGTATACTGCCTTCTTAACTAGTCTTACATTTTCTCTACCCGAGTGAATATCTTCGAATATACCAATTGCATTTTCGTTTATCTCTACTGAAACAACCTCAGATGCACCTTTACGAATAGCAAGTTCTGTGAATAGACCTATGTTAGCACCGATGTCTAATACTGTTCCTATCTCTCCACCTAATAGGAAATTGTCATAAATTTTGTCGGTGAAGAACTGTTCGTAGTTAACGAATATTGGTTCAAACGATTCGACTCTGAATTTTTCTTTGATTATCGACGCCGGTTTTATTCTAGTTGTCTGAACATACTTTCTCTCACCATCGATGTAGAAGTCATATAGAAAACCACCAAAGTTAGGATTGTCCTGGAAGTCGTAGTATGGTTTTGGTATAGGAACACACCAAACGGTAGAACCAGATTCAAATTTAGAATCAAAAGAATAAATTGGCACCTCTGTATCGATGTCTCTTATACAAACCATACATTCCAGTGTCGGTTGTTCTAAATATTTGAAGTCTATTTGGTTAGTTTCCGATGAAAATGATATTTCAAAAAGTTTTCTTTTGAAGAATTCATCTGTTAAGTTTTCTGTTTTCATAATTTCTTTATTTTCTAATTTTATAAAATCTGTGAGTTCTATCACATTTTTTTCTACTTCTTCGTGCATAAATCTAACCATTGAAGACTCCGAATACATACCCATATAGAAGTCTCTATCACGTAAGAAAAGTGGAACATTCCAAGCCATTGCTTCCCTTATTACTAAAGGGTTAGTCTCCCGGTCACCATACTCACCTCTCGATGGAAATATTACACAATCCATACAAGAGTAGAATTTTTCAGCATCCGATCTCTCACCCCATATCTTACAATTAGATGGAAGATTATTCAACAAAGGTTCCCAATATTGTCTGTAATTGTCTGTTTGATTTCCAACAAAGTGAAAATCTACACCAGGCATAAGTTTGGCTAATTCTATTGTCTCAGATTGATTCTTTCTACGTGAGAATAAACCAACCTGAAGTATATGCTTACGGGAAGGATCTAAACCTAGTTCAGAAAGTAAACCACGATTTCTTTCACCTGCTAAAATTTCATGTTCTAACATCTCAACCGGTATACCGAGCGGTAAGAAGTTCTTAACCTGCCAAGGACTAACAACTAACATTTTGTCAGGTATGTACCTTTTCTCGGTATAATCTATCGAAGAATCGTGTAGTGTATCAAATATTAAATATTCACGATCAGGTGTGTATATAAGGTCAAGAAGTGCCGGTTCAAAGTGATAATCGGATAACTCCTCAAAGTGTATAACATCTGGGTTTACCTCGGAAATTAGTTTTAGTAAAATTTCGTTATTACCATTTAGAGATACAAGTCTTTCACCAATAAGAGACTCTATTTTATCTCTTATCGATCTATACGCAGGTTCAAAACTTTTCTCGACCACCCACACATCATGGTCATCTTTTAGTAGTTCAACTTTTCTCCTAAGGTATTCTGGCATTCCTCCTGTGGAAAGGTGTGGTGTTATGTATACAATTCTCATGACTGTTATATTCTATATAACGTAATGGTTTTATATAAGATTAAGTTAATATATAGGTTATGAGAATATTAAAATTTGAAGAGTTTGATATGTTGAACGAGGCACTACCACGTCAAAATTCAGTAGAAAAACTAAAAAGGGTTATGAAACAATCGGCAAAAACCGATATTGGAAATAGAATTTCTGATATGAATAAGCAGGGTGCTAACATACAATATATTCAAAACCCAATCGATACAGGCATCGAATCATATGAAGATTATGAGAAACATAACAAAAAATTCGTATCATCTTGGAATCTGAAAGGTATGTTAGGTCCATTCAAAGGAGAAGATAATAAACAAAACAAATAAACTTACCAAACACATTCGATATAAACTATATGTTTAGTTTCGAAAAATTCGAGGTAGAAAAAGATAAAGCAAACCACTTTATTTACGGTTCTTTGATTACACTCACATCTTTGATTTTTGGTGTTTCACCACTTTCATCTTTCCTATTATGTACTGCAATTGCAATACTTAAGGAGGTTTGGGACCTATTTTACGGTTCGGGATTCGATTGGCTTGATATCATCTGGACAATTTTGGGTTCAATAGTTGTTATTGTATCATTTTTTATCAAAAAAACATAATCAAACTAAACTTTTAGTAGTAAAACTAATATAATAATCATTAGGCAATGGTGCCTGAATAACTAAAAAAATAAAAAGCAAAATGGCAGAATTTGATGATTTGTTTAACGGAGGTTTAGACAGCAAAATGGACTTCCTTAACGAGCAAAAAACGGTAACTAACAATGATGGTATCTACAGAGTAGATCTTTCAAAAGTAAAAGACAAGAAAAAAGGATGGAGATCAGTGGTTAGGTTTTTACCAAACTTATCCAAAGAAGGAAAAGTTGGACAGGTGACTGTAGAGAAAATTACACACTATGTTAACATCAAAAATATGAAAGAGTTAAGCGGATGGTTCGACTCACCTAAAAATTTCGGAGAGAAATGTCCACTTACAGATCTTTACTACAACATGCAGAACTCTAAAAATGCTATGTTGATTGAAAAATCAAAACAATTAAACTTCTCACGTAAATACTACTCTTATGTATTAGTATTAGAAGACGAGCAACAACCAGAATTAGTTGGTAAAATTATGATTTTCCAATACGGTAAGACTATCAAAGACAAAATCGGAGTAGAAAAATCAGGTGAGATTTCTGGAACATCATGTAACGTTTTCGATTTAGCAGAAGGTAAAGACTTTGTACTTGTTGTGAAAGAAACTGGACAAGGTGACGAAAAATACCCTGATTACAAACAAAGTATGTTCAAACCAGAAAAGAGTTCACTTCCTATCTATTTCAAAGATAAAAACGCTTTCAAAAACGTACCTACTACAACTAACGATGGTGGAAAATTGGTTGTAAATCCAGAAGCACAAGGAAAAGTTAAAGACTTCCTTCTTGATAGAGAACACGATATTGAAGATTTCGCACCTAAGAAACTCAATGATGAGCAACAAGGTAAGATTAATGAAATTACTAACTTTTTGTTAGGAAAATCTTCGGGATCATTCAACGCGAATAAGACGAACACGGCCAAGCCTTCAACTGAAGACTTCGAGTTCGACGAAAACTTCACTTCAAACCAAAGTGTAGCTTCTGCAACAACAGAAGAAGACGACTTCTTCTCAGATTTCTAAAACAGAAATATATTAAAAAACCACCAATTGGTGGTTTTTTTGTTTAAAGGAAAACACATACTAAATATATCTAAACAAAGGTATTGATAACCAATATAAAAAGAAGCGAAAAAAAACTTATAAGAACATGAATCTAGCTAACAGATCCTTTATGGACAACAGAACCGGAGAGGTAATAAAGGTGATAGACTCCTTTGAAAACATAGCCATACTGGAGAATAAAACTAAAGTTGATGTTAGGAGACTACTAAACTCGGAACATTACACCGAATACATAGATCCGAAAAAATTCATAGATAACACATCAAGTAATATTCATAATTCTATTTTTGAATCTATAAAATCTATACCAACAAATAATATACAATTTGATGAAGTAGATGGAGAAATAAGAGTTACACCCGATAATAATATGACAACTACTAATAGAAATTTCGACGAACCTGTAGTCTACACATCATCTATCGAAGATGAGAAGGCAGAACTCGCAAAAAAATATGGGGTTTCTATAGACAACACTATGGAACAGAATAGACAGAATGAGGCATTCTCACGATTATTAGGAGAAGACTCAGTAGATGAGTTACCAGTAGTAAAAAAGTACACTCCAAACGAGAATGTTCAAAGAGTTGAAGTCGTAAGGGACGATTCAACTGGAGATGTTTTAGCCAACGATGTAGTAAATAAAATTACAACGGAAAAGAAGGATCCTTGGGAAATGTTTCGTGGTATAAAGAGAGGAATTGAATTCAAATTAGATTTACCACTTACTAACAAAATACCAAAATTAGAGTTCATAGAAATGATGGAGGAGTCATATGATAAAAGTATTATAGAATTCTTAGCACAAGATATAACACATGAGATACTAAGAAATCCGGAAACTCTAAGGGGTAGTATCGAAGCAAAAATACGCGAGATGGTTTACGGCGAAGTTTTAAAAACTAAAACAACAACTAAAACAACAACTAAAAGAACAACAACTAAAAGAACACCTAAACCAAACACTGCAATAGGTGAGAAACCTGTAAGAAAGACCTCTGGTACAAAAACACGTCAAAGAAAAAAGACAATCACTGATGATCAATAAAATTTTTTTAGATGCAGCAGTAGAGATAAGGAAAAAGTATATCGAAAACTTAATGGATATAGAAAGATCGACTAAAAGATTAGATATAACCAAACAAAAACTATCTGATGCCGAAAGTAAAATGTCTAAAATAATTAAAGACATAGAACTAAAACAAAAGAAACGAAAGTTGGAAGAAAACTTAGATCCTTATGTTAAAGCAAAGTCCGATGAGATGATTTCAATTCTACAAGAGATTGAAGATGAAGGTGAATCTCTCGAAAACTATATAAAGGATATAAATGAAAAGAATGAAAAACTTATTAAGGAGGAAATAGAACTAAAACGACTAATAAATCAAAAACACCCTGACCTAAAAGACGAAGAGATAAAACGAATCGTAATACAAAGGATAGAAAAAGAAGGGCTTCTCTAATGAGAAGCCTTTTTTTTATATATATGGAAAATTAAATTCCGAAATGTCTAAGCTTTCAAAGTTTATAAAACTAGACAAAGACGTGCTAATGGAGTACGTCTATAACGACACAAACCTAATAAACGACAGGTACAAAATACTTACCGACACAAGAACACGTACAAGATCTTATATTGCAGCAGATACGAGTACCACAGGAAACACATCGTTAAATACAATAATAAATCTCGACTTTACAGGTACAAGATATGGTGTTATGAATCCTGATTACTACTCATATCAACAAGTGAGTGATTATGCATCAGGCACACCAACTCGTCACGACACAATAAAGATACACCTTCCTATAAACTGGAACTTTGGTGAGTACATAGGCTTCTATATGAGGTCTTATGTTATGGATGCAACTGGAAGTATTGAGATAAATCTTTCAAACTTCTTCTTCGATATGACTGATTCGTCTCAGCAATATCTGATGAAATACTCTGCACCACCACTTCTCTTCCAAGAGAAACTATGGGGAAAGGCAGTAGTAGTTGAAATACCGTCAGCTGCAGGAGTTTCTTCTCAACTTGCAAACGGAGAACCAAAACCGAATAGTATAAACCAAAATCTATCTGGTGGTCTCGGACTTAGTCCAACATCACCTATATTCATTGACTTTGTATTCATAGGAGGAAAACAAACAATAAATGGTATAAAATCATACACACTTGGTGATAAACTTACCACCAGTGTACCTCAGACTCCAGAGTACGAAGATTTAGCAGTTAAAGTACAACATTCAAAAAATGGAGATTACTTCGAGATATTCGGAACATTCAATGAAAACATAACAGAATTCAAAAAGTTTCTCGACGACTCATACAGGATGGGACAGAGATATTACATAGAATATTCAGTAACTATGTTCGAACAGAATGTAAGGGGAAAGACTATAACATTCACGGTAACAGAGGGATTCAACGAGACTATAGACTATAGACCAATAATAAAATACTCCACAACAACTGCAATAATAGATGTTGAAATGAGATTAATAGATGATGCCGATAAAAGCACCATAATAAGAAGAGCATCATACGGTATGTTACAAGACGAGGTTTCTAAATACAGTATGAATCTCACAAAGATAAACCTAGAGAATGCCAACAAACCAAAGATATACAACATTAAAAATAGTATAGACGCATCTCTTTTAGGCAAGACTAACGCATTAGGTCTTCCAAACGCATCCAGAGGAAGAACCGGAATAGGATATAAAAAAGGACCAGCATTCGCCAAAGGTGCATCGACCGGAAATGGAAATGCAATGGGTGGAATAGGAACCGGTGGAAATACTACAACCGTAGTTAAGGAACCATATCCAGTATTGGTAGAGAAGTTTAACGTTATCGGAAAATCTGATAATGTAATAATAAACAACAACCTATTTTTCGGAGAGGGCAAAATGGTCATAAAGATATATCCGTTTGACAACATACTTAAGTTTGTTATAGCAACTGGAGATTCAACAGCACCAAATTACCTAGATATGAGTGGATTGGGTGAAATAAAAATAGTATTCAAAAACGATTCCGCCAAAGAAGAGTTTCCAATAATGACACAATCAAATGAGATAAACACCGCAGGCGGTGTTATTGTTTTCAAAATACCAGAATCCAGGTTTCTATCTATAAAGAAGATTTTCTCTACAGGTAATAATATATTCTATATAACCGCCACAAATGCAGGAGGTTCGACACAGGTATATAATGGTTTATATCAGATATACGACACAACAACTAACATAGGAACGTTGAATAACGCAACACAAACTGCTGCTGCAACAACCACACAACCTACGACTAAAACAGATCCTAACTACGGAAAAGAAACCGCAACGGTAACTTATAAACAGGTAACTCAATCGACGACACCGAACAAAAAACCGTAGAAAAAAACATAAGTAAAGAAAATGAGAATTAGTTCACAGTCGTCACAATTTGTATTCAATCTTCCAACAGATTTTTTGAAACCGGAGACTATAGAATATTATCAAGGAATACTCGAAAAGAACTTTGTACAATACGAAAACGTAATAGACTACTTAAGTTCAACTATAAAAAGTGTTAATTTTCCGGGAATAAGTTTCGAAATGCCAAAACAAATACTACCAAGAGGAAAAGAAAGGCAATACAAACCAGCAAAAAACGTTCAGGATATAACAACAACACACGACCTCACCGTTACTTTTAGATCGGTAGATTCAGATTTGAATTATTGGTTAATGTTTGACATAATAACAAAACACTACCTTGATTTACAGAATCAATACGTTATGCCATTTACAATAACGTGTGTTGACATACATAGAGACGCCATATACAGAATAAAGTTCTTCGAAATAATCATAAAAGGACTTCAGGAAAATACTTTTAACTACTCACAACAGAAAATAACTGCAAAAGACTTCACTATGAACTTCCACTTCAACTTCTATGACATAGAATTTTTGATGGATCAAAGGAAAATATTAATTGATAATGATATACCTACCATATTAAACAATAACAACATAAAAGATAATTTCCTAGTCGAACACTGGAAGAAAAAACGTTAACAAAAATGAAAAAGTTAGATACTAAAAATATTAAACAGATTCCAATGATGGAAGTCCAATACATTAAGGAAGAAACTAAGAAATTTCAGATTGTATTACACCATACCGCAGGAAACTCATCCGGACCAGCAACAATAAAAATGTGGGATTCTGATGATAGAGGTAGAATTGCAACGTGTGTTACAATTTCAGGTAATGGATTATCCAAAGATACTTTTGATGGAGAAATTTGTCAAGCATTTTCATCTAAGTATTGGGCATATCATTTGGGTATCAAACCCGATGTATTTAAATCGGTAGGTGTGCCTTATCAAAATATTGATAAGATATCTATTGGTATTGAGATTTGTAACTGGGGACCATTGACAAAAGTAGGTAATAAATTTATAAACTACGTTAATAGAGAAATACCCAATTCACAAGTATGTGAATTGGATAAACCTTATAAAGGACATAAGTATTATCACGCTTATACAGACGCACAAATTGAATCAGTTAGACAATTATTAGTACATTGGAATAATACTTATGGAATTCCTTTAGAATATAAACCATCAGATATGTGGGACGTGTCAGCAAATGCTCTGAAAGGAGTACCTGGTGTTTATACTCATAATTCTTACAGAAGAGATAAAACAGACATATCGCCACAACCAAAGATGATAGCTATGTTAGAATCTCTAATCGTTTAGTTCATATATAGATGCAGGATAAGGGTTCTGATAGTGGTCGACGTTAGAGTTATACGCACAATGGTACTTACCAACACTACTGGAACATACCCACATCTCTGCCATCATCCTCCACCTAAAAAGATTACCATCTGGTGCCCAACTTATCGGGTGTGCAAGAGTTCTTATATGTTCTGATTTTGACCACCAGAAGTTTCCACTATAATGTACAGGAGTCTTCCCATATCCCCAGTATGCAGGATGTGTGTAAACATCCTCTTTATTACCGAAGTGGTTTATACCGGTACAATCATTTGATTCTAATTCGGATAGACGATCCTTCCATTTAGTAACGTTGAAGTATGCCAAAAGGCTTGTCCAATCTTCAATGAAGGGATGTCCCTTTGATACACCTTTTGTGTGTATATAAAGAACACGGAAATCCTCTTTCAATGAATGTTCGAAAATTTTTGTTATAGTTGGAAACTCACACACAGAGAGATCATTTCCGTTTTCAATCACGTTAATCTTATCACCGGATAAATCTACATTCAACAAAGACCTATCACCATTAACAACTAAATATATTCCATCACAGAATTCGTACAGACCACTTTTTCTTACATTAGACAAAAGTTTTGAGAGAACCGAGTTGACCGTACCCATAACTGCCACATTTATATAAACATATGTTTTCATATTTTTAGAGAATAGTTTTTTTAATTTTATCTATCATAAGTTCGTACCTATTACGATTTGTCATACTATGTAGTGGAGAAACTACATAATCCGCAAACCTCTCTCTCTGATGCCACAGATGTGTTACAGAACCTGCCAACAAATCAGTAGTCTGAAGTTCTTCACCAAATACCGGTTCGAGATAACGGAATTTTAAACCTGCATCCTTCAAAACCCAAAAGAAATCATAGTAAGGTTCTGTCTCTGGCTTCCATATCATACCCAATGGTTTTCCGGAAGATCCAAACTCCATATCATACTCATAACGAGTACCATTCCTTTTATCAAAAGGATATTCTTCTATCCATTCTTCTCGAAACTGAGGAATAATTACTCTATTTGCCCAAGCTTCTATACATCGACGATTCATAACCATAAAAAATGCATTCAATGCCATATGGTTTCCGGATCTATATTCGAAGTGACCGTCAGGTGGACCTGCAATATCGATACCATTTTTCTCCATATCCGAAATAAGCTCTAATATTTGATCCGCTGAAGTTATAAAGCAATCCTCATCTATATGAACATACCAATCAGAATCAACCGACATTGAGTAATCCAACCATCTGTACCAAACAGAAAACCAGCCATTTCGTCCATCAAACTTTATGTGTTGAGATTGAGGAAAGAATTTCCTTATACATGCAGTTTGATATTCCTGTATATCAGAGAAAGTTGAGGTTGTAAAAAATGTTATTTTCATATTTCAATTTTTATTCTATCCTCAATAGAGAGTACACGTCTTTTGTTCCAATTGACCTCATCTTGTGCCCACCTCATATGATACATCTGATCCGCCTGGTCCGCATTCCTTTTACCAGCAGCATGATGCATATGTTCAAAAACCGTCTCGTCCGACATACGATTATCAATCAAAAGACCAAGATCTACTAAGTTATTATAAAGTTCACAATCACTGAACATATGTCCATAAGAAGGGTGGTATATAACACCATTCATCCTTCTAAGACACGAATATGTCATAATTGGAATAGTAACTGCAGGATGTAACATATTAGATGAATCCGGTAATTGGTACCCATCACGTACCATCAATGCTGCTTCTCCTTTACCAGACAATTGTTCTAAGAGATAGGTATCCCATCCCATAGGTGGAAGGAAGTCATCACTTGCAAAAACAACAATGTCTTCATCTACACATGAACCCATCTTTGTTCCCAATGAGGAACTCAATTGGTAAGATGGATAACAAACGCCTATTTGGTTAGTGTTAACTACCATAACATAATTTCTGGATGTATCAAGGTACTGTTTGACCTCATCCGCATGTTCTTTCCAATTAACTGCCACATAAGTGGTAACAACTTCAGAATTATCAGCTCTCTCAATCCATTGTGCGTGTGCATGATTGAACTGAGATGGTCTCAAAGTACACCATAGTAAGTGTATCATATAAAAGTTTTTGTTTTTTATATTGAAAAAAAAAGGAGAGTTTTTAACTCTCCTTCAATTAGTTAGATTTTTTACTCCTTTTCTTCTTAGGTTTTTCAGACTTTATTATAGTCTCTTCCTTCTCAGAGTCATAATCAAGGTATAGATTAGTTCCCTCTGCAGGGTTTGTCTCTATTATGAAGTCTGTTATAACGTCATCAACCCATCTTTGAATTGCTCTCTTAAGTGGTCTAGCACCATACTTAGGATCATATCCAACCTCAACCAAATGGTTTTTGAGTGTTTCTGTGAGTTCAATAGGAAATCCTATATCAGATGCTCTCTTGATAGTTTTAGTAAGTTCTAAATCAACAATCTTCATTATCTCACCCTTACCAAGATCTTTGAAGTAGATGATGTCATCAAGTCTGTTTATAAACTCAGGTGCGAATTTATTTTTCAATTCTTTCTCAAGAATAGATTTGATTTCATCTTCTTTCATCGATTCTCTGTTTTTTGTAGAGAAACCAACACCAGTTCCAAAATCTTTGACTTGTCTAGTTCCTACGTTGGAAGTCATAAGTATGATACAATTTTTGAAACTTACTTTTCTTCCGTGTGAGTCTGTAACATGTCCATCGTCAAGCATCTGTAAAAATATGTTGAATACTTCTGGGTGCGCCTTTTCAATCTCATCAAATAAGACAACAGAATAAGGTTTTCTTCTAATTCTATCAAGAATATTCGCATCTTCATACCCAACGTATCCTGGTGCAGATCCCTGTATTTTAGTCATAGATATCTTATCCATATATTCAGACATATCTAATCTAATCATAGAATCCTCAGAGTCAAATAAATACTTAGCAATTTGTTTAGCTAATTCTGTTTTACCAACACCTGAGTTACCAATCAACATACCACTGAACACAGGTTTGTTAGCGTCTTTCATTCCAACTCGACCTCTTTGTATAGCACGAACCACTTTTCTTACAGCCTCATCCTGACCAACAACTTTACCAGCAATTTCAGAATACATCCTAGAAAGTCTCTCATTCTCCTTTTCACCCACTTTTTGAAGTGGAATTCCAGTCATCATTGAAACAACCTCTGCAACGTTGTCTTCAGTAACAGTCTGTCTATTCTTCTCAGATTCAGACTCCCACTCTTTTCTCGCTTTATCAAGTGCCTCATTCAACTTACGTTCAACGTCTCTAAGTTTTGCAGCTTCTTCATACTTCTGAGATCTAATTACATCGTGTTTTTTATCTTTGATGTCAAATATCTGTTTCTCAATATCAGTAATCTCCTTAGGAACAACAATATTAGATATGTGTACTCTGGATCCTGCCTCGTCAAGTGCATCAATAGCTTTATCAGGAAGGAACCTATCAGTAATATACCTTGATGTAAGATCAACACAAGCCTTTATTGCGGCCTCTGTATAATTAACATTGTGGTGCGACTCATATTTGTCTTTAATGTTACCGATGATTTCAATTGTCTCTTCTGGACTAGCAGGTTCAATCATTACTTTTTGAAACCTTCTCTCTAATGCACCATCCTTCTCAATGTGTTTACGGTATTCATCAAGTGTTGTAGCACCAATAATTTGAATCTCACCTCTCGATAATGCAGGTTTGAACATATTACTCGCATCCATAGATCCAGAGGCACCACCAGCACCAATCATAGTGTGTATTTCATCAATAAAAAGAATAACATCAGGGTTCTTCTCAACCTCACCCATAAGTGCTTTAATTCTTTCTTCGAACTGACCACGATATTTTGTCCCAGCTACCATCGAAGCAAGGTCCAACATAACCACTCTTTTATTAAAGAGTATTCTGGAAACTTTCCTCTGAACAATTCGAAGTGCAAGACCTTCTGCTACAGATGACTTACCAACACCCGGTTCACCAATTAGAATAGGATTGTTTTTCTTTCTTCTTGAAAGTATTTGAGAAACTCTCTCAATCTCTTTCTCACGACCTACGATTGGGTCTAATTTACCTTCTTCTGCCATCTTTGTAAGATCTCGGCTATAAGTATCAAGCACTGGAGTCTTAGACTTAGAATCTGGTTTTTTGGACGAAGATGAACCAAAAGGTTTATCGTCATCGTCATCGTCTTCTATCGCGGCCCTCACCTCGTGTTGGCGTTTGATATACTCGTTTTCTTTTTGCATATTTTTATCCATATACTATTTATGGTTTTTTGGTTCTGTGTTTATATCATTAATGTCGTCCGGAGTTTCATATCCGAATAATTCATCTATTCTTTTATCCCTCTCATATTGTATTGACTTCATACCACCATTCCTGGAGACGATGTCGAATACGACACCTGATGTGTCGAAAGTTATAGATTTTATTCGTGACCCAGTAAATTTCCATTTATTAGTCTCAAATTCAAAACTATTACCAGACTCATATAAGTCAATTATTTTCTGTTCCGATACTAAATCTTTTACAAACACAACAGATTTTATGTTGTGTTGATCCTCACTAAACTGCGTTGTTATGGCTTCTATCATATAAGTTTCACCATCTATTTTCATCCATTCCATCATTCGAACAATTGGTCTATCTTTATATCCCTGTAGTAACTTTTAAAATCACTATCAGTTAAACTTATTCTACCCGGCTTACCTTTAAGATGCCACTTACGATCAAACCTACTATATAGGTCGTAAACATATTCAGCCTGTACTTTTACCTCGCCCATTATTTCAGTTCGTTTAAACTCAGTTATATTAACGTTTTCAACGTCTTGGTACTGATTATTCATTTGCTCATAATTCTGTATGATATCAACCAAATATACACTAAGTCTTTCATCTATATCCATTAGGCCAATTTCAATCCTGATAAAAAGTCTCGAAGTCTTACATTCTTCTCACCACCAATTGAATTCACCCACTCTTCGTAGATTTCTCTTTCATCTTTGTTAGCGTCTGTCTGAAAATAACCGTTCCTGTACATTTTGTCAATCTTTTGTGTTGTAATCATTCTATCTGTGAGATATTCACTTTTGTTCATCCAGATCCAGTCACCCAGGTCTAAGTATTTCTTACGATTGAATACTCTCTCGTCCACTATAAAAACAACCGCAGAAAGCATATCATTCAAATCTGGCTCATAAAACGTGGCATTCGGTATACCAATCTCATTGAGTGTTATAAGGTGTCCCTCCATACTTCCAGTAAATTCACCTTCATGATATCGGTTCTGACTATGGTTAGAAGTTCCTCCGTTTAAAATTATAAACGTTTTCCAGTTGTCTGCCCAATCGTTATAAAGTACATCAGTTTTTTCCCTTTTGACCATCTGACCATACTCGACAGTAGCATGACCAAACTGTATTGCCTGTTGGATCGCGGATATATTGTATGGAACTATTCCATACATCCTAAGTTCAAGTTTATCTTCCATATGAATTATACCTGTCACATAGGTATAGTTTCGAAAAATCTATCTTATTTTATTTGCAATACTTCTGTTACCAAATTGTTTCATTGTAGTTACTTCAAGAAGCATCTTTTTTGTTATGAAGTCTGGAATTTGTAAATCATAATCTTCTGACGGTATTTCGACTTCGGCTATAATAAGTGTGGCAGATTCCGTAAAAAGATCTACCTCCCACTTCAATTCACCATCGGTATATATGTGTCGGGTTTTTTTCAACATCTTCGAACTACCAGGATATTTAACACACCTCCTTCTGAAGTCGTAGAACTCTGCTTTTGTGAGCTCTTTCTCTTGTTCATCATTCGACATATCAGATATACGAGTCTTAACAGTGTGTACAAACTTCTTACCCTTTACTTTGGAATCCATCTGTCTAGCTCTTTCCCAGATACCTTCCGAGTTTTTGTAGTAGTATTGCCAAATTTTTATTTTGTCAACCGGTTCTATATCCGGTAATGACTTCAGTAGGAACTTTCTCTCAATCTCTATCATCCTTTCTTATCTTTCTTTCATATTTAGCCAGAAATGTTGACATTCCGACGAGGCCTAATGTAAGGATAATTGGCGGCATAACCATACCAAGTCCACATAATATACCAATGGCAGAAACAACCCATATAAAGGCGGCAGTTGTTATACCAACAAGTTTGTCCTCATGTTGCATAATTACACCACCTCCTAAAAATCCGATACCGGTTACAATTGTTGAGAGTATACGTGTTGGGTCACCCGTATATTTAGCAGCAACAAACGATGCAACTGTGAAAAGACACGATCCAACACAAATCAATATAATTGTTCTAAGACCTGCACTTTTATTTTTAAGTTCACGTTCATATCCTACTATAGCACCACATATTGTGGCTATTAGCACTTTAAATGCAATTGGCAAAAACATTGCCATCTCTTGGTAAAAATTCATCTGTTATATAGTAAAAAAAAATCTATCCTTATACTATACGTTTTAGATCAATTTGTTTTCTTTACTTCTCACATCTAAATATTCTAATAATCTTTCTATCAATGTGAATGCTCTATCAAAAGGTTCTTTATTCTTAACAAGTGTTCTATTTGCAGTGTTATAGTCAATCCCTTTATTCATATAAAATACCTCTATTAACTCATCAGGAACGAAAACTCCAGAATATTTCATCTGCATAACATAAGGCATAACCACACTCTTAGGATCTAATGAAAAATTATCATTTAAAACGTCATACGAATCAGGAAGTTTTTTTCCATCATAATCGTCTGCACCATCATCACCATGTACAAAGAATCCACATACCTTACCTTCAAGATGATTTCTTAACATTCCGTCATACTTACCACTCCTTGCTAATTTCCCAGTTTTTTCAACATTTTTTATTTCATCACCGGTTATCTTTTTAGCATCATCTATAGTTAATGTCTGGTTTATACAAACCAATCTATCGAAAAGCGTTTTTATTTGTGATGTTAGTGAATGCCAGTGTATAGGAGAAAATATAAGAAATGCATCACATTTTTGTAATCTGTCATATACATCTAACTCTGCTAATAAATCTGTAGTCTTACCACCTTTAAAATAACAGGAACACGGAAAGTGACAATGATATCCACCCGCAGTAGATACACAACCTTTACATGGTTGTATATTCGGTTTCTTAGATGTGTTAACTGATAGGTCAATAATTGTAAAATCAATAAAAGGCGAGTATCTCTCAATCGTCGCTTTTAATATCTTATCGGTTTTTGATTCCATACCAGGACAAGTATCTAAATCTCGTGGTGAACCTTGAAAAACGAGTACATTCGGTTTCTTATCACCTATTTTTCTTATAATCATAAGTTATATATTAACTGATCAAACTCGTATATAAATTTTTGAATTTCTACGATTGGAGTTTTCTATCTCATTTATAACAAGTATCATTATAAGTCTTTCTAACTCAGTTGTCATTTCCACCTCTATATCGTCTAAAAGAACACGATTTATGAATAATTCATCTTTTATTAATTCAAAATCGCTATCAGGTGGTGTCCAATAGTCACCAGGACAATGTGTCCAATAACCCTCAAAATCCTGTGTAAACTCAACTAATAGACCATCTTCAAGTCCTTCGACCGTAAAGTTCATCCAAGATTCATCTAATGTTATATGATCAGAGTTCTCTATAAGGTCTGAGTAGTTATCACTTCTGGTGAAGTCACCATCACATAATATCGCAGTACCGAAGTCTATCGTCATCACTATCTATTTTTGCTAAGATAGCTAAATTAACAATAATATTGTTATTTTCTTTATAAAGATTTGGTTTTTATATATAGTGTATGTCAATAAAAATAGGAAGTAAAATAGTTTCAGATTCAATTGTGTTCCATGTGGACTTCGCCAACCGTAAATGTTTTGCACCAAACCTAATTAATTACTCTTCCTGGACAACAGGTACAGGACACATAGCATCAGATACTACAAAGTATGGTGTTACTAATTTTAATATGAGTTCGACTACGAATGAGAATATAAGGGTAGAACAAAGTAATCCATTTGGATACGCCAAATCAGTTGTATGGAAATCATCATCACAAGATGATTATGTCGGAGAATTTTCTAATCCAGATGGTGGATTTCTTACCGGCAATGCCGCTATTGATAAAAATAAATTGTACCGTTTCTCAGTTTGGACAAAAAGAGATGCAATGTCAACAGGTCTAACTACATCTGGATCTTTATATTTTGGAGTAAATATGTATGATATATCGACAAGACAATTTGCACCAAGTAAGAACTCATCTCCTACACTTGGTCTCACAAGTAGTTACTATTCATATTTTCACTATACACCAAATAATAATCCAAGTACAACATTAGATGTTTCTCCACCATGGTTAGGAGGTATTAATATTTGGACATTAGCAGTCGGACACGTCTGGCCGGTCGGAAGTACATATGGTGTTATTACACCAGGTAGTGCAATCGGTTCTTTGGCAAGAAACTACGCTCATCCAGATTCCGGTGTTTGGACAACAAACTCCGGAAAGGTAGGAAACCTAATAGGATCAACCATATTAAATAATTCAGGATTTACAGACTTTATTTGGAACTACTCAACGGTTACTTCACAACTAAATGCATATCACTTTTATTCAACAGATACAGCAACTCAATCATTCATCTACCCAAGGATAGATTTGGTTGACGGATTGGAACCGAGTATACAAGATCTTTTGATTGGACCAGAACCGGTTAAAGATATGTCTTCGAAAATGAACGTAATATATCCATTCAGTACGACAAATTTTGATAAAAACGAAAGAGGACTTGTTTTTTCAGGAATTGAAAGTGAGGTCATAGGAGGTACTTTATCCTCAACATTTTCTGTCTTCTCAGTAAGTGCCTGGTTTAAGCCGAGTACACAAATAAGCTCAACGACACCTGGACAGACACTCGTGCAGTTCGGATCGCCTGCAATTACACAACCGTTTGTGATATTCCTCGGCGATACGACATCAAATGTTACAAATGAGGTCATATCAATCTGGGGGTCTGGTAAGTTCACTTCCGTTGTATCACCTTTGGTATTACAGGCAGTATGGCAGAATCTAACAATGGTTTGGCAGGGATCCTCTTATAACATTTATTTGAACGGTGTTTTGCAGAGTACCGTGGCAGGAAGTACAGGACACGCAACGCCGAACCTTAACGTGGACTACGCCGCATTAGGTGGAAGGAAGTACGCAACATTAGGTGTTGAGTGGGGAGCGTTCTTTCAGGGAATAATTGGATCCGTTGTTGTTTATGAAAAATCACTAACAGAATCAGAAGTTATTTCCAACTACAACACAATGATTAGAAAATACGTATAAATGAAAAATACCAAAATAGTACACATAAAACCCAATGCACAGAATGTAGAGATGTGGATTGCATACGACAAAACAAGTAATGAGGCCATCGGTCACATATTTATGTCAATAGAACCTAATCAAAAGATAAAATTCTTAGATGCCTGGGTCGAAGAGAACCACCGAAGGAAAGGTCTTTACCGTGCACTTTGGGAGACTAGGTGGGAATATGTGAAAGATAACTATAAAGGTTGGACCGTATATGCATGGTGTAAAGAAACATCTCTTCCTCTATTATTGGAAAAAGGTTTCGATTCAGGTGAAAGCGTTACCTACGTCGAAAAGAAGGTTGATTGAAAACCTATTTGTCGCAAATGTATATACATATAAAAGGAATACAAATGCCAGCTAAAGACAAAATGTTCACACTTAGACTACCGAGCAAACTGCTCGATGAATACAGACTTTTCTGTGAGGAGAACTCTATAAACATATCCAAACGTATACGTAGATTTATGGAAAGAGACCTGGAAGCTTGGCAACAAAAGAAAAGAGCACTCGGTCAAAATCAAAACAACAACACACAGAAATGATGAAGGCAGACAAATACTACAAAGATAACATCAATAAAATTTTAAAAGAAGGATCTTGGGATGAGAAGCCACGCCCGAGTTGGAAGGATGGAACACCAGCATATACTAAATTTATAACTGGTGTGTTCGAAGAATACGACTTAGAAAATGGTGAGTTTCCTATAACAACTCTCAGGAATACTGCAATCAAAACTGGTATAAAAGAAATCCTTTGGATATACCAAAAACAATCAAACTCACTATCAGATGCACACGATATGGGTATAAACTGGTGGGACGAATGGGATATTGGTGATGGTACAATTGGTCAAAGATATGGTGCCACAATAAGAAGATATGGACTTATGGACGATTTATTGAATGGTCTTATTAATGACCCATTCGGTAGAAGACACATAATCGATATGTATCAGTATGCTGACTTAAAGGAGACACCCGGACTTCACCCTTGTGCATTTATGACTAAGTATTCGGTTAGGAGAAAGGATGGTGAGCTCTACTTAGATATGACACTTGATCAAAGATCGAATGATTACGTTATGGCGGGTTACATCAACAAAATACAATATGTTGCATTACAGATGATGGTTGCGACTCATTGTGGTTTCAAAGTTGGTAAGTTTTGTCATATGGTTCAGAACCTACATATCTACGATAGACACTTCGATGCAGTGAAAGAGATTATGGAAAGAGAATCGATAAATTCTTACCCAAAGATAGAATTGTTAGGTATGAAAAACTTCTACGATTATACCATCGATGACTTTTCAATAACAGGAACTGAAGGAATTAAAAAACTTTCAGAAAAGTTAGAAATAGCAGTATAATTTTTACTCATTAAGTGGATACCTAGGAAGATCTATTCTCATATTAGCATTATCTGCAAAAACGAGATGTCTCGAATCATTACCAACTATCATTTGATTTAGTAGTTTGTCGTGATAATCTTCAGGTATTACATCGTTAAACAATCTGATATTAGTAGCCCTCATATCAGATGCAATAACTAAACAATCTGCACCCTCTACCAAAGCTTCAAATGGAACCATATCACGTGAATCCGAATAAACCTTTCTAAGTATAGTACTATTAATCATACCTGCCTTAGACTCGTCATCAACATCACGTTTATAAATCCATTGTGACATAGTCCGCTGTCTTTGATCCAAATTCAGTACATAACAATACCATACCTCTTCGTCTAATGCCGTCGCGTCGTTTGTCTGTACACCGAGTAAATCCCAATCATATTCAACACCATTTAGAACTACGGAAACTCTGTCATTAGACATTCTAACCTGCCAACCTAATGAATTTGCCTGGTCGTAATAACTAAAGAAGTAATATACATCGTCAAAAACATAATTGTTTATATTGAACCAAATCATATAACCTAAATTGTCAGTCTCCCTAAAGTAAGGATTAACATTATTATAAGAAACTGCCGTCTCACCTAACTCTACAGTAGATAAGTCATAATGTGACTTAGATATTATAGTAGAAGAATTCTCAATTAACTCTCTTTTTATCTTAGCTACAATATTGTGTCTTATAGGATCTCTAGTTAATGGTGCAAATTGTTGTTTGTTTGCAATAGATACTTTGTCTTCTGCCTTCTCTATACCCATAAGCTCGTCCAAAGTAGAATTTTTTGTGAGCTGTTTTATTTTGTCTCTTATATCCGAATCTTGAATATCGAAGTTTGCCGCTTTGTTGTACTTTTTGAGTATTAGTTTATAAGAAACCGCAGAATTATTGAAATTCCTAAATTGTTGTGCATGATCAACCGAATACATACGATTCAACTGACAAAAGTAAATAAAGTCCTCTTTTGATGGTCTACGTTGTGGACCAAAAACTTCTTTGAACATTTTTTTGGTTATGTGAACTTCCATAGTTGAAAAAAGATTCAAGTCAAATTGATTCATAACAATCTGACTATCAGGAAAATTATTTCCCTCAACCGAAATTTTAAGTTCACCCTCACACGAAACGTTATAAAGTTGATATTCATGCATAGTCATATCAGTACCTTTCCTATCAGGATCAGTTGCAAAGTAAATAACTCGATGGCCAAAAACCTCTGCAGCATCTGTACTTAGTTTATTAAGAAGAGACATCGCCGCATTCTGTTGATATGGATTATAAAGACCTGCTTTATTCTCATTACTCATCGCCGGAAGTGTAGAACCATGTTGATCAGTTTGACAATTATCACCAGATAATCCGGTAGATACATTACCTTGTACACCAGATGGATTTGCATAAGGTACAAAGTTTCCAGATTGATCATAATATCCAGCATTGACCATATTACTCATACAATTATCCCTTATACCCATAAGGTTACTTTTAAAATAGTCTTTACTTACATTTTGGAAATCACCCAAAAGGTTTATATCCCTTACAGAAAGTGGTGAGTTTCCACCATTCTCTACCAAAAACTCAACTTGAAAAAATCTTATTGGATTTATTTTAGCAGTAGATACATTTGGATCTGTTAGTGGTTCCCATTTTGACCAAGTACGACTATTGTCTTGAGAATACCTCCACTTAAGTGTAGCGTCCTCTAATACACCACCCGCAATTACTTCATGTCCGGTAAGTTTGAATACTTTATAGATATAAGGTGCTTTCACAATAACAGATTCACCAGGAAGAACATATGCAACACCATCATCCTCTATCACTTTTCGTTCAACTTCTCCTGATATACTATATTCTAATAGTCTTATGGAGCCTATAGTAGATACACCAGCACGTCTCCACCTAATTTGAAGGTGAAGTGTATCCAATGATGGAAAGTCTTTTACGTTTGCCGAAAGTGGAAACCATTCACTATATGCATTACCATCTCGTGAAACCCTATAATGTGTCTCTAAATAACGGTTAGATGTAAGACCTAATGTATCATAAAAAAATTTGTTGAAACAAGCGAAACCTGTTATATTCGAAAAAGTGAGAACATACTCAGCGCCGATAGAATTGAAAGCAGGTGCGGCAGAAACTGAACCTGTTGCCGCTAACAAATCAAAAGAGTCTGAGACAACTATAGTCCCGTTATTGTAATCCACATTTATCATAAAATTGTAAATATTTTACCACAGGTATATATAAAATAAAAAAAACGCACGATAATTATAATAGTATATCATGATGTTGCATTAATACTTATATTAGCATAAAAAAAGAGTTATTATGAAAAGATTCGTAAGAAAAAAAGGATACATCGGTGGTGTTTGTGCCGGCTTAGGTGAGTACACTGGTATAGATGCAATATTCTGGCGTATAGGATTCTTTATGTTCGGTGGAACACTCATTTATATACTTATTTGGATATTCAGTAAAGAGGATTACTAAACGAGTTTTAGATTGTAATATATACATAAAACTTACAAAAAATAAGATGAGTAAACTTAAGAAATTCAACGACTTCAAACTAACTAATGAGTCGGTAGAAAGCAAACACCTATATTGGAATGGTGTAGGAAAACATCAAGAGGAATACGACAAACTCTACGCAGAGTTAGTGGGTGATAGTGGATCATCCGAGACACTTAACGGTGAACTTATTCGTGCAGTATCAAGGTTGTACCACGAGAATTTTAACAACGGAAACTTCAACGCAAAGTCAGATAACTATGACCATTGTAGTCATTGTAGTGGTAGTGGTGAAGTCGAAGCACAATCTTACGACGACGAGGAAGACGCTGGATACGAGGAATGTCCTGAGTGCTGGGGTGAGGGTAAAATCGAGGATGACGCAGAGGTTAGCGAGTTCTACGCAAAGTTCTTAGACATAATCGAAGAAAACGTACCTGAGGCTAGACGTACAGTCGATGCAGTAAGAAACATAATTATGACCGGAAATGGAAACGAGTCCGTGTATGACATATTGATTGATCAGGTGGTAGAACACGTTTTGAAAAACGAAGATCAACCACTCCCAGAAAATTACGATAGAGACTAAAAAAAAAAGAGGCTAAATGCCTCTTTTTTTATTATTATTCAACTAACGTCTAAATTCCTTATAGAAAAATAAAAATTTTATATGGAACTTTTTCACTTTGATATCGAAACGGCTGGTCAGTATCGCGACTACAATGAATTCAAAAACAATGACGAAAGGGGTGCTAAACTCTTTGAGGGTAAATGGACACGTATGGGTTGGGATAAAAAATTCTCACTTGAAGACTCTTATAGTGACCAATGTGGTATAATTTCAACCTATGGTAGAATCTGTTGTATATCATGTGGATATTTAGGTGAAGATGGAAATAAATTGATAAAGAGCTTCTACGGAACAGATGAGAAGGAAATTGTGAATGATTTCAACGAGTTACTTAAGAAGATTGAGAAGAAGAGTTTTAAAATATCTGGTTTCAGAATTAACCATTTCGACATTCCTTGGGTACTTCATAAATTACACAAATACGGAATAAAGCCAGCAGCAATTATTGATCCTTATGATAAAAAACCATGGGATATGAGAATTGTGGATATGGCAGACGATTGGAAACAGAAGTTCGCATACTCTTATAGTTTTGACGAAATGTGTTACGAGCTTGGTGTAGACTCACCCAAAGAAAGTTTCGATGGTTCTCAAGTACACGATGCATATTACAGAGGTGATCTCGAGAACATTAAAGAATATTGTGAGAGAGATGTAGCAGCATCTATAGAAGCATCAATAAAAATATACGTATAAATCATATAAAGCCCATATTCGGGGCACCTGGAACTGATGAGTGAATTGTAAAATCTTCTAAAGAAACACCTTTCACTGCACAAGATGAATGTCTATAAGGAACGGCGGTGTATAAGTTTACACCGTCTTTTTCTATTACGTGTATAACGTAAAGCATTCCATCAACTTTTCTCTTAAAAACTCTCAACTGAAATTTTGTCAGTTTTTTTACTATATATAAAATATTTTGTCAGTTAAATAAGTAAATGAACTACACAACGAATGAAATGAAAAAAGAGGGTTTATAAACCCTCTTTTTTATATATTTTTGAATATATGCATAATAACTGGAACGGTCCAGCCATTTCCAAGCATTCTATATCTTTGTGTGTCACTTACACCTTCAGTGTAACCATCGGAAACACCCTGTAATCTCTCACACTCAATCGGAAGAAGTCTACGGAATCCACTATCACTATCCTTACATGGAACATAAGGACAGTGTGGTGGTTGTTTATGATAGGATGCTAGCAAAGGTTTTGATTTGGTATCAATTGGATTGTGTTTCCATTTATAACTCTTCAAAAATGCAGCATGATGTTTAGCAGTTAGGTAAAATTTTGGAATGATTTCAGAATCATCTACGAGAACGTCACCAATTACAGCATCGTTGTACGTAGGTATTTCATCAACCGGTATGTTAGTCCAGTAAAGTCTCTGCCTGTTCTGTGGACCAAATACGTTACTATTGATGAATATAGGTTCTACACCTAAGGTCTTTGAGATTAAAGTCTTCCATCTCGATTCCATCTTAACATTTTCTAATAGAAAATACTTTGGTTTAAGTTCGGTAAGAAGTCTGACATATTCCCAGAATAAGTATGATTCACCTTCGAACTCAAAATTACTTTTTTTCATTTCGAGATATTGTTCGAGTGTTAGTATATCAACTTTACATTTTGTACTCATACCCTTTCTCTTACCGGCAAAGGTGAATGATTGACAAGGACTTCCACCTATAAGTAAATCAATCTTTGGTAGATTCTTAGAGTCTACATCAATGACACTACCTAATTGTAATGTATCAGGAAAGTTCTTAAGTGTTATAGAGATTGCTTGTTTATCGACCTCGGAGGCGTAGTATTTATCTACTTTTTTACCGAGTCTGGATAGTGCGATTTGTCCACAGGACATTCCATCGAATAGTGATAGTACATTCATACTATTCTATCTTTGAATGTAGTAAATGTTCTACAAAATATCCCAGATTTCTGTTTCAATATCTTTCTCTAAGATAGACGCATCTTTATTAATCATTTCGATAAGGCTAGACATTTTTGATTTCAAAACAGAGTAGTTCTCACCTTCTACTAAGTAATCATAAGTTGGGTCGTGTTCGATAGATTCGAAAGGAAATGATAAAGAACCCTTAGAGTTCACGAATATCATACCACACATTTTTACGAAGTCTTGTTTTATATCTTGCTTATTGTTCATACATCAAATATAGCAAAACTTTCATTGATATCGATAAAGTCCACAATATTTTTTGCAATTCTTCCCGGAAGAAGTGTAACTACACGGATCGCGTAATCACCCTTTTGGTATCTATCTATGTTGAACTCCATTATGATTGTTATGTTATACTCAACACTATAAAAAGCGTATTTACCACTAAACAATTCTTTACCAACTTTATCAGGAAATATACGATTTACAAAATCTTTGAAGAAATTGTTAAACTCTTCAATTGAAGTAAATGATGTACGATTACTGACCCTTTGTATCAGATCATGTGTTGCAGAATCATTCCATTCAACTTTCAATTGAATCTTTTTACCACCCACTCTCTTTTTAAGAGTTATAAGACTAACCAATTTACTATTGAACTCAAATTGTTTATCCTTCATTTTCCGAATATTATCCGAAATCTCACCATTACCCTTTATATTAAGTACATCGGATAACCTGGCCTCAGTAAATGATTTGAATTTCATCATTCACTATATATTATTTTACCGATTCAACTTTGGATTTGATAGTCTTATCAATTAGTTCTTTCAACTTTCTCATCTCGAAAGGTGCCATAGCACTGTTCAGGTACTCAAGATAGGAATCAAGTTCCTTCTGCTCTTTTGATTTCTCGTTTTTGTCGAACATAATATTTATCTTTTAGACTATTTTTATAAAAAAATGATGACGTGCCAACCATACTCAAATCCCTTACAATGACTACTCTCTCAGTAGTTGACGGGTCTTACACCAATTTATTATACTTCTTTCATCACTTTTGTAGTCAGGACAGGATTCGAACCTGTTTGGTGCCTTTCACCTGATCAACTGTGTCGAAACAGTACCACCGTTTTTATACGGGTGCGATTCCCGAGTTTCCGCCACCTGACTAAACGCCTTTGTATCCAAATCGTTGCCCAGGCGTGTGTAGTATCTGAATTGTTCCTACATTACAAATATAAGGTAAAAAATTTTATATATAGTTTTATAAAAAAGAAATAAAATATGAAATACATAAAGTTATTTGAAGAGTATACTCCAGATGAAACACCAGATAAAAAATCAAAATTACCAGCGGAATTAGATAAGTTAGATAAAACTTTAACAGCTGCCGGGTATGAATATACTGGGTATGATGAAAATTATGATAGACATAATTACAAAAATAATTCTGATGATGAAATAGCCATATTCCCTGTTGGTAATTTCAAAAAGAAATTAACTATTTTATATTATATACCAGATAAAAAACTTAAGAATTATGTTATTGAATATAATTCACCAAAAGAAGCTAATGATGATTTAATTGAAAAAACTAAATAATAACGATTTACAAAAGAATGCTTATCCAAACGGATAAGCATTCTTATTTTCAATACTCTATGACCTTCTTCCTATTCATTGAAACAAGCAACATTCTATAACTTTTTATATGTATAGACGACGGATATAGACTTGTGTAGTCGAAGTTAACCAACCTATTTTTATCATTCATATTCCAATTATTCTAAGTAATCTTTCTCTCCTCGACATTTTAGTTTCGTATTTTGGAAGTGTTAGTATAGATGAAATTGAACGCAACTGATGAAAGTTCGTCGTCTCCACCTGATTTTTATACTTAGCCAACAACCTTCCGAAAATAGTATACACAAAAACACCATCTTCTATATCACATCGTACAAAAACTGATAGACCCATTTTTAAAACACTTTCTAATTCCCATCCATCCTCTACAAAAGTACCTACAATTAGAATGAATAAAGATATACCAAAACCTAACCAAAGAAAAGCGTTTCCTGGATGGTAGTTATAACTGACATATATGTTCTTTTGTTTACCCACAAGTAAAGGCTTCTCGTTGAAGACCAAAATATCAGGATCACTATCACCATAAATACCAAACCATTGTCCGTTAATTTCAAATTCGTGGTATATTCGTGTCTCGAACCTTTGTTTTTTTAGTGTTCCCGCGTGATACCAACAAAAAATACAAAGTACTAAAATAATAGTTTTGAACGGATTGTTTACTAAAAGTCCCTTAAATAACAAGAATGGTAAAATCAATAATCTCATATTATCATTTATTTAATATTAATTCAAGTCCTGGTATCATCCACACAGATAGTTCACCATCCATTCTGAAATAGAGATCCCTTACATCCATAGGTTCATCAAAAATATCATTTTTTAAAACCATAAAGTATTTGTGTCCGTTACATCCAACTGGTTCACTATCATAAACCACACCATCAATGTCAATATAGTTGTTTATACGATAACCATCTCTAACATCAACTGTGAAAACTTTAGTTCTGAATTTTTCAGGTGTTACGAATTTTACGAATTCATATGCCAAATGAAGATTATCAAAAGAGAAAATGACTTCATCATGTTTTATACAATCTGGTTTAGGTAGTTTTTCAAGAATTGATTGTATCATCTTACGTTGTACCCTCATAAGACGTTTCGGATTCAAATTACCAAAAACATATTGACGTAATTGTTTAGACCTAGAAAAAAGAGGTGGTATTCCCAAATAAGATACTAACTCTTCCCAACTACCTTTCATCTCATTCAAAAAGTCTGGATCGTAGGATTTCACAGCTTGCCAATTCGCTTTTATCAAATCAAATGAAACATAGTATTTACCTTCAACATAACGAAAGTTTTTGTCGACAGGTAGGTCTGGTACCATAGGATCTAAATTCAAATCATTGAATGCACGAGTTGACTCTATGTATTTGACCAGTAAGTCAGTACATTCTATTCTATATGCAAACATATCACCTACCTCATTCTCCAATTCTTCATACATCGAAACGAGTTCATCTATATCCGAATGACGACCAACCCTTTTATACAGAGACCGGTAGTAATCGAAGTCATCGTAACTAGGTACGTTTAGATCAAATAGTTTACAAAAACTCTTAACGTCCTTCATCGTCTTTCTCTTTTTTCAACTTTTCATTTTCACTAGCCAGTAACGCAGATGATAATCCGAAACAAATTGCAGCACCCCATGCCAACATTTCAGTTTTTGTCTCAGATGTGAAGAAACATACTATACCTAGTAATGTCGCAATAAAAAAAATGTTTTTCATATGTTTTGTTTTTATAAGTTTACAATTTCTCTACGGTAAACAGTTTTAGTTACCGTTTTTCCAGTAATCTTAGAGGTTACTTTTTCAGTTACCAAAACCACCAAAGAACCATCCTCTTCCAATATCTGTGTTTTTACAGAGACGCAAACCAAATTGTTCTCTGTAGTAATTTTACCCACCTTATCCATATCATTCACCATGATTATCAACTTTACTAATTACTCTTTTATTCATCACTTCCTTTACCTGTGAATATGAGATTGGTGTATAATCAATCATATTACAACCCACATCCATTACCTTCCTTTTGTAGTATTCTGGCATAGTCTTAACTAAACCACCATGGCAATGTCCGTGTAACATATAACTACCATAGTGTGCTTTGTTCCAAGACAATATTGGATAATGTGCCATTATTATCTTTTGATATCCCTGAGATCCTCTCGATTGAAGACTATCTTCATCATAAACACCAATTTCAGTTCCATAATCATAAACTTCTTCGAAACGATCCAATCTTCTCAAATCTTCCGGTTTATCGTGGTTACCAGCTATTGCATATATCTTACCATTTAGTTGACTTACGAACCATTTAGTAAGTCCAGACCTTGCAAATGAAAGGTCTCCTAAAAAGTAAACAATACTATCAGAACCAACCACCGAGTTCCACCTTTTTATCAATTCGACGTGCATCTCATCTGTGTTTTGAAATGGTCTACCGTCAAACTTTATAACATTGGCATGACCAACGTGTAAATCACTTATGAAAAATATGTCCTGAGTATCATGCCTCATTCTTCCTAATCTTTTTAATTTTTTTATTTACTAATTTATCTATATTATCTTGTCCATATGTCTCTGAAAGACATCTACCCTCTGAGTCATAGAGTTGCCAACACTCAAGTTCACCCTGTCCATCTACGAATATCTGGCCCTTTACAACTTGTTCGTTAATACGAAGTCTTACATCGTATCGAACTTCGTCGTCCGACTTCTCTGTTTTTATAACATCGAGTCTGGAATTGTTTATCTCCACAAACTTACCGAAATCCAGAATCTTTTTCATGTTTTTATTTTTTTAACAAATATAAAACAAATATAGGAAAAATACATGATATTTTTATATATACTACATGAGAAAGAAAAAAAGAATAATAAGCGACTTCACCAATTTTGCACCTGAATTTGCAAAAGATTTCACGAACGAAACACCAAAGGATATAAACTTAAGAAATTATCTGGACGCCGAAGACCAAAGGAAGATGAGATTAAAGGAACTCGATAGGGAGCAAAAAGAAAGAGAAGAAGCTGAAAAAACAATAGAGGAATCAATTAATAATACAGACGATGTCGCACAAGCAGCACAATACGTGAAGGAGCTTCTGTGGGAGTTCGGAGACGAGATAAAGAAGAAGATTGAGATTGACAAGAACAACATCCTGTACGTGGAAATAAGGCCACCACACAGGCCTATAAACACACTCGATGACCTCAAAACAGGCAACTACATAATGATTGGCGAAGAGTTCGTCGAAAGGCTACAGTCCATCGCTATAATGCTCAACGAACAAGGACTCACTAACATCTTCGAGATTACCTGGACGAACGTCACCAAGGAAGAGGACAAAATCATTAAGCGGACCAGGAAGAGGACAAAAGTCGAAAAGAAATACATACCGAAGATGGTTAGGGAGCTGAAGGACAAACCAAACCACGAGGTCAGAATCCACGAGGTCAGAATAACCGCAGGAAAACCAGTAAAATGATATGAGGATAAGAAGATTTAACGAAGCCGCCACCGAAAATTGGGACAACGTCGAGAATGACATAAGACTTCTTTTTTCAGAGTACACCGACCAAGACGACGATACACTAAAGATAACAGACTGTCACGTTGAGTACAACGGAATGTACAAAGAAGGTAGATTAGTCATAAAGAAGGGTGTAAATTTCGGTACTAACAGAACCGCTGTCGCGAAACTCGTAGAGCTTAAGTTCGACATGTCAAACGAGACCGGAATAGACGAAGTCGAGTCGCAGTTAACATTCAACACTGGTACGTGTATGACCGACCTAGACAAGTTACAGGAAGCGATAGAAATCGTACAGAGGTTCTACATCGCCAGGAACGACAACAACGTCAACTTCAACATAGAGAACGATAATGGTGTACTCGTGTTAATGTTTGTGGTTGTGGGACCGGACATCGAGAAGAAAGAGGACAAGATGCCGAAGGTCAATGGATGGCTCAAAAGGATGGCGGACCTCATAGCAGGATACCAAAAGAAAAGACCGGTATTAAAGGACAACTGGTTAGAGTTCAGATACTCGCCATCTCAGAGTGATATGGAATGGGGTACTAAAATAAGACTCAGTAAGATTGCAGATGGGACACACGAAGAGGTAAGCTCCCCTCAACAGGCAGCATACGTGAAGGCACTGAAAGAAATAAGAGACGAGGCCTGGGAAGAAGGACTGAAACTTAGTATAGGAGGAGGAGACAGGCAGATTGTCATAAAATTCGTGACGAGAGAATGAGATACCTGAAGAAATACGGTGAGATTCTCAACGAGGGACGTGTGAAGAGGTCGGAAAGACTCGACGTGTTCAGGAACGATGACATAATAGTCGTTATGCCACTGACACACACCGCACTCAGGAAGTACGCAAACAAATGCCAGTGGTGCATAAACGACGACATCCACGAGTGGGAGGACTATCACAAGGGCAAGCACGTCGTGATTATACAGAGAAAGCCGAAGGGCACCAAAAAGGGAGTGACCGGGAAGAGCACCGCAGAGGAGATATACGTACTAAACAGATGGGACAGCGGAAACTGGGACCTGGAATCGGTCGAACAGACATTGGAATACCAGTTCCGTAACGAGACCAGCATGGAAAGATACCTACTAGAACTCACATCAGACACATCGAACTTCGCTACCGACATAGTCTACTACTCATCCGAAAGCGGCAGCGTCTACGATATGGAGGACAACAACCTGGCAGACTGCAACAAAGACATATACGACGTGCCGAACATGTCTATGGTAATAGTGGACATAATAAACGACTTCATCGAGGAGCACGGGAAGGAGCACGTCAACGAGAGCAATAGTCATGATAATGACATCACTTCATTGTTCGACGAATTCAAAGGAGAAGTAGAAGTTAAACAGTTAAAATCACACTGGGACAAAAATTTGGATAACAACGTAAATGCCATATCAATCAGACCAACTAATCCGTTCACCAGACACGAGACGACAATGGACGTAAACCATCTTAGTTGGACACTACACTCCGAGAACGACCTTTTAGAAAGGATAATCGACACATGTCGTACCCTCGAAGACGAAGGTAACTGGATCTCTATAAACGTGATGAGATGTAAGTCAAACCTGTTGTCTATACTTTCAGATCCGTTCAATGAGTTCTGGTTCCAGGAAAATATAAGTGGAAGAAGTGGCGATGACGTCTACGCAGTACTCGAATATGCACAAAAGAATTATCCTGACGGCTTCCTGGAAATAACAATAAAATGGTGTAAGAAATGAGCATAATCGAAGAAATAGACGAAAGAGCACAGGAACTACGAGATACAGGTGCCATAGTTTCCTTAATAGACTGGGATAACGCAACACAAGAGTCACTCGAAAGAGAACTGGAAGGATTCAACCTGGAATACAACGTAATACCGTTCCTACTCAGGAAGTTCCAATACAACAAAGGCGATGGACTGGTAATGGTTGGAATAAACTGGGGTGAACTGGAAGGTATCGAACCAATAGTGCATGAGTTTATGCAGATATGTAACGAGATTGGAAAGGTGAAAGGACCTTGGGGACCTCTGATGTACTGTATGGAAGATCCGAATCAACCAGGTGCCAAACTGGAAATTGTACAATCAGGTACACAGGACTTCGTCTTTGTCGAACCGAGAGTCACTATGGAAAGAATAATGACATTCGAAAGTATATCAAAACAAAATAATATATACGTTATGAGAATAAAGAAATTTGACGAGAAGTTCACCAACTTCACCAATGGTGACTACCTACCACAGGAGATGGCCTTTGCTGACCTTATGTCCGATGCAGAGATAGAAGATCGTTTCGATGTAACGAGAGATTACCGACCAACTATTTACAAGAAGTCCGTCATTTACAATTTCACTATAAAAACCGGCGAGTGGGTGAACGACGGTATGAGATCAGTCACGTACACAAAACCCGAGAATTTATACGAGGACTTCAAAAAAAGGACTGACTTCGTAGAGGAGATATACATAGCATGCCAGCGAACACAGGACGAGTATCCAGAAGTCAAGCTAGAGATGACTGAGTCTTGTACAATAAGTAGTGTGCTAGGAAACAAGTTGACGATAAAGGTAATAATGTCCATAAACGAAAAAAATTAAAAATAAGATGAAACACGTAAAGAGCATAAACGAGTTCTTCTACTTCAATAAGGCTAAAGAGAACTTCAGAAAAGGACAGGAGATGGCCAAAGAATACATATCCGAGAATCCTGAGATAATCGACGAGGTGGCACACAAAATAGAGAAGCTAACAACAGAACAAAGAGCAAGGCTTGAAAGTGCAAAGAGTAAACTCGACAAACTGGCAGAGAACCCTGAGACGGCAGAGAAGATGATCGGCGAGTCCATCATCAACGAAAGTTCACGTCTTGATAAAATAGGTGCCTTCCTGGGACTTGGATCAATATTAACCACATTATTAGGAGGATTGGGATCAATGATATACGGTGGATTTAACAACCAACCACTATTCGTAATAGTAGGAATAATATCTACGTTAATCGGTATAGGACTGACGAATATGGGTGGAGGCGACGACAAAAGAAACTACTAAGATGAGAAAACTTAAAGGATATCAGAAGTTCAACGAAGAACTAAGTCCAGAGACCTTGGCCAACGCTGCCTACAAGATGAGACATAGTGACAAGGCGAATAAAGACGAGAGGGCCGACGCACTCAGAGATTGGCGTGTGACGAAGGAGAAACAGATACAGGAACAACTCGAAGAACTCGACGAGTTCGTAAGGGTACAGTTACAAGACATTGATCCAAACGGTGACAGATTTAAGTACGAGACATACTCTGCACAGATAGACGGAAGAAGATCACTAGTAGGAATTGCGAGTAAGTGGAACATAGCAATCATATTAGACACATCAGAAGATTACGATGGTATAGACCTGAAAGAGTTGTGGCCTATAATGGAGGGCATTGAGGAGTACCTTAAGTACCAATGTGACAACATCGAACTCGAATGCCTTATCGGTACAGAGAGAGGTGAAACGACACAAACAGAAATCACCGAAGACCTGAAAGACACAGATAACTGGTCGTGGGTCGGTGCTAAGTTCAATCTCAAATAACAACCACATTCACAACTATTTAAATCAACAAAGCCATTACCGAACTGTATAATTAATACAAAAAAAAAGTTCATTTTATTATGGCAAAACAAGCAAAAGAAATAAAAAAATTTGAGATTAGTAAAATAGGAGGAATATTAGATAATATCGCTAAATCAGTTCCAATCGTTGTAGAGAAAGAGATTAAAGAAAAGACATTCATATCAACAGGTGTTTACCTCCTCGATGCGGCACTATCAGGAAAGTTATTAGGTGGTGGTATCGCAACAAACCGTATAACTGCATTTGCTGGTGAATCTGGATCAGGTAAATCTTTCCTCTGTTACTCATGTGTTAAGCAGGCACAGAAGTTAGGTTACTTCGTCATCTACATCGACACAGAACAGGCAATTGACCTTGAAGACTTTCCTAAATTTGGTGTTGATAATTCACTTGAAAAACTAAGACTAATAAGATCGAACAAAGTAGAGGACGTTAATATCACACTCACTCAATTAGTTGATGAACTCAAACAACAGAAGTTAGCAGGATACGAAATACCTAAAATTATGTTAGTTTTAGATTCATTAGGACAGATGGCATCAAACAAAGAGAAAGAGGATTTATTGAAAGGTGACATCAAACAGGATATGACCAAAGCAAAGGCTCTCGGATCTATGTTCCGTTCTATAAACACAGATTTAGGATACCTCGACATTCCTTTACTTGTAGCAAACCACACATATCTAACTTTAGATCTCTACCCACAAGAAAAATTACGTGGAGGAAATGGATTACTTTATTCTGCGTCAGTAATTGGATTCATGTCAAAATCGAAACTTAAAGATGGAAATGAAGATGATATGGATTTAGGACAATCTGGTATTACCGTTTTATTCAAAACAGCAAAAAACCGTATGGCAAAACCAAAGAAAATAAGATTCGATATTTCTTTTGTAAATGGTATGAACCCATACACTGGTTTAGATGGATTCTGTCGCCCAGAATTCTTCGAAGAAGTCGGTATCGCAAAAGGTAAGATGGAAGTTGATAAGAAAACTGGTGAGATGACATTTACACCTGGTGGCTTGAGATGGTATATTAGACACTTAGGTAAATCAGTTACAACCAAACAATTATTTACACCAGAAATTTTCACAGAAGATGTATTAAATTCAATGGCACCTATTATCAATGATTATTTCAGATTCAAATCACTCGATGAGATTGAGCAAGTAGAGAAAGAATTTGAACAGATTGTAGGTTCTGATGATGAAGACAACAACGATGGATACGTAGACGGAGACGCAGCAGACTTCTTCGGATAGAAAATAAAAACCACCCGAATAGGTGGTTTTTTATTATAAAAATATTTATAAAATGAGATTAATAAGAACATATTCTGATCAACTTAACGATCTAAAAAAACTCAGATTGAATGAGAAATCATTATCAGAAGAAAAGAGAAATACCATAAAACGTTTTCGTGATGCCGGTGATTATAAGTCCCTATTATCCGAATTTAGTACAATGATAGATGATATTAAAAATGTTGCACCAAACATACATTATGATAATATAAACTATGATGAAAAATCAATAGATGATATAGACATATTATACGACAATGATTTATATATTATGATCACCGATCTCAAAAGAGAAGTTGTAGGAAATAGAAATAAAAAATTAGAATTTGATTTATTTGGTTCAGACTATAATATAAGGGAGATATTTCTAAATATTTCATTAGATGAAAAACGTCTAAATAAAATAGATGTGAACAACTCTCTACCACCATTCTTAAGAAATTGTGGCCTAGGTGTAAAAATATATAAGAAAATAATAAAGGATTTCGATTATATATCCTCATTCAACTCAAATAAAGCATCTATATGGAGTAGTATGGTCTTCAAATCACTTACAAGTGATACCGAATTATTCACATTCACAAATGATGATAATATAATAATTTTCTGGAATGAATATCCATACGATGATATTATTAATAAATTGAAAAAATTCTATAAAATACCAGGTGATATGGTATTTGATGATGATTTTCTAAACAGATACAACATAAACGAAGAAGTATTTAGAGAAATGTTAAAATAAAAAAAACCACCCATTCCGGTGGTTTTTTTTCATATACCAATACTATTCAATGCAATTTCCCTCAATGAAGTCTCTATTACACTTCCGTCTACGAGCAGTGTCTCGCCATGTACACGACGGAATTGACTATCGACGTACCAACCTAAGTTGTGTGGATTTACGTAGAAGGTAAGATGTTGTTTATTCTCAACAATAATCTTCTCAGCATCAATCGTAGGACATGCGGGCTTGACTCCTTTGTCGGTAAGGAATTTGTCTATGGTATTGGCGAGTCTTAATATACTCTCCTTTTGTTCCTCATTATACATAATCAGATGGTGTTAGATGTAATCTCTACGGTTACTTTGATAGTAACATTCTGACCAGTGTATTCCTGTAACATCTTATCAACGAAGTCTATTGGTGCCTCAATCACCACAGAACTAATTCCATTCTCACCGTCGTCTTTAGCAGGATACTCAACGATGCAGTTTTCTTTCATCTCTTTAACAACACCAGAGTATTCTTTCTGTTTGTATGATAATAGTGTTCCTTTGGTTGCCATATCTATTGTTTTTAGAATACGAATATAGCAAAACATTTAATTCTCACCAAACCCAGTTATGTTTCCAATGGTATTTTTATTATTCGGCACGTCCTCGAATAGCGAGTCAATCAACTTATTCCTACGACCATCCTTTCCCAACCAGGCCTCCTCGGGTATATAAGAGCCAATCTTTCTTTTGTCGATTGTTACACGTCCTCCACGTTTTTCGATCCACTCTACATAAACAGGTATTTCAAAATCATTGTCGTAGTAATCTGGTTCCCAATATGATACATCTTCATTATACCAATAGTAGTCATAGTAACTAATACCATCACCGAACTCGAGAAAGTAACAGATGTTAGTGTGCCCGACAATCCTCTTCGGTGTCAATCCAGACTCATTCCTGTTCAGTTTTTTATACTTCTTTAAGGACATAAACATTTCATTATCTCGACGTGTGATATTTTCTCACTTCCGTCGTTTGCAGAGAACAACATAAATGGTGTTTTGAAATGAACACCATATGTATCTGTATCATCGATGTGTAGGTCTATTGAATTCCTCTTGCAATAATCGGCCTTTACCATATCCCATTTTTCAGGATCGAATTTCTTCTGAACCGTCCCATCTGGAAACTGTATAACACCAACTTGTTGCTCATCAATAGATTCCATATAATCATACACCGAGAAGAAATGTGTCCAAGCAACACCAAAGGCTTTGACCTTCTCTTTCATATCTTCGGTCACCGAACCACCGGTTATTATATGTACCTCACCTCCGGTCCAAATAACGGCAGAAGCCAGAGAAGCAAAGTCCTCTGGTTTTTTGTCTATTACACCGTGTATATCTAATCCAAGTTTCATATCAACTTAAGCTGAAATCTATTCTCCATAGCATCTAATGCTGCTTGCGGAACATTATGTATGTCTTTTCCACCGTGTCTGTTCTCAACTACAATTGAAAAAACCCTGTATCCATATTTCTTAGCAAGTTCAAAGTATGGCTCCATCTCCCACTCCTGAGTGAATGTGTTGGAAACTGCAATCCTGGTGTAGAATTGATCATTCACCTGATTATCTTTCATATATTGTTCGACGGTGTTTCTACAAAAATCGTGTGCGTTCTTTATGAACTTCGCATCGAACTTGTACTCACCAGTCTCTTTATCAATGAAGTATTTATCTGCTTCACAAACGAGGAAATCGTGATACACCAAAGATAATGCCAGTGTTGACTTACCGGATCCTGGCAATCCCCTCACTATGTATAAGTTTTTTTCCATATTGCTAATATAGTTATAATAATCAAATAAGGTAATACATCTTTGCAAAATCTTCGTATGTGTAGACATCCGGAGTTTCGGACCCGTAGTTCCAATACTCAACAGAACCCTCTTTAGTAAGATTTATGGTCGGCTCGAAACAATCTACCGTAGGTCTTACGTAAGACCAGTTGTTCTCGTTCTGACCGTAGGTGACGAATCTTCCACGACTAGAGCCAGCGTTATCGGCGTGGCTCTTCAACAACTCTATGAAATCGTTCTTTGTCATATATAACTCCTACTTCTTAAGACTGTCATACTCCGCGTTCATATATTTGCAAGATAAATCGTTGGTATACATCGTTCGTATTACGACACCTTCGATGATTCTTCCTTCTGCTTTCTCTTTCACAAATATACCTTCACAATATTCACACAATGCCTCGTAAGTCGGAAACTTCGCGATGTGTGCCTGTGTGTATTCAACACCAAGAAGATTTGCAACATATCTCAAATTGTGTGGAGAAGAGTAGTTGATTCTCTTAGAATATCCCTCAGATAAATCATCAATTCCGAAAAGAACGAGTTTTTGTTTTTCGTTTGCATCTGGATTCACTTTGTTTCCTGATCCTTTCAATCCCTGTCCTATAATCTCTCCACGGAATGCTAGTTGAACACCATACTCTTTACAATATTCGAGTCCTTTATCGAGTAATCCTGAGTTTTTAGCCAGTTCTACCCAGGAGTCTTTCACCTCTTTCTGTATAGGTGTTAGTGTCTCCTCTGCGATATTATCAGTAATAAACTCACCGTTCGTCTCACAGAACCAACCTTTCGTCATAGTATCACGATCAAAGTGTTTTCTATACTCTAAACCCTCTGATGAAACGTATCCAGTTGTTTGTAATTGTTCCATCTTCTTTTCCATAGAACGTGAACAAACACCAACTTTCCACTCATCATCTTTTAATTTGAAGTATGTTGTATGTGAAGAACCATCTCTTTTGATTGTTATACCAAGTTCTTGTCCTTCCTCAATTACACGTTTGATATGTGAAACTAAATTGAGCGCATTCGGTTCATCCGTTTTATACATAAATGAAGGGAATTCACCAGCAGCCAATCCTGACCCCGCACTTTCCGGTTCTTCATATTTTGTAACACCGAGTTTCTCTGCCAAATCTTCTATATCTTCTATTTTAGAATAAGCATTCGGTGAAGGTAAATCACTATAAAAACAATAGTTTTCAGGATCCGAATTATTTAGAAAATCTTCTACTTCTGAAAGTGGCATAAGAATACCATTTGAATAAATTGGATCACTACTTCCTTCAAATTGGAAGTTAAATTTGATTGCACGTATTCTGTTTTGTTTTCCAAGTCTACTTTTTTTCGGTTCACCACCAGGTGCAATAAAACTGGAAAACAATTCATTATCAGACAAACAATAATCTGGTTGTATGTAAACGGCCTTAGAACCAATCTCATACAAACCTTTCTGTGCGATTACATTGAACCCACATTCACCTCCATCAGCAAACTCGAACTTAGCAACCGAGATTGAGTTCGCTTCTTGACCGTCCTTATAAACCGGAACCAGTCTTGTTATCTTTACAATTTCTACTACTTTTACCATACTGCTAATATAAGGATTTTTTGTTTACAATCATCCAAGACATCACCTTTATTATTTGACCTGGATCTTTTATACCGTGGTAGAACTGAACAATACTCGAATCGTCACATCTCTCATATATCTCATAGAGTGGAGTATGATTATTGAATGTGTTATCGAGGTAGTAATTGTAGGAGTCATCACTTTCTACTTCAACCAATGTTTCGAATACCGTTGTGTTAACGAAATATCTTGGTAGAAAATCTGTGTAGCCTCTTTTCCATATAAGAACGTTAAACGCAGTTTCATCTCCAAATGGGAAATAGTGTCTGGACTTTCCGTCTCGGTGAAAATAACTATTATCAACGATAGAACACCACTCCTGTAAGAAGTCTCTACACGAAGAATTGTAACACAACATAGAAGTCCAAAGGTAGTGTGTTGTTCTATCACTTACACCAAGATATTCCTTAAGCATAGATTCGTCATACTGTGAGGTAGTTCCATCTTGGTGCATCTCCCAATAGTAAACAAAGTTTAGAGGACCCGCACATGCTATAGGGTAATCCTTTTCAGTAGTCAGTTTTGAGGGATTGAACCTTTTACCAATTAGTATATCGGTGTCAAAGTATATAAGATCACCTTCAAACTCTAATGATTGTAACATTATGTGTGGTTTGTAGAATTGAAAGTTTTGTCTTTCGACCGGTGGATCCCACCTACGTTTGACCAAATTTGGGTATTCTATATCGGAATCATAACCTATCATATAAAAAACGACGGTATGAGACTCTGCATCAGCATATGACCTAGACGCCAAAAATGAGTCGACCATATGTTCGTATGCTTTGTTTGAATATATTACTAATGTTGCCATATACTATTTAGTAGAACTGAAGCTCCTTTTTAACAATGATTTTATGGCTTCGGTTCCTTCCAGAGTTAACTGCCGAGAACCAATTCCTGCAAATGGTTTGGTTACTAATGGTTCTTTAGATGGAACGAAGCGTTCAGAAGAATAAGACCACACAAACCATTCACACTTTACCTGATCAAACACATATACTTCTCTTTCGTGTAATATTGCCATCTCCACAGCATATCCTGTCCCACCTGCAACAATTTCTTTCTTAGCGGTGGATACTCGACCTTTCGGTTCAGTATGCCCTGGTGCAACTATAGTTGATACTGCAAAGACTTGCATAGAATATTTAACCTGTGCCCAGTTACGTGCCAAAAGATTTATGTGTCTTTCTACACCTTTTCTTCCAATACTTTTTGCAGCAGACTTAACTTTTTCAGATCCTTCTCTGAAATCATCTAATGAAATCTCTACTTTGTTGGGTGATTTATGTCTTTCCGTCTTCCAGGAGTATGCATAAACAGGTATTCCCATATTGACACATCCGAGTTCAAACTCAGTGTCTGCTCCTTCTGCTCCACCACTATGGCAGGATATAGGAGATTTTACCTCGACAAAAAAATCCTCAATTCTCATGCACTTTATATTAAAAAGAAATACAAAGTTCCGTATATTCGTAAAAAGAAAAAGATATGACAAACATTGATAACATAGCATACGATTTATTAGAAAGACCAATTGATGATCAACAAATGGTTGACTTATTGAGAATGATGGACGACTGGAAGGCACAACAGTATATGGATGAGGTCAATAAGATTGATTGTCATTTGAAGTCTAAATGTGGTATTTTCAAACCTATCGAAAACGACTTACCTTTCTGATTATGGCGGCTAAGAAGAAATGTGAACTTTGGCTCGGAACGAGTACGAATTTCTTCAGATTTGGAGAGTTTGAGAGCATATCTGATGCTAAGAAATATGTTCGCGATTGTATCAACTGCTACCACGAGATTCGTCCGGTCGAGAAAACAAAGGCCGAGAAAAGAAACGATGTTTTGGTATCTATCGGAATTTAAAAAGTAATTTAATGTTTGTTATTTTATCTAAACAAATTGGTGAATATATATCTATAATATAGATGGCATACAACCGTAACAAAAGAAATGAGAACGATAAATTCTACACAAAAGAAAAAACCGTATTAGATGTTCTTTCTAAAATCGAACTTAATAATTTTGACGTCGTTATAGAGCCATCTGCCGGAGGTGGTGCATTCACAGAAAAGATAAATCACACAAACCTATTATCATTTGATATTGCACCAGAATCAAAACGAGTCAAAAAACAAAATTGGTTAGAATTTGATCCTTCGGATTTATCAGGTAAAATACTCGTTGTCGGTAATCCACCTTTCGGTAATCAGGGAACTCTGGCACTTAAGTTTTTGAAAAAAGCTGCAGATATTGGTGCAGAAACTATAGCATTCATACTTCCAAAGTCTTTCAAAAAAGACACTATAAAAAACAAAATACCATTAGAGTATCATTTAATATACGAGATGGATCTTCCAGATGATTCTTTCACATTGGAAGGAAACGTATATAAAGTACCTTGTGTTTTCCAAATATGGAACAGATTAGATTATCTTAGAGAATTAAAGGTTTATAAAAAGTCTAGCAATCTATTTGAATTTGTAAATAAATCAGAAGCCGACTTTGCATTCAGAAGAGTTGGGTTTTATGCCGGTAGACACTACTTAGAAGTCGATAACAAATCAGAACAATCACATTATTTTATAAAATCTAAAATAGATTTACCCAAATTAATATCGGCGATAGATTCGATAGAATGGGAACACAATAATACAGCAGGTCCAAAAAGTATCGGAAAAGGTGAGTTGATAGAACGTTTAGAAAAACATATTTATATAAATCTATAAGAAAATTTCCTTACATTTGTCAAAAACAGACAAATGAAATATCCAGTATATAGATACATCTATCCTCCAAGACCGAAGAATGCAATACCTTCTTTGGATTTGAACTCATATGATAACAACACAATGTTTGGACAACCTAAATTGGATGGTTCAAATTGTTTAATATTTACAGATGGTAAGAATATAAAGGTTATGAATAGACACTCACAACCTCTTACGAAATTCGAGATACCTAGTGAAGAAATACTAAAATTGTATAAAGGCACTGGTGGTTGGACCGTAATAAACGGAGAGTATATGAATAAATCAAAAAGAGACGGAACTGGAAAAACATTCAATCACAAACTGGTTATATTCGATATACTCGTAAATGATGGTGACTACCTAATAACAAAAACGTTTGAACAAAGATCTAACATACTTGACGAAATGTTTGGTGTAAATTCATCAGAACACGAATACCTTTACTCAGTATCAGAAAATGTATACCGGGTTAAATCATACCTTAATAAATTCAAAGATAAGTATGATGAAATAACTAAAATAGATATGGTTGAAGGGTTGGTACTAAAAAGAAAAAATGCAAGGTTAGAGATTGGAAACACCGAGCTAAACAATATAAAAAGTCAAGTGAAGTGTAGAAAACCTACAAAAAACTATAAGTTCTAAACAGATTCTAATTATAGTATATAAATAATCTAATAGATTATTTCATGCCAGAATTAGCAGAATTGAAAATTATGTCAGACTTCATTAACTCGAAGTCTCAAAAACGAAAATACACTACGGTATATGACGTTACCAAAGGTAATATACCAACACAATCAAACATCATAGAAGGTGACTTTATAGTTAGTGCGGAATCATTCGGTAAAGAACTTATAATAGGACTACACAGTGAGAACAAATCGATAAACGTACACGTTTTTATGGGTATGTCCGGTAACTGGGCTTTCGTTACTACCGATAAGTGGAACGATACCAGGTTCGTTCGTTTCCGACTCGATACAGATGATGGATATTCATTACTTCTTTATGGATCTTATATGGGTCCTAAATATAAAGTAGGTGGATTTGCGACAAAAAGAGGTCCCGATCCGACTAAAGAATTTGATGTTTTTAAAGAAAATGTACTAAATAACCTACACAAAAAGGTATTCGACAAACCAATCTGTGAGGCGTTGTTGGATCAGAAATACTTTAATGGAATTGGCAACTATCTTCGTTCGACTATACTTTATTACTTAGGTGAAAATCCGTTCGATAAAGCCAGAGATGTTATAAACAAAAGACCAGACATACTCGATATGTGTTGTGATATTCCATTACAAGCATACAAATATAATGGAGGTCAACTCAGAGACTGGCATAATCCTAACGGTGGTGATGTAAAAGACTTTTCTGAGTGGGTATTCTACCAAAAAGGAGTTGGGGTAAAGGATAGCACCGGAAGAACTTTCTGGTTTGAAGAAAAGTGGATTCCGTATTGTCCCTACTAAAAACTTACCGTTGATTACTCTTTATAATAGTCATGCCGAACACACTAATAAAGCTTGACACAAATAGTCAGACCTATTTTTTTATCGAGATGACTAAGAGACTTGAAACCTCTGGCTACCAATCTATTCTTCTCACACATAGAGAAGTTCAGAAGGTTATGCCATATCCTGACTCGAAGTTCACGTGGAAATTCACTCTTTCAACCGACATAGTTGAGGACTCAAAAAGATTGACATTAGTCCGTGAACTCGTAGAGAAGGAACCTAACACTTTTGTATTTGTTGAAGGTCTTATGATACACAATCTGATAGATGACTATCCGTTTGTAGAGTATGTACGTCTTATTAGGAGTATTCCGTGTGATGTATTTGTTTTAGAGTTTTTATTGGATACTGACAAAAACAACAATACCGACAAAGGTTATTGTATAAACTATGACAAATACATACGACACCAGGAAAATAGGTATGCTACTTTGCTGCCTAGATCACCTGTACGTAGTGAGCACAACGTGGAGGATCCAGACTTCGGTGTGTTGAGTCTTGAAGAGTGGACTAAGGCATATGTAAGAAACAAAAAAATAAACGAGATAATATGAGCAAATTGAACGAGGGTCTTGACCCTAACAATCCTTCACACCAAATCGTAATCGAAATAAACAACCGTAACGAGGAAAAATATGGACCATATAATGAGGAGATGAAACTATTTCAAGCTTTTGTGTCGAATGGAAACCACAATTATGAAATACCAAAGACGATACCAAAATACAATTATAAAGAATTGAATGCAGCATTTGATGCGGGTAAATCAAGAGACTACGAAAGTTTGGAGTCTTGGTTAGAATATAAAAAAACAAACGAAAAAAATGGAAACTAGTACTGAAAAGGAATACATTATTGGGTCTGGAGATCCAATATCTCTTTACGACTTTGTAAGAGAACAACTACAGGATGTAGATACCACCGATTTGAGTGACGATGTAAGTGAAATACAGGTAGAAGTAACACCTGAGAAAGTATACTTCTGGACAAGGGTTTATTTAAAGGATGAAGATGTCAATATAAAAATAGGTGACAACGTATGGATAGAGTATACACCTAGTGGTGAAAGACTTGAATCAACATTCATAACATATGGTAAAAAAGGACTCGAAAGAGATCATGAAGATGAAGTAGTTAATTACAATCCTGAGGAAGACAGAAAAATACTTTGTCTAATGATAGAAGAAAAACAAGTTAACGAAGGTGAAGGAATACCTTTCATAAGAACGCTGTTCAAATTAGGAAGGCATTATGATTATCAACTTGTAAGACGCGACGAACTAATATTCGTAAAGAGTGATGGTGGAATATTGGATTACTACGACTGTGACTTCTAACATAAACATAGTTAAAGTCAAAAATATAAACAACAACAAATACACAATTAGATGCTTATAGAGACACAATACCTAACACATACAAAAAAACTGGTAGCCAGCTACGTAGACAAATCTGGAGAAATAAAACTAAAATACTACGACTGGGAGAATCCTATGAAATATGTAACGTGTGAAGAGAATGATCCACAAAGACACCCAGACTACAAATCGTGGGATGGAAAACACGTTAAACAAATAGAGGTCGACAGACCTGACAGGTACGCAATCTACGAGTTCTTAGATGGATTACCAGCAAAGGAACAGGAAGAGCTTTTTGAGTTCAACCTTCCGAAAGTTTACTTCCTTGATATCGAGACCGAGATTGTTGACGGATTTCCAGAACCGGCAGACGTTAAAGATGCCGAAGGAAATGTTGTTAAAGAAGGAGCATCTACACAGGTTCTGTCTATATCCATAGTATATGATGATAAAATAATACTTCTGGGACTAAAAGACATGCCAGAAGATATGCAACTTAGAATACAGAAGAACACAAATAAATACTTTGAGAAGTTTGGTGTAGATTATAAATTCAAATATGTTAAGTACGAAGACGAATTTGAAATGCTTTACACATTCTTCCATAAGATGGCACCAAAAATGCCTTTGATGACCGGTTGGAACTTCCTCAACTATGACTGGTTATACCTTGTCAACCGAGCTAGGAAGATAACCAAATGGATGAACGGGAAAGAATGGACAATAAATCCAGCAGAATCATCACCACTCAAAAGAATGAATAAAATATGGGGAACTGAATTCGAAGTACCTATGCATCGAATGATTTTTGACTATATGCAACTATATGAGATATGTGACACATCCATAAAAGTTAAAGAGTCATCTTCACTGGATTTCGTATCGAATAAATTGGTTGGTGTTGAGAAGATAAAATATACAGGATCTTTACAGAAATTATATGAGGATGACTTCGAAACATTTATGTATTACAACGCCGTCGATTCTGTGTTGGTTCAAAAGATACATGACTCTAAAAATTACATATCTATTGTATATGCAATCTCTTCATTATCTAAAATAAAAATTGTAGACGTTGTTTCACAGATGAACAACGCATTGGCATCATTAGCAATCACTGAAGGTGTTTTGAGAGGTAGATTCCGAGAAATGGATAACATAGTACTTTTCAAAGAAGGTAAAGGTGAAGGTGAGTCAGCATTAGCTGGTGGGTGGGTAAAAGATCCGGTGGTTGGAATGAACAGATGGTGCGTGACATACGATTTTGCCTCACTTTATCCAACAACTCAAAGGCAATTCTTTATCGCACCAGAAAACTTTGTTGGAGTACAGGATACTAAGAAACTAACACATTGTGATAACGGACGTGAGATAGATTATGATAAACACGTTCTTTGTGTGAACGGAGTTGTATTTGAGAAACGAATGTCACCTACACTTATTATGCTTGAAGACGTTTATGCGGATAGGAAAAAGAACAAAAAGATAATGATGGATCGAAAAGAAGAACTAAAAGCAGTTCTCGATGAGATAAAAAAATTAGAATCGCAGATATGAAAGAACAATTTGTCTACATAATATCCTGTCAACGTGGTCAGGCACTTCCTGAGATAAGGTCTGTGTGGACCGAATACGACGACGCGATAGTGGCCTACTGCGAAGATCTCGATAATTGGGACAACCAAGACTTCTACCTGCTACACAAATTTCCGGTCGGTAGGTTCTGTGAACCGGGTGAATGGTGTAAAGAGAAACTCGGTAAGAGTAGCAAGAATCGGTTGAAGTTCGAGGAAAAGGAACTTAAAAACCTGCTCAAAACGATAAGACGCAACAGACAGATAGACAATATCTTAGAATAAAAAATACCATCGTTGGATGGTATTTTTACTCAGCGACGAAGATAGAGTCAATCAAACTCCGGAGGTTTTCGCCGAAGTGAACTAGACATTTGTCATAAGCATCTTCCTTCAGCTCTATGCCCTCCTCGATCAGTTGCTCAACGTAGCTAACAACATCTGCCTCGCTTGTGTAGATGTTGAACTCATCATAGTCAAGGATGTGCATAATTTTTATATTTTTCTGTATATATTATGTCAAAAATGTAAAAAACCTCTTTTCCTAAACTATTTTTCGAAAATACTGTATAATTTTTTATAAAAAACACAAAAAAAACGAAATGTCACTCAAAAAAGACCTAGGGATATATAAACCGAGAAAAGCTCAAAGAGAAGCTCTCGAGTTTGTTGACTCACAATGGAAGAAAAATCCAACCACTAAATTCTTCCTTTTGAACCTCCCCGTCGGAGTGGGCAAAAGCCACCTAGCACTTATGATTGCAGACTGGTACCGAAAGAATGTTTCTCGTATGGCGAGGGTAGATGTGATAACAAATAGTAAGATACTACAGGATCAATACTCTGAGACATATACATCCATATGTGATTTGAAGGGAAAGGAGAACTATGAGTGTGAAGCTTATTCGTGTTCATGTGCACAGGGTGCCGAGTTCAACCGATTGAACAAAACAAGGTGTGAGGAATGTCCATACGCTAGTGCAAGAGAAGGTTATATGTCAGGAACAGTATCTCTGACAAACTTTTACCTATACATACTCTACGCCATATATAGTCCCAAATTATTAGAAAGTAGAGGGTCTAGGGTTCTTATAGTTGACGAAGCACACGAATTTGATGATGTAATGTCTAACTTTATATCAATAAAGATAACAGAAACAACACTAAAGAGATATAAATTGGGTAACGAATACGGACTTATGAAGAAGTTGAAGTCAGTTTCAAGTATATCAACTTATGTAGAATTTCTAAAGGAGTTGAATGGTGATATATTAGACTCATTAGAAGGTATGGAGAAAGGTTTAGTCACTGCAGGAAGAAGTGAAAAAACTGACAAAAGGGACCTAAAGATAGACAAAGTACTCGGTAAAAAGAACTCTGATGTAAAACTGATGAACCTTATTACAGACTTAAAACAGTTACAAGTTAAAATAGATGTATTTTTGAAAGAATACAAAGAGAATCCAGACAACTGGGTACTCGAAAGTAACTGGAACGAAAAAACACGTCAGAAAGAACTTTCACTTGAACCTATATGGGCAAGTGATTATTTAGACAAATATGTTTTTAGTAACTATGATATGGTTTTTCTTATGTCCGGAACTATACTTGATAAAAACTTATTTTGTCAACTCAACGGACTTGATGCAGATTTGGCAGCATTCTACTCCATAGAATCTCCTTTCCCATTAAGAAATAGACCAATCTATTATATGCCCTTAGGAAAGATGTCTTACAAAAGTAAAGATGAGACATTCAAAAATTACATTCCTTATATAAGCAAACTTCTCGATAAGTACAAAAATAAAAAAGGAATAATACATACAAACTCTTTCGAACTATCCGGATGGATTCAGAAGTCGGTTAAAGACAAAAGACTTAGATTCCACGACTCTAGCAACAAAGATGAAGTTCTAAGAGAACATTGTGAGACAGAGGATGCAACGGTGATAGTTTCACCATCTATGGATACTGGTGTTAGTTTCGACAACGACAAAGCACGTTTTCAGGTGATTGCCAAAGTACCATATCCATCACTTGCGTCACAAAAAAATAAGATGCGACAACACACAAACTCTGACTGGTACTCATGGAAAACCGTCTGTGGATTGATACAAATGACTGGTCGTGCCGTAAGGTCTGATATAGATTACGCAGACACGATAATAATAGATGGTGGATTTGGTGATGTTATGAGACATAGTTCGCACTTTCTTCCGGAATGGTTCCAGCTAGCGATAAAAAAGATCAACGTGAAATTTGAGGCATAAATAAAAAGCCCACTCAATCGAGTGGGCTTTTATTTATTTCTTTTTCTTTTTCTGGTATGCTGCTAGTGCCGCAGGAATTTCACCTTTCTTAGGTTTTTCAAACTTCTTACTACCTTTGTCTTTGAGTGCTTTAGTCATAGGCTCTTCTGTGTCTCCGTCTTTGTCGAAGTCTTTGAAGTCTGGTTTTTTAGGAGTTTTTTCGTCATCCTTCTTAGGAGCTTTCTTCTTTTCGTTGAATGTTGAGAATCTTTCGAGTCTGATACCTTCATCACCCCATGGTTTATTAGTATCGTCTTCTTCCTCTTCTTCTTCCTCATCATACTCAGAGTCTTCTTCACCTACTGGTGCTAACTCGAAATTTTTATCATAATCATCATCGTCACCATAGATTTCCTCTTCACGATTTGATGGTTTTACGTAATCTCTCAATTCGTCATCGTAATCTACACAATCACATGTTGCAACGTCGTCTCCACAATCCGGACAACTATCCGTTTCTGGTCTTTCGTTTGAAGCTCTTTCTTCTTCTTGATCAAAGTAGAAAAATTCTTCGAAAGCCTTTATGTTTTTTAATTTCATCTTTTAGATTTATTTTTTAGTATATATTTCTTTTCTAATACCAAAAAGCGAAATTCTTACAATAATATATAAAGTATGATTGGAAAATTCGACGAATACAACCTGGGTCGAGAAATGGCTCTGGACTTCTTCAAAAATATGGACACCGCTATAAATGAGTCGGTTAACAAAGAAGAATATAAAAAGATACAAACTGAGGAGATTGATAAGTTCAAATCCGGAGTAAAAGGAGATATTAAACTTAATTTCAACCTTATAGGAACTTTTGGTGCAGGAATTGGTGCACTTTATCCTATAGTAGATAATCTAATATCGAAGACCGCACCAGCAATGGATACACGTACGGTTGTACTTCTAACAATAGCAGCTGTTTACTTAATAGTTCTCGAAGAAAAGAAACACTCTAAAAGTAACGAAGATGGACACAGAAAACAGATGCTTGCTGAAGTTAAGTTAATACTTTCTGAACTACAACTCGCCGGATTCCCTAACGCAAATACCGGAAGTAAAAACGGATCAGATAGTTCGGTTTTGTCAAAAGTCGTAGAGTGTTTAAAGGCAACTAAAAAGATTTTCTTTATACTCATAAAGGGAATCAAAAAGATAGGTCTGATGGATACATTAGAATTTTTTATGCGTGGAAATGCAGCACTAAGGACCGGATTCATAGATATGATTTCATATACGGCTATGTTAGTCCCGGTAATGAATGGTATAAATGCAATTATCGGTATTTACAATATGGACTTAGAAACATTCCTTATGAATCTGGCTATGTTCTCCGCCGGTATAACCGCATTGATGGCCAAACACGGTATCGGTTTCTTTATGAACAAACTAAAAGATGTACTCAAAATTTCTAATAAGGATAGAGAAAGACTAAAAAAAGAAGTCGAAGATATAGAGGTACCACTTATAAAAAAAGTTGGTGATATTGACGGTGATGGTCACGACCTTATAAAGGAACAATAAATATCGGTACTAAAAATAGACTTTTGGTTGCAAACCAAGAGTATCGGTGTCATATAATATCTTATAAAGACATTTAATTTATGACTACCCCACAATTAGAGAAGGTTTACTTCAATTACATACTCAAAAATAAGAAATATTTTGAACTTGTACAACCACATTTTTTCAGAAATTCCGAAATACAATTTGTTTATGGTGTTATAAGGAAATATATGATATCCGGATCAGATATAGCGGTTCCTACACCAAGACAAATACTCGATATGGTCAATATAGATGACAAAGAAGGTATCATCACTAAAGAAATACTAAAGTCAATCTTACAGGTGGATTTGAGAGAATATGATGAAAAAAACTTTATAGAACCAAAGTTCAATGGGTGGTTACTTTCCAATAGGTTAAAGAACGGAACCGTTGATATCATAGATGAGACAAGAGGTCTCGACAATATATCAGATTTCGAAAAAGCAATAGAGGCAGCTAACCGTATAAAAAACATCGTAGATGAGATGTCTTCTACAAATTTCGTTGACGAAGATGATCTCGGTTCTGACTTTGACGAACCAGAAAATCACGTTCAAGATTCTGCAAAATTTAAAGTTAAGTGTGGATTTGAAACAATAGATCATATGCTCGGTGGTGGATGGGATATTGCCACACTAAACGTAATTATGGCTCAAACTAATGGAGGTAAGAGTTTATGGATGCAGAACTTTGCTGTGAAATCTGCTAATATGGGTCATAACGTTCTTTACATAACACTTGAGATGAGTGAGAGAAAGGTTATGAAGAGGCTGGGTGCTATGAGACTTCAGATACCAATCAATGACTACGATACACTCTCAAAGGACACAGAAATGATAAAGAAAAGGATTTCATCACTTAGTAGTCAATCTGGTGGTGATCTCTTTGATAAGAAAGTCGGAAAAATTATAACTAAGTTCTGGGCAGCAGGAACTGCAACAGTTTCTGACTTTGATAATTATATACAGAAGTTAAAGGAGAAGAGAGGTATAAAAATAGACATGATTGTGGTGGATTACATCACACTTATTGCCGCAACAAAGGGTGCAATTGCAGATAACCTATATACCAAAGGAAAATCACTTGCAGAGGGTCTAAGAGCGATAGGTGCCAAATGGGGAGCACCAGTCATCACCGGAGTACAAGTTGCCAAAGATGCTTGGAACTCAGCAGATATAACACTTGAATCTGTTCCAGAATCTAAGGCGATTGCAGAAACGGCAGATACCTTTTTTGCTATAATAAGAACAGAGGAGATGAAAAGACAGAATATCTACAGGTTCAAACTATTAAAACAGAGGGATGGTGATTTCTCGAGAGCTCAGATAAAATTGAACTTAAATCCAACTTATCTAACATTAGAGAACGATCAATTTTTGGATCAATAAAACCAAATCAAAAATAACAAATATAATAAAAAATATAAAAATTCTATGAATAAACGGGTTAATGATGATGAAGAATTATACGAAGAATTGCCAGAAAACAACGATGACGTACAGGAAGACGATGACGAAATCTTAGATGATGACGATAACCTCGACATAATGATAGAGATTGATGACGAAGATTTGAATCTCGATGAAGACGAAGAAAAATCACCTACAGAAGATGATGAAAGTATAGTCTTATCAAAACACAAAATGGAGGGTAAGCACTCACTTAAATATGACTCAATATTTAAAGGTAAGAAGGAAACTCCTATGGATGAAGACGAATTAGACGGATTCGCATACTATCATAAAGAGTCTATAGAAGTTGATAAATCATCAAATTACTACTTCGAATCAATAGATAATGAGAGCTATGTTAGATCAAAGTTAGTTAAGGAAAAAGTTTATACAATACTCTGTGAACAAACAGAACTAAACTTTATGAATAACAGACGCAAACCATCCAGAGCAGACTTTAACACATATTACAATCTTCTAAAAGTTCAATTAGAAGAAGAAAGTTTTACAAACGTAGAATTATTCAATGAGCTTGCTGTATATTTCTCAGATAATTTGTTCAATATGTTTAAACTTTTAGACAACAAATGGAGAAATATGATAATAAATGAACTACAAGAACACATCGGTAAAAACCAGAACTCAAATGAAGTTATGAATAGAAATATTTATGAAGGAACCGAAATTGAATTCATACAGGATGATGGTTGGGGTCACTGTGTTTCAATAACGGGTGTTGTATTGGAAACATATTATGAGACCAGTGAGTTTAAAGTTGATTCTTACGAGAGAATATACTTCATACACATAAGTGAGATAACCAAAATTCTAAATAACACAAAGTTCAAACATAACCTGAATAAACTTAACAACATCGATTTTTTATAAACATAGAACTGTAAAAAATCACAAATTTTCAACTGAATATATTTTAATCCAAAAAACGGCCTAATATATAAACAACAAAAAAATTAGAGTATGAGCATGATAAAAGTAACGAAGAGAAACGGTAAAAAAGAAGCCGTAAACTTCAACAAAATCGTGGATCGAATCACACAACAGACTTATGGTCTGGACCAAAAGTGGATCGTTCCATTCGAAATAGCACAAAAGGTAATCGAGGGTATAACACCAGACATCAGAACGTCTATACTCGATGAACTTGCGATGGAAACTGCAGCATCGTTGGCTACAAAACATCCAGACTATTCAGTACTTGCTGCAAGGTTAGCGATAACAGCATTGCACAAAGAAACCAAAAAAAGTTTCTCAGAAACAGTTGATGACCTCTACAAATATGTAGACCCAAGAACAGGTAAACACTCTCCAATAGTTTCACTCAATTTCAGAAACTTAGTTAAGACACACGCAGATGAATTAGATTCTGCAATTGTACATTCAAGAGACCATAACTTTGACTTCTTTGGATACAAAACTTTGGAAAAATCTTATCTTCTTAAAATAAACGGAAGAGTTGCAGAAAGACCACAATATATGTATATGAGAACCGCACTTCAAATTTGGGGTGAGAATATGGAAAAGGTTGTAAAGACTTATAACGAATTGTCAGAGGGTTACTACACTCATGCAACACCAACATTATTCAACTCAGGTACACCTAGACCTCAGTTATCATCTTGTTTCCTTCTCGATACACAAGGTGATTCTATTGAAGGTATCTTTGATACTCTTAAAGAAGCTGCTCTTATTTCTAAGAATGCAGGTGGTATTGGAATTGCTTTCAATAAAGTTAGAGCAACAGGTACTTACATCGCTGGAACAAATGGAACTTCTAACGGTATTGTTCCTTTCTTGAAAATCTACAATGAGACTGCACGTGCGGTGGATCAAGGTGGTGGCAAAAGAAAAGGTTCTATGGCAATCTATATGGAACCATGGCATGCTGACATAATGGACTTCTTAGATCTTAGAAAGAACCAAGGTAAAGAGGAATTGAGAGCTAGGGATTTATTTTTAGCGATGTGGATGAATGACCTTTTTATGGAAAGAGTAGAACTTGATACAGATTGGTCACTAATGTGTCCACATGAGTGTCCGGGTCTAAATGATACTTATGGTGAAAAGTTCGCTGAACTATACATCAAATATGAGTCCGAAGGTAAATACAAAAAAGTTGTAAAAGCCAGAGAAGTGTGGAACAAAATACTCGAATCACAAATTGAGACAGGTACACCTTATTTACTTTATAAAGATGCTATCAATGAGAAGTCAAACCAATCAAATATTGGAAACATCAAATCGTCTAATTTGTGCGCTGAAATTGTAGAATGTACAGGCGTTACTGAATTTGGTAAAGAGATATTGAAGGATAAAGCAAAATTAGAGTCTTTGAATCTTGGTGAGTTCTGGGGACAAAATGAAGTGAATGAGACTGCGGTTTGTAACCTTGCATCAATTGCTCTACCTAAGTTTATCAATAAAAACAAAACTTACAATTTCAACAAACTTTATGATATTGCTTACGATGCAATTGTAAATTTGAACAATGTTATTGATGTCAACTATTATCCATCTCCGGCCGCTAAGTTCTCAAACCTTTGTCACAGACCAGTTGGACTTGGAGTACAAGGTCTTGCAGATGTATTCTTCACTTTGGGTATTTCATATGAGTCAGATGATGCTAAACAATTGAATAAAGAGATATTCGAAACTATCTATTATGCTTCTATAAAAGCTTCTTGTGATTTAGCTAAGACTCAGGGAACTTATGCATCTTACGAAGGATCTCCAATTTCACAAGGTAAGTTTCAATTTGACCTTTGGGGAACAAAACCAGGTAAAAGATGGGATTGGGAAAAACTAAGAGAAGAAGTTAAGAAATATGGTGTTAGAAACTCTCTTACGACATGTATTATGCCAACTGCATCCACTGCATCTATCTTAGGAAACGAAGCATCTTGTGAAGCACAGACATCAAATATGTATACAAGAAGTGTTCTTTCTGGAACTTTCATATTAGTAAATAAATACCTTGTGAAAGAACTTGTGAAATTAGGAATATGGAACGAGACACTAAGAAAGAAAATCATTACAGAGAACGGATCTGTTCAGAATATTCCTGAAATACCAACGAATCTAAAAGAAATTTTCAAAACTGTTTACGAAATCAAACAGAGAGATGTGATTGAGATGGCGGCAGAAAGAGGTGCATTCATTGATCAGACACAATCGATGAACATATTTATGGATTCACCAAACTTCGCTAAACTTACTGCTATGCACTTTTATGGATGGGGAAGAAGAAATCTTATGATTGGTGAGGATGGTAAAGCAATTATCCCACAGGGTGATAACATCCAAGTCATTTATGATGAGGAAGGAAATCCTAAGTGTTACAGAGATAAGAGATATACACTAAAAACTGGTATCTACTATCTTAGAAACAAATCAGCATCCGATGCAGTTAAGTTCACGGTTCAGGAGACTAAAACGGTTGATGAACAAATGGCCGAAATCTCGTGTTCACTTGATAATCCGTCCGATTGCGAGGCGTGTGGTGCCTGAAACCTGTGTAGGTTGAGGGACATAACATAAATAAGAAAAGACAGATAAATCTGTCTTTTTCTTTTTAACCCAATAAAGAATCTATCTTTTTAGATTTCACAAAACTTTGAAATGAAAGTATATCATCTAATTCTACCGTATCGATTAGTTCCTGGAACTCAATCTCATTAAGGAAATACTTATCGAGAAGTTCGGTGTCAATCGACTTTTTGTTCTCTATGAGGTACTGGACGTAATCTCTCTCGTATTTTATTTGTTTTTCCATTTAGTAAATATAATATATATTTTATGAAAATACAAACATTCGTAGAGTTTATCGAGGAGTCTTATCTCGAAGGATCAAGACAGCCTCTATACCACCTGACCACCAGGTTCGTTGCCATACTGGATAGCGACCTTTTGAGGTGTGGTAAGCCAACCAGAGTAACACACGGAAAGAATAAGTCCATATCAGTTACGAGGAACATAGACTTCTCACACGACGGTGCTGGTATATCAGAGATTATCGAGTTGGATGCAGACAAGCTTATGCGTGCTGGTATAAGACCTTATCCAGCGGACGAGCTTGGTTCAGCCATTAAGCAGGATAAAACCAGGAATTTCTCGAAGTCCAACTTCGACGAAGTGAAATCAGGGAAAAGAGGAACAAAACACGGACTTGACCTACCAACTGATCCAGTGTTGGAGACAGAGTTCGAGGAACGTATCTTTCAGGACATACCAAACCTCGGTAGGTATATAATGTCAATAAACCTAGAGCGGTCAAATTCAAATAGAAACCGTGCTTTAGAGATAGAGAGTAAAATTTCGGAATACTTGAAAAAGTATCCACATATAAAGGTCTTTGAGTACGATCCGGAAAACAGGAGAAAGCGTACTGACATAACGTACCGTTTCAAAGACGCACAAGTGGATGTTCCACAGAACGTCGAATAAATATTCATAAAAATATATGAAGAGTGTCGTTTGGCACTCTTTTTTTTATTATATTTGTAGAACGATGAAAGAAAAGGTAAAGTATGTATGGAGAACGATGACCTCGCAAGAAATCTGGGAAGCAATACCGAGATCAGAGCAAGAGATGAAGGTCGTTATAAAACCATCATTCCCTACTTACAGATGGGGCAAACTAACTACAAAAACCGCAACCAACGACAAAGAGTCGATTGAGAAGGCTATAACAATACTGAAATTGAAGGGTGAGTCAGTGAGAAAGAGAATCTGTCACGAGACTACTACTAAAAACAAAAGCAAAGGTACCTTTTACAAAATTGAAATAAAAACTATAAAAAATCCTCAAAACTCTTAAACAAAGTAAAAAAGAGGATATATAACAATAACTAAGACAATAGCCGTAGTGAGAGAAAAGGGTTACTTCGATTTTCTGAAATAATTTGACACACACCCTATCTCGACTTACTCGGTCGATATTGAACGCAGACATAGCTATAGTTTAAGATACTTCGTAAGACAATTCTAAACTATAAAGAGAAAACGCTTAGCGGCAGCAAAGCCACGAATGCCCGGGTCAAAGGAACCGCGGGACTAGTGAAAATGCCCGTCTGGAGGACGATAAGCTCATAGGAAAAGCCTTGTTTCCGATAAAAGAAAGGCAGGTAGGTCAAACCTTAATGACCGGCAGAGTTTCGGGAGAATTCTCTGTATCGCTTAGGCTAAATTTTCTTGTCTGCATTCCTATTAGACCGATGTACATGTACATCGGTCTTTTTTTTGATACTAATTTTTATAAGATATATGGCAAAGTTCAACACAAAGTCGCCTAAGGCGAAAACACTTACTGAAAACCTAGCTGGTGGTAAGGCTTACAAACAATCAGACGAGTTAGCTCTCGCTTCTGTATTACTAACGTCGTTCGTTAGTGACCAGTTCTATCGTGGTTCATCGGATACATTGTCCGAGGTGAAGTCACTTCTTTCGAAAGTCGATCCTGTATTCGCGGCTAAAGCTGCGATTTATGCAAGAGATAGGTTCGGAATGAGATCAATTACACATGCATTGGCAGGTGAAATTGCACCTTTGGTTTCTGGTGCTGAGTGGGGTAAATCCTTCTATGAGAAGGTTGTTTCCAGACCGGACGATATGACAGAGATCCTATCATACTACCTTTCTAAAAACGGGAAAGGTAAGGTGAAGTTTCCTAACTCCATCAAAAAGGGGTTCGCTGCTGCATTCGACAAGTTCGATGACTACCAGATTGCAAAGTACAAAATGTCGAACAGAGACTTCAAATTGGTCGATGTTGTGAACATCGTGCATCCAATTCCTACTGATAGGAACAAAGAGGCACTTTCTTTACTTATCACTGATAAGTTGAAGAGTACCGACACATGGGAAGCAAAACTTTCGGCGGCAGGTCAGGTTGCTGGAAATGCGGAGGAACTCGAACAGTTGAAGTCTGATGCCTGGGCAGAACTTGTATCAACCAGGAAGATTGGATATTTCGCACTTCTTAGAAACCTCAGAAACATTATCCAACAAGCACCAGATACGGTTACTGCGGCATGTGAGATGTTAGTTGATGCGAGACTGATTTCTAAGAGTAAGGTACTTCCATTTAGGTTCGCAACAGCTTACGACGAGATTTCGAGACTTGGTGGATCTAAGGAGGTAAGGGACGTACTCGTGGCAATCAACCAGGCACTCGAGGTATCCGTTGTGAACGTACCTAAACTAGACAACTGTCTTGTTGTTATGGACGTTTCTGGATCTATGATGGGTAAACCATCTGAAATTGCTAGCCTTTTCGGTGCGGTTTTGGCAAAAGTAAACTCGTGTGATGTAATGACTTTCGCGGAGTCTGCTCGTTATATGAGTTATAATCCACTCGACTCAGTGATGTCAATTAGAAACTCGTTCAGGTTCAGCGGAGGTGGTACAAACTTCCCTTCCATCTTCAAAACTGCGAAGAAGTCCTATGATAATATCATAATTTTGAGTGATATGCAAGGTTGGATTGGTTACGACACACCTACCAAGCAGTTCAACGAGTGGAAAAAGAAAACTGGTGCTAACCCACACGTGTTCTCTTGGGATTTAGCAGGATATTCAACAATGCAATTTCCGGAGAATCAGGTATATTGTTTGGCAGGATTCTCAGAAAAAGTCTTTGATGTTATGGAGTTGTTGAAGACAGACAGGAACGCACTTGTCAACGAGATCAAAGCAATCGAGCTTTAGAGAGACGGGACGAAAGTCCCGTTTTCTTTTTAATATATAACGGTATGAAGCACTTATTGAACTACACACTTTTTGAGAAACTTACGTATGACGAAATGGATCTGACACCTTTTGATAATAGATACATTGTCGGTCGTTGGTTCGCTAGTGAAGAAGACGCGATGGAATACCTCAGGAAGTCCATAACAGACTACAAATACGACGAGGTTTCAGAGGACGACTATTTTGTTCACAAAGAAGAAGGTGACGGTAGTCTCAAACCATATAGACTTTACAGGAAACCGACCGAGATGGAGACCGGTAGAAAAGAAGCAGAAGACTTCCTCAATAAGAACGCTATACGTACTGGTCAAACAATGTTCACCGGAGGTGTATGGGCACATTCTTTCGTCGAGTACAAACATATAGACGAACTCAAAAGACTTGGTGTAGCATACCGTTTTAGACCTATAAAGGAGATAAACTTAGATCCTGTTTTACAAAAAGAACTCAAACCGGTATTCGGTTCGGTGTTGATACAACAAGGAAGGTTGAAGTTCTTCTCACTCGATTACTCGTTCGACAAAGACTACATAAAGGATTTGAAGGTTAGGGTTGAGGAAGAGTTGTCTAAATTCAACAAAAAGTTGGGTACCGACTACTTCGTTGTGAAGACTTACACAAAAGAGTCATCGGATACACAACTGGCACGTGCAAGGAGACTCCTGAACGACGATGATCGTCCAGTGAATGTAATGTATGATACGGTTGAATTTGGTCTTCAGAGAGGACACGATGAGGAAGAGTTTCTAGCAATCATACCTGAGGGTGAGAAAGGTATGCCTAGAATGTTTGTCAAATAGTTATTTCCAGATTTTTTCCAGGTTGAGTTTGGCATTAAGATCTATAACACGCTTGCCTTTTCTTAGTGAATATTTCTGTATCGAGTTCATATTTGATACAATTTTGTCTATTAAAATTCTCTCTTCTCGATCTATATCGAAGTTGAATATTTGTATTAGATTTTCTATTTCCTGAAAACTCAACGTATCTTTATTACCGAGGAAGTACGTGAAGTTGTAATTATATTCGTTAAACTTCTCAGCATTTTGTTCGTATGACTTTTCTATTAGATACGCAGTAACTGAGTTTTCTATTCCGATAGAAGGAAGTTTGTATTTGTATCCATCGATATCAAAACTCCTAAATTCGGTATTCCAAGATTCCAACAAATTTTCATCCAATTCGAAGTAATTGAAATTCTCAGTAGAGAATTCTAAACTATTGTTTGTACCATTTTCATCGTCCCAATATTCTATAATAATAGATTTATTTTTTGTGAACTTAACAATTTCGAGAAAAAGATATACAACATCTATACTTCTAATGTGATTAAAGTCATAATTACCACGAATTATTGTGTTTCTTTCAACTATCATCTTTAATTTGCTCAATATAGCACCAATGTTTTCTTTATTGAACTCATTTTCATAATCTGCAATGTCTTCATCTTCTGCTCTCTTTATATGAATCTTGAAATCCGACTCGTAAAAAAAACCTTGTGATGGTAATATTTTTACATCAATATGTTTTCTTTTCGATAACATATTTTGTATTTTCTTAAGTAGACTCATTTGAGCTAATTTTTTTTGAACACTTTTAGATAAGTATTTAAGTATATATTTTTGGGACAGACTCTCGTCGAATATATATTCGAATATGCTTATACACGATGATTGTTTCAACGTTCTACCTGATATAATTACTAAGTCGGTCGACCTTATATTGGTTGATCCACCTTATGGAATATCCAGAAAGTCTGCATTCGGACAATTTAGTGGTAACACAACCGAAGAGATGGCCGTAAAATACGGTGATATAACTATGGATTTTGGTGATTGGGATAGAGAGGATATAGACATAGCCACACTTATGGTAGAATACTATAGAATACTTAAACCTGGTGGAACATTAGCAATCTTCTACGATTTTTGGAAAGCAGGTGTTTTAAAACAATTAGCAGAAACTGCGGGTTTCAAACAACCAAGAGTGTGTCAATGGCAGAAAGCCAATCCAGTTCCGATAAACTCTAAGAGAAACTACCTTTCTAATTCGGTAGAGTTTTTTTTCACTTTCGTAAAAGGAAAGAAACCGACGTTCAATTCAGAATACGATAATGGTATTTACAAACATCCTACTATAACAAAATGGGAGAAACTGAATCATCCGACTCAAAAACCAATTTCTTTGATTAAGGAAATATTAGAGAAACATTCAAATCCAGGTGATTTAGTTTTGGATACTTTCTCAGGTTCAGGAACAGTTGCACATGCTTGTTTAGTTTCGGGACGTCAACATATATCCGTTGAAAGAGATTCTAGTTATTATGAAATTGCCAAATCGAGAATAGAACTTTTAAACAAATAGTAAAATAAGAATATAAAAAAATAAAATAAAATAATATGTCATTAGTAGTCAAAAATTCACAATTAACTGAAGAGACGATTTCTGCACTTAACCAACTTATAGAAATGGACATAAACGCAGTAACTGCGTTCAAATTAACCAGAATTATAAAAGAATTAAACTCAATAGTGGAGGATAAGATTAAAATGGAACGAAAAATACTTGATAAGTGGACACAGAAAGATGAAGAAGGTAATCCATCACAAGCGTTAGACGAATCGGGTAATGTAATTCCAGGTGCAGTAAATATAATAAATCCACAATCATTCTCAGAAGAGATGAACTCTCTTATGAATATAGAGAATGAGATACCTTTTGATAAGGTAAAGTTTGAAGAGCTTGAGTTAAAAACTGCTAAAATAAAGGATCTAATAAAAATTGAGTTTCTTTTTGACTAATAAAAACTAATAAGAAGTGCCCGGTTCATCACCGGGCACTTCTTTTTTAATATATAACGAAAAAACATAGATTCAGATGCCTGCAACCTACAGCGTGAATATGGGTACTCAATTCGAGTCATCGGTCAAAGATGATATAACTACTATATTGAAGGAACTCCCAGACAACACCAGCAAGTTAATAAGCCCACGTGACGTCAGAGACGCGGTACTTACAACTTGGGCGTCCTCTCCGATAAAACAGACGAGAACTATAGCCGGTGTAGAATACATAGGTATAGATTCTGGTAACCCCGGAAACAGAGACATAAAACAAAAGATAGTTCTTGGTAAAAGAAGTTATGGTTCACTGGACATAATGTCTGGTTCACTTCTAAATGACGAAAACGTTGATATATTCGTATACAATACACGTTCGGATTCAGCATCACAGAACTCTACTAATATTGGATTCCTTGCAGGAACATATAGTTCACTTTTTTCAACAGCACCATACATTGGTTCCGAATACAACACATCTACGGGTAACATAGATTTCAATGTAAGAAATCCTCAGTTGGGTGGTGGAAGTATAAACCTTTATAGTAATACTGGATATGTGGCATTGAATGGGATAAGATTTCCTAAGGTAAGTGATAACGCTGGTGCAACAGATGGAAAAATATTAAGATATGTAGGTAACTACCCTAATGGATATCTAAAGTGGGACTCTTCCAACGTTACAATATCACAACTCGGTGATGCTGGTAAAGTTACAAACATATATGGTGGAACTGTTAGTCTAAACGGATATGAATTAGAGTTTGTGAATCCAACAATGACTCCTATTGCAGTAGGTGGAGTTCCTGCAGGATTCTCTTTTTCAGCGACATCCTTTAATGGTGGCAAATGGCCACTAAGTGAAGTTATACGTAAGATACTATACCCGAAAGTTCCACCATCAATAAGTGTTACTGCAAGTAGTGTTTTGAGTGGAATTCCTTTTGTAGAGATTGGAACTACTACAAACATAAACTTCAACTGGGATTTGACACTTTATGCAAGAGATCAATATGATTATTTAAACGATTATATAATAACTTCAAAAACTGGAAACACAGAGACACTCTCAACTTACCGTGGACTTTCATTCTCAGGTATACCTGGTGCATCTTTTTCAGGAATCGCATCACTTGTTGCAGGATCTGTATCATCACCAACACAATCTTTATACTCTTTCAATGCAACTGATATGCCCGGAAACACATGGAACGCATATCCTACTGGATTCTCATATAGTTCAACCGCACCTATTAATCACATATGGCCAATATACTACGGAATGACACAAGGAACAATAAACACTACAAACAATACAACGATAACTACGTCATTCAATAACATAGTAAAAAGTTTAAAAAAACAAATATCACCATATCCGGGTGTAAGTGGTAGTGTATCACTCAATAACTATTCTGGTAGTGGATACTTTTATGTGATATATGAAAAGAATACATTTACAACACCAATTTCTAAGATGTATGATCCTAATGGGTTCATACTTCACAATTCATCCGATTTAACAAACTCATTCTTTAGTGCAACCACACGAAATGGAGGTCTTACTATAAATAGTGGAAAGACCGTAAACGGACAGACGTCACAATGGAAAGTATGGGTTAGTGGTCTTACTTGCTCTATATCAGAGCCGAACAACTTTGTAATAAAATTCTGATGGCAACGTATAGTAACTATAGCGGAACGGCATGGGTAACGGTGGGTAGCACACTGCAGTTGTCAAATCCTGCAACTCAGTCATATCATTTCACAGAAGACGCTGTTTTTACAGATATTCCGGATAATACATCTAAACTAATATATCCAGAAAAATTGAGAAATGCTATACTTTCATTATATGATAGTGTACCTTTCAAAGAAAACTTAGTTGGTAATAAATATTTTATAGGTATTGGTAATACTAACCAGAACCTGAAGATGCCAATTTATTTTGGTAAAAGACACTATCTAGGAGAAGAAGTAGTTAATACATCTATTTTATCTGCAAATGATATAACAATTTACAACACAAAAAGTGATATATCTAGGACACAATACAAAACCGTTATGTCCTTTCTTACAGGTACACAATCTGCAATAGTTTCATTACAACCATCGGTAGAGGCAAGTCAGATTTCGAATAATGCAGGTAATAGGTGGTTAGATTTATCAATTATAAATCCACAGGGTGACATAAACGTTCTATCTAAAGGACCAGGTGCTAACGATCCGGGTGGATATGTGACGATAAATGGTATAACATATTCAAACATACAGGACCTAAATCAAACAAACACAACAGAAGTTAGAGCACTAACTTATACATCAGGAATAGTTTCCTTAGTGGGTTTAACACCAACAGATCCAAAATATTATGGTGCGACCAACACTGTCGTTCCGATTTATGGTTTAGAGACATATTTGAACGGATACTCACTTGACTTCTCAGATTCAAGATATTGTCCTGTAGATATAGGTGACATAAACTTAGGAGAAAATTTCAGTAATAGATCAATCTTTGATATTTTAGAAAGAATGGTATATGGGTATCTTCCACCTACTTGTTCACTTAGATTAGTTGATCCGACTATGGAGTATCCAGAAATAGGTTCCACTCCAAACATAAGTATTAGGTACGAAATAACCAAACGGTCAAACGATACATATCCAACGGCGTTGTCGAATATGAATCCAAACCAAATACCACCAATTAAGGGTACATCGAGAACTGTAACAGGACTTGCTAAAGGAATTGCAATAGTTCCGATAGAACAGAACACAACCGTATTTAGGATAACCGCCAGTGATGGTCTCGAATCGAATACAGCAACTGCATCAATAACTGGAGTATATCCTTTCTTCTACGGTTTTACATCATCTACAATTGCAGACAATTCTTTGTTGAGATCAATTGATAAATTGGTAGTTGAAAAGAAAGAGTTGAAATTAGACGTAATGAGACAAAACATAATTGGTAGTGACATATTTTTCTTCATATACGACTATGATTATGGACCACTTTCTGCAATATATGATCCATTTGGTAATGATATAATGACGGGTAGGTTTATTAGTTACGATGTTATGCTTTCTTCACCCGATGGTTATTGGGCACAGAAGAAGTTAAGAGTATATGAATCTAATCAAATAGCAGCGTTATATACAATTGGTGCAATTAGTGCGTTATTCAGATTCAAATTTTAGTCAATTTTTTCGAACCACCAATTAAAGTAGATATAGTTATCACCTTTTAGTTCATATTTATCACCACTATATTCTACAAGAATATAGTTTGCGTGTGATCTAATTAGTTCGATTTCTATACCAGATTTCATTTCTAATTGTTTCCCAGTTTCGACAGAGTAACAGTATATATCATCTTCTAACAATTTGTACATTCCTGGTTCAGGCTTCAACCAATCTTTTATGGCTTTTATAATGATACCCTTAATCTTTATAACCCATTCTGTTGCTTGATAAAGACTTTGATCTTTGAAGACTTCTGACTTCATAACTGGATCGGTTCCGGTTATATTCTCAACTACTCCCCAGTATTGTTCACCATCTACTACAAAACTTATATAAGCGTTGTAAGATATACTATTTATCTTAACTATTCTTTGTATTACAAGATTTTTGACGTCCTGTTTTTCCAATGCAAGTTTACTCCTAAGATTCTTATATACACTCGTTCCACCAAGTCTGTGCATAATATCGTCTAATCTTGACATTGCAGCACGTATTGCGTCTTGATGTTTATCAAAGGCGTTTGTAGAAAGACTCGGATCATCTACGTGTGCTGCAGGTTGTGCCGAAGTGTCATTGAAACGCTGAAGATTGAATTCGGTGAATTCGAGAATTAGTTTGTTACCTCTTTTCATATTTTATATATATTAAAATTTTATACACACTTTATGAGGATAAAGAGATTCAACGAGTCAGAAGTCAAAAGAATGGACGATGACAGGGTAGGAGAAATATTAGATCAATTAGGAGACTTCGTAGCACAACTGAAGGACAGACAAACCACTACAGACTCACTAATAAACGAATTAGTTGAATATCAAATACCAGATGGTAAAGAAGAGGACCAAATAGATTCAACAATAAATGCTCTTCGAATTGTCAAAAGGTCAATCGACGAAGCAATAGACAAAGTTGACAACGCAGTTACAAGTCTACAATCTTACTCTGATGATGGAAGACAATATCTATTCGACGAAAACAAATAGTTAAAAAATTCACATAATAATTAATTGAATTATTTTTAAAATGAGTGAAGTCGTAGGTAAAAAGTCTGGAGGTTTAGAAGCTGGATACGTATGGGCACGATATGTTATGGCAGAAAACATCAAATTGGGCAACTGGGTCGCACAAAGGAGGATGTCTTTGATGAGTGAACTATGGGGTTTCCCATCTAAAGAAGACAACTTCTTTTCCCCGAAAACTTCAGTGAAGAGTAGGTATGCCATAACACAGGTCAACAATAACTTCTACGGAACAATAGACATAAACAAAAAAGCCGACTAAGTGTCGGCTTTTTTTATTTGTTGTATTTCAATTTATACAATGTTTTGTATACGAGTGCAACTACTTCGTCAACAATATTATGTAGATGTGTGTCTTCCGCAGGAATACATTTTCTTTCTTCCTTAATAAATCTTGCCAATTCATTAAAGTATTCAATAGTATCTTTAGTTTTTGTTTCTGTAGTATCGATAGTATCATATTCTTCAATAATACCATATTGACCTTGCCATATTTCTATGATATCATCAATAAAACCTAAAACACCTTCATAATAATCACCAAGTGCCGTATGTTTTGCATGAGATCCCATCTCACCATTAACCTGTAAGTGGTAAATATGTGCCATCTCACGACTTTCGAAAAGTTTAGAAAAGAATTTAGAAGGATTACTTGATGTATTGTCTTCATTCTTTTCATTTTCGACCGGTTGTTCCACAAGTTGCTTAGTAAGTGAATTCTCATCTTCGTTAGATTCGTTTTCATCATTTTTTATAAGCCCCTCTTTTTCAGCAAGCTTTCTAAGCTCCTCGATTGAAAGGTTCTTCAAATCATTAGCGTCATCCGCTTCGTTGAACCTCTTTATCTTTTTGATTTCTGAGAATTTCTTCATTTTATATCGTTGTATTTTCTCTATATATAAAATGTTAAATAGCACAAAACCATTTTAATATATAACCTACAAAAAAACACTAAGATATGAAATACCTGAACAAATACGTAAGGTTCTTCGAAACTGCGGTTGTGACAAAGACTAAGTCTGTAAATAAACCGGTAGATAAACTTCCTATGTCAGGTTCTGATGAGGTTGTTGAAAGACTTTCAAAAATATATTCTGATCTTGACAAATCCGAGAAGAATGATATTGACTCATATTTCGAATAAAAACAACTATATAAATGAAAAAGAAAACATTAAAAGATTTCGACCAGTTTTTAGTTGAGGCAAACTTGAAAAAATCGAAAGGTCTTCCATCTGACTTTATGTCGTCTGCTGAGGAAGAGGCTAGAAAGAACCTCGGAGTCAGAATCGACCGAGAAGGACCTAGCAACATCCGTTCGCTGATGGCACAATCCTCTGAGATGATGAACGAGGGTAGTAAGAAAGAGGTTGAAGAAAGGTATAAACAACTTAATGAACTTGCTAAAGAAGTCATAATGGAAGAGTTCGGTTTTGTGTTGAGGGCATCACAGAAGCCGGTAGAACTTGACATAAGGTTGGTAAAGAGTGTAATCTCTGAGATGCCAGAATTAAGACAGAAGTCGGAAGTAGCAGAGGAGGTACCTGATGAAGAAGAGGAAGAGACTCAGGACGAGTTCGCACAAGAGTCTGAACAATCAGATGAGGAACAATCACAGGAACAGGAAGAAGATGATTTCTTCAGTTTTTTTGATGATGATGAGACACCAGAAGAAGCGACACAACCAGAAGAAGCGACACAATCAGAAGAAGAAAATGTTGAGACATTATCTAACAAAGAAGTTAAACTGGCGATTGATAAGAAGAAGCTCTTGAACACAATAACACAGGGTGCTGGAAAGGCGACCAAGGACATAATAAGCCTATCGGAAACCGCTAAGAATGGTATCGAAAAGATATTCGGTAAAGAGAAAGGTGAGAGAATATTAAAATTGTGGTGTGGTATATCCGACGAGGCAGACAAACTTGACTGGACCATTCCAATTGGACGGAAACAAGCAATGTTCAAAGATGCACCAGAGGGATTAGCAGGTTCTGTAAGTGTTAAATGGGAATCACTTTCAAACAAGCTAAATAATTTGTCTCTACTAAAAGAGAATACTGACTACAACAAGATTGTCATTAGGGCATACGGAATAGATTTCCCTATGTTGATACACGAGGCAACAAAAGGAGTTCACATACTTCTACAATCTGCGGCGATTAAAATGGATCCAGAATTGGCGAAAGAGATAAAAAGAGCTACTTCTTCATACAGAGATGAAGCAGAAGAGTTCAGATACGGTCCTCTTGCTAACCAAATGTTTTCTAGTTTTGTAAACAATTGTGCTGGTGCAGCGACATTTCCTAATGCGAAAGAGAGAATATTTGGTTCACTCGCACTCGACAAAGGAAGAGGTGGTAAGTTTACCGACGAGGAGTTTCTCGAAATGACGAAGGAGATTTTCTCATCGTTCGACAAAACCGAGGAGAACGGCAAGATACGTTTCATACTCAACAGAGAAAAGTTCTCAGAGAGTAAAGCTAAGTACGAGATTGAGAAGATAATCGCAGAATTCAACAAAATCTGGGGAGAATACGAAGAGGCGATGAGAAACTGGGAGATGGAACAAAAGTTCGGTAGTGAATCAGAAGGTGAATATAAGACTGATGAAGAGCCTGAGTCGGAGATTGATAGACTTGTAAGACAAACACTTTCCGGTGAAGAAGAACCGGAAGAGGTAAATAATAAAGAATACAAAGATATGACTGCCGCAGAGATACAGGACGAGATACAGAGGGCAGTTCGTGATGAGGACTACGAACTTGCAGGATACCTCAAAAATACATTCTTGAAAGGTGAGGCTAAAAGGGTTTGGGACATTGAACTCAAAAGAATAAACGAATCCAAAATAAGGAGATAATTTTATAATATAAAAAAGAAAGCCAGTTCTAAACTGGCTTTTCTGATTTAATTACGTTGTATATTAAAAAGGCATCATTTATATCCTCGTATGGTTTAGGAATTGTGGATACCGAAAGTAAATCATCTTTTACCTGACGACAATGTTCTGCCCAACCACCTTGCATTGATTTGTTATCAATTATGGCCATCAACATATCCGTTTTTGTAAAACTTCCTCCGGCAATACCCATATTGTTTCTCCATTCGTATTTTAACTTTTTCACTTTCTTACCAGTTTCGGTTACTATTGGATCGTATGTGAGTTTACACGTTTCGAGTTTTAGTGTTGCTGGTGATAAAACAGTTATATCTTCTGATACACGGTCAAAAAGTTTTTTCCTAAGTAAGGTAGAAAATGTAACAAGGTCAATTATATCACCTGCCGAACTCGCATAGGAGTATCCTTCAATACCCACTTTTGTAGGTATATTTATGTCAATCGTTGCCAATATGTCATCGATTATCATATCTGTTATTCGGTCGTAATCTTTCAGTTTTATAATTTCACCTTCCGAATAATTAGCATATTCTCTATATTCGATGAAACGATATTCGACGTGTTGTTCCGCTAGTTTAAACCATTTTTTCATACCTTTTTTACCGGCAGCTGCGGATTCACGGCAATAATTTATCATTCTTATACCAGAAGGTCCTTCGACTACTAATGCGGTTGATATAAGTGATTGATCTAATGATACTACATTGTATTTCATAGTTTTATATATAAAACCGAATCGATACCATAATATATAGTTTATGCAATACCTAAAAAGTTTTTATTCTATGAACGAAGATTTAGATTTACACTACGACTCTTTAGTCGTTGATGAAAAAGATACGAACGTAAAGTATGAGTTTGTAGATGACTTTGGAAATAAGTTCCTGGTCGTTTTCAAAAACGATACAATTGGTCCCGAATTTTCTAAAAGAGTTGGTGATAGTTGGGAGGTGATATACCTAGTTGAAGTTGATGAATCAGAAGTTACCGTTGATACTGATGGTTCATTCGTACTGTTGAACAACCGTAGTGCTAAAATAAACAAATGGAACGATAGATTTTGGAGTATTGAAAAGATTGTTCCTACAAACATATACAAAGTTGTTGCAACGGTTTTAGGTGATATAACAACAAATTTTTTATCGAATCGACCAGAGACACGTATGCTTCGTCTCGAAGGATTATCTAAGTATGGTGAGTCCGGATTGACAAAGAGAACGAAATTATATAAAAGATTCCTTGATAGGAATCCAATAGACGGATATTTAGTTGAAGATAAGGGTAACCGAATATTTATAGTTAAAAAAAGATAGATTGTGTATGAAACCAGATGTTAGGATAATACAGAACCAACAAACAGAAATAAACCAATCACCTCAGATAGATTCATGGGAAGCCGAACAATTGATGAGGAAATACGGTTATAAAAATCCGACAAACTCACCTACAGACTCACATAATCCGATTGAAACGGATGAAGGACTTACGTTTGAAGAGATGATTGCACGTGAGGATGCAAAGATTAGGAATGAGAAATTACAACGTACTAACAAACCAAATTCACAAGGACCTGTTAGTTTTGACGGTAGAGGTGGATATTATACCGAGACAAGATATGGATCAGACGAAGATAGTGGCTACGGATTCAAAGTTCAGGTAACTTCCGATATGCCTATAACTAAGTATTGATTTTTCAAAAAGGTCACGTGACATTTTAATATATACCTGCAACAAATAAATTTCAAATATGAGTCAGGTTATATTCAATAGCTATATCGATATGGCGACCGTCGCGGCGACGCCTTCCGGAATAGGTTACACAATTGGCTATGATGTAGACGGAATTCTAAAACAGAAAGATGAGAATGGTGTTATAACACCACTATCCGCATCACAGGATCTCGAAACTACATTAACAAATGGCAACTACTCTGGTACTTACTCAATAAAAATGGGAACAGCATCCAGAATAACATCCATAAATGGTTCTGGAACTATACAATTAGACTACGGTTCAACAAGTTCAGTAAACATATCGGTAACTGCTTCCGGAATAACCACTACAAATAGAACTTCACTTAGTGGTGTTGGGCTCTATGTTGATAATTCAACTATGACAGGGAAGATCGAAATAAGTCATAGAACATTCTCGACATATGTTGGAACAACTACTTACTCAACTTTTATAGAGAATTATGAAAATAAAATTTCAATAGGTCATAAAGATACAACAATAGGGACAGACGGAAAAATAAGTGTTTTCGAATCAGGAAAGACGTATAATGGTGTTGGTTCCGTAAACAAAGCATATGTACATATAAACACATTTGGTTCAACCACATCTTATGGTGTAATGAACTCTGTAATAATTGGTGGCGCAGGTTTAACTGCAAGTCGTTCTAATTATGTTTATCTCGGAAACTGGGTTAACATAAATAACGCATATACTTTACCAAATGTAGATGGTTTATCTAATCAAATACTTACAACAAACGGAAACGGAACGGCTTCTTGGGCATCATTTTCTGTTTCTAAACCATCACTTTCTGAAGTTTTGTTAGTTGGTAACTATTCGGGGCCAAATTCGATAATAATGGATACTGCACAATCCTTTATATTAGGAACAAGTAGTAATATTTCCACGGTAGTTAATGGAAACATAATAAGTCTCGACCACACAGGAAATGGAGGTTCGGATAGAATATTAATATCTAGTGGTGGTATAGGTGCAACTCAAGGAATTCTAATTGTAGGAACTAATAGTTTCTACCAAGAATCAGAAGCATACGTAGTAGATTTTGGAACAGCATCTATAACTACCAGAGACCTTCAAGGTCTTAAATATTCGACAGACTATAGTGCTACTTTCGCAACAAACTCGTTAGTAACGAAAGCTTATGTAGATGCTGCAGGTGGTTCTTATAACACTCATTTGATTGCATATGTGGATCCTAACGAAGGAAATGACATAACTGGTGCTTTAAATAAACCAAACAAACCTTATCAAACAATTAGTTCTGCAATGTTAGGCGTTACTTCGAGTAATTATAGTTCGTTAGATAGGGCGATGATATGGCTTAGAAAAGGTGATTATACATCAGTTGCCAGATTGGAGAATAACGTAGATTACTATTGTGATCACGGTGTAAAATTCACACAGAACGGATTTCGTGATTACTATTCGGTGACAGCAAACATATATGGTAATGCATCGTTTTTTGGAACGAACGTTTCACTTATACCTCTTGTCGTAGCATTCGGTTCTACAATTAGGTTCGAATTCGATACTATAGACGTAACACAGGCAATAGGTAGGTTATACGGTACGAATTGTAACGTAACCATAGAAGGTAGAAGTGCCAAAACCAAATCAGGTTCAGGATACGGACTCTCAGTGGAGGGTAACACAAATTTGAATTTAATTTTGACTGATTATGTAATGGGTGCGTACGAAACTATATTTTTCCAAAATGGATATTCGGGAAGTTCTACAATTAGAGCAAAATCGATATATTCTGATGGTGTTATAGGTAATAGTGGTGTGATAAATGGTATAGTACACGCAGTTAGAATAGGTGATTCCTCTACCGGAACAATTAAAATAAACGCAGACGTTTCTGATATTTCGACAACGAGTGGTGGAAATAACGCAGCACTACATATAGCATCTGGAAATTTAACGATGAAAGGTGATGTAAATGGAAATAATTCATACGGAATATACCTTTCGGATGGTGGTAAAAGTCAAGTTATAGTTGAAGGAAACATCTTTAGTATGAAAGAAGCAGTTTATGACGTAAACAACTTCTCTGACCTAAGGATAAGTAATTCTCTTATAAAGAGTGAAGGACTCGGAACTTTCACACAATCAATCTATATGGGCTCGAGTGCAAGTATGTATATAAGCAACTCGACTGTTTATAACGGACTAACGGACTCAAGTATAGTAAAAGTTGAAAGAGTTGAGTCTATGATAGGAATCTATAACTCATTGGGATATAGTCCGGGAGCATTGGGTGATTTCATAAATTGTACGTTCTCTGATTACACTATTGGATTACATAACGTGAGGTCTAACAAAGACAATGGTAATAACATAACGGATCTGTTCGACCCAAGTGGGTTCATATATGATCCTTACCTGTTCGTTCCTAAATTCTAAAAATAAAGAAAAGAAATGCAAAAATCAAGGTATGGCAATACAGAGGTGGTCGAAGAGTTTTTGAGATACCCTTTCAACGGACCAGTAAAGTACGATTTCGACTATAGTGGAACGTTTTCTAAGTTATCGTTAGTTGATAAAAACTACGTTGATGGTCTGGTAAAACCACACAAACGACTTATGGGTGGTGGTCTTGAATGGTACAACCTTGGCGAAGGCATGACTTTTAGTACAAGTAAACTATATTATACATTCACTGGAGAGAATCTTAGTATATCTGCGGGTTCACCTAACCTTATTTTTTCAAATGGTGATTCTATGGATAGGATTGACGCGGTTGTTATAAACGAAGGAGGTACACTTTCAATAGTTAAGGGCGAACCAGGAACTACACCACCATTACCGACTATAAGCGAAAGTCAGATACTCGTTCAATACGCATACATCCAAGCAGGTGCAACAAAAATCGGTTCAAGTGAGACAATATATGCAAACAACGGACAATGGAATGTAACACCATATCAATTATCCGGATCACAATACGGAAGTTTCGATGCCAACTTTGGTGGAGATGATTATGAATCTGGTTCATGTGTTCAATTAGGAACAGACTACAGAACTGGAGTAAAGTTTACAAGACCTTTGAGTGGTTTAACAGCGTCAATATTTGGTTCACTTTCGATGAGGGTAAAATTCACATCAATTGTTCCAGATAATAAAAGTCTTTTTGTTCAGATTCAAGGTACTGCAAATGGTGCAGCAGTATTCGGGAATACATTGAATCTTATGACTTATGGTCTTCAGAGAGATGTAGTAAACTCTTGGCAACATGTAGTTGTACCTACTTCTAAATTTGGAAACAATATGTCATTAATACAATCAATGACACTTAGAATGGCCGGTGGTGCATCAGGTTCAAGTGCAAACTTCAGAACAGATTATATACTCTTACAAAGAGGTTGGAACTTTGATGGATATATGGGTGAACCTGATAGTAATGGATCATCAGTAACTACAAATGCGGTTACTGGTGGTGTTATTGGACCGGCTGAGGCTGGTGATGGTACTTATACCGATGGTGTTTTTACAGATTTCAGTCCGAGTACACCAATAGGAACTGCAGTAGATAGGTTTAACGAACTTTTCTTAGCACTTGTTCCTTCTGCAGCACCTTCTATACTCGCAGGTGACTGGTCAGGTTCAAGAACAGGTGGTGTAAACGGAAAACTAAGTTTTGACGATTCAAATCCAATATCTGGTTCAACATATTTTGGTGCAAATACCGCACCATCACCAGTTAATGTCGATTCTTTATGGTCATCTTCAGGAAAAAGACTTTCAGTATATGCAGCATCTAATACAAACGACATAGGAGGAACATTAGCAACTAATACACCATTACATACAGGAGTACCAACTCCAGCATATGCAGCATATTCATTTGGTGATGCTAAAGTAGGAAACTTAACACTTAGTATAAATGGTGTAATAGTATCAACAGCGAGTTTATCTTCTACAGATAACACAATAAACAATACATCGACAAATACAATTAGTGGATTCGTTTTATCTGCAGCAACATTTTCGAAATTTCCTACCGGATCTCCTTTCGTAACATCAACACCAGCTTTTATAAGTAGAACAGGTACATGGGTTGTGAAGGCAAACGATGTCAGAATAAGGAACGGATATAATTACATAATTGCAGAACATAAATCTACAAATCCTGCATTTACTAGAACATTGACAAGATTTGAATTCATACAAGATAACAACACAGACGCAACTTCATACGTCTCATCATCAATAACTGGATACACTTTGAATGGTTCTAAATATCTTTCTGGTATAGAATATTACACAGGAGGTTTTTTAAATTACAATGCTACAATAGCAAACCTTTACAGAAACACATATAGCCCAGATTCGAATGCAATATCATACAACGATATTAGTAATACAGGAAACGCTGGAACAAATCCTATAATAACAGTAAGTAGAATAGATTCTTTAGTAAATAGTGCAGGAAACGAACTTAGAAATACAGTTCTTTCTACAGATTTCAATAGTGGTTCTCCATTGACGTTCAACATAATATCAAGTGGTAAAAGACGTCTAAATGACACATTGGGTATTTCCGTAAATGCCAAACGAACACTACAGGGAAATACTACCGGAGGTGCACAATCTATAACCAACGTATTTTTGGACAACATTATCGCTTCTTCCAATAACTCAACAACCGAAGGCTTCGATGACGAGAACTTCAGACTAAAAGGTGAGGGTGCTGGACTTAGTTATAGTTTGATTTCTAACATAACAACACTTAACACAACCTCAGGTTTGTGGGATAGTGCACAATCATTGAACGACACAAACACATATCATAATACCGGTCTTCAGGTATATAATAGTTCTCTTATATACCCAACGACTAATTTTAGTGGAATAGGAACAAGTACAACAACAAATCCAAACTACGGAATCACAAACAGGAATTATTCAACTACAACAGGTGTAAGAACTTACATAAGGTCTTTTTACAACGCAACGACATACGGTAGCTTTAAAATAACTATAAATGGTTCTGGAGGAACTTTTGTTGCAAAGACTACGCCAATAACCGGTACAAATAATATATGGGTTGAAATGAAGTTACCAGGAACGTCGACTCCTACAACTGGTTGGTTAGATTGTTACAACGCATACAACGAAACTTTACCAGGACCTTGGGATGATGGAAGAGGCGCTTGGAAGGCATCCGGTGGTGCAGGTAAAGCATTTGGTGCAATCTGGGGTCTAGGTATTGGTTCCAGAAATAATTCAACGTCTGGTGGTTATGTAGTAATTAAGATTACGGTTGCACAGGGCTTCACCGGAAACTTTACTGGATTAACCTTTGCGTGGGGATAGGTAATTGTAAATAAGCCGGTTGGAGATTTAATATATAGTTTAACAATTAAGTTATAACTATGGCAGGAATAGAACCGAACAACCAGGCGAATATAGCATTCAAAAACCTTTTAGGTAAATCAAACACCGATATCAATAAAGATCTTGGTGGTGAAGCCGAAGGTATATTCTTTAACGTTAGTTCTACCAACGTTTGGACAAGTGTTATACCTTCAAACGATCCAAGTTCTGCAGTGACAAATGGAATTGCACTTTTAGTAACTGCGGATTTTGTTGTAGATACTTCTTCTAACAACCACGGATACTTCTTAGAGTGGCCATCTGTAGCTCCTTCAGGAACAGATCCAAAGACTGGTCTTTCATTTGCATATAATACAGGTTCTTTAGTTGGAATATATCCTGGTGTAAGAGTAAATAATGCAATATCTAACTCTTATGGTTCTCTATATGGTATAAAAGTTTTTGATGGAACTTCAACACAGATTGTTGCAGATGATGCGAGAAACTGGATACATCAATATCAATCGGGTATTTTCTGGCAAGAAAAAACAACTGGACCAATACCCGTAACAGCTGAGATTTACTATTATATAGGTGAGTCACTCTCAAATGCGACCTTTGGTGGTGGTGTAACAGGTGCAACAGGTCCGGTGGGTGCAACAGGTTCCGGTGATAGGTACAGAAGTGTAAACACACTTACTATAGACTCATCACAATCTAATTGGACACTAACAATTGAAACTGGCTTAGCATATAGTCCAGGTCAATCTATAATATTTGCAATAGATAGTCTAAACTATATAGAAGCAACAATAACTTCATATAACAAAACAACAGGACAAATTGTTGCAGCAAAAGGAAACACACTACACCCACTATCGTCCGGTGTTGTAGGAAGTCCTACTAATTCATCTGCATCATGGACCGTAAATTTGGATGGTGCATCTGGTGGTGATGGATCATCAGGAACATCAGGAACCAGTGGTTCATCAGGATCATCCGGGTCTTCAGGGTCTTCAGGAACATCAGGAACATCAGGGTCATCAGGGTCATCAGGAACCAGTGGTTCATCAGGAACTTCGGGATCTTCGGGTAGTACTGGAACTAGTGGATCGTCAGGAACCAGTGGGTCATCAGGAACCAGTGGATCGTCAGGAACCAGTGGAACATCCGGTTCATCAGGAACATCTGGTTCATCAGGAACTTCGGGATCTTCGGGTAGTACTGGAACCAGTGGGTCATCAGGAACATCAGGATCTTCAGGGTCATCAGGAACATCAGGAACCAGAGGAACATCAGGAACTTCGGGGTCTTCAGGATCATCCGGTAGTACTGGAACATCCGGTTCATCAGGAACCAGTGGATCGTCAGGAACATCCGGTAGTACTGGAACCAGTGGGTCATCAGGAACCAGTGGAACATCAGGAACAAGCGGATCGTCAGGTTCTTCTGGATCTTCGGGGTCAAGTGGAACATCAGGAACAAGCGGAAGTTCAGGAACAAGCGGAAGTTCAGGAACAAGAGGAAGTTCAGGATCATCAGGAACATCCGGAACTTCTGGTTCTAGTGGATCATCAGGAACATCTGGGTCAAGTGGAACATCTGGGTCAAGTGGAACATCTGGTTCTAGTGGAACATCTGGGTCATCCGGGTCATCCGGAACCAGAGGAAGTTCAGGATCATCAGGGACCAGTGGATCATCTGGAACATCAGGAACATCCGGTTCTAGTGGAACATCCGGAACATCCGGAACATCTGGTTCTAGTGGAACATCAGGAACATCTGGTTCTAGTGGAACATCCGGATCATCTGGGTCAAGTGGAAGTTCAGGGTCATCTGGGTCAAGTGGAACATCTGGTTCTAGTGGAACATCAGGAACATCTGGTTCTAGTGGAACATCCGGATCATCTGGAACATCTGGAACATCAGGTTCTAGTGGATCATCAGGAACATCAGGTTCTAGTGGAACATCTGGTTCTAGTGGTTCATCAGGATCAAGTGGGACATCAGGATCAAGTGGAACATCTGGATCAAGTGGAACATCTGGTTCTAGTGGAACATCAGGGTCATCCGGGTCATCTGGAACCAGAGGAAGTTCAGGGTCATCTGGGACAAGTGGAACATCCGGATCATCTGGAACATCCGGAACATCTGGTTCTAGTGGATCTTCAGGAACGTCAGGTTCTAGTGGATCATCTGGAACATCTGGAACAAGTGGATCTTCGGGAACATCTGGGTCATCAGGAACAAGTGGATCTTCAGGAACAAGTGGATCTTCAGGAACATCAGGCTCATCAGGAACATCAGGCTCATCAGGAACATCAGGCTCATCAGGAACATCAGGCTCAAGTGGGACATCAGGAACATCTGGGTCATCTGGATCATCAGGAACCAGAGGAAGTTCAGGATCTTCAGGAACATCAGGATCATCCGGAACCAGCGGAAGTTCAGGATCATCAGGAACATCTGGTTCTAGTGGATCATCAGGAACATCAGGATCATCCGGTTCAAGTGGGACATCAGGCTCTTCCGGTAGTGCAGGATCATCCGGAACATCTGGAACAAGTGGATCTTCAGGAACATCAGGTTCTAGTGGATCATCTGGAACTAGAGGAAGTTCAGGATCTTCAGGAACCAGTGGGTCAAGTGGGACATCAGGAACAAGTGGATCTTCAGGAACATCTGGGTCATCAGGAACAAGTGGATCTTCAGGAACATCAGGTTCTAGTGGATCATCTGGAACTAGAGGAAGTTCAGGATCTTCAGGAACATCAGGAACCAGTGGGTCAAGTGGGACATCAGGAACATCAGGTTCTAGTGGATCATCCGGAACATCTGGAACAAGACCAATTATGAGTTTATCATATAGTGCAAGTTCTTTGAGTTTAACAACCGGTTCAAAAACACTACCTATTAACCCTAGTTCACCAATCGTAAACTTAGGTTGGACACAAGGAACACGAGTTCGAATTTGGAACAGTGCGACAACTTATATGGAGGGACAGATAGCTTCCAGTATAACTAATCCACAAACAACCGATATTTTAGTAAATGTTGATTATGTAGTAGGTACAGGTACTTATGATGATTGGCTAGTTAGTATTATTGGTGATGTAGGTGTTGCAGGATCTTCAGGTAGTTCAGGGTCGGCAGGGTCATCAGGAACATCAGGAACATCTGGTTCATCAGGAACATCTGGTTCATCAGGAACAAGAGGATCTTCAGGTAGTTCTGGAACATCAGGAACATCTGGTTCATCAGGAACATCTGGTTCATCAGGAACAAGTGGATCTTCAGGTAGTTCAGGAACAAGTGGGTCATCAGGTAGTTCGGGAACAAGAGGATCTTCAGGTAGTTCAGGAACATCAGGAACAAGTGGGTCTTCAGGAACAAGTGGGTCTTCAGGTAGTTCAGGAACAAGTGGATCTTCAGGTAGTTCGGGAACAAGAGGATCTTCAGGTAGTTCAGGAACATCTGGGTCGTCAGGAACAAGTGGAACCGGATTCAATAGTATAACTACACCTGGACCTAACAGAATACTAACTGCGGATGGTGCATCTTCAAATAGTGCAATAGCAAGAAATAACTTAACATTCGATAACAATACATTAACTTTGACTGGTAATGCAACTTTCTCAGGAAATACTTCAGTCAATAGTCTTACAATATACAATGGAGTAGTCGGAACAACAGAAACCAACATTTTGGTTTTGGGTACTGATGGAGTAGTTAGATACAAATCATCAATAAGTTTAGGTGGAACAAGTGGGTCTTCAGGAACAAGTGGGTCTTCAGGAACAAGTGGGTCTTCAGGAACATCAGGAACATCTGGTTCAAGTGGATCTTCAGGAACATCAGGAACATCTGGGTCAAGTGGATCTTCAGGAACATCAGGATCATCAGGAACATCAGGATCATCCGGAACTTCTGGTTCAAGTGGGACATCAGGAACATCTGGATCATCAGGATCATCCGGAACCAGAGGAAGTTCAGGATCTTCAGGAACATCCGGATCATCCGGAACTTCTGGTTCAAGTGGGACATCAGGAACATCTGGATCATCAGGATCATCTGGGTCGTCAGGAACAAGTGGATCTTCTGGAACATCAGGGTCGAGTGGAACATCAGGTTCGAGTGGAACATCAGGTTCGAGTGGAACATCAGGAACATCAGGATCATCAGGGTCAAGTGGAACGTCTGGGTCGTCAGGATCATCAGGAACATCTGGGCCAAGTGGATCTTCAGGAACATCAGGTTCGAGTGGAACATCAGGTTCGAGTGGAACATCTGGGTCAAGTGGAACGTCTGGGTCGTCAGGAACAAGAGGGTCGTCAGGATCATCAGGAACATCTGGTAGTTCAGGATCTTCAGGAACATCTGGTAGTTCAGGAACATCTGGATCATCAGGATCATCCGGAACCAGAGGAAGTTCAGGATCTTCAGGAACATCAGGATCTTCAGGAACATCAGGATCTTCAGGAACATCTGGTAGTTCAGGATCGACAGGAACATCTGGTAGTTCAGGAACAACAGGAACATCTGGTAGTTCAGGAACAACAGGAACATCTGGTAGTTCAGGGTCTTCTGGAACATCAGGGTCGAGTGGATCTTCAGGTCAAAGTGACAAATATGCAACTACATCTACAACATCTAATACTATAGTATCATCTGGAAGTAAGACATTTACAGTTGGAACAGGTTTAGCATATACTCCTAATCAAACGGTTCTTATTTCGAGTGGTGCCGATTATATGAATGCGACTGTAACCTCTTATAATTCTGGAACAGGAGTTTTAGTTGTGAGTGTAAATAGTGGTGTTGGTTTAGGAAACACATATAATAGTTGGACAGTAAACTTAGCAGGTGCGTCAGGCGGTAATGGTACAAACGGAACATCAGGGTCGTCAGGATCGTCAGGATCGTCAGGAACATCTGGTTCAAGTGGAACTTCTGGGTCGTCAGGATCGTCAGGAACAAGAGGATCGTCAGGATCATCAGGATCATCAGGATCGTCTGGTACTTCTGGGTCATCAGGAACATCAGGGTCGTCTGGTACTTCTGGGTCATCAGGATCATCAGGAACAAGTGGATCGTCTGGTACTTCTGGGTCATCAGGAACATCAGGGTCGTCTGGTACTTCTGGGTCATCAGGAACATCAGGAACATCAGGGTCGTCTGGTACTTCTGGGTCATCAGGAACATCAGGGTCGTCAGGATCGTCAGGAACAAGAGGATCGTCAGGATCATCAGGAACATCAGGGTCGTCTGGTACTTCTGGGTCGTCAGGAACATCAGGGTCGTCAGGAACATCAGGGTCGTCTGGTACTTCTGGGTCGTCAGGAACAAGTGGATCGTCAGGATCATCAGGAACAAGAGGATCGTCAGGATCATCAGGAACAAGTGGATCGTCAGGATCTTCAGGAACAAGTGGATCGTCAGGATCATCAGGAACATCCGGTTCAAGTGGAACATCAGGATCATCAGGAACATCCGGTACACAAGGACCACAAGGTTCTACTGGTCCAATTGGACCTACAGGTTCATTAGCATTGACTGGAAATACTAATAATGGTATAATAACATTAAACGGAACATCACCAAATGTAACAGCAGAACAAAATCTAACATTTGATGGTTCAATACTTAACCTTACTGGAACATTTTCTGCAACAGGATCTGTTACTATTGCAGGTCCACTTACGGTTGAATATGTGGGGACGGCATCAATATCATCTACAAACATAACTGAACAATATTGGTATCAAATTGGTTCCGTTTCCAACCCATCAGGACGAGGTAATATAAGAATAATTATTTCTTACACAGGTGGAAACTATTTACCAGTTACATATGTAATAGACGCATATAAAGACTATACTGACGTAACAACACTTTCTCTACAAAAATTCGGAAACGCGAATTACATTAAGGAAGTAAGAATTGTCAAAAACGAAAATCCTACAACAACATCAACAATTTATTACTTAGAAGGACTTTTCTCAATTGATCAGTCACCAGGACACGATATGAGAATCTACGTTGAAAAGACACTTGGTTATAGTTTAGGATGGACATGGGCGTCTGGAGAACTTATAAAATCAACACAAACAATTGATCCATTGAATGTAAGATGGTTATCACGTGCAACTTTTCCAATATCATTAGGTGGTTCTTCTTTAGAAAGTTTATATATTGCAAATCAAACAAATGGTGGTGCAACATCATCACACAAACAATGGAACATCACCGATTCTGGTTCAACACAATCATATAGACTAAACTTCAACGATAACACAAATACTGTTATGACGTTAGAAGGTGAAAATAACTATGTTGGTATAGGAACTACTACACCTATATCACCATTACATATAAATTTCGCTGGTGACGATTCAGTGTTATCTCTTTCGAGAAATGTTGTATCTACAACAAATACTGCAGTAAATGGATTAGTTCAATTTATGAATGGGACTTATTCAGTAGCAGGTGTAGGATCTATAACTGCAGGTGCAACTCAGGCAGGTTCGTTAGTATTCAGAACTGGAACAATATCAACTGGAAATAGAGCAATTGCATCAAATGGTGTTTTAGAAAGAATGAGAATTGCATCAGATGGAAACGTCGGTATAGGTGATTATTCTAATACCGCAATAAACCCAACATCTTATCTTTCAATAAACACTGGACCATTAGGTACTTCGTATAGTGCAGGAACGAATGCATTACACGCACTTATGATAGGTAGTCCTTCTACAGGTGGTGATTACTTTGTTATGGGTGTAGACCAAAGAATGGATTTTGCTTATATGTATGCGGCAACCAGAGGAGTAGGCGGAACGAAACCAATCATTATGCAAGCAGATGGTGGTGGAGTTTCAATTGGTACTTTCTCTAACACTGCAAAAATGCACATCTGGGCATCTTCTGTTGCAACTGGATTCAGACTTCAAGATACAACACAAGGTGTAAATAAAGCACTTGTATCTGATGCAACTGGGCATGGTTCTTGGTTAACATATTCTAATATACTTGCAGCAGTAAATGGTGTTACTGGTTCTGGTGTTGTAAATTATGTACCATATTGGAGAAGTGTGAATAACTTATCCGCAACAAGTTCTATTTATCTAAATGGTGATAATGTTGGTATTGGTACATTATCAGCTGCTGCAAGACTTCATATTACATCTAACACAGTATCTGCAATAATAGCATCAGGTTCAACCACAACCGATTTAGTAAGAATTACACAAACCGGAACTGGTAATGCATTCGTAGTAGAAGATTTTACGAATCCAGACACAACACAATTCGTAATCTCTACAAGTGGTGATGTGGGTATAGGTACAGCATCTCCTAGTGCTAAATTAGATGTTGCAGGTTCAATAAACGTTCTTTCTGGACTAAATAACACGTCTTTACGACCAACCGTTTCTGCGGGAACACTTACAAATGGTGAGATAAGAGCATATGGTGCTTCTGGTTCTAATTATGATGATGGATTCCTTAGAATATCTGCAGGTGGTGGTACAAACCCCGGTAGTGGAAAAACATACATAGATATAACAGGATACTCAACTGTTGATGATATGAACAACAATGTTGTGATTGGAACAAGAGGTACTGAGAGAATGCGTGTTGATCGTTTCGGTAATGTTGGTATCGGTCTAACCGTACCTACTGCAGAATTACACGTAAGAAGTAATATTGCAAACTCTACGATTATAAAAACAGATGGTGTTGCAGGTGAAATACTAACAGCAACAGATAACTTAGTCGGATCACTTTTCTCTGTGAATGATATATCTGGTATTCCGGTATTCGAAGCATTCTCGGACAACACAATTGTGATGGGAGACTACCAAGCACCTTCATTATATACAACTACCAAACAAGTAAGAGCAGCAGGACTTGTAAATTCAACAATCTACCAATTCAGTGCAACAACATACACATCGGCACACATAGACTACAACGTTCAGAGTGGTTTGAGTACAAGAGCAGGGACTATAGTTGCAATATGGAACGGTACTAATCTCGAATACAATGAGACGAGTACACAAGACATAGGATCTGGCACTGGTGCTATAACATTAAATGTTTCACTTTCGGGCACAAACGTATTACTTAGTGCAACAACGGCAGTTGGTGGTGGAATATGGACAATAAAAGCTATAATAAGAGCAGTATAAATAAAAAAGAATAAAAGAAGAGCGACAATGTCGCTCTTCTTTTTTAAATACACACATACAAAGATTAATATATATACTACCTGTTTTGGACAGTGAAAAAATTAGGTAACAAATGGCTAACGAATTTTATATAAGGAAAGGTCTTGCAATAGCAACAGCATCTGTAGCGACAGCATCAGGATCCACACAATCGACAAAATACCTCGTACTGGGCAATGATAATATAGTCAGATGGGCGACCGCTGGAACCGGTTCGGGTTCAGGAAGTATTAATGCAGCACAACCTTATTTTTCTGTACAACTTAGTGTGGCTACTGGTCTTACTGGATTCGGATTAGTTGATTATCCAAAAGGTAATCTATCATTCAACGAAATAGGAGGTTCTGTTCCCGTAACCGGAACAAATAATACATTCTTAGGTCTTACTGCAGGACATGCACTAACAACACAGTCGGGTAATACTTTTTTGGGTGCGTGTGCAGGATCTAGTGCGACTAACACCGCAAATTGTAACACATTCGTAGGATTCAAATCAGGTGCTAGTAATACATCAGGAGAGTGTAATACGTTCATAGGTACAGAAGCGGGTGCAAATAAAACAGGGTCACTTGGTCACAATACCTTTGTTGGATTTCAGGCAGGAAACTCAAGTTTGGGTGCGTGCAAAAGTACTTTTATCGGATCTTGGGCAGGACTTAACTCGTCAGGTTCGGAAAACGTTATTATAGGTCACGAAGCTGGTTGTAACGCTGCCAACGCCGCCGCAAATAAAAACGTGTTTGTAGGAAACCTTTCTGGGTGTGTAACTACAGCGGCAGATAATACTTTTGTTGGATACCAAGCCGGTACAAAAAATACAAGTGGTAATGCAAATGTGATGTTGGGATCTTGTGCAGGTGCGTGTAACACTTTGACAGGTGGTAGTGTTAATGTAGGATATCAATCGGGATATCTTAACACAAGTGCGTGTAACACATTCATTGGATTCTGTTCGGGTAGAAACGCAACAAGTGGTTCAGGTAACGTATTCGTTGGTGCATGTGCAGGTTCAGGACTTCAATCAGGTGCATTTTATACAGGTACATCGAGTACAATTATTGGGTTTGGTGCCGGATATTGCATAAGTACAGGTAATTCAAACACATTCGTTGGAATGTGTTCAGGATTCTGTACAACCACTGGTAGAAGTAACGTATTCGTTGGTGTTTGTTCAGGTTTGAAAAATAATACAGGTTGTGAAAATACATTTGTTGGATTACAATCTGGTTCATGTAATAATTCTGGATGTTTAAATTCTTTCGTTGGTGTTTGTTCTGGTATGTTTAACTCAAATGGTATTTCAAACGTCTATATTGGTAATGATGCTGGTCGTGATTTGACGAATGGATGTGGTAATACATTTGTTGGTCAGGGATCTGGAGTTTATGGTTCTATAAACGGTGTCACAACAAACACTGATATATGTTATAGTGTTGCGGTTGGCCATCAATCAGATGCACTAGGAGGTCAAAGTGTTGTTATTGGTGCTCGTGCAGGTTCAGGAAGTGGTGGTAAGTGTAATGTTATAATAGGTTTTGATGCAGGTAAGAACTCAACGAGTACTACTGCGATTGATTTGTGTGATAGTATTATAATTGGTTATTGTGCAGGTTCAAGTACTGGTGGATGTAGAAATATTACAATAGGTTCTCGTTCTGATACGAGAGTAACTTATGCCGCATTTTGTAACAATATCGTAATTGGTTATTGTGCACTACCAACTGCTAATAACCAATTGGTTTTAGCATCAACATATAGCTGGATTGGAACGGCATCTGCTGGAACATTCAGTCATTTCCTATGTGCAAAAATAAATAATGTAGATTTAAAAATACCACTTTACATATAAGAACTAAAAACATAATAGTAATATAACTATAAAAAATTTAGTTATATGAGTAGTTACGTAGTTATTCAAATTGAAGGTGGTATTGGTAAAAATGTAATGGCAACTGCGGTTGTAAGAGCCATCAACAAAACATATCCTAATCGAAAAATAGTAGTCGTTACTGCACATACAGATGTATGGCTAAATAATCAAAGAGTTCATAAAGTAATACATTTTGGAACGATGCAGTATTTCTATAGCGACTTCATCGATGATAAAAACTCTTTAATATTTCTTCACGATCCATATAAAACCACTGACTACATATACAGAAGAAGACATGTAACTGATATATGGTGTGAATTATGTGGTGTTAATTGGGATGGTCCTATTCCAGAGATGTATTTTACACAATTAGAAAACGACTTCTGTCAGAAAATGATAAATAAAGACGAAAGACCAATACTTATGGTCAACGCTTTTGGTGGTTCAGAAAATCAACAACATAAATACTCTTGGGCCAGAGATATACCACCATCTATAGTACAAAAAGTTATTGACGAACTTTGTGATGAGTTTAGAGTAATACAAATTAGGAGACATGATCAAATACAATTGAATAATGCAGAATCATATATAACAGGTCTAAGACAAACTGCTCTTATGCTCCTTCACTCAGATAGAAGATTACTTATTGACTCTTTTATACAACACGCTTCCGCGGCTTTTGGTCTAAAATCAACGGTATTATGGGGTTGTAATAGTCCAATTGTATTAGGATATGATATACATGATAACATATATGGTAATTTTCAAGCAGGTGATTTAAAGAATAGTATTTATGAACCATACGATATAGTTGGTGATCCAACACAGATTGTTTCTTCTACTGCGGAGATGTTCGATGTTGATGTAATAATACAATCTTTGAAAGTAGGTGAATTTGTAACAAAACCTACTCCACCAAAAAGTCAACTAATCAAAGAAGGTGAAGAACCAAAAGTTTTTGATGGTCCAACTGTATAAAAAAAGCCTCGACTAAGTCGAGGCTTTTTATTTTTAGATATTTAGTATCTATATTCATCGTTTTTGAATGGTCCTTCTACCGACACACCGATATACTCGGCCTGTTCATAAGTAAGTACATCAAGTTCTACACCGATTTTAGAAAGGTGTAACATAGCAACCTTTTCATCTAACTTCTTAGGTAAAACATAAACCTGATTATCATAGTTTTGATAGTTCGTCCAAAGTTCAATTTGTGCTAATGTCTGATTTGCAAAAGAATTTGACATAACAAATGATGGATGTCCAGTTGCACAACCGAGATTTACTAATCTACCTTCTGCGAGAATAATGATGTCATTTCCTTCTACATTGTAGATGTCAACTTGTGGTTTCACTTCGTTCTTTGTAGAACCGTAGTTTGTGTTCAACCAAGCCATATCAATCTCGTTATCAAAATGTCCGATATTACATACAATTGTCTTATCCTTCATTTTTCGGAAGTGTTTCTCATTAACAATGTCTTTGTTTCCAGTTGCCGTAACCACAATATCAACTCTGTCAATAACGTTATCCAGTTTCTTTACCTCATAACCATCCATAGCTGCTTGAAGAGCACAGATTGGATCAATCTCAGTAACAATAACCCTTGCACCAGCACCTTGTAAAGATGCTGCAGATCCTTTACCAACGTCACCATAACCACAAACAACTGCAACTTTACCAGCCATCATTATATCAGTTGCACGTCTAATTGCATCAACCAAAGACTCTTTACAACCATATTTGTTATCAAACTTTGATTTAGTAACTGAGTCGTTTACGTTAATTGCAGGAACTAAAAGAGTTCCATTCTTAACTCTCTCATATAATCTATGAACTCCGGTTGTAGTTTCTTCGGAAAGACCTTTGATACCTGCTGCTAAATTAGGATACCTGTCAAATACCATATTTGTTAAATCCCCACCATCATCAAGAATCATATTCAAAGGTTCTCCACCCTCAAATGCATACAATGTTTGTTCGATACACCAATCGAATTCTTCTTCATTCATACCTTTCCAAGCATAAACTGGAATTCCGGCGGCAGCAATCGCAGCAGCAGCGTGATCCTGTGTAGAGAATATGTTACAAGATGACCAAGAAACTTGTGCACCTAATTCAACCAATGTCTCAATAAGAACTGCTGTCTGAATTGTCATATGTAAACAACCCGCAATCCTAGATCCGGTTAGTGGTTTAGTAGTTCCATATTCATCTCTTAGTGCCATAAGTCCAGGCATCTCAGCTTCTGCAAGTGTAATTTCTTTTCTTCCCCATTCTGCTAGTGACATATCTTTCACTTTGTAGGCAAGTCTTTCATTTGTTTCTACCATTACTTTTTTTTATTTTTATATGTGGCTAAATCTTTATAGCCATTATCTCTTTCTCTTTTTCAATCAAATCGACCAAAAGCATCTTACACTCAATTTTTAAATTACTAAGTTTTTGCATAGCCTCATCATCGTGAGATCTCTCTTTGTCTATGGCCAATATCTCATCCTTTATAGCATCCTTCATCTTTTCAATGTCTTCGAAAACAATTTGACGCACATCTTCAAATAAAGATTTGAAGTATGGATTTGAACGAACGAATTCAATATACATTGATGGACTAAATCCCTTAACCATTGTTCGTAAATGTTCTATTATCTCTTCTTCTGTGTTGGCCTTACTCAATATTTCTACCAACACATTGAGCTCATCTTCGGTCTTACTCATCTTTGACTAATCTCTCTTTTCATATCTCGATCAATATCACGTCGTTTGATGTCCTCTTTTTTGTTCCAAAGTTTCTTACCTTTACAGACACCAATTTTCGCTTTTATTCGGTTATTATTAAGGTGTAGATCAAGTAGGATCATTGTAGTTCCCTTCTCTTCCATCATCCTGTCAATCTTAGCGATTTCCTTTTTTTTTAGAAGTAACTTTTTTTCACGGTTCTCATCGTGTTTCTCTGCTTTATGTGCTTGTTTATACGGTGAAACTTTCATATTCTTCACAAATATCTCACCTGCTTTGAAATAAGCAAAAGAGTCACCAATAGTTACGTCACCACCACGTATTGACTTAACCTCTGAACCAGTAAGTATTAAACCACACTCAAAATCTTCGAGTACTGTGTACTCATGGTATGCTTTTCTGTTTTTTATCATCATGGCTCTAAATTATAAAAGTTCTTCTATTCGTATCTATTCTTAATCACTTTGACATTCTCTCCTATGGCGACGATTGCCAGGTCTGCTCCGTAAATAACCTGGATACCACCGACGAAAGACATCTGTGAGTCTCCTGGTAAAGTTTTATTCACCTGTGATATGAATATCACCCTGATACCAATCTCGTGTGCCTGATGTGATATCCGACGGACTTTGATTCTTAAGTCTTGCAACATTGTATCATCAATCTTTCTCTCTAACCGTATCGCAAGGAAGTTTGGATGAATGTTTGAGACTTCTTCACACTCGTTGATTACACTATCTATCCTCCTGTCCCTATGTACCTGTCTTAGGTCGTCTACGTCGTATATTGAAACCACGTAATCACCACCAAGTTTTTCGAGAACGGAATCAATCATACTCTCACCGTGTGAGTCGTGACCCAGTACGGTAACATAAGGCTCGTTAAACGAGATAAGATCCGCTATACGGCGGACTTTATCTTCATAATTCAATATTTCGAGTGTTTTGTACATATTAGATTTGTGCGTCTAATGACTCAGTAATCTTATCTTCCTGAACTGCACCAACTAATCTATCAACAATCTCTCCGTCTTTATAAACAAGTAATGTAGGAATGTTTTTAATTCCAAGTTCGGAAACGAGTTCTCTATTTGGATCGGCTTCAAGTTTTCCAACTTTAGCTTTACCTTGGTAGTCAGCAGATACTTTATCTACAATTGGTGATATTGTGCGACAAGGATTGCACCAAGAAGCCCAAATGTCTACCAATACTACTCCTTCTTTGATGAATTCTTTGTAGTTGTCGTTGTTCAATTCTGTTATAAAAGCAACCATATATTTCTTTTTTATTTTAGTATTATACTATGTCGTTTCCTAAAAGTTCATAGAACGAATTTATTCGACTCTCTATTCTTCCGAAAATATCTTTTCTTACTGAAAGTTCCATCAGAAGTAAATCCGATTCGTCCATCCATTGTTCAACTATTCTACCGCTTTCTAATAAGGCAAGTGAAACCGTCTTATCATCAAATGCGCTGAATGTCGTTTTTACAGCACATATCTGTTGTGAAATTGTCATTCCTTTTAGTGCTTTTGTAATCAATGGTGAGACTGATGACAATAAACAAATCATATTAGAATCTTCTTCTTTCGGAATTTCATCGAAGTAGTTTTTAGCACCAAATAGAGGAACTAATCCTTTAAAAAGTATCATCTTCTGTTCGTCACCATAAACGTTTCTCATATAGCTTAGAAAATCTTTACCGGTCATAATTCTAAATATGTTGTCGTCACCAAATACAGTTTTATCTTCTAATAGAATTTTATCAAAAAAATCGATATCACCGTCGTCAAAAATAACAGATGCTGTGTTGGTTTCTTCCTCTGAATCAGTCGAATATTTTCTTTTTAGACCATATATCCTCTCTTCTGTATCATATTTCAAAAGTATCATCTTCTCTACCTCTTCTACTCGGTATGGTACAAGGTATTCTGAAATTAGTTCTTCTACACTGATGTAGTCGTCCATTCGTTTTTGTTTGAAGTACCTTTTTACTGTATCTGTAAAGTTGTAATCAATAGCATGCATAAGTAACTTCATTTCGAACTCGTCCATTTTTACACCCAAATCTTTGGACTTCTTTACGAGTCTTATCGCGGTGTGTGATGGAGTTCCGATGTTACTGACTTTTATCTTACCAGTATTTACAAAATCTTCAAAGTCCTGTGTCCATAAATACTTTCCGGTCTCTAATTCATAACCTACACCTGTACAACTAAGATCAAATGATTCTAATATCATCATCGGATCATCATCTGACGCATCATAGGTTATTGTGTTTACTATACCGTCACGTGTAGATTCCTTTATAGCGTAGAACTTTTTATCATAAGGATGCTCTCGATATCCGTTATAATCGTCGTAATAATCTACCTCTTTTTCGGTGTATCTGAAAAGTGTCTCTCTATCATTAGGGTCTATAAAGTCTAAGTGATCAACATAGACGAATACATCGATATCATTTATTAGTGGTTCTGTTCCGTTTTTAAGTGCCCAAATTGTATTAGCAAGTGATCCTCCAGCAAGAAGGCCCTGCTCGGGAAGCGACCACCTACTTTTTAAATAATCAATCGCCTCCTCTGCAAGTCTTTTCAGTTCCATATCAATTAGTTTTTAGTCTAATATTTCATCAACTACACCAAGTTCCAACGCTTCATCGGCACTCATATACCAATCTTTTTTGTTTTCAAGTATTTCTCTGAGTTTCTTCTTAGCAATTTTGGTTCTGGATTTAGTGTAATCCTCAATCTGTGTCTGTAATCTTTTGGCTTCTTCTAATTTCTCTTCCATATCCTGTACTTTACCAAAGAATCCTGTGGAAACTTGATGGTATAATGGAGTTGACATTTTGTGAGCAAACCTCTTATGTCCTGCGAGTAATATAAGGAAACCACAACTCATTGCACAACCAGTTACAATTGTATGAACAGGAGTTTGACTTCTTTCAATCACTGATAATAAACCGAAGCATTGGTATACAGCACCACCATATGAATCAATATAGACTTTGATTGGTTTTGGTTTATACTCAAGATCATAAACTGCATAGAGTTTCTCTAAGTGTCTATCATCTTCATTTATTTCTATAATTTGCCTTGTAAGTTCGGCGATTGATGACTGATCTACTTGTTTTGTGAAATAGATTTGTCTTTCTTTTGGTAGTTGTAAGTTGTTTGCCATAATTATTTTGAGGTTAGTAAAAAACCGCCTAATTGGAAGGCGGTTATTTTTATTTGTTGTTTCTGTTTAGAACGATTCATCAATTTTGGAAAATTCTGCTTCTGTCTCTTTTACAAGTATAGCTCTTCCATTTCGAATTTGACTCTTTATAGTAGATAAGTTTTTACCTAACATTTCAGAAATATCTTTGTAAGCCATCTTCTTAATCTCACGCATCTCGATAACGGTTTTGTAAGGTTCTTTCAGCTCATATATTTTATCAACCATTATTTTAGCCTTTATCTCACTAATTGCTTGTCTCTCGACTGAGTTGTTATCGTCTTCCTGAATAAAGTCTTTCATTGTTGTACCCTCATCGTCATATTCTACGTCGAGTGAAATTTGTTTCTTATTATTTTTGATTGATTGTAGCGCAAGGTTTTTTGCTATTGTAAATAGCCAGGTAGAGAATTGCGCCTTCTCTTTTTCATATTTGTCAATCTTCTCGAATGCGGTAAGAAAAGAATCTGTTGATATATCCTCTGCATACTGTATATCCATTTTATTGGATTCTAGCATTTTGGACGTGAAATAAATCAGTTTTGGATAATACTTTTTGTATAATGTTGAAAAGTCCTTACCAGTTCTTTCCACGAATACTTTTTCTTGTTCACTAAATAACCCGTTGTTTACCATCATATTTGCTTTTTATTTTTTATTATTTGACTTCGTAGTCAATTCCACTTATTTATAAATTCTTCTGCCTTCTATGTGCCATTTGCACATAATTTATACGATAAATATAACTAAAAGTTTAGTTAGAATCGATTTTATTTGACCAAATTTTGATTATTTTTTGTTTTCTTTCTTCTTTTCTAACGAACATAAGGTATTCTTTTATGATACCTCTTCCATAAGAAGTTATTTTATTTTGTAAATCCTCGTTGTAAAACATCATATTCCTATCTTTTCGAGTTTTTCGTTACGTTTGTTGGAACGGACGGCGGATAGTAAGCCGTCGGTCTCGCTGTCTATTGTGTGCCAGTGCCTTTGCAAGCCGTGGTTCGAGATGAAATCGTCTATGTTCAGTGACGAGAAACTGGTAGGATTTATGCTCTCGTAAGGAAAACCGCAGTAGCCGACACTCGATTTGTCGTAGCTAGCTACGCCTAAGTTTCTAATAGTCTCGGTGATTATCGATACGTGAATCTCGGAATGGTACTGGTATTCTTCCTGCCCGATTCTGTCCATCCTCAATCCGTTCTCTCTGTAGTAATCGGATATCTTCCTCCTCAGCGTGACACCGAACTTAACGATACCGACCTGGCCGGTACGCAGGTTCTTAGCACCACAGAGTCTGACGTGCCCGAACGTGCCAATCCTATGCTCCTTTTGTTTTCTTTTCTCAATCTGGTAAGCCTGTGCGAGCGTGTCGCCGATGTCCCAGACCATTCTCGCCTGGTTGTAGAAAAAGGTAGCGGTTAACATGAACGACTGACTGCCGTCGTTGTGCATTACGGGAAGTAGCTGTAGCACGTCACCGTGGTTGTATCTCATCAACATATCAATCAATTATTTCGTTTATCCTTCTTTCCCTGAGATCCGACTTTGTGCCGAAGTTCTTCGGATCCACGTTGACGTAGCGGTTGGTACCATGCTCGTTTATCTCTTCCGACTTGCAGGTCCATACGTATTTCCTATCGGTTTTGGCGTCCGGTGAGTACCAAAGGAAACTGACCGTGTATTCCTTTCCGACGGTAAGTCGGCAGTCGTTCTCAGGCGGCTCCCCGCCCAGGTAGTATCTCAATCTGGAGTTTTTCGTCTCGTTGCCGATGATGTATCTTATGTGTGGAAATACTACATTTTCAAATCCGTTCATATTCCTATTTCCTTCTAAAAATCTTTACTAACGTCTTTACCCCTTTTTTCCATATCATCTCTGATTAATTTTTCAATATATTTGGATCGCTTTGATATTTCTTCTTTTTCTAAAAACTCATCAAATTTATGGTTAGATGAACTAACCAACCATATGAAAAGACTTAAAAAGTAATAGTTAATATAATAAAGAATTTAAATCATCTAAACTCATTATCTTAACTCCTAAAGATTTTGCCTTTTCTAATTTGGATGATCCACTATCCGGATCTTTACAAATAAGATGTGTAGTATTTTTACTTACACTAGATCCTATTTTACCCCCTCTACTAATAATCTCCTCTTCTGATTTTTTATCACGTACTCCAGTAAAAACTACAACCATACCTTCCAAATCAGTTCCTTCAAGAACCACCTCTTTCTTCTCCTCGATTGTGACCGGAAGACCCTGTATAAATTCTACAAAGTTGTCAAAATTATCAACGTATGTCTTAGCAGAAATCTCCGCGAAACCTTCAATCTCCATAACCTGGTCAATGGTAGGTTTCTGTGAGAAGTGTTCGAGTAATGCCAGTTTTTTTGAGCCAAGTCCCGTAAACACACCGGATGCGTGTTGTAACTTAGACAATTGTATATTTGTTGTGGATTTTTTGATAGAGTCGAATACAATTTTTGCTTTTCTCTTACCAAATCCTTCAATCTTCTCAAAGTCTGAAACATTCGCAGTAAGTATCGATTTCACTGTTGTAAATCCAGCGTCCCAAAGTTGTTTGATTACACCTTCACCTACATTATCCGCTTCTAAAATTTCAAAGAATGCCACAATCTTTTTCAATTGTTGATCATCGGTCTCGGTCAATGTTATCAATTCAATTCCGGCATCGTTCCATCCAATTTCAACACCTTCGATGATAGGTTCTGTGAAATCAACAGTCTTCACAACATCGATAATTTTAGGTATAACCATACCAGATCTTTTCACTATTACTTTGGCACCTACACCAATACCCATATCTTTTACAAAACGAGCATTGTTACCAGTAACATTAGAAACGGTAACACCATCTAATCCGATAGGATTAATGTGTACAATTGGTTTTAGAAGACCTTGTTTTGAGATATTCCAACTTATTCCGGTAACGGTTGACTCTGCTTTCTGTTCAAAACTCTCGTGTTTGAATGCTCTTGCGTAGATAGGATTACCGGTAGTTGCTTCTCTGCCTAAAGTTTTCTGTGTTGCAAGGTTGTTGACTTCGATAATAATTCCATCAATCTCAAATTCCTGAGACCACATATGAAATAAATTAATCAATGTCTCTTCTGTAAGTTCTGTGATTGGAGAGACGTAGTAAGGTACTTGTTTCTTTTGTCCATTATTAAGTGAATCAAGAAGTTCTGCTTTAGTTGTGAATAGGTTTTGTTGAATTGCATGAAGAACTGCACCATATTTTATGTATTGGCAATCTTTCAAAGGGTCAGATATGGTCTTTGAGTTTATTAAACCTGCTACGAGGTTTCTTGGATTTGCGAATTCTGTTGCATATTTTTCTAAAAATACCGATTTCGGCATAATTACTTCACCGTATGTATAGGCGAAAGGACCGCAACCAAATGCATTTGTATTTTGTTGAAATTCCGGTTCTCTCTGGTCGTATAGGTGATTACCTATAAATCTGTAGTGTTCGGTAGATTTCTGACCGTAAGTTCCATCACCTCGTGTGATTGCATCACAGGTAATCTCATTAACACACAAAGATAATCCGTCATATTTCGGTGTACATATTACTTCTACTGCACTAGGTATAAGTTTAAGTCTATGCCAATCTTTTATTTCATCAATTGTCTTAATTTTGTTCATTGATGCCATCGGAATAGGCAGTTTCATTTTTCTAGTATCGTCTGTTACGTTATGTCCTATCTTTAATAGTAATTCGTCATCAGGTGATAATAGTGTCAATTCGTCTAATAGTGCATCAAACTCCATATCGGATATTATTGCATCACCATTTCTGTAAGCCTCATTGGCTTCAATAATTCGTTTTCTTAAATCCTCAATCATAGTTTTGTGTTTTGTACAAATATAGATAAAAATAGTTATTTCGCGGAAGGGATTTGATTTAATATATACGGAAAACCAAAAATAAAAGATATGCCTATTCAATCGAGTTTCCCGAAAGTGGCCGAGCAAGTTTTATCGCTCAATAAAAACGTGATTGACATCCTAAGCAAGCTGAGCGAGGTTACCACAAGTACAAAAGAGTCCGTACAGGTCAGTCTTTTGGACGAGAACGGCGTACCAAGAACATACAGCCTACCAACGATTTCTTCGCTAAAGTCTGAGATAAGCCGTCTCGACAATAACATAAAGGCGATGAACAACATCGACACAACCGGGTCTCTAATACAGACTTCACCAGGTAACTTTAAAAAAGTTGTAGCAGTAGACTTAAACAGAGATCCTTCTGCAATCTCAACACTTGGATCAGTTACACAATTCAAAGCCAGTAACAACTGGTTTTTCGACTCAATGTTAAATCCAATGTTATCTGTTGAAATAGATTTACAAAGTCAAATAGAGGATAACGTTAGAAGAATATTAGTAAGAAGGTACATAGTAGAGTTTGAAAGGGATGGAGTTGGTAATCTAACCGCTACGGGACAATCAGCACTAAATAGTTTTAACGCAGCATATAGAAGTTCTTCAATAAATATAACAGACTTCGAAACTTGGCATAAGTCTACACCGGGTGTAGCAGACGGACAGAATCCAAAGATAGACGAACAGATATTCGAACTTGAACCTAACGAATTAAAATATATGGGAGAGTTCTCGGTTAGTCAGCCAGTCGAAGACAGGATAAACAGGAAATTGTGGTATCCTCTAAATACACTTGACTACATTGATAATTCAACAGGTGGTATTGCAAAGTTAGAAGTAGGAAGTGAACTTATAGTTAATATGGCTAAGACTAACACTCGATACAAAGTAATAGAAATTTCGACGGCCGCGGCATTACCCAGAATAAGAGTGGAACGTATCGAAGGTATGGATCCAATAGTTCAAGGTGTCGGAACACTTAAAGTTTACTCACCAGTTATTAGTAACAAAAAGGTAAAGATAAGTATAGGATATAACGAAAGGAACATAGTTTTTGCAAAAGCTATAAACGACGATAACCATATAATGTCAAAAGATTGGAGTACAGGAACTGGTTTTTATACGAATGATCTTACACTAAATAGTCCAACTGGTAACGGAACAATAATGGAAGATTACTACACAAACTTTGTGTATGACTACGGAACATTATTGAAGGATATGGTTGCAAAAAAGATACCAAACTCTCAAGCAGGAACTCCGGTATCACCAACATTAGTTTCTACAAACTTCAATGTGGTTCAGGTCAATACACATCTAACTGATACACCAGACTCTAAATTATTGAGACAAAAGAGTAATTATCAGAAGACACTTAAGTCAGAGATAGAGCAATTAAACCAAGCTATAATAGATAGGAATAAAAAAGCCAAAGTCGAGAAGTTTAAATCCGAGTCTGCAAAAAAACAAGCACAACTCGAAATTGATGACCTAACAAGGAAAAGGGACTCAAAGTCCAAACTTATGTCGACGGTTACTCAAGAAATATTGGATCTTTCTAAGAATCCACTAAGTAAGTCTGATCCTAAATTTGCGATAAGAGGTTTTTGGTCAATACCAGATCCTACAATTGTTAACGGAACAAAATCACAAGAGATTGTACAATTTTTAGTTCAGTACAAATATCTAAGTAACAATGGTAGAGAACCACAGATTACTACTTTCAATATTGACAACACGCAAAACACTGGTGCGTTCTCAAATTGGAATGAAATGAAAACACCTGCGAGAAGGAGACTTTACGATCCATCTACAAGTGCATACACTTGGGAAAAACAGGATTTATCAAATGCAGATATTCCAAATATAAACCAGATAGATATACCAATACAACCAAATGAAAAGGTTCAATTTAGAATAAAATCTATTTCTGAAGCGGGTTGGCCAGAATCTCCAGTTGAGTCTGATTGGTCAGATATAATGGAAATGGACTTCCCTGCGGAGTTGGTTAACAATATAAACCAAAACCAATCGATTGCGAGTGAGGCCAACAAAGAAGAGCTCAAAACATCAGTGATGACTGATTTGGCAACTATTGGCGTAACTGATCACGTTTCTGATCAAGCAACATTAGGTAATAAGACATTTCATCATAAATCCAGCAAGATATTATCTGAGTTCACAGACTCAAGTGGTAATGCATTAGATTTATACGAATATCTTAAATCTCTTCAAGACAGAATAAAAATGTTAGAAGAAAAGATACAACAGACAAAAGGAACATTAAAGGTTTCTATAATAGAAGATGGTTCTAAAGAGGTTGTAGTTTCAAATGGTTCAGAAACGAAATTCAACTTAGAATGTGAAGACTTCTGTACACCTTACGAAGATACAAATATTGGTAAGAACAGAGTATATCAGAATAACATATACGTAATAGACAAATTTGTTATAAAGGTTAGTAACGTATCTTCTGACTCATCATTAGGTCTACTTTCTAGTAGTCAATATACCAGTAACATAGACATATTCAAATCAGACTCACCTCAGGTATTCTGGTTAGATACCAATGACAACCTTATAGTTAGTGAAGACGGAGGTGTTACCAAAACACAGATGGACAACCAATTCGTTTGGTCGGTTAATTATGACAAAGGTAATTCTTTGGGTATGAACATTGGAAATCAATTCACACAGAATGGTAATAACTCAATTGTAAAATCTCTCGGTTCAGAACAATACAATATCGCATACGGAGACACAACTAAGATGTCCTTTATAGGCAATAACCTTAAGATAACCGAGAATTCTAAATGGATAGACACCGATGGACAATCAGATTCAAGACAAAAACTGCTAACAACAGTCCTTCCAGTAACAACATCACTTAATAATATAAGAGAGTTGAACCAATCAAAATCAAGAAGTTTAAATGCTGGTGATGATATTGCTATACCGGTAAAAATATTCTTCAAATTGAATGCTCTGGATAATAGTGCAAACGGTGAAGGATTCAAATATGTGGATCTATCGGAATCTAAAACGTCAGTTAAACACATAAAAAGTGTGAAATTTATGTTACAGAATCAATCAGATCAAACACCTTTCAAATTTACGGTAACGTTTATAATCAATAGGAATAGAACTGCCGCATATAAACAGAAGTCATTCACTCAACCATACATAATCAAGAACGATTTAAATCCTTGATAAAAAGTATGAATAAAAAAAAATAGTTGGTTTGAAAAGTTTCGCCATAATGAGGACAAATCCGGGCCTCACTACAAATGTTAAGATTGTTGTCGAGAAAGACTACGGACTTAGTCTGGAGAGTATAGACTCTATGCCAGAACTATCCCTATCCAGATATAAAAAAGTCGTTTTCAACAAATCGAACTATTATGACGAATTGATACCGTACTTCTATAAAGGGCTTCCGTCCAGTACAGCATATCATATAAAATATGATATGGACTCGGACTCGATGTCAACAGAGTTCGTAGACCAGTTTGACGAAATATACCAATACGGTGCGAAAAACATAACTAACAATAAAAACTACGCTGAAGAGTACGAGTACTTTGCACCACTCTATATTTTCAGAAACAAACTTCCATCAAACTTCATAATATTTAGAGTTGATGGTCCAGGAATTGTTAAATTAGACAAAGATAACTTCAAATCTGAGATATTAGATAAAATGAAAGTTGTAAGTCTTTTTGACTTAAGTAAAAAGACACCATTAGGAGAATGGTTAAACATAAACTTTAACGAAAATGAATTCTTCCCAGATACACCGTTCGAAATGAGTTACGATACTTTAGAATTTTCGAAATGGAATGGAATAGATTTTGAATCGGGTGGATACATCACAAAATCTCTTTTTATGGATGATACACTCACTAACGAACAGGAGATATTCGAATTCGAAAAATTGATATTTGATGGATATCTGAATAATAAAATTGTTTTTCCGAACATACTTAACCTAAACTTTCTATTTGATGATACACCGGCGGATGAATATTCATTGAGGAAATGGTCTATAAATAGATACTACGGATTTTATTTAGATTCAATGGATATGGTTTCATCAATATCACCATATATGCCACCTAAACTAAGAACGGACGTAGAGATAATTGAAGGAAATATACTAAACTCTCCATCAGGAATTCCTTTTTTAGAAGGTTGGTCAGATGATAAGGTTTACTACGTAGAATTGGAAAACAAATACTATAAAGTAGAGAAGTTCATCTACGAGATGAAAGCATCTGTAAAGAAAGTAGAAACAGATACTCAAAATAACTTTAGTTTAAGTAAAAATAAATTTGGTGATGTAGTAAGTTCGAATGTCATAATGGAAGACATAGGCAATGAAATAGGTGGTAACTACTCAACCGATGAGAAAACAAGTACATTTGTTGATAAATGGAGAATAATATCCGACGCAGATTTGAGTGGGAAAGAATCTATGTTAAACTCAAACTACGGAATAATAGATTCCAACAATATGATTTTGAACGAAAATGGAAGTTATCATACAATAGATGACTTCGAAAGAGCGGATGTTTGGGTGGTTGAAATAGATGGTGTATATCACAAATTAGTAAAACAAGGTTCTGGTATAAAAGTAAATTGTGACCACAAATTCGAGTTCGGGAAAGATACTTATAAATACTATGTTAACAAAAACAATTCAGCATACACAAAAACTGCATCTTTTGCGGTAGATTCGAATAACGCACCAATATACTTTCCAATTTATAGGATAAAATTCACCGATATAAAGGACTTTGATACAAGAATTATCGAAACTGAATTGTCAAAATTTGAATATGAACTAAAGGATGAAATATCAGAGACCGAGGAGACAAAACTTTACTTCACAGACCTAAATACTGAGACGAGACCTCAGCTTTTAGATGACTATATCTATAAAAATAAGGTAGTTAATATACCAGTATCTTCTGAATATACTGCAAACCAAGAGACGTTCAAAGTTGATTTTGGAGAGGTATCACAATTATGGAGGAAGAATCCGGTATATTGTAGGTGGTGTTACGAAGGATCACTATCTGCGTACGATTATCCGTATTGTGCAAACAACTCAGATATATTAGAAAATTTCAATCGAACTACCGATAGTTTTTATCATCTTCCTTCCCGACAAAGTAGAAATTTAGATTACTTTTATACAGTTAACCCACCATCAAACTCTTATGTATTTCATTCACTACATATACAGGGTAACTTAGGAACGGATGTTGACTACGACTACAAATTCGACTTCGATAGATACTATGGAAAGACTACGTATACTGATAAAACCGGAACACATAGTGGTGAGATAGATTACTTCGATAGTATTTTTAATCAAATATCAATTTTCGAAAACGGTTTAGTCCAGAAGAAAACTCGAAAATACTCTGAATTTCTAAAAGGTGATGTAGGAACTCCGAATTATACATTATTCAGGGGAATAAAATTTTCTATCTATGACGTTGGTAATATAAAATTCAACAACGGAAAGATAGACGTAATAAACACATCAATAAGAAACACATTTGAAGATTATAAATTTTCTATACTTCTGACATCAGAAGATAACGGAATGATTTGGGATGTTATAGAGGAATGGTCACCTAAAAAAAACTATAAAAAAAACGAAATAGTCATAAGTGGTGGTGTATTATACAGAGCAACAACAGACACAATTTGTCAAGACTTATACATAACACTCGCTAAAAATAAAAGTGGTGGAGTAGAAAAGGTTCGCACAGCACCACATAATCTGATGGCACAGATTGCAAATAAAGACATAAATGCTATGACGAACATCAAAGGTGATGTTCTTACATCTGGTGCAGGAGATTGGGTTCTCTATTCGGAAACTAAAGATGATAAAATAGGAAATGTTTTTTGGCAACCACAAAAGATGGTTGAGAAGTCTGGTAGGTACAACAAGTTCGACGTTGTCTACAAAGATGGTAATTATTTTTACTTATCGAATGATATGGGAAAAATTGATTTTTGGAATCCTATATTGGCAATGCGTACAATTGAAGTGCCTGAAGGATCTGGAAGACATATAAGGTTAGGTTACACAAAAGGTGTCAAAGTATACTATGATAAAAAGTTTTGGACTTCAGATATAGATAATAATATTTACATACCTGGAGAAAAATTCTGGTCAATTTCCGAAAGTGACTTTTCAAATATGAAATGGTCTATAATCAATCTATGGCTTCCAAACAAACAATACGTTGGTATGTCCTATGTAGTTTACAAAGATGTTCTTTATGCTAATATGAATAGTAGTATAAACATTCCATCAGGGACAATTCCATCTAATTCGTCATTGTGGACTCGAATTTATAGTTTTGTAGCAGATACAGATTTGATTTATACAAAGACAAGAAATCCTTACGTATATCTTAACAACTCAATCTACCGGATGATAAGTAATCCAGGAAGTTCTACTCTTGAGAGTGGTATTAATATATTCATAAACAAAAAGTATAAAAATATACTCGTTAACATATATGTAAACGACAACACAATACCGAATTTAAAAAATACCGAAAGAGATAAACTTTATAATAAAACATCTAATACATTGATTGCATCTAACTTTATAAATTGTATAAATGATTTATCGAGAAAGGGTGGTTTTTCGGACTACCTAAAATACATTGTAATTAAGGAGAATGGTGAAGTTAGTGAATACAAATTCGGTGATGGACTGGAAAATCTACCATTCATTATTGTTGCAGAAAGACCGGAGAGCCTTAATGTAAGAATAGACTCTTTAGAATATTTAGCAGTAAACCAAATAAAACTCAAACCTGGTAAAGTTCTAATAGATAGTAAAATAAGTAATACTGATCAGCTTAACTATTACAATGGAACTAACATAGGTGCCGAGATAATAAAAACCGAAAACAACATTGTAGAGTATGTAAATTACGGAAATACTATAAACATAAAGGATAATAAAATATATAGATTCGGTGGTAACTATATGCCATTATTCTATGAAGTTGAGTTATTCAATTCGGACAACCCAGTGTTTTATAACGTAATAGATTTATCGTTTGAACTAAGTACAACACAGAATGTCACACTTACAATAGGTATGAACGGTTCATTTACCGAACAATCGATAACTTTATATCCTAGTGCATCCTATAGTACCTCATTGGAATATCTAAAACAGGTTAGTGACGAATTGGAATTAGCTGTTACCGGAATAGACTTCCACTATAAAGTGAGAGATAAGTTTTCAAATGTAATTAAAGGGTCAGTTTTCAAGCTCGAGGAAGGATATTTCAACACCGAATTAGGTATTTGGTTTGATACTGCGGGTGAAGGATATGCAGAATTAGTAATAACTTCTAATACACCAAAAAAGAAGAAAACCGATTTGTATCCGGGTGAGTATATAGAAATATATGGTGGATCATCGGCAAAATCACTGATGGTGACCAATAAAATACTTTTAGATTCATTATCCAGGAGTTATGAATTCATAGTAAAGTCTAACGACGTTCAATCTTACAGAGTGTTTGTTGGTGATGGTCAGACTTTATTCGGATTCGAGGCAGGTAGAGCTTTTATGACAACAAAGTTTGAAAGTAGTACAGGTAATTTATTAGATGGTTCAGTTTATTCTGAACCGATATTGGAAGTAGACGTATGGTACCACTTATTATTCAGAGTAACTGATAAAAATGGAATTACAACATTAGAGGTTTACGTAGATGGTCGAAATCAAACAACAGACGATTCAACTTCACTAACACACATAAACACTACTAATGTAGCGGGTAAATCCATTACATCAGAAACTAAATTCACAATTGGCGGACCTTTAGATTTTACGAATTTAGATACAATTCCTACTAGTGTTCTCAATGGTGCAATACATTCTATTAGATTTTATGAAAGAGCTATAACAAACGAGGAAATTATCGAATCATTTCAAAATGGACATAAAGGACTTCAGATAAAGTATCCGGCTAGTGCAGGTTACGTAACAATTGGACTAATGCAAGTGTATCCTAAACTTACTATGGACATTTATGATGCGTTCGATCCGTCAGTAAACACATACAACCTCCAATTAGGTGCGACTGGAGGAAACCCACCATATGAATTCTCTGTAGATGGTGCGGCTTTCTCGATAACAGACTACTACTTAGGAAAACAAAAAGGTGTGGCAACGAATGTCATTGTTAAAGACGTATTGGGATTAACAGCAAACAACGGATACTACACAGTGAATACGATACAAGAGAAAAAATATAATATAAACGGAGTATTTATTTACTCATAATAAATAATGCTTATCCGCTACACGGATAAGCATATAATAAATAGAATAAAAAGTATGGCAGCCACTTTCTTTAGTACTACTAAAAACTACACCGAAAAGGTCTCATATGTTAGACCTCTACAGGGTAATTATACATTCGATACAACATTGACAAACTTCGGTATGATAAAGGAAAGGAAGTTTAGAAAAGTAAACAGACTGAGTAGTGTACTCAAACTAGCAGAGGTAAAGGATACAAACTCGATATATCCAATGTTGGATGAGTTTGGATACGCATACTCAGACTTCTTCATATTCAAATCCACATGGGATTTGGAATACTATATAGAGACTAACAAATGAGACGTAACTACATTTCACCAGAATATGTTTATAAAAAGGTAAACGGAACATTAAGTATGTCCGAAGAGAGTACATTCTTTGGTGCAAAGATGCTCGAGGTTGAAGACTCTTTGCTTATAGGTAACGAGAATATGATATGGAATCAAAGATTTAATGGTGAACAGATAGACAAAGTAACGGAAACCACACTTCCACCTAAATTATACTCATCTGCGGATAGTATGGGTTTGAATCATACAATCACCATAGATGATACACAAACACAAAGTAAGAAAGAAAAAAACACAAGGTGGATAATTGACATAAATGTGTCAAAAATACTAAATGAATACTTATTCGCTAAACTTAAAAGTAACAGAACTCTTGAGGGTGTTAGGACACAGATGACAATATACAATGACATAGATACTGCTGTTAAAAAATACGTTGAACTAAACGTAAATAATCGTTATTCACTTGTTAGAGTGGACTTATATGTAGAATATGTGGATTTAAGAAGTCAGAGTGTACTTAGATATCAAAATAAATGGTCACCTTCTGTTGTAATGGATGTAAATAAAACGAACAAATTCCAGACAATATCAGACTTCAACCAGAATAATATAAGGATTTTATTTGATCAACTACAACATAGTTCTCAATTCAAATTTGACTACTTCTTCAATCTCTACTTCGAGAAAATATAAACTTCGTATTAGACAAAAATATAACTCTTATGGAAAGAGAGGAAATTTACAGAAACCTTGTAATACTTCTAAAGATGTTTAAGAATAGACCGTACCATCTAGCAAAATACCTAATAGAGAACTCCGCACTAACCGAAGAATTCATAGAATCGGTGACTAGGAGTGGTAAACTACCTGATTTAAAAAGTGAAGAAGGTGGATCATCTAAAAACCTACCAGTGATATATTTCGCAGATATATCAAGTATGAACGAATACTACGAATCACTATTTGAGGAGAAAAGAACCAGGACACCCGATGAAATAGAGGAATACCTGAACGAAAAATTAGACAGATTCCTAATAGAAGAAAAGTACGAAGAAGCAGCAAGGTTGAGAGATTATATGAGAAGATCTAAAATAAACAGAAGAAACTAAAAACAAGTTCGGTAAAAGTAATATAAACATCATAACACTAAAAAATAAAAACATGCAGACTAAAATTGGAAACGAAGATCTGGCATACCTCTTTGAGGATGATAACAGATTAGGGAAGAAAAAATCTATGGCAGCCAGAAGGCTCACCAAAGAGTACATCGAAATGTCGAAACTATACGACACGATGGACATAAAACTTCCTGAAAGAGGAAATGTTGTCTCTGCCAAATACATTGGCTCTAATGACGATCATTTTGTGTTCGAAGTACCTGGATACAAAGACTATGTAAGAGTAGATAACAGGAACAACGAATCAAGATACCTCAAAAATACAGAAGTTGGTGACGAGATTGACGTTTTGGTAGTTGAGGTTAACAACAACAATAACTACATAATCAGAGGTAGTATTTCAACACTTTATGAGTCCAGAGCACACGAAAACCTCAAATCTTTAGGTGAAGGTGCATCAGTAATTGCAATTGTGAAAGCACTAAACCCTGCTGGATACGAAATGGAAATCCACAATGGTGGAGTTACACTACCAGGATTTATGCCTAACACATTAGCAGGAATAAACAAACTCTATGATCCAAACTCAATTGTTGGAACATCTATCGAGGTTGCGATTGAATCATTCTCAGAATATGAGAAAACTTACATAGTTTCGAGAAGAAAATATCTACAAACACTTATACCGGAAGCAATAAAAGAACTTGAGTTCAATAAAGTATACACCGGTCACGTAACAGGAACTACACCATTCGGAGTATTCGTAGAATTCGACACGTGTCTAACAGGAATGATACATAAAGCTAACGTTCATCCAGATTGGCAAGAGAAACTAAATGAGATAAAACCTGGTTTTGAAATTGACTTCTATATAAAAGAAGTTGTTAAGAACAACAAAGGAGATCACTCAAGAGACAAAATAATACTTACTCAAATTTTGAGAGAGACGTTATGGGACACAATCAAAAACGGTCAAGTTATTGAAGGAACAGTGAAAGACTCTAAGCAATTCGGAACACTTGTTAACTTAGACGATGAGACCATAGGATTGATACACACATCTGAGATGGAAAAAATCGGTAAGAAATTCACTGCTGGCCAATCCGTAAAAGTTAAAGTTCTTTCCGTAGATAGATCATCGAGAAAGATATTCTTAACAATGGACAAATAAAACAAAAGTCGCATAAAATTATGCGACTTTTTTATTTATTAATCTTTAATAAAAAACGGACAAATGTCCGTTTTTTTATTTTGTCTCATCAATCAATTCAATAATTTCACGTAGTGACATATCCATTATTCTATCAAAGTCCTCAGGTTTTGCATTCATCCTCTTACCTGGTGTTGTTCTACAATACCACTCCACCAATCCAAAGTGGTGTCTTTTACGGTCAACCATAGACTCACTTATAGCCTTGAATAATTCAACTTCCGGATTAGGCATTGCCGAGAATTTATCTCTTATAACCTCCTTTACTATATCTGGTGTTTGGTTATCGAGAACTTCTAATAAATGTATATCTCTTTGTTCATCTTTTGTGAGTTTCCGCCAGTTCCAGTTGTTGAACGAGAATGATCTAGGAACACCCTCGAGTTTTATCTTTTTCTCTACGTAGTATTTGTTCTTTTTAGATATGAGATCCTCGATACGGTACATCTTACCATAAGTCAGAGTTTTGTGACCTTTTGAGTTACATATTAGTAAGTCACCAACT